TTCCTCGGGGAAGGCATCGAGGAAGGCCGCGAGGCGCCGGAAGGCATCGCCGCGCGAGATGGGCGTCGGCTCACGGGAGGTCTGGAAGTTGCCGGACCCAGAGAAGCTAGGGTTATGGTCGACGAAGACCTGGTCACGGGTGTTGACGACGCGGTAGCCGATGATTTCGTTGGTGGTGTTGGCCATGATTAGATCTTACTCCGTTTCGTGGTGGATTTGCACAGGGGGAGCGACGCGGTTGACGTGATCGTAAAAGCTCGGGCCACCGTGGCGCCGACTCGGGCGGCTGTTGACCCGCGAGCGCAGCCAGGCCCAGAACTCGCGGGTGCACGGCCCGCAGACGATGAAGGTCGCGGTGTAGGCGCACCCGGTCGCGGGATGGGCGACGCCGCCGCAGGTCCGGCACTGGATGGTTTCCATGGTTCTAGTCTACCACACATGGACGAAAGTTTGCACTGTGAATCTTCAAGTCCCGGCGTGTTTAGGATCTAGACATGCCTAAGCCCAAGGTCCGCACCTAGACCGTTAAGGTCATCCAACGCCTCTCGCGGGGCGTTGAGGTCGAGGCTGCGACGGAGGAGGAAGCAACAGAGCTCGCCTCCTAGAAGGCGCGGTGCCTGTCGATCAACGTCTGGAACAAAGACGTTGACGATGAGGAGATCATCACCCGCGAGATGTGAACCTTTAGTGAGGATCGTGGTAGACTAGAACCATGGAAACTTCCTGCGACATCCCGGTCATCCCTGGCTTCATCTTCATCTGGAAGGATAACGTTGGCATCACGGAGGCCTCCAGCATCGCCTGCATGAGCCCAGACTGGTGCGCCCCGATGAAGCTGACGGTTCAGAGCCACCGCACCGGGCGCACCAAGGACTTCCTCTACGAGAACACCGAGGTGAACGACGGCGAGATCGCTGCCTGGATCTACAAGTCGGCCGACGAGCAGGGCACCCGGCTTCACATCTTCAATGACTGAACGCAGTGCAAGTTCCCCAGATCACGTGATAGGCTAATCAAGCCCCCTCCAACCTTACCACCACGGAAGAGAGCACACCATGAGCATGAAGACCTCCGACTCGCCGCGCCGCATCTACTCGACCATGGGTACCCTCGCCCTCTGCCACAAGGGCGTCCTCTACGGGTTCGTCGCGGAAAAGGATGGGGAGGCGAGCGCCTTCCGCAAGGACGTCCCGGCCACCGTCGAGAGCGTCAACGACGACGGCAGCATCACGGTCAAGCAGCGCAAGCCCCACGCGAAGGCGCTGGTCGAGACCTGGTTCGAGCTCGATGCCTGAAATCATCAACGAATCTTTGCGAACTTCGTGGGTGTAAAGCACCTGCGGTGTGACATAGATTCAACCTACAAGCTGGCACCCACCAAAACCAAGGATTCACGGAGAGAACACCATGAGTGACAAGTCGGACGAGAAGACCTCGAAGATCGATGCAGCGATTGCGGCGGCCAAGGCCCGCGCAGCGGCCAAGGCCAAGGGCGAGACCGCGACGAAGACCGCGGAGACGAAGGCGGAGAAGCCCGCGAGGGCAGCTGCGAAGCCGAAGCTCACCGACGAAGAGCGCGAGGCCCGCAAGACGAAGCTCGAGGCGGAGCGCGCGGAGCGCAAGGCTGCGAAGACAGCGGCCCGCGAGAAGGCCCGCGCCGAGAAGCTGGCAGCCCGCAAGCCGGCGCACATGAGCAAGGTCACCAAGGCAGGCGAGAAGCTTCCGCAGCTCGCGGGTGCCGCGCAGATCCTCTTCGGTGATGCGACCGCGAACCTGGGCCGCGCCGACCTGGCGAGCCTGGCGCTGCACATCCAGCACTTCAACCGCGTCAAGGCGACGGAGCGAGCACTGGACACGAGGATCGAGGCCGGTCATACGGTCACCATCGTTGGCGGCGACCCGCGCTTCATCGGCAAGACGGGTACGGTCACCAAGGCGCAGCGCATCCGCTGCTACGTCGAGATCGAGGGCGTCAACAAGCCGGTGTACTGCTTCACCTCGGACGTCGAGCCACTGGCTGCGGCCGATCGTGAGGCGACGGGCACGGACGCCTGATTCGCAGAAGTTCACAAGGTAAACTCCAACAGTCAAGGCCGCGATCCTCACTGGGTCAGGCCTTGACCCCGTTTCGGGCCACGGTCACAGCCCCCGTGGGACCCACGTGAGTGCTTTCATGTCAGGGTAATGGGTTACCCCACTTGGGCCCGTGAGTATTCACGTGTGTCATTGTGCAAATCGTCTGTGACTTGGGCCTACAATAGGCCTCGCGGACAAGTTAGAAGCGCATGGCCCGCCTCGAGCTGGTGCTGATGACGCTCGTGGATCACGTGGCGTGGCTGGTGGGCACCGTCCAATGTCCGTTGCGAGTGCAAATTCACATCTGAACATGGTAGGATAATCTCATGGTCAACCAAGGCACCCGTCGGATCCTCGAGAGCACGGCCTGGGACATCACGATCGGCAGCGGCATGGCCGAGGAGTGGGCTGAACTGGGCCACGAGCCCGACCACGCAGTCCGCCGCACTGTCTCGGGCGTGCTGGGCCGTGATCCCAGCCACGAGGAGTGGGACTACTTCTGCCGAGAGTGGCGTGATTGCCTCCAGCGTGCCGCGCAGCTGTGAACTTCAACAACGAAACAAGGTACAACAGAGACATGGCCAAAACCCGCGAGCAGATCAAGCAGGCGATCCTCCACGAGGGGCCCTTCAAACGCAAAGAGAAGAAGTGATGGCGATCCCGAAGATTGAGTTCCCGATGACGCAGGACCAGGTCGCGCCCGCGGTTCAGAGCGTCCTGGAGCACATCAAAGCGTTGGAGACCGAGCTCAAGCTCAGTCGAGCGCTGCTCGCTGAGACTCGCGAGTGGTGCTCCCACCCGGGCCTCGGGAACAATGCCAGCTGCCCGTGCTGCGGCAAGTACTTCAGTCGCTACGACGACTGACCCAAGCAGTGCAATGAGTTGCAAGCCCGCGAGCGCTAGAAGCTCTCACGGGGCTGTGTATTTCTCCCAGAAGATGAGGTAGACTAGACCCATGATCCAACTCGGTTACATCTACGCCAACATCGCAGGTGACTCGCGGTACACGGATCGCATGGAGGTCCAGCTCGACGCAGATACCCGCCTGGTTCACGTGATCGTCTCTTCCAGCTCGCCGGTTGGCGGCATGGACGGATCCGGCGACACCACGGGTTTCGAGGAGCGCCTCCACATGAAGGCAAAGTCCTCGTCCCCGAAGGACGTGCTGAAGCTCGTCAAGTCCATCATCGCGGACGAGCGGTGGAACTTCAAGCGTTACGGGCAGCCCACCAAGCGCTTCACCTGGCGCACGTTCCACGGTTTCAAGCAGGGCCTCAACCAGACGCTGGTCCAGGAAGCGCTGATGTGCTCGGTCGACTGAGGGGAGAGAGAGGGGAAGAACACGAGCCAGAACAACGAACTCGATGCAATGATCGATCACTGCCCAAGCGGGACCCCTGACCGGACCCACCAGTGACCCCCGTGAGTGCCTTCCCGGTCAGGACAGGGTTTCCTACCTACCGGGCCTGAGAGGGCCTCACGGGTGACGGTGCAAATCCTTGGTGAACTGAGGTAGGATTGTCTCATGGCACGGATCAAGGCCCACCGAGAGTCTCTCCACACCACGATGGCATACGTCTTCTCGGACAACCCATTTGACGATCGCGTCTACCGGCTGGACAACCGTGGACGCTGCACCTGCGAGGGCGCTCAGCGCTTCGGGAAGTGCCGCCACACCTCGGAGATCGCCAAAGCCATCACCCAGTTCTTGGCCACCGCGAAGTGGAAGTGCACCGTTGACGTCATCTTCACGCCCTGGTCGGCCAAGGAGCTCGGGCTCACCAACGTGGAGGGTCTCACGATCCGCGCGACTCCGTGAATCTTCAACATCGATCGGGATAGAATCAAATCATGGCCCACCCCGCTCGCATCAAGCTCTCTAGCAAGGTTCGCTCTGAGATGACCGCGAAGGTCCGCGCGTCCCTGGACGCCAATCCTGCCGCGGTGGAGCGTGCCATCAAGGTCCTCTACGAGCGCCAGACCACTTCCGAGAAGGCGACCGAGAGCACTCACGTTAACAACCAAGTGGGCGTCCGTCACAGTCATGGGCATCGCATTGCCTACTACGGCAAGTGGCTGGCCCGCGGGAACCACCTCACCGGCATCCACCTGGAGCAGGCGCGGAAGCTGGCCCACACATATGCCCGAACCCAGCTCGCGGAGCTCGCGGCAGTCAAGGCGGGCCTGGTGCAAACTCCCGGTTGATCGTGGTAGAGTAGACACATGGCCACCTGGAAGAAGATCGCCAACAAGCACTGGGAAGAAGCCGGCCGCTACACCAGCAAGGACTGTGGCGGTGGACTCAGCAAGCCCGCGGCCCGCATCAAGCGCGCCATCAACCGCCGCGCCAAGCGTATCGAGGCCCGGGACGCCATGAAGGAGCAGCTCGATGCCGCCTGACATTCGCATCTTCCGCGTTCTCTTCCGCAAGCTCGGTGCGGTCGCAGTGAAGCCCAGCGCCATCAAGATCAAGGCCGCCACCGAAGGTGAGGCGATCAAGCGGGCCCGGCGTTGGCTGAGCCACGATATGCTGATGCTCGACGCAGAGATCCTCTCGAGCAAGGAGATGCTGGGCGCGGCTCGGTGGGCGCAGTGAACCTTCGCCTCTGAACAGGGTAGGATAGATTCATGGCAATCACCGAACGAGACTTCAAGTGTGCGGTCGCGGCGGCGTGGGAAGGGCTCGCGAGTGACTGTGGCTCGCAGGACGGTGAGGGCGCGGTGGATCACCTCGAGAGCATTTTCTTCGCACTGGCGGAGGACCCTGACCTGGATCCTGAGACGCGCTCGCGGGTGGAGCGCTTCGAGCCCGAGCTGAAGCGGTGGGCTCTGGCAGAGCTGAAGAAGTACGGTTGAGAGACAGTGAACTCTCCACCACGATTTGGATAGAGTAGACTCACTGGCTGGTCACGGTCTCCCAGCCGAATCAAAAAGAGACCACTTCAATTCGAGCAATTGGGATGCAACGCTCGTAAAAAACTTTCCCTTCAACTCTCTCCCACATCGTCAAAAAGGCTCGCGGGTAGCGGCGCCCTCCAGGGTTGACGGTGAATCGACTAGGTTCGACTCCTGGGTGGGGGACCAGATCAGAGGCGCCAGTTTCAAGACTGGTCCCGAGTGCTTAGGTGGTGTAGAACCATTCTACAATATCAAAGAATATTTTGATGCCCCGTGAGAAGTTCCTGATGCTGGTCTTCGCAGCCTTGATTGGGCTGACAGTGTTGCTCTTCTTGATGACGGCGCGGGCCGCAACGAGCAACTGCGAGTTCATCAAGGATCCCGACGGGCGGAACTTCTGCCTGGCGACAACCAAGAAGGACCCGAGCTGGTGTGAGTTCATCAAGTCCGCGGACACCAGAAACCTCTGCCGTGCCACAGTGAAAAAGCCCTAGCTCTGAGCATAGGATTAACCCATGATGAGCAAGCCCAAGAAGCCCGCCTTGTCGAAACAGGAGTTCAACACCGCGATCACGCAGCTGTTGGCGTCGCATAGCGTCATGGCCGACCAGCTTACGGCTGCCGCGCAGGACGATCGCTATGCCCAGATGCTGAACGCCCTCCGCGAGCACGATCCCTTCCTGGCCGACCTGATCCTGGACGCGGATACCGGCATGGTCGACGGGTACCAGCGAATCGTCCGCTACTTGAGCTCCCGCGTCGATAACTGAGATGAACCTTGTTCCACAGTTCAACCGGGTGACTCAGTCCCGGTGAATCTTCAACTGCGATCGGGGTAGAGTAGAGACATGAGGATCTACGAACGTGTCAGCAACAAGATCCGCCGCGACAGTGGCTTCAAGGCCAACGGTGGTGTCTTCCTCCCGCAGTCCCGCATGCGGCACATCCGCTGGGAAGAGGCGGTGAAGCACTCGCAGAACAACCGCAGCAAGGGCACGCGGCACTACATCAAGGGCATGCAGTTCGTCCATTGGGACTGTACCTGTGGAGACATCGAGTGCCTCGCCAACCCGCGCCCGTCTGGGCGTTGATGTGTGAGGTAGCGCGCGACACAGGAAGCTCGATATCATGCGAGTCGCCGGAGGGATGCGACTTTATGATGGAAAGCAGGGACGTGCTCAGGACCGCCGCCTCGCGGGCCCTTCATCGCGGAAGAACCAGACTGCCCGGTTCACGGGCACGTAGCACAGGCTCAAGACCGCGAGCAGGAGAAAGTCCTTGGAATCCCGGGTCACAGAGCTGGAATCTCAGTTTGCGATTGCACTGCAGCGGATCACGGACTTGGAGAGAGAGAGCTGCCCGAGCCTCGACTGTGACCTGAGGCGGACATAGGATCATCAGCGGAACCCCGACATGTTGTGATGAATCCTCTGTGAACTCCCTCTGACTTGAGTGGTACAGTAAGATCATGTTCAACAAAGGTCGCACTCCCTTCCTGGGCAACGTCGATTGGCGCGAGGTCACGATCTTTTTCATCGTGATGAATCTGCTCATCGTGAGCAGCAGCGTCTTCATCTTCTTCATGATGAAGTGAACCCGTCTGACCCTCAAGACAGGACAAGCTCGTGAAGACTTTCGAATACAATGTCATGCGTCTGAGTCCTCTCGAGTTGCCTCATGGCAAGCTCGAGATCTTCCTGAAAGAAAAGGGTGACCAGGGTTGGGACCTGGTCACGGTCATCGTGCTTGGGTCCACGTGGTGGTACCACTTCAAGCGTGAATCGCACGTTGCTGAGTGAACACTAACCCTGCGACATGATAGGATAGAGTAAAGCCATGAAGAACAGGACCCTCAACATCGTCATCTCCGGACCCTGCGCCTCGGGCAAGACCTCCTTCGCTCGGGCCCTACAGATCCTGTGCAACGAGTACAACATCCCCTTCACGCTCAACGACGATGACATCGACGTCAACCGCGAGTTCGACACCGACGAGGAGAGCGACCGCCTCAAGCGCGTCTTCACTGCCTTGGGCGAGAGCGGGAAGGTCACCGTCAACATCAAGACGGTGCAGACGCACCACGAGCCTTAGAGCCAGAGCGCCCGCAGTGGCAGCATTGCGGGCTGAGAGCCACGGTTGCTCAGTCGATGACTTCTTCAAGGCCCAATGACGGACGATAGTAAGCGATTGCTTGCAGCGGGAGCCTGCGTTCTGATCATCTATGCCTTTCTTGTCTTGAACGAGAAGCCGCAGACGAAGCTCGGCTCGCTGGTCAAGCACATGGTAAAGACGGGACAATGGAACGCAGACTGACTGTGAATCTCCACGGGCGGCGTGAGACATGATCTAAACACGGTCAAGAAGCCCGCTGTTAAGAAGACTGCCTCCATCGTGGCGCGGACTCTAAGAACGTCCGGGTGACCCTTACGGTCAATGTGTGCTTGGTCCACGGTCCACAACGTCAGCTGGGCAGAGACAGAGATAGAGACAGAGATCCGTATCTGGAGATACGCCGCGAGGCAATGAGAAGGTGCGACGATCATGGAAGTCGCCACTTCAGGCACCGCGGCGGGACGATCGACGTCTATGCTTCTTTCCCGGGTTCGCCTCCCGTGACGGGTCCGAACTCCGACTGCGAGGCTGCCTCACGGGAGGTGTCGGCTTCACGGTCCTCTGGAGAATTGTCGCGGAAATCTGTGCAATGTGCGGGGCGATCGTGGTAGACTAGACTCATGCCGATCATCGAGACCTACGCCAATCCGAACACCGGCAACGTCGAGCGGTCTGAGATTACCCACCTCGGGCGTGTTGTCAAGGTTCGCAGCTACGTGGCCATCCGGAACTTCTCGGACACGCTCGACTACACGGACTTCCGCAGCTGCACCGTCACGGAGGCGCTGGTCTGGCTCGGGCGGGAGCAAACAACGATATCCGGGCTGCCCGAGTCCGAGACCAATCCTGTGGTGCAGCTCGCTCCCGCCGACCGGTTCGCCTGGGTCGACTGCACCAACATCTTCACCTGGCGTGGCTTGCCCCACCGCGAGCCCTCGGTCGACTACATCGCGCTGGCGATCCCGGAACTGTTCCAGGACCTGGAGGCATGGACCGCGATCCAGGAACAGAACGCCAAGGAAGCCGCTGAGAAGCAGGCGAAGCGGGAAGCAGAAGAGCAGGCCCGCAGGCTGAAGGAAGCCCGTGACCGCCCCGAGGTGGGCAAGCAGATGCGGGTCAAGAGCGGCAGCAAGGTGAAGCCCGGGACGCTGGGCACCATCGCCTACATCCACCACAGCGGCCGCGTGCTGCTGAAGCCGGACGCCAGCTGGCGGGACCGCAATGCCCAGGGCGACTGGATCGACCCGCGGCACCTGGAGGCTCGGTGAATCTTCAACAGCGAACCGGATATAACTGGATCATGAGCAAGAACACCAAGCCGGTCACGTACAAGGTCAAGGGCTACTACGAGTGCCTCTGCTGCCCGTGCTGCGGCCACGAGGAGGACTGCTGCCGCGATGAGGAAGTCTTCCTGACGGAGGGCCACGCCACGGAGGCCGAGGCTAAGTCGGCGGCCAAGGCGTTCCACTCCACGCGGCGCCGAGGGGCCGACGTGGTCACGTACGACCTGGTCCGCGTTGGTCCGCTGGGCGGCGAGCGGCTGGTCTCCTCTGTCCGCTACAACGTGGAGAACTGGTGACGCAGGGTGCGCCGAAGACCGCGCAAGTCTCCCGACTGATTTGGGGTGTCTGGATAGAGATCATGGAAGCCGCCCAGCAGCAGATGATGTACCCGAGTTCCAGTCGACCCTGAGGGTCCGCCGTCGCGGTCAGCGCGAGAGGCGGGGAGTTGCTGCCGCTTTTACATCGTCGTCTTCAATGACTGAGCACGACTCAGGTGTGTTGCCTGCTCTTTGCCGCGCCCCGCCGGCGGCTCGGAAGTACTCTCTCCGTTCTTCGGGCGACAGGCCGGCGAGCGGAGACGTGCTCTTCATCATGGCAGTCAGAGGGTCGCCACCCTTTCGCCCGGCAGTGACGGTCGCCTCGTAGGAGCCGCGGTGCCCGTGAAGCCATTGCGAGCTCGAAGCATCCGGTCTCGAGCTGCCACGCTCGTTCAGCAGTAGACAATTCTTCCTGCGAGTAGCAATTACAGATGACGACGGAGACAACCACACCTCTTCCGGTCACTGTCGTAGTGCCTCAGCGAACCGCGACGTGCCGCTGCCATCGCGATGAGGAAGTCTTCCTGACGGAGGGTCACTACACGCGGCACCGGGGACCGACACCGTCATGTACGACATGGTTCGCTGTCCGCCACAACGTGGAGATGATCTAGTGACGTGGGGGGGGGCGCCGGCCCCACCCGCGAGAGGGGCTCTTCAACGGGGCCATCAGGGCCCCCTATTTCAGCCCCCTAAAAGGGCCCCTTCGGGACCCCCTAAATGGCCCCCTAAATAGGGGGCGGGGCCCCGCCCCTTCTGGCAGCCTTTGTGGGGCCTTCTCGGGAGGCCTCCCGCGCTAAGGCATCACATACGACGCAGGCAATTTCCCGATCGAACTGCCTTTCCCTCTGGGCCCACTGTGCGCAAATTTCACGCGGGATTTTTCGAGAAAATTCAAGTGCCCTCCTGTGAAACTGTGCACCAACATGGGATACACATGAAACATGGTCAACCACACCCGTGAAGAGCAGCTCCTCAGGACCGACGTCCTCCTAACGTGTTCGCTGTTAAGTCTCCACGGGCCCGAGGCCCGTGACCTAGCCGCCTACTCCCTGCGGACCCTGGGCTTCACTCCTGGAGCCCATGTGGGCCGCAAGCTGGCAGAGGGATCCCGCGAGACCCTCGAGTGGTATGCAGGCCAGCTACTTAGCCTCTGCGAATCGCGAGACTCGTTGGATCTTTGGTTCGCGGTTGAGGCACTGTTGGATCAGGCCGACCACTTTACACGCGAGCTCGCCTGTGATGCAGACCGCGAGCTGCGCAGCACCGTCAAGGCCGCAGAATGACGATGAGACGAGCGCTTCTTGATCATGTGGTCGGGCCATACTTAGAGGCATGTCTTTTCCCGTGGTACATCATCTGCTCTGGAACGGCTGCTGGAACCCACCTTGTGTTCTGTCGGGCTCTCTACTGACGGTGCCCTGGAAGCTGCAGGGCCTCAGGTTGGGCATCCCTGAAGGTGCCATTCCCTCAGGTTCTGTGACTCATCGCGGCCGCGATTTCGTCTCGGCCTCGTGGTCCCGCGATCCTGAGACCCCTCCTGCCATCATCGCGGTCGAAAATGGCCTGCTGACGGGTTCGATGCTCTACGTCATGGGATCCGGCTCGCGGGGTCGATGAAAGTTCACCATCTCGCGCGGTGATATGATGGTGGGCACGCGGGTTTCATGGAATCATCAAGGACTGCGCTCACTCACTGGCCTGCCCGATGAGAGACGTATTCGCAGTGAAAGGCTCAGTTGAGCTATTCACGTGGATGACCGGTCCGTATTGACGCGCTTAGGGTCTTGTACACCTATAAGGGCAAGCCCATGCATCCCATGGCGCCAACCCTCGTGAGAGACCCTCGGAAATTAGTCGAAAAGTCGATTGATTGGTCACCTAACTGCGCGGTGATAAATTCGTATGTTCAGGCCTGTTGTACTCTACCTGCGCCGCGTCCATCTGCACTTTCGTCCTACATCCATTTGATGTTAAGGGCAAACGCATCAATGGCAACGACGGCCTCTATGACCTAGAGGGCTTCGGTGAGTACGAAGATGAGGCATAATGCATCGCCATCGGCCCCATCGCGCTTAGCGGCATTAAGTTGCAAGAGAAGCTCAAAGATGGTTCCCCATGGAACTCATCTTTATACACGAGATGCTGTGTTGGTCACTGAGACGCGCTGCAGTGAATATTGACATCAACCTGAGGTATTATTTTGAAATGAACGACAATGACCTGCAGTCGGGCGAGCACCGCCCACGTTCCACACGCCTGCGCATTTCGTTTTCAGTCGGCTCAGAAGAAGACGGACGTTGGATCACCTTCGCCGATGACGTGGAGCTTATCAAAATCGCCGAGTGGTTCAAGTTCACCGGCATGGCCATCTCGCGGATGTTCAACCTGGGCCAGACCCCGTGTATCGTCAGGCTGACGAACTTCGACCCTGCAAAGAAGATCGCTTCCATCAAGATCATCCGTGAGTACACGGGTTGCGGCCTGAAGGAGGCAAAGGACGCCATCGAGGGCGCATTCGATGGGATCATCGGCATCTTTGAGGACGGTGAGGTCGCCGAGGCCTTTCAGCGCGCCCTCGAGGACAACGACTGCACAGTCGAGATGTTTTCCGTCATGATGGAAGACCTGCAACAGTACCGCAACGGCGCCAGGGCGCAACAAAGGTTGTACGTTCGTTCGCGGCACCTGACCTCTCCCTGAGGAAGAAGGACGATACTTATCATCTCCATGGGTTCAAAAGGTAGGGTCATCATGAGGACTACAGTCAGAGGAGAGGTTCTCGCGGTCGGCACCGGCGAGGTTGACATTGAGGATGACCTGATTCGTTCTCGCGGTGTCTATCACCACCCTGAACAACACATCAAGGTGGACCTCGGCCCGATTGAAGAAGGCTGTTACCCCTGCAATCCCGACGGGTCAGACGATGACTGGCTCGACTGGGAGGTTGTCGTTCGCCCGTGTCACTCACACGAGCACCATAGCCACCACCCGCACCACGATCAGAAGGACATCCTGGTCCTGCGGATCAAGTGGCGTGTGGCATACCCGAGGACGGTCAAGTGGAGCATCACCGCGCCCTGAGGGTCGGCGTCCTGGGATGGATCGGGCGGGGCAACGTCGGTGACGAGTTGCTCCGCGCTGCTATCTGCAACCAGATCCAGGCCGCCGGTGCCGAACCTGTTCCGCTGTCGGGCACGTTAACCCCGCGGACCGCTGCGGGCCTGCACGGCCTCATCATCGGTGGAGGCTCGCTGCTGGACGGTCCGCCCGACATTGATCCCAGCATCGACATGGCATATATGCCGCTGGCTTATGTCTCCGTCGGCCTTGAGACCAGCATTCACCACGGTCACCATGAGCTGCTCAAGCGCGCTCGCCTGGTTGTCCACCGCTCGTCGGTAGCGAGGGGCGACCAGATCAAGCAACAGCTAGGAATTACTGACGCTTGGGTCTCATTGCCTGATGCGGTCTTCACCCTGCCTTCCTTCCGCGCCGTTCAGAACAGTTCCTGGGCCTCGTCGAAACGCCTGTTGGTTCTTCCCAACGTGGAGACGGTTCCTGACCACACGGGCCCTCACTGGTCTCACGTGGGTTGGGAATTGTTCAAGAATGAGTTTGCGCAGTTTCTCGACGACATCGTCGCGGACGGCTGGTTGCCCGAGTTCGTCGGTTGCTGCCTTAACCCATATCAGGACGATGCCTGGCCTGCGGCTGAGATCATCGGTCGCATGCGGAATCGCCGTACCCAGTTCCTGAGGGGCAAGACACTGTCGACGCTGTCGACGGTCGCCACCGCCACGATTTCCTCGTACCGCGCTGTCATCTCACAGAGATTTCACGGCGCGATTCTGTCGAGGATGGCCAACGTTCCATGCCTGTCGATTCACCACCATGACAAGTTGAGGCCGGACGAGCACTTTCAACCCACTGCAGCGGTGCCATTCAACGCCATCTCCAAGGCAGACCTTCACGTTGCGTTCAGAAAATTGTTGCTCTCAGGTGAGCAGTACGTTCCTCCCACCGATGGATACGATGCAGCAGTGAGATCTTTCATCGATGGTCTGGAGGTCAAATGAGGTGGATTGGCGCTCGAGGTGATCACATTGTTACGGTGTCAACGCACCGGTTCAGCGGTCCCAATCTGACGGTCATCGAGGTTCCTGAAGGCCTCGACGGGTTGACCAACGCAGAATTGATCACGGGCTACCGTGTCAACAACGGTCACCTGGTCTCGCGGCAGGTCTTCAGGCCTGCCAAACACCTGCGCGTGGCGTTCGTCGGCAACTGGAAGATGCGCTGCGGCATCGCCACCTACTCTGAGCAACTGTGGCCCGCGGTCGCCCGCCGCGTGGGTGACTTCAAGCTGTTCATCGAGCGCAATGACAAGCCGACTGGGCCCGTCCATGTGATGGGCGAAGTGTTGCTTCCTCACGAGAAGGTCGTCTCCTGTTGGAAGCGTGGCGAATCTTTGGCCGATCTGGAGCGCGAGCTCGAGGCGTATGCTCCCGATATCGTCTGGATTCAACACGAGTTCGGCATCTGGCCCGATGCCAGCCGGTGGCTGCCCTTTATGGCGCGGCTGTCGCAGTGGACGCGGCCCGTTGTCACAATGCACAGCGTTTTTCACCACCGCGACAAGACGATCGTTGAGGCCGCGATTCCAGAGATCGTCGTCCACCTCGAGGGCGCAGCAAAGGTCCTCAAGGAAGAAAAGGGCGTGCCCGGCAAGGTCACTGTCATCCCACACGGTTGCCAGCCCGTCGATTCCAAGGAACGCCTGTGGAACTTCTACAAGTCTGATCACACCTTCATGCAGTTCGGCTTCGGCTTTCGCTATAAAGGTTGGGAACTGTCGATTCGAGCTGCCGCGGAACTCAAGAAGAAATACGAGGACGTTTTCTTCACAGGCCTGTTCTCTGAGTCGCCCTTCAACGCCGTCGAGCACCAGGTCTACTACGATGAGCTGATGCGCCTCGTTGATTCCCTGGGCCTCCGCGATAACGTGGCGATCATCAGGGGCTACCAGAGCGATGCCGCCTTGGACTCATACATTCGGACGAACGCTGCCGTCATCTTCCCGTACGTCTCGCACCCCGCTCACGAGGTCTTCGGCGTCTCGGGCGCCGCACGCTATGCGATGGCGAAGTGTGCCCCTGTGGTCACCACCAACGTCAACCACTTTTCTGACGTGCCCACCCTCAAGGCTGACACGCCCGAGGCGCTCGCTGAGGCGCTCGACAGGATGTTTTCGAACCCGTTGGCGCGCCATGATCAGGTGGAACGTCAGCTGCGTTACATTGACGAAAACACGTGGGACCGTGTGGCACAGCGTTACGTCAGTCTATTTGAGACCGGCTGATGTACGATGCTCTCATGGACGGAGTGGAGAGGAAAGAGAGGAACTGTGATGGCGTCAGTTGAACTCGAGACTGCTCGCGTTCGAAAGTTGGTCGCTGACCTCGTCAAGAGGACGTGCAACAACTATATCCTCGGTCCTGACAAGGCGTTCAACGTGGGCGCCATCCAGAGCGCCGTAAATTCGACGCTGCACAACCTCGTCACCGGTGGCACCATCAACAAATTCAAGATCGAATCTGTCAGGGCGGGTCGCGTGCCGGCCCTACGCGAGGTCAACGACCTAGAGCTGGGCGCTGCGCCCGGCGACCCAGTCTTGGACAAATTGGGAAACATCAAGGCATTGATCGTCTCCAACGACGGTCGAGGTAACGGCGTCATCTTTGAATCGCATCCTGCAGAATCAGGTGAGATCCACGTGAAGTTCAGCGTGCAACCGCCGATGCCCCCGTGGTGGATCAACATCGATGTTCGAGTTCCAGGCTGACGTCGGGATACTTCATTAAGTGAGCGATCCAATCTCCCGAGAGCGGGCGCTGTTGATCGGCTTTTCCACGGTCGTCTTCGGCATCGTCACGTTGATGCGCAAGGTTGCGCTGAATCGTCTGCGCCCTCTGCAATTCGAGGCCATCTCGGGAATCATCCACGCAGCATTGATCCCGTTGTATCTAGCCCTGCTCCAACAGAATCTCGTCCAACACAATGACTGGGACGCTCGCGGGATGTTGTGGTCGATCGCGGCGGTCTGCTTGAACATCGTGGGCTCCATCGCCTTCATGTATGCCCTGCAGATTCGCAACGACGTGGGGCTCGTCAGCGCATTGGGCTCGGCGTCACCCATTATCACCTTGATGTTGTCGGCGTTGTTCCTGGGCGAGCAACCATCATTGAAGTCAGTGATTGGCATCGGCCTGGTCCTCATCGGTGTAATGCTGGCCTCGCGTTAGATACGATGAGACATGCTCGACAAGAAACTTCCCGGATGATACCAACACGTACGCGGCCACTTACGTCCTAGACATGGGCGTCACAGAATCGGGTGAGACGTTGCTGGTCGAGGCCAACGATATCCCACGTCGGGTGCTATGGTCTAGCGTTGTTAGTGTACTCTCGGTTTCTCGAGGCACGTTGGGCAGAACTGACTCGATAGTTACTTGCATGGCATCGACGTTTTCCGGCATTCGCCAGATCATTCGTGAGGCGCTCAACCAGGAGGCCGTTCCGCCCGGCAAGTGGGCCGCCAACAGCGGTGAACCCGCGGATGAAGAGGACCTCGAGCGCCTCGGTGAGGTCGATGAGGAAGAATCGGGTCAGCTCGATCCCGGTCGACACGAGGCCGAGTTCTACCGTGAGCGTGGCCTTAAGGCCATGTCAGTTGCCCAGGGTTATGCCTCGCGGTCCGATTACCTCCACGCGGACAACACCTTCATGCGTGCCTACGGATACTTCAACAAGGCCTCCACGTTGTTCGCTAAGTTGGGCGACAACAAGTCAGCCAATGACTGCGACGAACGGGCCATCGAGGCCGAGCAGTCGGCCTTCAAGCATCGCTCTGCCGCTCGCCGTGAAGGGGCACGGCGATGAGGATCAGGCTTGGCGAACTCCGTCGCATCATCCGTGGCGTCCTGCTTCGCGAGTTCGGCGGACCCACCGGTGCCTCGGGCACCGATCCGACCAAACCCGACGGGTTCTATCCATACGAAATTGAGCGTGGCGCTGACATCCACGGATTTTGGTACAAGTCGCCTGGTCGACCCATGGGCGGCGACGGCGACCCATTTCGACCCGATGATGCGGCCGTCTACATCGGCCAGAAGCCCCCGTCCGATAACGCGGTCAACACGCCGGGCGAGGACGCGCCTGACGGGATGCCTGCCGATGAACTCACGGGCAAAGAAGGTACTGAAGGCGAAGCAGAAACGCCCGAGGGGCAAGCACCGCCTAAGTAGGTTGAACGCCACATTCCGACCATGGTATTGTTGACACCATGGGCCTCAAGAAAAAAGGCAAAAAGTCGAAGGCAGAAGCCACTGACCCGAGGCCGAAAGGTTCTTCAAGGGAACAATTGGTGCTCGACATCGTCCGGACCGACAACAGCTTCTATGTGGGCTACACTGACCCGTCGATTCACGTGGGAAAGTGCATCCACTGCGGCACCATGTTGACCGTGACGATGTCAGGACGCACTGAGGCCACCATTGAGCACATTATGCCGCTGACAGCGGGCGGCAGTGGAACCGACTTGCACAATTTGGCGCTGGCGTGCGAGCGTTGCAACAACACGAAGGGCATCCACCACGATGCCAAGAACTTGGACGAGCGCGCTCAAGAGGTCATTGCCGCGCTGCTAGAAAAACGTCATTCACGGTGGCGCGAGCCAGCCTGAGGAGATACATCTGAAATGGACTACAAGGATGCACTGAAGAAGGTCGTTCGTATTGTCGCCTCGCTTCGCACGCCCCGCGTCTTGGCGTGGTTCAAGTTGGGTGCAGCCATCGTCACGGTTATTGTGGCAGCCGACGAGGTGCTGAACGGGGTAACTCCCAAAAAGAAGTGACGAGCGCTCTGAATATTTAGTCCTGTGCCGCCGCCCTTCAAGTCTGTTCCTTCGATCAAGAAGTCGCCTCTAACAAAGAGGGCTCAAATGCCGAGCCTGCTTGACCCCTTGATTCAGGCGATCAAGCCGATCGCTGAACTTGAGAAGAAATACAAGAAGTTGTTCAACTCGATCAGCAATACAAGTACTCTGACAGACTTCAACAAGAAGTGGTACGACGGCATTCAGAAGTTTTACGAGAAGGCTCGCAAAATCGTCAATGCACACATTCCTGCTGTGACGAGCTATCCCGATCCTCAAGCTGAGGTCAATGAGTTCATTTATAGCGTCATCTATGGCGAGCACGGAACGGAAAGGATAGCGACCAACGTCGTAGTCGATGCGATGGGCCTGCAGAAGGCCGCGAAGGCCATCAAGGCCTTGTCTACTGCGGTCGCAGCGCTCGCGGCACCCACCGCCGAGGTCATGTCTGCTTCGCTCGCCAAGTTTGAAGTCTTGGCGAAAAAAGCGTTGGTCCAACATGCCACGCTTGAGAAGGCGTTTGTTACCGGCGATCCCAAGTTGAAGGCCGAAGTGGTTGAACTCGCAACCACGGTCGCTGAGATGCTAGCCGGAAGTCAAGAATTGCGCGATGTCATCATGCCCCGCGATGGCTCAGGTGAAAACGCTAAGGCGCGTGCAGAGAATTTGTTCTCTCGGCTAGGATCATTGAGCGTCCTACGTGATGCTCAAGTCATGGATGACTTTCACGGAAAGTTTAGCTCCAAGGTCGCGGTCGCCAAGATCGTTAAGCTGTTTGACTTCAAGTTTTCGCAGGTCAAGAAGGCAAACCACGAATTTAGCAAAAAGAACATGATGAACCAGCTTGACGGGTTCCTGACGAACCTTCGCGCATTGCCGCCAGACCTGGCGAAGGTTCCGAAGATCATCGCCAAGGAAAAAGAACAGGTCGAGAAGGCTGCCGAGGCGCCGCCCAAGGCACCCCTGGGTCGGCTTGCCTTTCCGGGACACCGTAAGAATAAACCGTTCGAGGCTGACACTGAACGCGAAGAAGAGCTATACAACGACATCAGCGCTCACTTTAACGAGAACGAGCCACTTAACGCTGCAGACGCCAAGTTGCTGAAGACCTTCCTCGATAAAGGATGGTACGAGGATGTCTTTCACGAGCCCAACGGCAGCATCTATCGTGGCATGTCGGTCAACGCCGACTGGTTGAAGATGGCACTGAAGGTCAAGAAGCTGTCTAATCACGGTTCTGTGACCAAGTCGTTTACATTCACTCCACGGGGTGGCTCGTCCTCGTGGTCGACCAGCAAGAGTGTCGCACAGGGCTTCAAGAGCTCGGGTGATGGAAACTTCAACGTCATCCTACACGCAAAGACAGAACAGAATCCAAAGCGTTTCCTGACGGGTCCTGGTGGGCTTTACAAGGTCGACGGCTTCAATGAATTCCCAGATGAAAAAGAGGTTGTTGGCATCGGACCCATCAAGGTCTTTAAGGTCGAATGGAATAACAACTATGACTAGAGGGACGACTGGTGATGATGCAACCTCCCGGCATTGCGTGATACATTGACTTCATTCACGCATTGGCGATGATCGTCTGGGTCGTCTATATGATGGCGGTGAGATTTCGACGTCGTGAGAGCGCCTGAAGCCCTCACAAGAGGCAGTGTAAACCTTCAGACGACCGTGTTAGAGTAACAGTCATGGGTTACACCACCGAGTTCAGAGGCCGCCTCAAGTTCTCACGTCAACTGACCGAGGTTGAGTCTGCCGTCATGCACGAGCTGGCAGAAACCCGTCATGGCGGCAACATTGCCGAGGACCCGGCGTTTCCTGGCTACTACTGCCAATGGATCGTCACGGGCGATCGCAAGTACCTAGAGTGGGATGGCGGCGAGAAGTTCTACAACTACATTGAGTGGTTGAACCACATCATCGACCGTCACCTTGAGCCCTGGGGCGTGACCGTGACAGGCACGATCCGGTGGCAAGGTGAAGAGCGCAACGACAAGGGTCGCATCCGCGCTGACAACTCCGTGCTGACGATCACGCGGGGTCCCCAGAAGAGAAAAAAGCAAGCTTAGGCGAAAAACTGAAGCAGTAGGGTGAAACTGTTATCATTAGAGTGGATGAAGCAATCGAGTGCTCTAACTTATCCTTGCCCACACTGTCCACGTACTTTCAAGTTAATGGGCCTGCGAGCCCACATCTGGCAAGTTCATGAAGGTGGCGATCCAAATCGTGGTTACAAGGACGGAACACGCCATGCCTGGAACCGAGGCCGGCGATCAAAATCAATCGATGAAATCCTGGTGAAGGATCGTGAGAAACCTGGAAATCTACGAGATCTCCTTCTAGAAATTGGCCGTGATTATCGATGTGAGTGTTGCGGCCAACCGCCTGTTCACAACGGCAGGTCATTGACATTGCAGGTTGATCACATTGACGGCGACAACAGGAATCAAGAACGAACCAACCTAAGGTTCTTGTGTCCTAACTGTCATTCTCAAACACCAACCTTCGGTTGGAAGAACCGCAAACGTCATGGAAGACAAAAAGTACTCGAAACTAAAAAAGAGTGTGTACAAGAAACTGAAACCTGATAGAGTATCCTTACAGTAACAGCAACCGACCGGTAGCTCAGTCGGTTAGAGCACACGTCTGATACACGTGTTGTCGGGAGTTCGACTCTCCCCCGGTCGACCAAGCCCGTAAGGGTCGTACGAAGAAGAAACTGTCATGAAAACGAACGTCAACAAGCAGTATCAGCAGAAGCAGTGGCAAGATAATGCCACCGCGTATGCCAATACGCAAGTGTGATGGGGGCCTCGCTGCCCCGTCCGCTTCCGGGGCAGCTGAGATGATGGCAGGAAGAAGCCAAAATCGAAACTGAACCGGTGGTCGACAGCAGTGGGTCCTCCAAATGGAGTGCTAGTCCCGTAGGGCTCGGGGGCTGACTGTAAATCAGTTTGCTGTGCACAACTAGGTTCGACTCCTAGGCACTCCACCGATCATCTCGATGATCGACTGTATGTAGCGGTTGAGCAACGGTGTGCTCGCCCGGCTGTAACCCGGGTCCCAATGTGGTGAACATTGTGGGTTCGAATCCCACCCGCTACACCAGGCAAGGTGCATGCCTTTCCTTGTTCTCTGACAATCTACGTTCCAAATCCCTGAGTAGCTCAAGCTCGAGCGCCGGCCGCCTTAGGTCGGATATGACGGTATCGAATCCGTCCTCGGGGGCCACATTCCGGTATCGTTCAACGGGAGGACGTCTAGCTGTTTACTAGATCATCGAGGTTCGAATCCTTGTGCCGGAGCCATTGCGTCGTAGCACAACCGTAAAGCCGGAGAGGCAGTGCACTCGACTGTTAATCGAGGGGATGAGGGTTCGACTCCTTCCGACGCAGCCAGATCCTTTGGGATCATCATTCACAGGTAGCCTAGTGGCCAGGCAGCGGGCTGTTAACCCGTAACGGTGAAAGCCTAACGCGGGTTCGAATCCTGCCCTGTGAGCCAGCCGTCAGCAAGACAAACCGCAGACTCCGTAATCGTGGGAGCGGTAGCCTTGCGATGGCGCAGACATGAGAGCCCACGGAGCGACGGCCAAACTCTCAGCAGAACTTCCGTCGCAACCTCGGTCCGAGGTGTTACTGGTATTGCATAGCTCCCTCTTAAGGAGACAGGTGCGGGTTCGAATCCCGCCGGACCGACCGATCGAATAGTAACCACTCAACACGACACATGAAGTCGAAGGTGAGGTTCGATCATTCATGCGCTTGTAGCTCAGTGGAACCAGAGCAACTAGTTCTTACCTAGAAGGTCGTGGGTTCGAATCCCACCAGACGCACTAAGTCAGTGTACACGTTCTAGCGGACAGGGTACAGTGACGGTCACGGGGAGGTAGCTCAGTGAAAGAGCGCCGGCAGAATAAGCCGGGGGTCGTAGGTTCAAGTCCTGCCCTCCCCACCATGTGCGAGTAGCTCAGGCAGAAGAGCACCAAGGATTATCCTTGGGGGTCGGTGGTTCAACTCCACCCTCGCGCACCAGTCACAGCAAGTAACCAAATGCGAGTGTGATGGTAGCACAGCAGGCTTTGAACCTGCAAGACCTCGGTTCGAATCCGGGGGTAGCAGGTGAAAGGTGTGATATTGGGTCCGTAACTCAAGTGGAAGAGACCAGTCTTTTAAACTGGCGCGTGGGGTTTCGATTACCTCCGGACCCACCTAGATAGATCATAGCGGGATAGAGCAGCGGTAGCTTGCTAGGCTCATAACCTAGAGGTCGGCGGTTCGATTCCGTCTCCCGCTACCAGTATTAGATTGACCCGGAGGAGGGACGGTTCCCGCTGGGGCCCATAATCCAGAGACGTTCGGCTTAAATCCCTCCAGGCACACCAAAACGAATAACCTATTGCATGGCAATCGTCATCACGGTAGGTAGGCTTAGGACGCTGCTCGAGATCCTCATCCGCGAAGGTGAGGCGATCGATGCTGATAAGTCCAAGGAACTGTTGAAGAAGTTCCCAAAGGGCATGGCCAAGTTGGGTCTCAACGTCAACAAGATCGATTCACTGCCTGTTCTCGGAACGGGAACGCGTGGAACCGCCTTGGACATCGGCGGGGGCAAGGTCCTGAAGGTGACCAATGACGACAAGGAGGCTGAGGCAGCCTCGGCGCTGGTAGGTAAGGACATCAAGAACGTCGTTCACTTCTACGCGGTGTGGCGCTTTGGCGACACGGGATTTTTCGGAATCCTGCAGGAAAAGTTGCAACCGCTTCCGAAGGACGAGGCCAAGGCCTTCAATAACGCTCTTGTTGCCACGGGTCTACCAATCTGGATCAAGCGAGCCGAGGGCTCTTGGGACAATGCCAAGAAGTTGACGAAGGAGTTTATCGTCTCTCAAGTCAAGAAGAAGTACGGCGGCAACCTGAACTCGCCAGAGGCTCAAGAGTTCGTCAAGGACATCAACAGCAAGTGGAATGCGCTGGTCACCAAGTACGGTCTCCGCGACATGTTCAACACGCTGACGGAACTCGGCATCGACTTTCACGACTACCATGCGGGCAATATGATGACCCGTGACGATGGGACGCTGGTCCTGATTGATCTTGGCATGTCGAACGTTCGTGGTGGCGGTAAGATCAACACGATCACGGAGAGACGCAAGAAGTGAAACTTCCCCCTCACGGGGATTATCCTGTTGCTAGGCCGCTAAGCCAATAGCGACCGAACTACTGAGGATGCTGCGACAAAGTCCTGTCAGGATTAGACAGAGAAAATGCACGCAGATCCGGACAAGTCAATAGGTGAAATGAAATGTTCCTCTGAAATCATATATGAGGCGGGCAAAGTAACTGTTGGCACGCGGGGCACTAGCTCAGTTGGAAGAGCGCTTGCACGGCATGCAAGAGGTGATGGGTTCGAATCCCTTGTGCTCCACCAAGATGGAATAGTGATGATCAGACCCGGCCACCGGACAAACGCCTCTCAGGTCAAAGTTCATCGTAAAAATCCTATTTCATGGGGCTGTAGCTCAGTTGGGAGAGCGCCTCGTTCGCAACGAGGAGGTAGAGGGTTCGAATCCCTTCAGCTCCACCGTAGCCAGTAACCGTTTGGGCAGAGGGCGCCTTTTGCAGGTGAAAGCCGAATCTTGGGTGTAGATCGATAAAAAGGCCCTCGATCTAATCATTGGTGAAGTATCTTCAAAGACACCCGAGAACATTTGGGGCTGTAGCTCAACTGGGAGAGCGCCTGCCTTGCACGCAGGAGGTCGTGGGTTCGAATCCCATCAGCTCCACCGACGCTTCACAGCGTGGTAAGCTCGAATAGGCACGGGTTGAACAGGACATCTGACCGGTGGTGTACCACCGCATTGATGATCATTTCACGAAGGCTGAATGAATTTGTCACGTCGGGTACGCTGTGATGGGGTGCGCATGTAACCGCCTGAGCCGGGCTAAACACTCGGAAGGTGAATGCGAGAACGAACTAATGACCCCGACGCGAAGCTCAGCGTGATCGGGTTTTCTTGGAGGCGTGGGCCACTGGAGGCCACTCCCCTGTCTAGGGAATGTACGCGGGTTCGAATCCCGTCGTCTCCGCCAAGTTCTTCATTCATCATGCCGGCGTCGTTCAGTGGCTAGGACGCCGCGCTGTCTACCCGGAAACGGGGTTCGAATCCCCCTCGCCGGTGCCAAGATACGTCTTCTCAGTTCACAGGGGTGTGATGTTCAACGGCTAGCATGGCCGCCTCCAAAACGGCTCGTCTCGGTTCGAATCCGAGCACCCCTGCCAGTCACCGTGTTTGAGGAAAGTTGTGAGGTTCACAGAATCTTACCACGCGAAAGCGAATGCGGCTGCTATCGCAACGTCTGTTCGATCCAGACCACGGTGACGCTTATTGTCCGGTCGTCTAAATGGGAGGACCCTACGCTCTGAACGTAGAAAATCCAGGTTCGAATCCTGGGCGGGCAGCCATAAATGTAAACATTGGGAGATCATTCAGCGGCAAGGATGGCAGACTTTGACTCTGCTCACGGTGGTTCGAATCCACCTCTCCCAGCCATCCCGAGAATATTCGGGACAATTGGAACGTAGGTTACAGCCACGTTGATCGATCGTCTATACCAGGCAGGACAAGGCAGCATGAATCATTCAGGGGTCGTCTAACGGCAGGACCTTCCGCTTTGAACGGAAAAAATGTGGGTTCGAATCCCACTCCCTGATCCAAACCGCTTGAACTGAGTTGTGTTTCGAACTAAGTTCGAACACGTAAAACATGAGTTTGTGTGAAAAGTGTCAGAATCCCCATGATGGGTCGTATGGATCGGGTAGATTCTGTTCTATCAAGTGTGCTTGTGGATTCACGACATCACACGTACGTTCAGAATTGTCACTCTCAAACTAAGACTTTTGCGGCAAGAATATTGTTCACAAAAGACAGTCGACCAGCCAGTGAACACCAGCCCGTCTCCGTAGTATGATGGGCGCATGCTAAAGAAATCGATTCTCACCGTTGCAGTCGTGTTCTCGTTCGTTGCGTGCCAGTCATCGACACTGCCGTCCAGCGATTACGAGACTGGAGTGACTTCTTCCGCGTCTGCATCTACTTCCGCTTCTGGCGCCGGTGCAGACGTCGAGGCCTCTGTGGACGCAGGGGTCGACTCATCGGTCGAGGTCTCAGTGGCAACGCCGTGTCTTACCTCAGATGGGAAGCGGCGGTTGCCCGATCCTGCGTTGACGCCGGGCAAGCTGTGCACTAAGGACGATCCTGACTTTAAGGAGCTGCGCTACCCGGGCAAGATCGCCTACTGTCAGCGCCACATCACCAAGAAGATGAAGGACACCGTCGCCAAGGCCTACGGCATCGCAGAGGCCGACTACTCGAAGTACGAGTTCGACCATTACATCCCGTTGGCCGCCGGCGGCGCCAACGACGTCACCAACCTGTGGCCCCAGCCACTCTCGGATGCCAACAAGAAGGATGTGGTGGAGGACAAAGTCTACACGGGCCTGAAGTCGGGTGCGATTTCACAGGCTGACGCAGTCACCGCGATCCGCGCGTGGAAGCCCGCCGATTGCCAGTGAAAAACCGTTGAGTTGCGTGGTAAAAAAGACCATGCAGCTTGAACGTGAGCGGGCCTGGTCAACGAACAGGAACCGGGAAACGATGGCCTTGGTCCGGCAGATCAAGGCCATCGTTCACATGATGGGCGAAAATCGCAGCGAAGAACGCAGGTCGAAGACGCGCAGCATGGTCCGCAAGTGCGTGAACGATTTCAATGCATTGTCGCTGCCATTTTCGTGGCTCGGCGTTGACACCGACGGACGCCTCCACCTGACAAGGATCGCTCGCCTCGAGCGCTTGCCCTGGCTGATCATGCCCTCGCCCGCGGGCCTGGAACGTAATGTCGATTTCATCTGGGAGTTGATGCCCGATGGTCGCTACTCCATCGTCAAGGACCGCACCGGCGAGTTCGCGGCGTACCACGACAAGAAGACCGAGATCAAGCAGGTCATTCGCTTTGCGATTTAAGCACAGATTTTACCAATGTTGTACAGACCCTCGCTTAGAGGTTATAGTGCAATGACCTGTGGTGAGACGAGGGAATGATGTTGAGGATTATCGTCAACATCAACAGGCAGGACATTGTTCAGACCTACACGGCGGGACAATCATGGCCCACGCTCAACGGCAAGCTCGTCTCTGTCGAGGCCAGTGGCAAGGAACTGCAGCGCCTCCAGGAAGTCCAGGAGATTCCGATCAATGCAATTGACAGTGCTAGCATCACTTGGCGCGGTCGCCACGCAGGTCACATCCTGCGCACCTTCAAGGAAATCTTCGACAAGTGATGGAAGTGCAAACCACCATCACTGGATGGTAGACTGAAGGTCAACAACATGTCATACTACGATGACGGGCCCGGCCCGTTTGCGGTCATCTTGGCGACAACCGTCTTGGTATTCAGCGCCTGCGGCGGCACCGAGCGCGTCTACCAAGTGAAAGGACACTGAACATGGCGAAGACGATCGCTGAGGTCCGTGGAACCGTCGGCAAACCTGGACCTAAGCAGCCTCTCAATGACGAGGCACAGGCGGCGATGCTCGAGGCCTTGGGCCTGGCAGACAAGTTGGCGACCTCCGTGGTTCGTGGTGACTCGCAGGGGCAGATGGCCCGGGCCTTGGCCTTCGTCCGTGCCCTGTCAGATCTCAGTCGAACGTACCGTATCAAGGTGCCCTGATGCAGGCTGGGACCTTCAAGGCTCTGAGCAACGTGCGGCTCATGATCTGGCCCGCCTCGTGGGCCAATCAGTACCGCGACAACTACGAGGCCGCGCTCGCCAAGCAGCCTCAACCACACACAGTCCAGCTGCCTCTCGACATCACCATCAAGGAAGGACAGGAGTTTACGGTGGAGTTTGGCGCCGAGCGTCGCAAGCTGCTCGAGGTCATTCGCATCACCAAGAACCAAGAGCATCACGAGGACGAGCGCGACATCAACGTCGTCGACGTGATTGTCAAGGTGGGCTCCAAGACGCACACCGGCATCTGCATCGTCTATGACGAGTGTCTACCCGTGATCGTCCAAGATGCCAACGCAATTAGGCCTGTTAAGAAACGCGCGAAGTAGAAGTGGTGTATAAGCCACGCCTGTAGCATAGAATCAACACACGCAGTTGTAAAGGTTGAGTCAATCGGAGGTACACGGTGTCGAAGAACAAGAAGTCATCTCAGCGGCAGTCGCAGCATGAAACGTTTCACAACCACTACGTTGAGCCGCAGCGTCCTCGGTACCCGGTCGCGGTGCCAGAGGTCATCAACATGGACATCCTCGCGGGGATGATGGACGAGGACGTCTATGGACGTCTCAATGCCCTCGAGGCCGACCGGGTCAAGGTCGTGGAATCGCGGCTCGATGCCCGTCCATGGGAGGAAGAGATCGCCTATATTCGCCGTGAGATTCAGCTCCGGCGTGGTCGTCGCGAGGCGCACGAGGCCTTCATCAGGGAGCAGGCACGCCTCTTTGCCGAAGAAGAGCGCGATCTGCCCGCGGCCGACTTCGACAACCTCAAGTTCGTGATGGTGTACCGCTGATGAACAAGACAACGAAGTCCGACAAGACGACCGCGATCTTCGAGTACCTCGACGGCCTGCACGCCTTTCCACAGCTCAAGCATCCGGAAGTCGTGGAGCTGTTCAAAAGCTATGAGAAGGGCGGCGTGCCAGCCGACAAGGCACGCAAGCGCCTGATCGAGTGCAACCTACGACTCGTTGTCAGCATCGCCAAGCAGTTCAAGGGGCACAACCTGCCACTTGAGGACCTCATCCAGGAGGGCAACATCGGCCTGATGAAGGCCGTGGAGCGCTTCAAGTGGGAGAAAGGCTTCCGATTCTCCACGTACGCCACGTGGTGGATCAAGCAGGCGATGCAACAGCACGTGCTGAAGCGTAAGCGCATCATCCGTCTGCCCGCCCACGCGGCGACGGTGCAGCGCAAGCTGCTGCAGGCCGCGGAAGAGTACCGCGAGACGATGGGCTGCGAGCCGACACAGGAGGAACTGACCGAACTCATCGGTGCCTCTGAGACCGTTGTCAAGGCCACGATGCACAGCGGTCGCGCTGTCATCTCGCTGCAGCAGCCCGTCAGCTCGAGCGGCGAGGGCGATGCCATTGAGGACAAGATTGAGGACCTGCGGCCCGAGGCCGACCCGTTCGACAACGTGGCTCAGAAGGAGCTCCTCGAGATCGTCAAGATGGTAATGAGCGACCTGTCGCCCAAGGAGGCAGCGATCCTGCGACTGCGCTTCGGCCTAGTTGACGACGAGACCGACAGCAGCAATTACCCCATCACCCAGGAAGAAATCCAGGCTGTGATGGGAGGAAAGAGCCTTAGATAATGGCATGGGCGGTGGAGTCGTCGATGTTTTTGCCTCACTAGGTGGCGTATTCATCGGCGGCCTCATCGCCCTCGTCCTGCTTCTTGTGCTCAGAACAATCACTCAGGCTGAGTCACTACGAAGAAGAGAAAAAGACGATGATTGAGATCGGCGTCTTCCTGATGTGCGTTGGAATCGGCCTGGCTTGCCTGATTGTCGCCTGTGCGCACGCTTATAAGGTCATCACCGAGGTCAACATTCGTAAGCGTTTGTTTGCCCGTGAGGAGACGCCAGAGGAAGAGACCGACCTCGAGAAGCGCCTCAACGCATTCAGGCAGCAGCAGTTCGGCGTGCCTATCGATCGCATGCGCTCACCCGCAGGACGGTTGACTCCGACGCGCGGACGTCCGGGAATCGTCGGTCGCACTCCGGCTGGCGACGAGTGAAGCTCCACCCGCAATGGTGGTACAACAGAGGAAGAGGAAAAGGCATGGCACTGAAGAAGGGCACCAAGGTCGAGCGTGGGTATTCCACTGTGGCGGAGGACGAGGGCGTCAACTACCGCGAGATCGCGGATATCATGACAGAACTCGGGTTCTCTATGAACCACTCCTCGGCCCGTAACTATGTCCTCCGCGTCATGCGGAAGTTTGCGGGTGCGCTCTCAGAGCGCTACGGTCTCGAGCTGACCGAGAAGCGCATTGACGAGATCGCCAAGTCGCCCGATTTCCAGCAGGGTGTCGCTGAAGTGCTCCATGCCATCGAAGCTCGCCGTCGCGTGATCCGCGTGCGGTCGGAGCCATAGTTAGTACTACGGCCGCGCCCCGCGGCACCTAACCGGAGACAGGATGAGCAGGATTCACGTTAAGAACTTGCCGCGCCTAAGGTTGACTGATCTGCTGCGCCGCCGCAAGACGGCGCTCCGGTCGTACCTCAATGAGTTCGGCATCACCACATACGAAGGGCTCCTTGCCCGGTGTGAACGCATGGGCGTCGCGCCGCCAGAACGCGAAGACTTCGAAAAAGTCGTCGTCGTTCGTGTCAGCTCGCCCCCGGAGGGCGTCGTTGTCCTCGAGGCGCCCAAGGTCATCAAGGAATCGACGGGTGAAGTCATCGACGTAGACGCCGAAGACGCTCAACATGGCGAGGTCGTCGTCTTGACTGAGCCAGGTCAGATCGACGGTCTGCTCGCGGTCCAGTCTGGGGCCCTGAAAGGTCCCACGAAAAAGGCGAGAAAAAAGAAGGAAGGCCACCAACAAGGCAACGCAAATGAGTGAACCGGCGAACTGCCAACGGCCTCGACGCGTGATGATCGAGATGCCGGGCACGGCAAAGGCGGCGCCGACGAATGGCCGCAATCGAAAGCGAGGGCGTGGTGTTTCCGCGACCCTGCAACAATCCGAGCCCAAGTCGCTCGAGGCCCAACCCGTCATCAGGGCCGCGCAGGAATACGCTAAGCGAGCCCACTCGCTCGGTGCACTGCAGGGTGCCTATGAGATCCAACGGCTGGTCGATCGGATCAATCACCTCGGGATTGACGACGAGCGCCTCCGTGAAATTGTGACCTCGGGAGAGCGCGCCGCTGACCAACTGCGTTCTTACCTGAGCAAGGTTTACGGTGACTGACGAGGGCATACATATTGTTGATGGGGACGGTGCAGATCGTGGTCAGGCTCGATGACTGGTTCGCTGAGCGCCTCGAGGCGGTCAACTGCAGTCCTGATGCCAGGGCCTATGTGGTCAGCGTGTTGAGCAGCTTTAAGCGTGCAGATGGTGATCTGAGCGATCGCTCGATCGTGGTGGCCTTTGCCAATGCCCGTGATCACGGGAACTTCGAGCACTTTCAACGAATCGGCGACTGGGTCCTCTGGACCGCGACAATCATGCCAGGTGCCATCGCTGAACACCGTGAGACCATCGAGACCTTGGGGCGCATGTCATACTACACCTGTCACCGGATGGTCCAGCGAACGTGGCCTGTCTATGAAGAGTTGGCTGACGAGCTCCCGAGCCTTGCGCAAAAGGTTCGTTGCACCCTGCAACTCCCATGAGAAATTGCCCGCGAGCAGTGTATCTTCAGCTCGCGCTGTGATACACTAAGACTATGTTCACGGTGAGCCTGAAGCACAACAGCAGTGGCCGCCTCGAAGGCGCCATCCTGCGTGCTCGTGCCTGCCTTGAATTCGGTCTCGAAGAGGCCCGTGTCCATCAACTTCTGGTCGACAGTGGCTTTCGCTCCTACGAGGCGCACCACGCCATCGTCGCGGCGAAGATCCTAGGTTGGTGAAACCATGTCGCGAGACAACGTCATCGACTTCAACCTGTATTACGACAAGTGGAAGACGGTTTTCGAAGCTGAGTCCGGCGACGTCGACCTGCAGATCCACGTGGACACGCGTGTTTGGGCGATCGACATCACCATGGTCAACGTTGAAGGCGAGTCGATGGCTGCGCGCCTCGATGTTGAGAACTCGTGGGCACTCTACGAGTCGCTGCGGAAGCTCTTCGAGCCCAAGGGCGGTGCCTGATGTCCTCCAAGCGGCGAATCGACTCGACAAGGCCCGCTATGACCAGGTGATATGGTCGCGGGTCTGTCCTAACTGTGGCAACCACACCGTCATCGACATCGTGAGGATGTCGAAGAAGGACGTGCTCTCGCGGGATTCGAAGTACCTCGGCACGTACCACTCGTGCGGAGGCCCGCGAGGGTATCGTTGTTGGCACATGACGAAGTTCGAGCCCGCCAAGCCCGAAAAAGCTCTCTATGAGACGTTCGGGTCCAAATCGAAGATTCGTGAGTGTATTTATCACTCCGAACCTGGTAGGATCGACCCATCATGGCAAGCAAGATTCGCAAGCACAAGATGAAGGAGCCGCGTGAGCTCGTCACGCTCGGCATGATCCTCAACTGTAAGGGTGGTCCGATGAAGGATCGCCGCGCACCTCGCGGGGGTGCTCGAAATCACAAGCGCGAGTTTCAGGCCGAGGCCGATCTCGGCTGAGAAGTCGCAATGGAACTCGAAGAGCCTCTCGTAAGCGAGGACGGGCTCATTCAGTGGATCGCATTCCTCCAGGATGATGCCCAGAAGAATGGCGGCACCGCCAGCACGTTTTTGCGCCTGAAACCCGAAGGACGCCCGGTGAAGGTGACATGCTGCTCGCGGGTCGTCATCGTGGAGTTCCTGACTGATATTGAGTTCGCAATCGAAAAAGCGACCTTTTTCATTGCCGTCTGACAGTGTCAGTGTATTCCCTCCTCACGTTGGGGTAAACTAGAGCCATGAGCGATACCGTCATCGACATCCTGGAGAGTCTCGAGACCACCGCGGGTTCAAACGCGAAGCGCGACATCCTCAAGCGCAACTGCGACAACGAGCTGCTCCGCCGCGTCTTCGCAGCGGCCCAGGACCCGTACATGGTTTACTACGTCAACAAGTTCAAGATGCCTCAGGCACAGGCGAGTGCCCCCGTGGGCGACGACAAGACGCTGACGGCGTTTCTCGACGTCCTCCTTCCCGACCTATCGTCGCGGAAGTTGACGGGTAACGAGGCCAAGTTCACGGTCTCAGCGGCGTTTCAGCTGATGGACGCTCGCCAGCAGAAGTGGTGCCTTCGAATCCTCTTGAAGAACCTGCGCTGCGGCGTCCAGGAGTCGACGGTCAACAAGATCTGGCCTGGCACCATCAAGAGCTTCGCCGTTGCCCTGGCGTCTTCGGTGAAGAGCACCTTCGTCAAAGGCGAGGGCATCAAGATCCTCGAGAAGATCGCATATCCCGTACGCGTGGAGCCCAAGCTTGACGGTCTGCGTTGCATCGCGGTGAAGAAGGACGGCAGGGTCACGTTCTTCACCCGCAATGGCACCGAGCTCGAGACCCTGCCGCGAATCAAGGCCGCGTTGGAAGCCGCAGAATACGACAACGTCGTCCTCGACGGCGAGGCGATGGGCGAGGACTGGAACGAGTCCAGTAGTGTCCTGATGTCGTCCAAGAACAAGAAGGACGACAGCAACATATTCTACAACGTCTTCGACGCGATGGCAGTCGACGATTGGATCGACCAAGAGACGACGGTCATCTATTCAGACCGCTGCGAGCTGGTCGCCACCGTGGTCGAAATGGTCAACACCGGCTGTGTGCGCCAGGTGCCCCACATCATGGCCAAGGACGAGGCTGAGCTCAAGGCCTTCTTCGCCAAGTGCATGAATGAGGGGTACGAGGGTGTCATGCTGAAGACGCTCGATTCCACCTACGAGTGGGACCGCTCGCGGAACATCCTGAAGCTGAAGCCCGTGACGACCTTCGAGGGCGTCGTAGTGGGCTGGTACGAGGGTCGCCGCGGTACCAAACGCGAGGGACTTTTCGGTGGCTTCAACGTGGTGCTGCCCAACGGCGTGGTCACTCGCGTGGGCGGGGGCTTCTCTGACAAGCTGCGTGCCGAGATCATGCTTGAGATGGCTGACTCTTGGTTGGGCAAGATCGTTGAGGTAGAAGGCCAACCTGACCCACTGACGAAGGACGGGCTCACTGTCGACGGCAAGGTTCGCTTTCCAGTCTACATTCGCGTTCGGTCGCCCGGCGACGTGGATCCTAAGGTGATAGCCGCGGGCGAGGCGTACCTCGCCAAGGAGATGGCCCAGTGAAGTCCATTGCATTCGACGTTCCGTTCACTCGCCACAAACACGTGGAGGTCGACGCCGCCCGCGACAATGAGACCGACTTTTCGGTCAGGTTCTCATTCACCACGAAGGGCGACCATCCAGGTCTGAGATTCCATGTGGAGCTGGGTCCACTCTATTTTGGCGTGTCGGTCTACGATGACCGTCACTGGGATTGGGACAAGAACACGTACTGCGAGTACGACAACGAGTAATGGCCTTGAACATGTTCGCGAAAGTCGGCGGCGTCTTTGCAGTCCTCGTCTTCTGGCATTTCCTCGCAGATTGGGTCTTCCAGTCGCACAAAGAGGAAATGCAAAAGTCCAATGACAGGCTAGTCCGCGCCTGGCACTGTCTCAAGTATGCCCTGGTGTTCGTTCCGTTGTTCTGGTGGGCGAGCTTCCCAGACGGGGCCTTCGAGTGGTCGATGGTAATTCTCTTCGCTTCACACTACGTCATCGACTCCTATGTGCCGGTACTACTGTGGGCCAAGTTCCTGCGAAAGGCGCCTCAATTCGATTCTGTGGGTAAGGACCTGCCGGCTCCCGTGGGTTGGTCTGACCGCGTCATCGAGTCGCCCAGGTATCGCACCAACGAAGAGGCCCTCAAGGCCTTCGCCCTGACTCCTCGGGGTCTGGTCCTGATGATCACGATGGACCAGTTCCTGCACATCGCCTTCCTGCTGCCCATCGCCTATTTGGCCGTCGTTCGCTAAAGAAATCACATGCCCGTCGACATTGTAGAAATGCTGTGGAAGTGTCCTGCCTGCCGTAGCACCGTCCTGGGACGCTACAAGGCTTGCTACAACTGCGGTCAATTTCGAACTCCTGACGTGGAGGAGTGGCTGCCGGACGATATCTCTCACGAGGCCGCCGTGCGCGATGCCGAACTGCTGAACAAGTTCGAGGGCGGCGAGGACCGGCACTGCGAGTACTGCGGTTCTTCGCAATGGAAAGTGGACGACAGTTGCCAGCGTTGCGGTTCACCCGCTCATTCCGAGAAAGTCATCCAGGAGATCGAGGAAGCGTCGAAGTTGCCGATCTCTGCGGCCGAACAGGACGTCCTCGGCGGACGCAATCATTCTGAGTTTGAACGCCGGGTGACCAAGCAGTCACAGGATTGGCCTCCGAAGCCCGTCGTCAAGAAGCGGGCGAGCCAACTGATGTACGAGGAAGACATGGGATGGCATCCGCCGTCCAAGGTTCTTTGGGGCATTGTGGGAGGCGTTGCTGGTGCGATCGCCTTCATCAGCCTCGTTCTCTATCTCATCTTTCACACCGTGACGCATTACTCGGTCGTCACCGCCACGCGATGGACCGACACGGTCGAGGTCCAGCGCTACCAGATCAATCACCACGATGGGTGGTCGCCGCCCCTTGACGCGCTTAACGTTAACAACGAGGGCGAACGCATCCACCACTACAACCACGTCCTCGACCACTACGACACGGTTTCTTATATGTACCAGGAGGCCTGTGGGCAGACGTGCACGCAAATCCCGCGAACCTGTTCTAAGACCTCGCGGTCTTGCACTTCAAACAAGAACGGTTCTGCAACCTGCACCGGCGGCGACACCGTCTGCACCGGCGGCGGGCAATCATGCTCGACGAAGTACTGTACTCGGACGGGAACTCGCCGGGAAGCGCGCTATCGCAACGATCCCGTCTACCAGGCGTACTACTCCTGGCGAGTCTGGGAGTGGACGTTCAATCGTAACGTGGTCGCGGCAGGCAATGACACTGCGCCGCACAGCCCGACGAGCGACCAACTCGCCCTCAATGCCAACGTTCACGACAGCGAGAAGGAGCGGACTGCGGGCGAATCGCTAGAGCTCAACGTCGTCTTTACCGATGACGACGACCACGAGAACCATGACTACACGCCTCACGATGTCAGCGAGTTCAAGTCGCTGCCGGTCGGGACCCACAAGGTCATCGAGGTGGGTACCATGGGTGGCGTGGCGATCGCTAGGGAAAAGTGAGATTTGCACAGTAGAATCTCACGGATTTCAATGACAGTGTAATCCCACCGTGTCTTCTCGTGTGGTCAGCAATGGGAAACCCCGTCCGGCTTGTGAAAACGGCACGGTGGGTCACGTGAGGGCACCCAGAGCGGTGCAAAGGCCGGACCTGACCGGGTAGGATGACTTCATGAAGCGCACTCGATTCAATCCCGAGCGCCGCGCTTGGCGCGGGCGTTCCTATCATCGCAGGGGAACCTGCGTGCGCGAGCTCCGCGATCGCGCGGGCTATGCAAAACACACCTTCGATGGGGTACAGTAATATCATGCACTCCCACTGGAACCCCTGCGGTCCGAACGACCCAACGTTCAACATCGAACGCCACCTGCTGGTCTTCCTCCAGGAGAACGCCTACTATGCCGAGATCTCGCGTCACCTGCGTAAGGTGGCGACGCTCGACATACCGACGGCTGCGGTCACCTTCGACGTGGTAAACGATGAGTTCGTCATGTACTACAACCCGGTCTTCTTCGCGGGCGGCAAGTACACCGACAAGAAGACGGGCGAGGAAATCGAGTGCACGCCGCTCTCCAACTGGGAGGTTCGCGGTGTGGTTCGCCACGAGTTCGACCACCTGACGTTCGGCCACCTAACGCACCGGCGCCCAGCGAAGCGGGAACTCGCCGTCCGACACAATATCGCAGGCGACCTTGCAATCAACTCGCTGATCGTCTCCTCGGCCGGCATGCGACAGGAGGACGACCGCCTCGACGCGCGTCCACTGCCGAAGAGCGCGCTGATCCCCGGGCAGCGACCCTGGGTCGACCCGAAGCAGTTCGCGGCGCTGACTCCGGAACGCAAGAAGGCCATCGAGGAGTTCTCGGACATCATCGAGAAGTTCCCGAAGGACCAGGCGACTGAGTTCTACTTCAACAAGCTCAACGAAATCGCACAGAAGAAGCAGAAGCAGTCGGGCGGCTCCTGCGATGCCGATGGCAGCGGCTTCGATATCGACAGCGTCCTGGGCACGCTTGATGACCATGATGGTTGGGACGATGTCCCGGACGATCAGGTCGACTACGTCGAAGGCAAGATCAAGGCGATGGTCGAAAAGGCCGTCGCCAACGCCGACGGGAAGCCCAACGGTTGGGGCAGCATTCCGGTACACATCCAGGCTGAGATCCGTCGCAGCATCAGCACCATCGTCGACTGGCGCGCGGTCCTTCGCCAGTTCGTTGGCTCGCTGATGCGTGGTGAACGCACTACCTCGATCAAGCGCATCAACCGTCGCTACCCATACATTCACCCGGGCGTCAAGCGAGGCTACACGGCTCGCATCCTCGTTGCCATCGACCAATCAGGGTCCGTCGACGACGGCCAGATGTCGATGTTCTTCGATGAGCTGGCCACGCTGACCAAGCGCGTGGGTGTCGACATTCTCCCGTTCGACTGCGGCGCCGACGTCCGCGAGATCTTCGAATGGAAGAAGGGAACCAACCCGAAGATCAAGCGCACTCGAATGGGTGGCACCGACTTCAACGCCCCATCTGACATCGTCAACGACGTCAAGAACCGTGGTCGTTGGGACGGCTACCTCATCATGACCGATGGCGAGTGCAGCGCTCCTCGTGGCTCGCGGGTGAAGCGTGGTTGGGTCCTGAGCAAGGGTCACAAGTTGCTCTTCAACAGCGATGAGCTTCAGGTTTACCTGGACGACACGAAGCCCATGACCGGCGCCTGGCGCTGAGGGTACCATGCACATTCTGTTCATCTTGACGATGATGGGTCTCGGCCTGCTCTTCCCGAAGGGAATGAAGTTCCTCGTCGCCGCGCCGCTGTTCGGCATCGCGGCCGGTGGCGTGGGATGGGCCATCGTGGCCACAATCGTCAACTCTCTCATCACCCTGCATGCCTTTGGCCTGTTCCTACTGTCGGGCGTGCTACTCGCAGAGGTCCTCGCGTTGTTCGACACCAACTGAAAGAAAGGAATCATATCATGCTGCAGCGCGTCACCGTTGCGGGCCTTCTCGTCCTCGTCACCCTGTTGCTCTGCGCCCTCATGGCGCTGATCAGCAGCGTCTTCCTCTATGCGGGCTGGAACTGGGATCTTGTGCCCGTCACCGGGCTCCACCCGCTCACCGACGTCTTCCGGGCGTTCTGGTTGGCGTTCGGTCTCACCGTGCTTGGCAGCCTTGTCAAGGGCGCGTCGGCGAAGGTCGAGTGAAATGGAAAATCGAAGCAAGTTCGCCAACGTGATGGCGATCCTGTGGGCGCTGCTCGTGGCCTTTTGCCTCGTTGGCGCCTTTCTTAAGCACCAGAATGCCACGTTGATGGCGATTCTGGTGGCGGTGATGTGGACGTTGGTCCGCATCATCAACGAGGGAATCGAAGCCACCAAGGAACTGTTCGCCAACAAGAAGGAGTGAGGTCCTACTTGCTCTTATGAGGCTTAGAGCAGGCGACCTGGTCAAGGCCGCGTCCATCGCCGGGGCGGTGGAATTGACAGCGTCTCCCGCGGGACCCGCGACCATGAGTCACGTCATCAACATCCTTGAACCCAAGGATGTCGCACTCGTCATTTCGCTCGACCGCCACGATGGTCGCTGCGTCTATGTCTTGGGCCCCCGCGGTGGCGGTTGGGCCCTTGGTGCATTTCTAGTCCAGGTGGTGACGGATACCTCATCTCAATAAGCGCGAATATTCTGTGTGTCACGGGTGTAACACATTTGGACCCTCAGAGTACCATTAAGGGATGAAGCAGCCGATCGAGAAGGGTGCATTGGTCGTGGTTTACGGGAGACGGGACATCATCCCTCGCGTGATTGACGTCAACTACGTGGACTGCGAGGCACGTTGGGTTATCACCCTTGACTGGGGTGAATTCGGCCTGAGCCGCGTATACGACCACGACGAGGACAAGGTCTGGTATCGCTACAGCAGCGCCAACTGATCAGACACAGTCGACGGGCGTGGGAGGTGGGGACGCGGATCCCGAGGGCGCTAGCGTCAGCGAGCCTGTGAAGTCGGAAGTCAGGATGACGTCGGGCGTCAAAATTGACGACAACGTTCCCGACAGGGACCCCGTCAACATCACCCTGAAGGCTCCACCGACGTTCGACCAACGATCGACGAGAGGCCTGATCCAAACCTGCTCGTGATCACGAGATGCTGCGTCGAGTGCCGCCTGTAGTCGAGCCCTTGAGATGATTTGTGTGGTAGATTTCACAGCCATCGTAGCACCAGTTCAAGCTTGAGGACAAAACCCGCGCCGGCGGCGGGTGCCGCAGGGTTCCAGGCACCCGCCAGAACATCAAGGAACTCAACGCTGGGACCCTGATCCGCCAGCCACGCCGTCACTGACGGCAGCTCGACCTCAAAGAACCCAGGCGCGGTAATCGTGGTGTCGACGACGCTTGATCGATAGATAGTGGCGCCCGGTGAACCGACAGCACCATTGGTGTCAATCAGTTTCACCGCTACGTTGCCGGGACCGCCCCCGCCGACGTTGTTGTCGGCCCACATGCAGCCTCGGAGATAAGCACGAATCTTGTCAGACCTGCCTCTGTCGGCATACACGGTCCGCGTCGCACCACCGCCCGGAAATGAATACCTCTTGGAGTGCCAGGCTGCCCTGATTGGGTGCCACAGGCGGCACGCGCCGATAGGAAGATACGTCAAAGCATTTACGCCATTGATCTCGCTGTAACCTGCCGTCAAGTTGAGGACATACTCGTTGGAAGTGCCGCCGCCAAATCGAACTGGCAGCGGTTGGTCCATCCACGAGATGCCCGAGATCGACAGGGACGGTTCGGGTGACGTCACCTCGAGGTCAATCGTGGCAAATGTCCCTGATTGACCGTGGCTGACGATTGCAGTCCCGGGCGACACTGGGACGATTGCGCCCGTCGTGGTACCAAGCCCGGGTTGACTGACGATCGTGCAGCTGTCAGGATCGATCATGTATGTGTTGCCCTGGTACCAATTTTCGCTGTACAAGGGGTTGACCGCCGAGTTGACCCAAAGGTATTGACCATCGAACGCGAGACGTAGGTACTGCCTGGCCCCTGAAACGTTATTGTAACCAGCATTCTTAAAATCAATGAAGCTGCCCCCCGCGGGCGTCGATGTGACCTTGCCGACAATGCAGCCAGCTCGAGGATCAACCTTCCACACAGTTCCCTGGGGCGCTGAGGGTCCTTCGATTTTGGGAGCTGACAGGGCATCCAGGACCCAGACGTGCTTGCCGTCGAAGACCAAATCTATGATATTGGGAAATTTAATGGTGACGACTGGGCTTGGGACCAGCTCATTGGTCCAACTGCTGATCCTGTACTTCTCTAGCCTGCATGTCGTTGCGTTTTCAATGTGTCTCTGCGCGACGGCGACCCACAGGTAGCCTTCGTTGTCGACGCAACCGCACAACGGCGTGTCAAATTGGCGACCCGTGAAGTCCAGCAGCACTGTTCCAGGGGAGTTCTTGTTGCCATCAAAGCCCAAGATCGACTTTAGAACGGGCGCAAACAGGAAGATCTGCCCCATCTTGTCCTTTGAACTCTGACCGATAGGCGAGTAGCACAAACGTGCGTCTTGGAACGTACCGGCGACTACCGAGTACTTGTACGTGTAGTTGTATGAAGGAACTGGCCAGATACTGTCGCTGCCCAGGCTCAACAAGAAGAATGCGTTGGCATGGACGACCGCTAGCTGCTGGCCATTGAACCAATTCTTGAGTGCCAGGATGTCTGACGCATTTCTTGCACTGATTGACGACGGCCCTGGTCCATCATTCTTCGTGCCTGCCAACGTGAGCCAATCGGTGAAGCGACCCGTGAACTGATTGAACGACAATAGTTCGCCTTCACCTTCACCTTCACCCGTTCCTGCAGTGAAGAAGAGCTCCTCATCCAACAAGGCTGCGCAAGAAAAAGCCTTTTCGTAGTTGGCGGTGTCGGTGAGTGTCGGGTGGTCCTGGTCCGTGCCATCCCAATAACCGATCGTCATTGATCCGCTGATGTACGAGCGATTGCTGTGCCGATAGTCGAATGAATCATCTGCGTAGCGGCCACCAGATACGCCGCCTCGTGAGAACAACGTCGCCTTCTTGCCAGCTCCTGAATCACCCGGGGCGTATCTCGTGCTGCTGATCTCGTTGCCTCCACCGATCACGTGCCAGGCACCGCCCCAAGCAACGAACGTGACCTCGTCACCTTGTGCCTTGAGGACGTACGAAGAAGGATACTCGTTCTCGAGTGTATCTGGATCATTATCAGACACGTAGCCCGAGCCTGAGATGACATCGATCTGCGTGCCTCGTTGAGCATCCTTTAGAGGCAATGGCGTATAGATGTGCACTGAGTTGGGACTCGGATCGATTTTCTTGTAGCGCAACATCGACCCAGAAGACCAACTCGTTATGGGCAAATTGTCAGTCTTTGAAAGCTGCCCAGTGTCGCTGAGGCTCGGCAGCGCAATGAACGCAGGGCTGTTGCCATCTGGATCGATGCTAAGCTGCTGCGCGCCGCTGGCATCGATCAGGTTGATCAGCGCTGTGGCGGCGCTTGGCAATTTGCCATACGCGTCTTGATTGATCTTATCGTCAAGGAAATACTGCAGATCGTTCGTGCGCCAACCTGGAGAAATTTCGCCCGCTGCGTACTTGGCCAACTTGGTGTTGAAGCGCAGACCTCCCGCGGGACCAGCGTTGTTACTTGACCATTCATTGCAGTTAGAGTTAAGGATGCTGAGGCTGCCTGAGATGACCACGTCGCCCGCAAACACCTGCGTGTTTCTGCCGACTTGATTCACTTCGTCAACGTCATTGCCACCATCGACCCATAGTGCCACGTCCCAACCAACCGTGGGTCGTTGAGTGCTGTAAGGTGGGTTATGCGCGCCGATGTCACCCGGTCCTTTGTAGACGCTGAGCGGTCCCAGGTAACCCACGCTTCCCGACAGTGTCGTCAGACGGTAGAACCAACCGGGGCGTTGTGTTGGACGTGCGTACGTTTTCATTGTCTAGTTTTCTCTCACAGGATCTGTCTTGACTTTGCGCTCAAAATTCACCAAGGTCCGGGTATCTGCTTCGGCATTGGCATTGGACCTTTGCCATTGGGAGACGCAGCCCAAGCACCCGAGCCCGTCAACACCGTCCACGGCAAGATGCCTGGCACGATTCTAGTGCCAGTCAGTGTGTCGACGATGGGCGTGTCATACCACTGGCGCTCTTGCGGCATAGACCCTTCGGTGATGTAATCCAAGATGATGCTGCCGGTAGGGGGCGGTGCAGGAGAGTAACTTGGTGTCGAGTACGGCGTGTAGATGGTCGAATTTTGGTTACGAAGTTCAAAGACTGACTTGGGATATCCCAAACGATCAATTCTCGTAAACCACGGGTTCAACGTGTAAATACCATTGTTGGCACCATCCATGACTGTGTCGCCATCGATCAATGATCCCACGTCGACTATGGAATCACCGTCCATTGAGAAGACACACCCAGTCACAGCGGCAGGACAACCAGCATCGTCTGGATGACCTGAGGTATCTGTCTTGTGCCAAGCTGAGGGCCGCGGCATGCCGGCGTCAGCCTTGGCACCCAGGCTGAGTTTAGAACGTTCCATCGAGAAGTTGACGTTGAACAGCGAGCTATCGTCGACCTCCAACAGTGAGTCCTTCATGTAGACGTTGTTGGGCAGAGGAATGCCTTCCAGTTTTGGCATGAATTGACCCTGATCAGTGCCCGTGATGCCAGAGAGGCTGAATCCGACCCTTGCGTCTTGGAAGATGACGATGGGCGACTTGTCACTGCAATAGAACCAGCCTTTGCCCATGGGTGGACCAGGGTTGGCTCCAAAGCCTTCTGGGTAATTTTCGGTGTATGGCACAGCCGTCAACAACGATGCGTTGAACGTGATGGGTCCACCTTGGATGATAAGCTTGCCCAGGGTATTGAAAACATTACACTTAGTGAAGATCAGCCTTGAGGCCTCGTCACCCGTCACAGTCATGTCTGGTGCGATCTTATTGTTGAAGAACTCGAGTTCTCCAGCTATTCCCACATCAAGCGAGTGGAAGACGCAGGTGCCAGCGCCTTCGACAGAGACCTCACTCGTGTTGATCTTTGCGAAGTCAACGTTGTAAACCTTAAGTTGAGTGCCAGTGCCCCAGTCAGTTGGCCACATGGGTGCGTATGGGCCAGCATAGGGTCCACCCGCGCCCGGCTGCGCATCGGGCCACATGTGTAGACCAGCTCGGGCATACTGTGAGTTGGTGTCACCTTCCCGCGGAAAAGGCGTGATCATGTACTTGAACGACGTGGCGCTGGCATACGTGTTATCGTAGACCTCTTCCATGAACCAACCGAAGAACATTGGCTGCGAACCCTCAAATTTGGGTTCCACAAAGATGCACTGCGGCTTTTTGAATGGAGGTTCGATGTTGTAGGCATCGTACGACGACGAGATCATCGGAATCATCAAGATCGATCCTCCATCACCACGTGCCTGGTAACCGTACGCAATGCTTCCGGTGGCTCCGTAGTCGGCATAGCCGATCTGTGAGATGTACACGTGGCGTCCGTACTGCCACGGATCGAGCGCAGTGATTCCGTAACCGGGCCCTCCACCACCGTAGGTGCGGTAGCCTTCGAACTTGATGCTGCCGGACGCAAACTTGACGTTGACGCCAAGTTTTGCCTGAACCGACGATGTGACCTGTGACGTGACGTTGACAACGTAGTCGCCTTCAAGGCCATCTGGGCGGCTAAGCAAGCGTAGCGTCAATTCGTCGATGGTACGCAGCGCTGTCTCGGGCGTCTTGCCGTCGTTCTCATCGTAGCCGTAGTCGGCATTGACCCACCAAGTCTGCTGTGCAGACCATTCGCGGCTCAACCTCAATCGTAGCCAGTACATCAAGGGATACGGTGCGATGGTCCCGTTGGCAGGCACCGCGTCGGTGTGCGTACCTGAATACGGAAACATAGTGGGCTGCGTTGTTGGATCAAGGAACGATGAAAAAGGCAGCAGCGAGAAGTAATCGCCGACTGACTTGACGTAAGCGATCATGCCGCGGGAGGCGCAGCCGGTCGCCGCGGCCGCTGCAACGTCGAATGCCGCCAACTCTGCGATGTTGTTGAAGGTTTGCAATTTAGACCCCGGGCATCCTGTCACGGCCGCGGCTACCATGGCCTCGACCACGGGAGGAGACCGGTAGAACGAGTACGTCTTTCGTGATCGAGTCTTGTCTCTGATGGTCATATGCCTGCGCCGTCATTGCGGTGACTGCAGATACGTATCTGTCGACGTTCGGAATGGTACCCGGCACGCGCAATCGGGTGTTATATGATGAAACACACAGGACGCACGACATGATTGATTTGAGCGGGTTCGACCTAGACGTTGTTTCGAGCATTGTCGATGCTCACGAGGAGGCAATCGATTGGCCCATCGGGGATTACCGCGTTGAAGCTCACGAGTTATACCAGTCACTGTTCACCTCGGCAGTCTGGCATGTCGTTGTCAAGATCAATGGCAAGGAGGTCGACATGTCCGAAGAGTCCACGTGGCCTCATGGTGAGTCGTTCATCAAGCTCTGGATGGAGCAACTGATCAGGCAGCGCTGTGATGACTGGCTACGGTGGGTGGGCGTTGACGTTGAAAACGAGTATGAACGTTGGGCCAGCGCCGGAGACGACCTGTGACGTACGCTCATTGGTCCGTCGATGCCTTGCGCGGTTACCTCGTCATGGCTGATGCCCTCCTATCGGGCACCACGTCGCCGGAGCTTCGCGCAAGCTATGCGACAAAGATCCACGATGTCAAAGCTGAACTCGGTAAGAGGTCTGACTCCGCGCTGGACCACCGAAGCCTCGCCTATCCCGCTGAGTCGGCCATGAGTGGGTCAGCTGGCAGCTAGTTAAAGCTGCCATGACATCGCCCATCATCCCAGTTTCCGAGACGCCGATCACCGCCGCACAGTTCGTCAGCGAAGTGACGGGCATGGATCACATCACCCGTGACGCTCACGCCGTCGCAGCCTTGCTCGCGGGCAACGTGCCTGCGCACATGCGATCATTTGTCGACGTGACGACGACGTTTCGCTCAGCCGACAACCAGACGCACACTCTGACGCTCCACGTGATGCCCGACGTGTTGTGCATCGGCACTAATGCTGACTACCTACGTACCTCGTTGTCTCCGCTCGCGGCGCAGCAGGTGTGCGATGCGTGGGATTGCATGCTACCGACGACTAGGATGTCTGACCTGATTTGGGCCGCAGCGGTCAACAAGCTGCAACCTCTCCCATGGGGCCCGCCTTATGATGCGTCAATGATGACAACTGAGCGTCTGGTCATTCACAACCAGCGCATCAACAAGCAACTCGAGATGATGAAGCTCGATGCCACCAAGTTGACCGCGGGTCACAAGAAGGATGTCGTCATGACGCAGCGCTTGGAGCGTCAGACGAAGCAGGTCGCCATCTATGGTTGGCAGCAGCTCAATGGGCGGCCGATCCAGCCTCTGTACCTAGGCCATGAGAACACGTACGCCGACTACAGCCACGGTCTGAGGCTGGTGAGCCTAGACTGCGAGCTGGATGGGACGACGATGCGGTTGCCCGTGATCCTCGCCGACGCTAATCTTTCGCTTGGGATTTCGTCTGAGGGCGCGCAGACCGTCTACCGCCAGCCTCCCGCATAAGTTCGCAGAGAGCCCATCGAAAAAAGTGAAAAAAGCAGTGTACGAGACCCAAGGAGCATGATACTGTATGTTCACGATGGTTGCAAGGCCATCAAATGGCCCTATCTTCTAACGGCTCAGGATGCTAGCCTCTCACGCTGGCGACCCGGGTTCGAATCCCGTTAGGGTCACCGAGTCACTACAACTCACTCCTAACCGAAAACGAGATTTACAATGTCACGCGGAACCACAACGACGATGATGAGCATGGAAGGCGAAAGCCTCTGTTGCCTCTTGTCTGTGACCACGTTGTCGTTGCCGTTTCGGTCGCCGCACCCCCATAGGGGTTGAAAGTGGCGCAGCCGGGCAGAGACAACCGGCAGACAGACAGAAGAAACTCATCGGGGTGTAGCACAACCTGGTAGTGCGCGTGCTTTGGGTGCACGATGTTGTCGGTTCAAATCCGACCTCCCCGACCAGGAAACAGACCGCAAGGTCCGTTCTTCCTTGTTCTCTGACAACCTGCGTTCCAATGGACCCGTGGTGTAACGGGCATACACGGTGTTGCTGTTCCTCCATGTCAGGAGGTTACGGGCACCCGACAGGGCGGTTCGATCCCGCCGGGTCCACTAATCGGCACTTAGCTCAGGGGCTAGATCGCTGCTCTCACACAGCAGAGGTCGTGGGTTCAGATCCCATCGTGCCGACCGTCGATCGTCTGATCGTCTCGTGGCTGAAGTTCATCCCTGCTCGGGGAAAGGCACTGGCACCGGGAACTGGTCAGGTCCGAGGCGCATGGAAGCGTAACGTCGTCCGACGTGGGATCAGGCAGTTCCCTATTCTCACGAGAGACAGTGCACCGACAATACCGGATCAGAGCTGGGGTGCATGCAGGTAAATTCCTGCTGGGATGTTGAGGCGGTCTAGCTAACTGCTGAGTCCTATGACGGAACAACGCGACTGCTGCGAGGTAGGTGAGAGGGAGTGATGCCCTTCTCCTAGACGATCAGTCGATCGACGCTATCAGGGTGTAAGTCAGAAGCAGACGGCCTCGTTCGGATCGAGGAGGACGGGAGTGCAAGTCTCCCCACCCTGACCAAGTTTCACATCGGAATGTAGCGTAGTTTGGTTTAGCGCACCCGTCTGGGGGACAGGGGGTCGCCGGTTCGAATCCGGCCATTCCGACCAATCGCCACGTGGCGATGGCATACCTCTGAAACCGGATTCACCGGCGAGGGTAGTAAGACGGTCGGCACAGGGGTGATTCTCAGCGTCGAGTGAGAAACGTGGGGTGTACAAGCACCCCACATGCTGGTGTAGCACAAAGGCAGATGCGCCTCTCTCGTAAGGAGGATCATGTGGGTTCGACTCCCATCGCCAGCTCCACGTCGTGATGGCCAACTCGAAATCTCGCCGTGTTTCACGGTGCCATCAAATTCAGGATGTAAGTCAGCGGCAGACAACCTCGTCTGGAGCGAGGGAGCCGTGGGTTCGAGTCCCACCATCCTGACTGTGACCGCCCGATAACGGGTCATTTGACTGTGAATCAGACAAGTGCGGGTGCAACTCCCGTCGGTCACCCATGCATGTGTCGTCTAATGCAAGACGCCGGAAAAAGCAAATCCGGAAATGTTGGGTTGGAACCAACGACACGTTCCATCCCCGAGTAGCCGGGGTGGCTTTAGCGCCTGCCTGAAGAACAGGAGATGTCGGTTCGACTCCGACCTTGGGGACCGGATTTCATGCATCCACCCTTGGCGTAATGGTAGCGCACTTGGTTGAAACCCAGGAGGCCTCGATTCAATCCTGAGAGGGAGAGGGTGGACCACATACTTAGATCGTATGAAGATCAGGTTGTCTGAGCTGCGGCAGATCATCCGCAACGTTGTCAAGGAGTGCTACGGTTGGCCCGTCGAAAAGGAAGAACACCTCTACGGTGCACCTACCAAGATCGACGTGCAGAATCCGCGTGATCCTAAGAACAGTTTGGTCAGTATGCCAAAGGGGCCCAACAGCCGCTCAGGAATGAATGAATCATTCCAGAAGATCTCACAGGCCGAACTCAAGGCTTGGAAGCAGGGCGACTACCGCGAAATCAATGAGGTGGACGGTTCGTTTGATCCTTGCGAGGGCTGTGGTGAAATGGTCCCGTCTAACCAGCTGCAGCAGGTCGAAGGCAAGTATATGTGCCAGGCCTGCTCGGGCGGAATGGATCAGTCCAGCTACTAACAGTGCAAACCACTCGATCGGTGTGGTACAACCGATCTCATGTCGAGGTACGCCATTGGAGAGCGGCCTGTCTGCAAAACAGGTGTCTGCGAGCTCAACTCTCGCCCTCGACTCTAATCTCTTCGCGAGTAATCCAGATGCCTACTGCGAGCAATCGTGTGTAGTGGTGGAATGGCAAACGCGATCGGCGTAAAAACCCGGCGACTCGGTCGACACTTGATGTCGAACTAGGGTTTGTGGGCTCGAGTCCCGGTGGGTGAAAGCTAGAGAAATGTTTTGCTGACATGGTGTAAGTGGCATCACGCTTCCTTGGTACGGAAGAATCCCGAGTTCGATTCTCGGTGTCAGCTCCGATTGCTCAAGTAACCACACAGCACAGTGGTGGAATCGGCATACACGGCCGGCAGAAAACCGGCTCGCCTCGCGAGGGGTGGTGGGGGTTCAAGTCCCTCCTGTCGAAGGTGAAAGATCGATCGCAATGCGGCCGTGGCCCAGTGGTACGGCGTCTCCTTGCCATGGAGAATCTCACGGGTTCGATTCCTGTCGGCCGCTCAGAGTTAGTAACTCTTGGGCGCTAACGCGTCTGACTTAGTGTAACGGTAGCACATTTGCCTAAAAAGCGAGTAGAACGGTTCGATTCCGTGCAAGTGAAAATTCATGCTGGTGTAGCATAATGGCGATGCAGCTGCCTTGTAAGCAGCAGACTGTCGGTTCGAGTCCGACCATCAGCTCCATTGAAGCGTGGTAGAACGGTTTATCACACCTGTCTCGAAGCTTAGCAGGAGGGTCCTCATGGGCCCAGAGGTTTGAATCCCTTCGCTTCCGCCAACTGTGTACACCCTCTGACGAGGGTGGTAAGGTAGCATTATGCAATTTTCCAAGCTTGTCAGGGTGGCAACTGTCGCAACACTTACGGCCGCAGCTGTTGCAGCGGTGGTCTTCATCGTCAAGAAGGTCAAGGCAGCGTCCGAGAAATCTAACAGCTGAAGTTTGCGACCCTTCGGGTGATCGCAGGGTCCGCCGGACTCCCCAAAAAGTCCGGTCTATGGTGGGCGTGGTATAGTGGTTCTGCACGTCAGGTTGTGGCCCTGAAGGTGGGGGTTCGAATCCCCTCGCTCACCCTGTGCAACTCGATCGAATATCGAAGTTGTCGATAAATAGATCGTGTTTCATTACGTCTACTGCATCGAAAATCTCGTTTAACGGAAAGGTCTACGTCGGGAAACACTCGTCTGATGATCTCGATGATGGGTGCATGGGTAGTGGTAAGTTGCTAACACGTGCAATCGCCAAGTATGGCCCCATCGACCAGTGGCTAAGTCGCCTGGCTTTCAACCAGGAGAAGCGGGATCGAAACCCGCTGGGGTCACCAAGCATTAGTTACGTCGCCGTGGAGGAATTAGGCAGACGCGCTAGTCTCAGACCCTAGTTAGGGTAACTTCTCTAGGCAGGTCCGATCCCCTGTCATCGACACCAGAATTGACTCGAGAATATTCAACGTAATGCCAGTGTGGTGGAACCAGGCAGACACAGCGGTCTCAAAAACCGCCGCCCACAAGCGTGAGGGTTCGAATCCCTCCACTGGCACCAGAAACGTAAGTAACTCATGAGACGTAGCTCAGTCTGGTAGAGCAGGTGGTGTCCAACTACTGGGTCGTCGGTTCGAATCCGATCGTGAAGGTGAAGCGTTTCAACCTTTGAGGTGGGGACAGGTAACTGTCAACCAAGAGGAATGATCGTCCACCCGCTTAGGGTGAACAAACCCGGTTTACGACTCACCTCACTAAATCATGCGCCCGTAGCCTAGTGGATGAGGCACTTGTCTACGAAACAAGTTTACGTAGGTTCAAATCCTGCCGGGCGCGCCAGCAAGTAACCACTGGCTCGGGTGAAACTCCCAGGATGGCAGCAAGTGCTGTTATCGGCGGTGTCCACCAGCACAGGTCATGGAGACCTGTGGGTGAACGCTTGGCTGAAGAAAAGTCTGATTAGATCGGGACTTAAGAAAATGAGTGTGAAGAGTGCGGATTCCCAGAATAGAGAGGAAACATCTCTGCGTTCATGTTGATCATGTGAACCGGAATCCACGGGATCACAGGCTTGAAAATTTTCGCATGCTGTGTCCCAATTGCCACAGTCAAACACCTACCTACTGCGGTAGAAATGCCAGAGTGGTGGAACGGCAGACACACTCCGTTTAGAGCGGAGCGCCAAAAGCGTGCGGGTTCAAATCCCGCCTCTGGTACCAGAATGAAGAGATCTTCGTAGAAGTAACCACTCGAGTTGGGTTGGCGCGTGATGCCCACCCCCTGTAGGTGAGCGCAGGTTGGCCTCCCAATGGCTCAGCGGCAACAGCACCCATCTCATACGTGGGGAATCGTGGATTCGAGTCCCATCTCAACAGGAACCATCATGACAGACTGATCTCTCTTCAACGTCCAGGCTCTACGTGAGGGTCAGACGGTCAAGTTTCGCCCACACGGGAACAGTATGGTCCCGCGGATCTGCAGCGGGCAGCTGGTCACGGTCGCCCCTGTCACGGACGAAACGTTGGTCGAGGTTGACGACGTTGTCCTGTGCAAGGTCAACGGCATCCAGATGCTTCACAAGGTGTCAGCTATCGGCAGCGATGGTCGCTACCAGATCAGCAACAATCACGGCCACATCAACGGTTGGTGCACGAGGAAGACCGTCTTCGGCATCCTCGTTGCCGTGGAGGACTAACATGGAAACTGTCATCATCGAGATCAGGGCCGCCGAGGGCGGCGAGGACGCAAGACTTCTCGTTCAGGAGCAGCTCCGGGCATACGCCAACGCGGCGGCCCGGAGGGGTCTTTGAGGCGACTGTAATCGATGATCGACCAGGGATGGTGATGCTCTCTGTCTCCGGCCCAGGAACCCTGCAGACCTTTGCAAATGAAGGCGGCGGGCACAGGTGGCAGCGCGTTCCACCGACAGAAAAGCGTGGTCGTGTGCAAACGTCGACAGTGACGGTCGCGGTCTTAAACCCAGACACCGTCATCGGCCAGGCACTAGACCCCCGTGATGTGGAAATCACCACTGCCCGAGGCTCGGGTCCGGGCGGCCAAAATCGCAACAAGACAGAGTCGTGCGTCATCGCGGTCCACAAGCCCACCGGCTTTCAGGTTCGCATTGACAACGAGCGCTCGCAGCACCAGAACCGGGCGATGGCCTTCAAGGTCTTGGCCGCTCGCCTCTACGAGGCTGAGTCTGAACGGCTCTACCGCGAGCGCTCCAACGAGCGCAAGCAACAGGTGGGCTCAGGTCAGCGCGGCGACAAGGTACGAACCTACCGGACACAGGACGACCTGGTCACTGACCATAGGACAGGTCAGAAGTACAACCTGTCGAAGTGGCTCAAGGGTGACTGGTGAACAGTTGCCGTTCCCTTTGATAGGGTGAGGCGGAGGCCAAAGTGTCAGCAAAGATCGACAGGTTCATCAATGAGTTCGCGTTCTTGTCGAACTTTCATCCATCCACCATCATCGTCGACGGCCGGCATTATGCCACGGTTGAGCATGCCTATCAGGCTGCCAAGACCCTAGACGAGACGCAACGTGAGATGGTGCGCAAGTCGAAGACGGCGGCCGAGGCCAAGAAGCTCGGCCGCTCTGTCACCCTCCGCGAGGATTGGGACCAGGTCAAGGTCGACTTGATGCGAAAGTTCGTCAAGGCCAAGTTCGAGAACCCGCTGCTCCGCGAGATGTTGCTGGCGACTGAGGATGCTGAGCTCATCGAGGGCAACCACTGGAACGATAAGTTTTGGGGCGTTTGTCGCGGGCAGGGACAGAATTGGTTGGGTCGTATCTTGCAGGAGGTTCGTGATGAAATCAGGGCCGAAGTTGATGCAGAGTCAGCCCTCGATGACATTCCCTGACGCCTCGGGTCGCCTGTCACCAAAATACAGGTCACCGCCGAAGAGGACCAACACGGGTGGCTACCGCGTCAAGCTCTTTCACGGGCTCGACCAGATTGGTTACGTCAATGTCTGTGAGTCGTTCGTTCGTGCGGCGAAGCGTAATGTCAAGGTCCTTGAGACGCACTCATTGCTGAAAAAGAATACCGTGGTCGCGGTCTCGGCATCGCCATGTGCGCGGCTGCCATCAAGTATGCCCTCGACAGAGGCAAGACGATCACCTCGTCATACTCGCCCAGCGCCTTCGCACAGCGCGTGTGGCGTTCCAAGCGATTGTCAGCGATGTTCTTTGTCACGAAGTTTGCGCGGAGGTGGTGGGTCTCGCTCTCGCGAGCTGTGAACGAAGCGACAGGAGGGTGATAGAGTATTCAAGGTGTAGCGATGAAATTCGAAGACGTAAAGAGGGCAAGTTGGTACGTCCTGGTAGCGACCGGGTACGCGCTTGTGGCCCTCATTCTGGCTACTGCTGCGTTGGGTCTCTATGGCCTCGTGCAGTTATTCTTCAAGTGATACACGCGGTCGTGGCGGAATGGCAGACGCGCTGGTTTCAGGTACCAGTGGGGCAATACCTGTGTGGGTTCAAGTCCCACCGACCGTACCAATCAACGGTAACCTACAGCCAGTTAGACATCGAGTGGAGCAATGGTAGCTTACCTGACTTGTACTCAGGGGGTTGCAGGTTCGATTCCTGCCTCGAATGAAGGTGAAGTTGATTGAACAGTGACGTGCGCACAATTAGTAACCATCGATGGTGTATGGGTTAACACACCGGGCTCGTGATCCGGGGCAGCAGGTTCGAATCCTGCATCAGGTGAAGCACGTTTGACACGAGAAAGATCGCATGACTTCCACCAAAGGAGGCTATCACGTTAGCAAGAATTTCTCCCCGTAGCTCAGCGGATCAGAGCGCGTGTCTCCGAAGCACGAGGTCGTGGGTTCAAATCCCACCGGGGAGGCCAACTATGCCGCTGTATCCCCTCGGTTTCCTAAACCGTTGAAAGGGTAGCTGGATGCACGTGGGTTCGAATCCCTCCAGCGGTGCCACCATCACGCCCCCGTATGCCGCGTGCCTTCGAAGCACGAGAAAGCTAACGGACACATGCAGGTTCGAATCCTGTCGGGGGTGCCATCATGCCCCTGTATCGACTCTGCCTTCTAAGCAGGTGAAATCGTAATTGGACACATGCGAGTTCGACTCTCGCCAGGGGTGCCAGTGTAACTCGAGCGGTCGGTATGGTATCTTGAATCAAGAGGCCACGCATGGCGAAGGCAAAAGCGATTTCCGGTCGTCTCCTAAGAATGGAACGAGTTTGAACGAGGTTGGAGCTGTCGCCCTGACGGGGCCACGCTTCACCTGACCGAGGCAGACCACGTGGCATTCGAGAAGGACTATTGGGCCAAGATGCTCAAGGAGGTCCTAGATGAGTATAACCGACCCAGCGGCAGCCCCAAGATCATCGATGTTGATTCGGACATGTACAATCGCATCAAAGAGAGCCACAATGGCATCTGGTTCCGGCAGATGGACTACTCGAAGCTCCTTCGGGAGATGAGGGCCATGTGAAGAAGCTAATCGTCACGGTGATTGCGATTGCGACCCTCGCTGTCGCTGGTTGCTACACGGAATGGGACATTCCCAAGGTGCGACGCCGCGATCCTTGCACTCGTCTTCTCGAAGAAGGTTATGTCTACGTCAACCCCACGTGTCGCTATCCAGCGCCACCTCCACATCCAAAGTCACCTGACTGAAGAAGGAAACGGAATCACATGAACCTGAAGGCTACCAAGAAGCTCAACAACGTCCGTAAGTTCACCGGCGGCGGCCCGCGGCCCGATCTGCGCAAGCTGCGTCAAAAAGAGGCGAAGGAACGCCTCACGGTGTGGCAGAAGCTGTCGCCTCGGGAACAGCTCGCCAGCCTCGACGGCCGGCTTGGCAAGGGTGTTGGTGCCCAGAAGCAGCGCGCCCGGATCGCGGTGGCTCTCGCAGAGTCCAAGCCGTTGACCGGCATTGGCAAGCGAACTGCGCCCGCTGAGCAGGTGAAGCAGAAGGCGAAGGAACGTCGCGCACAAGAAAAGGCGGAGCGCCCCAGCAAGTGAACTGAACCTCGAACTTCCGATACTTATCAAGGCCGGTTATGCGCCCGCAAGACCTATCAACTCCCAAGACGCGCAAGCGTCCGAGATTCGGCGAAGAGCCGAGGGGGAAGCCCGTGCCGAAAGGCACGAGACCGATCCTTGACAAGCCGGAGGACACCATGAGTGACGTGAAGCAGGTCATCGTCGTACGAAAGGACCTGAACATGAAAAAGGGCAAATTGGCCGCCCAGGTCGCCCATGCTTCGATGAAGTTTCTCGTTGACAACAACGAAGCGCAACGTGGAGACGAGGTCGTCATCAAGCTGACACCCGCAGAGGCCACATGGTTGTCGGGTTCCTTCACCAAGATCGTGGTGGGTGTGGATTCGGAAGATGCCTTGAAGGACCTCATCTTCAAGGCAGAAATTGAGGACGTCGAGGTGCATCCCATCATCGACGCCGGAAGGACAGAGTTCAATGGAGTTCCGACATTGACTTGTGCAGCCTTCGGACCATGCGAGGGTGCGCTGCTCGACAGGATCACAGGTAACCTGAAGTTGATTTGAGGCGAGCGGGGGTGCTATCCCCCGCAATCGGAGCATAGTTCAGCGGTAGAATGCCTGGTTTACACCCAGGAGGCCCATAGGGTTCACGGGGGTTCGAATCCCTCTGCTCCGACCCGAACGAACTTGGAAGCGTGCGAGAGTGGTTTATTCGACCGGTTTGCTAAACCGGAGGGTTTGAAAGGGCCTCGGGGGTTCGAATCCCCCCGCTTCCGCCATCATGCAGACGATTTGTCCCAACTGCCGTCATGAGGTCATTGCCAACTCGGCACCCGTGCGTGGGCTAAGCAATGACGGGACCGAGATTTGGCTGTGCCTCAAATGCCCAGTCATTGTCTGCGGAAATCCCATCGATCTCGGGAATGGTAACAGCGTTCCTTGCTATGCAAGCCACCTCGAGAAGGCCCATCCAGAAGTCTATGGCCTCAAACCTGGGCCCACGAAAGGTGGCAAGAAAAATAAGAAAAAGTAGAGTGTGGTATATTGGAGGATTGGTAGAGTGGTTTATTCGACCGGTTTGCTAGACCGAAGGGTCTGCAAGGATCATGGGTTCAAATCCCCGCTTCCGCCGGATGATCATTCCCTGTCCAAGCTGTAGTTCGAAGGTTGAATTAAAGAGAGTGCGTCCGTCCGCTGGCACGCCTCTGACACGTCAGAAGTGTGGATCTGCATCAAGTGTGCAGTGATCGTCTGCATCGATTGTTACCACGAACACTCACGAAAAAAGCACCCGGAGACGGTGAACGAAATCAAGAAGCCGAAGAAGAAGTGACTTGGAAGGTTTGGGCATTGGCAGGCCCATCGGTCTTGAAAACCGACATAGGTGATGAGCCTATTGCGAGTTCGACTCTCGCACCTTCCGCAAGTTAGAACAGGCGCTTTACACCATTTACATGCAAAGCATGATTCTAAATGCCTCAATGTGATTATGGATGTGGCAACGAAGGAGTGAAATTCTTCATAAGCACAAAACGCTGGTGTTGCAACACTAGTGTCAATGCATGTCCCGCTAAGAAAGAACGAGATGCTTCACATAAACGAGGCAAGAATCCCCTTGAGGGTCGTGAACATCCACGCGGAATCTTAGGAAAGAAAAGTTGGAGTCACGGGCAGACAACTTCTCCCGAAGTGCGCGAGTAAATTAGGATAGCACTCACGAATAATCTTAATTGTCGTGGCATAGCCTCCTCTCCTGAAAAGGATGTCGTTCGACGACAACGTATTCGTGAAGCAGCTAAACGTGACGGAAATATTGGAGGTTATCGCAAAGGTAGCGGGGAGGGCCCCAAGGGTTCGAATTCCTCCTCTTCCGCCATAGTTACTGGACATGAAGATTACCCTTGGCAAACTGAGGAACCTCATTAAAGAGGTTGTCTTGGCAGAATCGTATCCGACTTGGGATAAGTCGACCCGTAAGCAGCAGATTGAGCCTGAGCCTGAGTATTCGGACCTCTACGACGAAGAAGGCTACGATTACATGGATGATGACATCGTGGAGCCTCCTCTAGAGAATCCTCCGCTCGATGGTGAAGTCTCGCCCGAAGAACCCGCGAGCCCGTATGAGGACATGGACCCACCCACCAGGATCCCGTTGAAGGGCGGCGATGAGGTTGATGCTCTGACCGGATGGAAGAATATGTTGAAGTGGAAGCCTGGTCAGCGCGCGGCAGCAAAGAACTCATACAACCGACGTTTGAGGCGAGCAGGTTGAGGGACGCAGGTTACAATAGCACAGTGCAGGTGTAGTTCAGTAGTAGAACATCTCGTTGCCAATGAGATGGTCGTGGGTTTGAATTTTATCACCTGCTCCAAAATTCAAGTGCGGGTCTGGTATAGTGGTTGTGCCCTAGCCTTCCAAGCTAGAGAGATCGGTTCGATTCCGGTGACCCGCTCCAGCAAGTAATCACCACCAAGGCCGTCCCCAATGGCCTACATGTGAAAGCTTTTGTGATCGTGGCGTAGTGGTATCGTACCACCGACGATCTAGGGCTATCGATGACATCGATGGCGACGAATGTTTTTCTGTGAAGAAAGTCATGAAATCATATCCCTCAATCCCCTACGCCACCGAGTGCCGAGTCCCAATCGTCGCCTTCGACAAGCTCGACGGGTCCAACGTCCGCGCCGAGTGGTCGCGCAAAAAAGGCTTCTACAAGTTCGGCACCCGCACGCGGCTAGTGGACGCATCCGATCCTGTCTTCGGTAAGGTGCCCGGACTGATCAACGACAAGTACGGCAAGGGCATCGACGAGGTGCTCAAGGAATCGAAGTGGGTCTCGGCCTGCTGCTTCTTCGAATTTTGGGGGCCCAATAGTGCCTTCGGCATGCACGACCTCAAGGAAGACCAGACGGTAACCCTGATCGACGTGGCGCCCTTCGGCGCCGGCATTCTGGAGCCTGAGCTCTACCTGAAGTTGTTTGGTCACCTCGACCACGCCAAGGTCTTGTACGAAGGCGAAGTGACGGAAGCCTTCATAGAGAGCGTTCGGGACGGTTCGCTGCCCGGCATGACCTTTGAAGGCGTCGTCTGCAAAGGCAAGAACGACAAGAAAACCAAGGCACCCGTGATGTTCAAGCAGAAGTCGCGGGCCTGGTTCGACAAGCTGAAGGCTTACTGCGGCGACAATAACGAGTTGTTCCGGACTCTACGGTAACATAACAACCGCCCGGGTCGGAGTGGTCCTCCGAGCGCGTCTTATAAGCGCGCCAAGCCGGTTCAATTCCGGACGGTCGGACCGTTGAAGTACACGTGGGCATGGAGTAGAATCATCCCATGGCAGATCGTCCTGACGTGAAGGTAGCACTTGCAAAGTTGGTTATGCGTCATGAGAGGCTAATTAACGCCCTGTCTGACGGTTTCTTCGACGTTGTTAAGCTGCTGATTCCTCAGGTTGAGAGGTGTAACGCAGGGGAGTGCAGTGTTCCGGCGACAGTCCGGCACAAGCGCCTCAACGTTGCCATGTGCGATCATCACTGCGCGGCGGCAATCGTCAATGCTGAAAAGAACCTCATCAAGTCACAGCCAAGAGACACCCTCAACTCAATCCGAGGGACCCTGATGAAGGAAGAAGATTGGGACGACGTTCCCAATGCCGAGAGCATCAGGCGACTCACGGATTACCTAGGATTGGTGGGCAACTCTTCTAGCCACACGATCAATTGAGGGAACACCGTGAAAAAAATCCGCATTGAGTTGAAGAACAAGGCGTTGGGCAAGCCCTTCAGGTTCTTCGATTCTGCCGAGGCGCTCTACCTCTGGCTAAACGACGTGGGTGCAGGTCCCGATCCAGATGGCTCGTCAGTGGTGACGTTGTTGCCCGGTGACTTTCTTGAAGTTGAGTGGCGTGGTTGTGAGTTCGCTCACGAGGGAGCCGATCGCTATCGACGTCTCGACTACGTGAGGTTCGCCAAGGGCTCACCGACCAAGAACGCCTCTGGGCTGGTTGTCTCAGTCGATCACGGTTGGGTCGCTGATGATACGTTCATCTTTCGCGATATTGAAGACGAACTCACGCGCACCAGGCTGCTGACCTCTGAGGCTGAGTGGCGCCTCGATTTGGATGCTCTGTTCCAGGACGGCAGCGACGATCCAGATGAGGAGGATCCTGATGGAAGCGACGTTGAAGACGGGTGATCTGGTCAGATTCATCGACATGTATGAGAGGACTCATGCCGAGGCTATCATCGTCAAGCGCTTGACAGAGGCGGACTTCGTCACCCATCGCTTCGCTTGAAGCATGATACAGTGATGATCGTCCTCGTTGAGACGATGCCAAAGTCTACCAGATACTGCGCGACGAAATGCAAATGCAGCCGAGCGATGATCCCGGCGGGCTATTCATCGTACTCAACCGCGCAGAAGATCAGTGGTCGCTGTGTCTAACCTCTAACGGCATCTACGCAATCAAATCTTGTTCCTTGATCGCGGTTGCAGCGGAGGATATGGGTGTGGCATCGGCTTCGACTGGTGCACAATGTGTCGCGCAATCACCTTGACGTCAGGGTGTTTGTCCTGCAGGGCGCGGACTGCCTCAACATTCTTGCTCGAGTCATCAAAGAACTCAATCAAGTGCAGGTCATCACGCACGATGCGGGCATCGATCCAATTGGCTTTGGCCTGCGGGTTGGAGGTGCCCAGAGCAATGACCTCAATCCCGTCAAATCCTGCTTGATGCAGGAACTGATGAATGGGCGCTGTCGCGTGGCGTGCTGTCAGGATGACGACACCACTAGGTCCGTACTTGTCGTAGATGTTCTTTAGGACGCGGCCCGTCCAGACGTAGGCCTTGGGCTCGATCAACTGACCAAACTCAGTGAAGTCAAACTGCTCGTCGGGCGTAGGCTGGTAGACAGCAAATTCTCCCGGCAACAATGACTTCCGCGAACCATCGGGTCGAATGACCCAGACCTTGGAACCTGTCTGCGCCAGAGTGTCATCGAAGTCGAACACACGCAGTTTTCGCGGGCCGATGACTTCCAGGACGAGACCCTCGACGCACTCTTTCAAGAGTTTCGTCTTGGATTGCATGTATAATCGTACATGGTCTCGACGCAGTGTATTAGTCCGTCCCGGCATGGTATGCTAGAGTAACTAGGAGGCATGAGATGAAGCCGTTGGTGTTGGAGTACCTGCGTTCCCATACGTTCCGTGAGCTCGAGGACGAGCACGGTGTCTGTGCGCGGCCCAACTCGCGCTTCGATAAGTTCTCACTCAACTATGATCAGATCTTGGCGAAGTCGGGCAATGCCTTGATGGAACAGTGCCGCGGCATGGTGATTCGTCCATCTCGCGAGCAGACGGAGCAGTTCCTCCACGATGAGGCCCGGCGTGGTGGCGCGCCTCTGTCGACAGCAAAGTGGCGCGACCGCGTCGTAGGCGACTGCGAGCTGTTGGCCTGGCCCATGAATCGCTTCTACAACCACGGCGATGTCGCGGCCGCGGGGGTCGACTGGTCGGATCCCGAGCTCCGCGTCTACGAGAAGCTCGATGGCACGTGTTGCATCGTCTACTGGGACGAACTTCATGGTCAGTGGCACGTCGGTACGCGGTCGGTTCCCGAGGCTGACCTGCCGATCCGCAAGGATGACATGTCGATCGGCAACATGACGTTCCGCGACCTGTTCTTCAAGGCCCTGATCGAGACCCGTGAGGCGAACTCGGGCCAAAAGCTAGACTGGGTTCCGAGCGACTTCGATCAGGTCGTTCATCTCAACAAGGAACTGACGTACGTCTTCGAGCTAACGAGCCCGCACAACCGCATCGTGGTTCGCTATGACGAGCCTCGTGTGACGCTGTTGGCGATTCGTCACACGGCATCGGGCAATGAATCGGTCATCGAGGAGCTGCAACTGCAGCACGTCAACCGGCCGCAGCGTTGGAAGTTGTCGGAACCGAAGGCGCTGGCAGCGTTTGTTGAGGCGGCGGACCCATCAAAGTTGGAAGGCGCGGTCGTCGTTGACTCGAATTTCAACCGTCAGAAGGTCAAGTCTCGGGCCTGGGTCCTGTCTTCCAAAGCGAAGGACCTAGTGACTGTCTCGAAGCGATCCGCAGTCGAGGCCATCATCCGCGGCACGATTGATGACGTCATCCCGTTGGTCGAGGCCGACGTGGCTGGGGAGCTGCGTTCGATGCAGGCTGCGGTGCGCGAGTATCTCATCTCTGTCGATCGCAACTTCGAGGCCTGGCGTGATTACGCAGCGGGTTCGCGGAAGCTCTTCGCTGAGAAGGTGATGCAGTCCAACGATTGGGCGGCGCCCTACTTCAACTTGTGGGAAAGCCGTGCGGCCAATGCCCGCGAGTGGTGTGAGTTGATGGCGTCCAAGGAAAAGCTCAACGCCTCGTCCTACGACACCATCCTGAATAAGATCGGCCGCTGAAGGCTGAACACAACCGGGGGTATTACGCGAATATTCGTGGGTGCCCCCGTGTTCCATTTGGGCCTTCCCACGGGCCCGGAATGTGTTACGGTGGTTAGAGGGTGCCCGATACTTACGTTTCGGAGGTTAACATGATCGTAATTGATTTGGGCAGTGAGGGGGAAGACGTCGTGGTTACTCGCAATGATGGTCCGCCCGTCGACAAGGCAGAACAAGAGCGACTACGCCACGAGCGGTGGTACGAGTACCTAAAGCGAGCTCCTCAACCCCAAGTGATTCTGGTTGAGAAGCCTTAGTAGCGACCGTTCTCTGCTGCAAAAACGGCGGTGAACCAAGAACCTGGTCGTGCCACGTCGCACACGCGCAAGGCATTGACGTAAGTGTTCGGGTACTCGCTGTTATTGGGATCTGACCCGGTGCACCAGCTCCCGCAAGCGTCTGCTCCCGCATTGTTCCAATCGATCGTGCTACTGCCAAATGCGGGTGACGTATAGACGAGATTACCGTTGACATACACTCGATACTTGCTGTCAGCTTGATCGAACGTCAGACCTACGAAGACCCACTCTCCATACGGGATAATCTTGGGCGTGTCAAACTGAAAACGTGTGCCTGCTCCGTCGGGGCCCAATGTGAGGTACAATGACGTGGTATTGTCAGAGTGCCAGGTCATCAACACAGTGGCAAATGGCGCAAACCAGCCGTAAGCCGACCCTGTAATGCGATACCGTTTGTAGAACAATAACGTATCAGATGCGGCCAAGAGCTTAAACCAACCAGCAACAGTGAAGCTACCCGTCGGTGATAGGTTACCTGATGTTCCAGCTGGGCCGCCAAGGTACGACCAACCAGAGTGAAAAACGCACTGTGTCACTCGACCAAATTGACACGGGATATCTTGACCTGCAGTGCCAAGCTGCGTTGCATCATAGCCAACTATAGTTCCATAGTTGAGGTACGGACCTCCTGGTGTAGTGTCGTCAAACTTCCACAAGATTTTGTCGTGTGAATCGAGAGGATAAAGCGATGCGGCTCCTCCACCAGCACCATTGGTCGCACCCCCGCCCCCGCTGGTGCCAGTCTTCGTCAACAGGATCCAGATGCGTTCCGGGCCAGACCAGACAAAGCCACACGAGTCGTATGGTGTAGTCATACTGACGGGTGACGCACTGCCATCGATCGGCGTCTTACCATCGGCGCTGCCGTAGACGTCGATTCTAGCGTTGCCTGCGCTGCCAGAAACATCCTTAATGAAGTGAAGTTGACCATCCCTGGGCTTGGCCGGCAGGTTGACGCGAATGATGTTTGTTGACGGTGTGTATGCGTTAATAATGCAGGCGACGGTGTCGTACGGCTTCAGGTTGATGATGCCGTTGTTCGCTGGCGCGGTTCGGTACGTCGTCACGTTGACAGACAGACTGCCCAACACAGACAGTTCGGTTGGATTGCCGGCCATGCCGACCTGCACGGCGCCCGGAAAGGCAACACGCGAGATCTTGCCCGTGTTGACGTCCTTGACGAACACAAAGAATGAGTGCGCTGCGTCGTCCTTCGTCGGCATCGTTTAGACCGTCAAGTTGCCAAAGACATTGGACGTGAACGTGATGATCGACTGGTTTAGCGCCGCCGGGTTGGGGTCTGGGCGATTCACGGCTTGACCGTCAAAGTACGGCATCGACGATGTAGCCTCAGTGCTCAAGTTCTGCGACCAGGTGTTTTCTGGCGGTGTGATCCTGCCTTGTGAGTCGACGAAGGTAACTTGCACCGCACTGCGTAGAACTCCAGCCTTATTGTCGGCGGTGTCGGTCGCCTGGTAGTACTTGGTGAACGGGCGCTGCTCGAGCATATCACGGTTTTGACCGTAACGATCACGACGGAACGTAGCGTGGCTCTTGACCGGCAGTCCGTTATAGAGCCCGTATTTCCAACCTCTGATGATCGGACCGACCAGGTACGTTGCGTATAGGCCCTTTGCAATTTCTTGGTCACGCCAAGCAGGTTGATTGTTGCAACCCGCCACTGACGATGACGTATAATCTGGCGTGACGTTAGGCCAACTTCCGGTGACCTTTTGGGGCACCATGGTGTTGATGTCACCATAGCCATACATGACCCTGATCATATCATCTGGCGACAGTGAGCTGGTGAGGTAATAGGGCGACGATCTTCGAAGGTCAACGTCAGCAGCGATCTGCCAGGAGATGGCGAACTGATTCAATGCCAAGTGTAGATAATCTTCAAAGAATCCAACGTGAGGCGTAGTGCCAACAAAGATTGGATAGAACGTGTCGATTTCGTGCGGGGTGATCGGAGAGATCATGTTTGACCCACTCGAGTATTCGCGCTCAGCCACCAGCGACTTTGACATGCCTATTGAGCGAGGAATGTCGCTGTAGCGCGGCTCAAATGGATAAGACCACGTCCAAACGCCGTTAGCGAGGGATTCGATTGTCTCGCTAGCCGAGTCCACTTGATTGTTGAAATAGAGGTAGCCCACTGTTGGACCTACCTTGACTTTCGTCGAGTCAAACGGCGCGGGTGGAACGTCGCCATTCTTCAAGATCCAGATTCCATTGCCACTTGCCTTGAGGCACTGCGCGAGGTCTGGAACCATAGAATCATAGTATGTCTCAGAATCAGACAGGAGCTGAGTGACAATGGGCCGGTTTGCTCGCTCGTACCACGGCTGCAATCTGAATGACTTCGAGTTGTTCTGCTGAACCTCGTACGAGGTGATTGGAGAAGAGGCGGGCGCGGGCTGCGAACGAGCATCCAACCTCTGAAAGACCTTGCCCCGCGAGCCGGTCACAAAGTAGCGGCTGCCTCCTGACGAGACGATCGACAACATGCTTCCGGTGATGTAGTCGTCCGTGTACGTCCCCCAGTACGAACCAGGGTACTCTACGTTGTACTGATCGAGTACAGGATCATCGCCGATCGTCTCGTGAATTGTGTCAGAACTCAGTGGCTGGTTCAATGTGCTGTGTCGTTCCCTTGATTCCCGCAGCAACGTGCCGTACAACGTGATCTTGATGGTCCCCGTCGGCAGTGTCACATCGTGACGTAGTGATGCGGTGAAGTAATCCACCGGCAACGACGACGTCAAATTGTCCTGACCGTTTGTGAAGATCGACGGTCGCATCTTGGAAAGCGCCAACGTCAACTTATCGCCAGGCAGGACCAGATAGGGTGACGGGTAGGTGCTGCCGACGTTGATGGCAGAGATGACTGCGGCAACGAAGTTGGGATCATTGATCGCGTTTTGGTAGTTCTGCGGCAGTGAGCTCGTCGATGAGGTGGTCGAGGCAGAGATGAAGAGGGGATTCTTGAACTGTCCTCGTGAGTTGATAGACGTCTGAGTGGTAACGAACTCTTTTCCGAATACTGAGCGTCCCGAGGGGTTGAACCCGGTCGCGGCTCGACCAAATGGATCAACGTCCTTGACGACAGTGATGCCGCTACCGCCTTCGAAGATCTCGGTCGTCGAATTGACGTCGACGGTTGGGCTCGTCAACCACTTCAACACATTGACGCGGTTGCTTTCGATGTCAGGGTCTGCAAAGATAGACGTGTACTCTGCAATAATTCCATTTGAAACGCCCGCGATGGTCGGAATCTCGATGCTACCCGTGAAGTAGTTGTCACCATCAGGTCGCACAACGCTCGAGGGCGTGGCGTTGTATGAGACGAAGCCTTCAGGAGAGAAGATCCAGGCTGGCAGAATGCCTATGCCGGTATAGTAGTAGACCTTGGTCGCCTTGACGTTTGCGTAGTTATCACCCAACGGGATGACGGTTCCTGACGTGATCAGGTCGCGGTACGTGTTGGGCCCGGCTTGCTGTTGGTTGAAGAGCGAGACCGTGATTGCAGGGCCAGCGAAGTCGTACGTATAGAAGTTGATGCCACCGTTATAGGCTGAAGTAATCGGAACGCTTGTGGTCGTTCTATCGTTGAACCAGCCAGGACCCATTGTCATCGGAATCTCGAAGATGACCTTCTCGATCAAGAATGGGTGGTTGATGGGCAGTTCAAACTGCTCGTCTGAGGTCGCAAGGTATTTCGGATTCGTCTGGACACTATTCGGGTACTGCCTTGACAGAATGCTGCTTAGCTTGTCGAGGTTGAGATTGAACGGTGGTGGGCTACTGAATCCCAACACGGCGTCTGTCTGCTGTCCCAGATTTTGGTTGTGTGATCCAGATGAGATGGAGTTGCCGAGCGCACCGAAACCTCGAGCATCTTCAGGATTGACGAGGTAATCGAGCGCCGCCAGCGGATCACTCAGGTCGTAATTTCCGTGTCCAAGATTCGTGACAACGTTTCGAGGAACGTACCACCCGCGTGACTGCACATTGTAGTAATAGATGCTGGACGTTGTCTCAAACATCCAGGTCGCATATTCAATCGGTAGCTCGAGTTTAATCTGAGTCTTGGCTGACAGCGGTTCCTTCAGGTTATCGCCGAAGATGTCGACGTTTGAGCCCGTGGCATAGTATACCTGGCTCGACCTGGACTGCTCGGGTCGTTCATGGTCAGAAAATGGCGTGATGAATTGCTTGGGTTCATTGCCAATGAACGTGTCAGCATTTCCTTTGATGATGCTGCCAGTGACCTCCATGCTACCGAACAGGTTGATCCTGTCAGGTGCTCCTGGTTCAGAGTCAGCATAACGACGAGGAATTGTCGTCGGATAGTCGACGACCACGCCGGGAACGTAGGTCAACGTTCGACGATCATCGAACGCACTCAAACGCGTGCCCAACCTGTCCCCGTCGCCAGTCCTGGCCGCCAGAGGATACGAGGTTCTTGCGTCACGCTGAGCGAGCTCTCTACGGGGCAGAATCTTGCGACGGTTCTGCGGCGGTGTGAACCGCATTACGCAGCCTTCACTGTTGAGACCGGGCCAGTGAAGTTCCGGCGTCAGGTTGACGGTGTACGGCACTGACGATAGGCCATCGACATACGTTGAATCGTACACGTAACCGCCCAACCTGTACGGCGTGCGATCCTGGTCACGGTAACCCATCCCGACCGTGAAGTCGCGGAATCGCCAGTAACTCGGCGAATTGGGATCGTTGTTCAGGAAGACGCCGATGGTCGCAGACTCTAGGTGCACTGGGTCGGTCTTGTAGATGCCGATGCGCGTGTGGTAGCGATACTCGATGACGCCGTTTTCGTAGATGACAAGATCAAAGCGCAGCTTTGAACCTGCGAACGAAAAGTTGCTCAATGAGTTCCAACGAAATACCGTCGCCCGGATGCCTTCCTTCGTCGTGACATAGGCATACTTGATGCCGTACTCGACGGCATTGTAACGCTCGTTCGGCAGATCAAGGCCACGCTGCTGATATAGCAGTTGCTGATCCGTGATCTGAGACGGAAAATCATCGCGGAAATCTTTTCCTGTCTTGTACAGGTTGCGAAGGTCGTCAAACCAGACACACAGCAACACGTGATTGGCAGTGGCGTTGAAAGGCGACCTGATCGAAGAGTTGTCGTAGGTGACAAACGTACAGTCACCGATGACTGTACCTGATATCGGGCTCGTGGCCGGATCGATCAACACGGCGACGCCGTTGGGGGTCACCTCAATTTGAGTGTAGTCGATGCCGTCGAAGTGAAAGACAAATCCCAGGTCGAGATTGATCGACGGACCGTCATCAGCGCCAGGAGCCCCGCCCGTCGGTCCCGAGGTTGTCCAGCCCGGAACTTCCGTCATCGCAGAAGTTGCGATCGGATACAGGCCCACCTCAGGACTGACGATTCGATTGAGGGTGTAGTCCTCAAATCTGCGCTGAGGTGCTTTACGAAGTTGGGTCGATGAAGCCGGCATCAGTATGTCATGCCTCCGAAAGCGATCGAGTCGGTGCCGACCGCCGCCGCAGTATCATAATCCCAACCCGTCGCCTGTGACCTCTGTTTGCTCGACACGTAGTTGTCGGTCGAGCCTGACATCAGTGACAACGCGGCATCCATGTCGCTGCCGCGTGAAGAAGAGGCTACATTTCTCGGATAACGCTCATCCTTGAAGGGTTTGAGGTAGACCTTGTCGTAGCGGAAGAAGCCCGTCGAGACGCCCATGGTCCCAAGCATGTCGACGTCATCCAGGTACTCGACGATGCGTGATTCGGGATCAAAGTCATCAATGCCGACGATCTGACATGAGGCCCGCGATTGATCCTCGCTGCCACCCATGAAAGAACCCTTGATGCTGTGACTCTCGAAGGGAATGTCCATCGAGTAGAAAGCAGCAGGTGCGCGGATCGCCAATGGTTCAATGACACCGTTGGTGTTGAACGACTCGAGTTGGTCAGAGTCGCCAGTAACGATCGGGAACGTCAGAATTTCCTTGTCAAGGTACGAAATGTGTTCTTGTGCCTCCAGGAAGCGCACTGGGTTGAACAGGTCGAGGTCCCCGTAACGTGGGTCCGGGAAGAAGTTCTTGTCTTCACCAAAGTTGTTCTTGCGAAGCACGTGCCCGGGCTCACCAGCGTGAATCTTGACGAGACCAGCGTCAAAGTGTTTCATCTGTGTCAGCTCAACGCCCTGACGGTAACCGTCGATTTGCGACGTATCGTGGCCCTGCTGCACAGCAGTGGCGATCGTGTCAATCTTATTGACAATCATGCCGTTAATCAAAACTGATGCGCTGAAGTATGTGTACTCGTACTTGACGTTGGACTTAGCAGTGACGAGAGGTCCCTCATCGAACCAATCGGGCTCCTGAAAGCCTGGATTTCGGAAGAAGTTCAGGTTGACGCCCATTTTAGTATTTCCTTATGATGCCGGTCACTTGCTGCACCAGCAACACGTCGCGGATGCGGCTGCGGTCTTCTTCGCCGAGATAAATCTCGGAGGAGAGGTGTTCCAACTTTGCACGCTCCAACATGTGCGACTCGATGGTGAAGTTGGTCCCCTTGAACCGCGTCTTGCGGGGAATCAATTGCTCGATGAAGGTTCCCAGCGTCTTGTCGAACCACCTGAAGAACTCGAAGAAGTCCTGAAAGTTCAGCCTACGGGTGATCCTGTTGAAGTATACGTTACGCAGGTGATCGAGGTTCGGGTAATCAGGTGAATACACCAGCTCCGGTGCGCCCAAAGCGTTGTCCAGTGCATCGAAGGTGGAAAACAGAGTGACGATGTCGCGGTTCAAGGCGTCGACCAGTGAAAACTCAATGCTCAGCCGCGTGTCGTCGGTCGGGCGCTCGCTCCTGACGATCTCGTGAACGGGTGCCACCGATGCCCAAGGAGTTGCGTCAACCAGGTCTTGATTCTGGTAGCCTCGAACGCGGATCTTCTCGTCTGTTGCTGCCTCGTCAAAGTAAGGCGACAGGTAGGAGTGATCAAAGATCTCGCCCACCACCGAATTGACGCCCGGTGGAAAACCAGATCCTGTCAAGTGAAGGCCATTGAGCGAGAAGTCGATGAAGGTGATGCTGCCCGAGATTCCCATTGAGCTCGTCACCGCCGCGCGATCCACCTGTTTCTGCAGTGCATCAATGCGGACGCGGTTCCAGGAGCCCGTGCTCGTCTGGTTAAAGTTGTAGTTGACCAGCGGGTTCTCAACGCCCAGTGACTTGTAGTTTCGAGTGTGCTCACGGAACTCTGCGTCGGACACGGCCTTTGACCAGAATCGAAGGTTAGACGCACGACCAGTAAATGCCGTCGTCCGGGCCTCCTCAGGGACTGCTAGAATATCTGCCAAAAACAGACTGCTGGATACTGAAGCCTGGTTTTCGCCAATTGCTAGGTAGCTGCCAGACGGTGCCTCGAGCGTGATGGCTTGCCAGACATTTGCTTCTCCAGCAGGATTCTCGAGGAAGAAGCTGCTGGTGCTGGCGAACCAAGTGACATCACCATCGTTCTGTGTGGCAACGCGGAGGAAGTAGCTCGAGGAAACGTTAGACTTCACCTCGTCGTTGCGGTAGCGACCGAACGAGATGTTCCAACGATCGTAATTGAAGATGCCGCCTGGTGGCAGATCGATCTCCATGCGCAGCAGCGGTGACGTCGATGCATTGCCAGGACGTACGTAGAGCAGGACCTTGGGATCAAATGACGACGAGATTGCCAGCAGGTTGGCCACAAAGCTACCTGACGTGCCCGGAGCGTCACCGACCGCGAGGCGAGCCAACGACTGTGTCGCAGACGTCATCAGTGCAATGTTCTGAGGTGTGAACTTGAAAATGCCCTCAACGGTCCACGAGCCGCTCGTCAGCAGCCCATCGTTCTGATTCTGCGAAATGCCATGCGGCGGGTAGAGGTCCTGCTGAACCATCGAGCCCGCGGGTTTGGGAAATCCGACCTCAACACGTGATGCTGAAAGAAAGGGAGACGTTGCCAATGATGAGGTGACGAACTGCACCATGGCGCCAGAATCGAACTTGCGTTCACGGGAGAATGACAGTGGGCGTTCAGTGGGCCCGCCGTACTCGCGGATCCGCAGCGAGTTCTCGGGGTCGATGCCCATGGCGCGGAGGAATGACTTGATCGCGTGCTGCGTGCCCTTTGACCTGACGACTTGGGGCATGTTGATCAACACGCGGCGCAGTAGCTCGTTCTGAACAACCTTCAACGGAAATGCGGAAGTCGCGATCTCGTAGCCTACGTTCTCGGCGTTGACGTATTGGTCAATCGTCGCACCGCCGAAGAGGGGAGGCAGGTGGAACCCGTATGCACGGACAAAGTCATACAAGAAGTTGTTGGGAGAGTTATCGTGACCCGTGTAGTCAAGGTAGCGCAGGGCGCTGAACGAATCGAGGTACAGCTTCATCTCATCGAAGAAGCGTGCCCAGATGTAAAGGAACGACAGGACGATCTGCTGCGACGAGGCCTTGCTTTGGCCCGGCATGCCCGTGCCCCCGTAGGGCGCCAGTGGTTCTGTCCAGTCGACAGTTCCATCCTGTGCATCGCCCTCGAGGAGGTAATGCTGTGGAACCAGCCTGGTGATCAAATTTGGATTGTGCTTGTCGTATTCAGACGCAGACGCCAGAAGTTGGGTGTTTAGGTTGACTGTCGTTGGATAGGCCGGGAACAAGACGGGGTACGTCTCTGGCTTCTCATAGATCATCAAGCTCGCAGGATCCTGACTAGCGTCATGCCTCAACGTGGGCTCGAAATTTGTGATCAAAGCATGCAACGAGTTGCCGCTCGAATCTAGAACAATGGCATTGACCGGGTCGTTGGGATCAGGCGTCAGCGGAGGAGGTGGCTCATTGAAACGGTAGTAGAGCTTCAGGTCAGGCGTTGCGTAGATCGCCTTCTTGGCATAGAGCTCCTGTTGATTGACTGTCCGAGCCGAGTGAAAGACACGCAGCTCATCAAGAGAACCGCTGAACGTCGTCTTGGGAATGACGTCAGTGGCACCCAACGAGATCATGGTGCCCGTTCCGATCAGCACGTCAGAGGCGTCGATGTCGAGCTCTCCGATGTTACTGCTCATACGTGAGCGTTCCTGCAACACCTCATCGACGTAGAAGTCGACGAAGTCGGTGGTCGACTCGCGGTTCAACGTCACGCAGACGTGATTGAAGCAACCCTTGCGGAGGGTTGCAGCTGCTGTGACATAGCTGCTGCCAGAGACGACAGCAAATCGTGCCACACATGAACCCGTCGAGATTGACTTCTCAAGGTACAGCGACAGGCCTTGCTGCGAACCCGACAACTTCTGAAAAATTGTCGAGACGCTATTTGTCTTAGGCGGCAGGAAAACGTTGAGCTCTAGGGTGAACGAGACGCCATCCTTGGGATTGATGACGCCTTCACCCGACTTTTTCTTGGAGATTTCTGGGTACAACGCGCCAGCGAAATCGTTGAGCTTGATCCAGCTGCCCAACGTTCCGTCGACGTCCTCTCCGTACTGCGTACCTGAGAACATCAACTGGCCCTTGAACTTCGGAAACTGATCGAAGACCCACCTATCAAAGCCCGTCAGACGCTCAAAGAAGGCTTCGATCTCGGCCCGAGAACCGTCGAACGGGTAACCGTTGATGACCTGGTCAAACGCTAGATTGACCTTTGCCTCGGCCGACGAGAAAAAGGTGTGATTCTCGAACTTCGACCAGTCGATGTTGAGCTGCTGCGTGTTCTTCAGCGGCGCATTCGTCGGATCATAGAGAAATGACGAGGTACTCTGTATGTTGGTATGCTTCACCTCGCTGAACGTCAACTGAACGGGTTTGTTGTCCTCGAGCGCTGACCTCAGGAAAGAGGGAATGTAGGGTGAAGCTGTGTTCGGCATGCTGGCGACTCGAACTTACTGTACTGGGTTGACTTTGAAAACTCCGGACGCTGCTGGGTGCCGCTGCTGCGTGCCTCCCACGATGACCATGACGTCGACGACGTAGCTGCGCCCAGGGTCCAGATTGCTCATGTCCAGTGCGAAGTACATGCCAGAACCGTCGGACGACAACCGCGTCGATCCCTTTGAAGTATCGTACGGGATGACGACCCTGTCAGTTGCAACATCGCGAACTGAATAGAAGGCATCGGAGGCCACGCCCTGCAGACCACCAGGCGATTCGACTGGAATCTTGACCGCTGTGATGCGAGGAGAGGTGTAGTCGAACAGGTTGACGCGGCAGGCCACGATCTCGTCTGCATCGTGCTCAGAGTTCAAACCGTTGACAGTGACGACAAAGTGTTTGGGTGCCAGGTTTCTCGAACCACGCGTAGGTGGATAGACTGTGATGGCAGATGATGCAGTCAAGAACGCCAGCGTGCCATCGAGTGAACCCCAGATCGGTGTCAAGTTGATGCTCGAGCCAGAGGCAACCATCGCCGCTGCGATTACAGGATCTGATGATGGGATGAAGACGTTGACATCATACTCACCGACAACAGGATTTACGCCAGCACTGTGTTGGCTGCCCGTGAACACCAGCTCATAGACGCCGCCCGAGACGGGCAGTTGCAGCTTCACGATCAGACAATTGGAGCCAGTGACCGGTGAGCTGCCTGACATCAGGTTGGCAGGCCTTCCCTTGTCATAGTTCCACATGAACAGGTTGCTGTTAGAATCCAACGTCAATCCCTCGGAATCATCGCGGATTGAGTCATCGAATCCTACAAGTAGCCGCGGCCGCTTCGAGTCGTCGTAGGCGTGCCGTGAAGCAAACCTCTTGACGAAGCGGGTGTATTCATCATTTTCTTCGGCTGCAGTGAATGCGATGCGGAATCCAGCATCTGGAACTGTTCCCGACAGGATACCTTTGATGATAGGAGTGACGTCGACCAGCAGGTCCTCTTCGCCCGTGACGAATGACTGTGTGGCCTCGAGATCTGTGAAGTAGTCACAGGGTCCGGGCAGCGTACCAGAGGCTGTGCAACCAGCTCCCAACCATGGGTTACCGCGTGAGGCTGTCAAGAAGTTACATTCGTCGTAGTCACTGTAGTAGACCACGTCTTTGCCACGACCTTCATCAAACGACTGCGACAACGGTGTTACCGACAAGGTGAAGTTGTCGGGCGTCGGTTGGCCACCGTAAACGTCGAACAGGTGAAGTTTGGCCCAAAAGCTGCTGTCAGTTGGATCAATTGAACCTGCGGTGACGGCCTGTTTGAGGGCCGTCAGGTCGAAGTGAACCAGCAACCTCGACAACTCTGTATTGGGAACGCTGCCTGACGAGGTCGCGCCATACAGCTTGAAGACATCGAGGGTGCCAGCGATGCCAGTGTTTGACCCGTAGGCCCGAACACCCTTGACCACGCGATCATTGATGTAGGCATCTTTGTCAGCGCGCAGTGACTTGAACATCAGACCACCTTACCCAGAATGTCGACTTCGGGGTAACGTACCTCGAAGATTCCGCCAGGAGGCGGCAAAATGATTCCCCTAACCGTGTTGCTGGCCACGTCAAAGGTGTCGTTGCTGTAAGTTCGGTTGTTGACGGTGCCCGTGATGCTGTTGAACTGCACGCGGTCGACCGCAACGATGCCAGAAACCGAGAAGATCGTGTTGACGATGTCAGAGACGATCAAAGGCTGATCGATGTGGTAGTTCTTGATGTTGAACGTCGACTGCAACTTGGTCAGGACGTTTTGCAGCACCGTGCTCTTGTTCAAGGCAGGATCAACGACGACCTCAAAGTCCAACGTCAAGTTGATGATCCGAGCATCCAGGATGTCGATGGCGTCTGAGATCATCCTGTAGGGATTCAAATACTTCTGCAGGTTGGTCTTCAGAGTGTCAGGCGACGTGATTAGCTTCTGTTCTGGTGACCGCGAGACGATGAACAGCTGCGTGGCCAGTGGGTTGTTCGAATTCGACTTGACAGATGCGCGAAAGACGCGACCGAAGTTGGATGGAATCGTGTAGACTCGAGCGACCAGATCCTCACGGGAAACGATGCGCTCTTGGCTGTTCCTGACCGACGGGATCAAGGCCTTCAGGTCGTCCGCCGAGGGCGCGTCCTCACCGCCAGATGCTTGGATCAGGTTGGCACACTCCATCGTGTTGCGGACCTGCGCCGCGATGGCAGCAGGCGGATTGCCGGGAAAAAAGAGGTTGGCGATCTTGATCGTCTTGATGCTACCTGCAGAGACGTTGTGATTCAGGCCGCCGCCGTAGCGATAGTCGACGGTCACTGTCGTGTTGACAGCAGCCACGCCCAGAGTTTTGGTCTGCAGCAACTGCTGCGGATTGACTGAAATCCGCGAGAAGGTGCGAGAGTACGGAAACGAGATCGCAAACTCTGAGGGATCGGGAATGACGTCGTCTTCTAGACTGTCAGCGCTGCCGCCGCCGAACGTTAGCACTGTGCGCCGTGTTGCCAAATCGACGTCAGAGGTGTACCTGTAAGGCGCCGGAATGACCTTGATCGATTCTGGTACGATGTCATTGTCACTGGCGGTGTTCAGGACGTTGCGGTAAACGACATCGTGGCTCAGGGCCGAGACCTGGTAGTAGATGTTGCCCAGCGTGTCTGTGACGTTGATAATGTCAGTGACGTTAGCGTTGCTCAACGTCAACTGCCTAAACGGGACAAACGCTTGACTGATCGGAAAGGCGTCCTGTCCAACCTTGCCTGAAACGCAGAGGCCTGTTTGGGCCATGATGAAAGTTCGAGGCACGCCGGCCGGAGACTTGTTTCCCACTTTGACGGTGGCCTTGAGTGATCCATCGGCGCGTCGCGCGCCGAAGTCGATGTCCTCGAGGAGGATGAACTCAGTTCCGTTATCAGCGGTGAAGATCGTGTTCATCTGCATCACCGGGATGCAGTCGGGCCGCGGGCCGATTGAGTTGCCGATGGCGGCAGCCGGAACCTGGATATAGACTGTGACAGGAACCAACGCGGGTGCTGCTCCAGTGATCGGGACGCCTGCTGTTCTGAGGTGACGCTGAATGTTGTTTGTCTCGACTGCAGTCTCGGGATTCAGTTCCGAGTACTGGTGATCGAGGTAGAACGACATGTTGTCGCCCACGTAGGCCGCCATGTCAAGGAACAAGCCACCCAGTGACGCCTCTGAAAAGTCACGCAACCTGTCAGGGTAGTACAACCGAGCGTACTCCAACAGCTGCGCGCGCAGACTGTCAAAGTCTTTGCCCAAATACTTCCGTTGCCTGACAGGCACGATGTCGTCACGCTTTAGCGCCATTGGTTCACCGTCAACCGTAAGTATCGTATCCTAACGCGTGGGCTACCGCTCACATCGCGTAGAGATTGATCTCAAGCAGTTTATTGACGATGTTCAACGTTGGGACGCTGTAGGTGATCTTGATGTTAACGTGAGCAGTGTTCTTGTTGTCAGTGCGATCCGTGTTGGACAGGTAGTTCTCGAGGGAGACGTAGGGCATCCACCGCGAGACCGCGTTGGAGATTCTGTCAATCGCCTTGCCGTCGAAATCATCGAGTGAGACGAACTCTGCCATCAGAGGTCGCAAGTTCCCACCAAAATCGTAGAGGCCCAAGCGCTCGCCCCAGTTGGTCAACAACAGGTTGCGCAGGTTATCGTGTACAGTGTCAGCCAGATTGTCGTAGGTGGCCACGATCTCGGTCCCGTCGCCTTCGTTCAATTGTAGAGGCGTTCGGATGCCAATGGGCGTCTTGCTGCTCTCGAGTGTCTCGACGAGCTTTTGCTCTTGCGTCTTGCCAGAGCTCTTGAATGAATACACGGCCATGATCTATCTACCATCCTCAAGCCGCCGGAGGCGTCTCTCCGTTTGACCGAGCCACGGCACCCACCATCCCACCGGGCGCAGCACCCAATGTTGATCCGATGGCGGCATAGACGATGCAATTTGCAGTCTTACGCAGTAGAACCAACGCAACAGTTGCCATCATTGTCGGCATGGGCGTCAGCTTGAAGGCCGGATTACCCAGGACGAGCGGGCCCAATGCGTCGGTAAATGCCTTGCAGAGTCCCATCTTGGGAAATTGTAGGATGGCCGTCGGAATACTAAGCGTGAAATTCAGGAAGACTTCGGGCAGCTTCGGGACAAGGTCGAACACCGCCGTCAGGGTAAACGATAGCCTGGAATCATCAATCTGAGGCAGCTCGAACTTTGGCATCGGGATAGCAGGCGACACCGGAGGCGGGAACTGGATGTCCAGCGAGGGCAACTTTGCCACGATTTCTGGAAGGGCTAGTTTAGCAGCGATCTTGGGCGACCATGCTGGAATATCGGGAGGCAGTGACACGTCAATGTCAAAGTCGATTCCCAGCTTGAGGCCGAGCGCGATCGGATCAACGACGGGTAGAAACTTGAAGTCGCTATCAAGGTTCAGGCCTCTTGCGATCGACTCGTAGAGGTTGAAGACGTATCGGTGGAACTCTGGGAACTTCGAGGCATCTTCGAGAGGAATCGAGTCAGATCCAGGCGTGGGTGGCACTTCAAAACACAGCAACTTGCCATCATCGATGCCAGTGACGCCATTGACGAGAATGCTCTTGACCTCCTTGATGAAGGAGTCCTTTGCAGATTGCGTCAGTTTTTCCTTTGCGTCGAGGATGCCTGCCGCTTCCTGTGACTTCATTTCATCAAAACTTTCTTGGCGTATTGGCCTTGACCTGGCGCGCCTGTTCCCTGCTGCCCACCCATGGAGTCCGTGATTGGAATCGCGGACACTTGGCCGTCGATGGGCGTCGGACTGTCCTGACACAGGACCGCAAGATTCGCATCATCGCCGCCCAACTTGACGTAGCCCTTCTTCGAAGGCCTGTGGATGATGTCTCCGTTGCTTCTGATCACGATGGCGGCATAGTTGTCAGGGTCGTTCAGCGCCTTGGCATTGCCTCTTGCGTCGGTCTCGTAGCCCGAGACGAGAATTTCGACGTCCATTCGAGCCACGATCCTGACCTTGTCGGTGCGAATCAACACGGCGCCGGCACCCTTGCTCGGATCCTTGACGTCTGGAAAGTTGCTGGCATTGTAGCCATCGAGTCCAATGTTCTTGTCGATCATGGTGCGCTGGACAATGAGGACCCGAGAGCGGTCGTTCTTGAGGTCCGGGTCGCCCTCCTTTTCAGAGAGCTCCGCGCCTGATTTGCCCAACTCCTTATTGAAGTCTGACTTGTCGAGTTTCTTGTTGGTGACCTCCTTGCCTCGCGTGTCGTCTGTCTGTCCACGGCCAGCGACCAGGTCGATCATGCCTGCATCGCCGTCCATGTCAGAGTCAAGCTTAGCGGGCACCGTCCCCTTCTTTGGATCAGCGGGCCTCGTCAGGTCGGCAGCGGGTCCCACGCGGTCAGTGCCCAGGACGATCAACGTATTGTTGCTACCCTCAAAAGCAAGGTCCCCGGGCCTCTTACGGTACCTGGGAATTGCCTCGTATTTCATCACCTGGCTACCATCTGAGTTTGTCAACAATTTTTCGTAGATCGCCTCGTCATCACTGGGCACCACGTGGCTGCTGGCCACGGTGTAACGCTCGCCTTCTTGGATATCGACGCGGCCGTTGCGGAACTCGTACTTGGCCTCGGCAGTTCCGTCAAAGACGTCTTTGATCTTGGGCGTAAATGATGGGTCCCAGGCCCGCGGCCCATGAGTGTGGTTGACATCGTCAACGTGACCCAACTCGGTGATCTTGCAAAACCAGTAACCCAATGAGGTCTCAACGGTTCCCGGAGCCTCGTACATCACCCAAACGTGTTCACCTGGTTTACATGGCATTGCCAAGTGACTCGAGAAGAATGGAAACAGAAAGACGGGTGCCTCGGTGGCTCCGTCCAGTATCCGTTGAGCGATGATGGCATTGCGCGGTAGCACGGCAGCGTACTCCATGTTGGCGACGCCGATGCCGTGCTCCCAGAAGTCGAGCTTAGCCTTGTCAATGATCGTTGGGTCGAAGACCACGTCCAGGACAACATAGCGATAGAACGCTGGAAACTGAGCGTGTGTGCCGTGTTCCAGGGCCGACCGGTCCCGCATGATGCGGCCGGCTTCGCCCTCGACGATGTGCTTCGTTAGCTTGGCATAGTCTGTCATGTCCTACGTACCTAATCGACCCAGTGCGTTCAGCCACCCTTCTTGATGCGCTCGAACATATCTTCAGGATCGATCTCTTCATCAGCACGTTCAGCCTTGGCAATCAACTCCGCCAGCTTGATGAGTTGATCGTTAGCCTTGCTCATGCGTTCGATATAGGTGGCGATTGTCTTACCGTGAACGGCGTGTTCGGAACTCTTGTCCGACACGATTTTGACCAGGCGAGCGAACATGGCGTAGGAGTTCTGGCGATCTGAGATTGCATTCTCGTAGATCTCCAACCACAGCTTGCGCTTCTTGTCGTTTAGGCTTTCGATCTGGTTGAGTAGGCCAGAAAAGTCCTTAATGCGCTCCTCGACGGTGCGATCCTCGACTTCAACCAGATCATTCTTTTCTTCGACCGCCATGATCTTCCTCAGAACAGGCGAAACTTAGCGTCGCCCTTCAACTTGCGATAGTGCTTCTTGACCATCTGCATCGTCGTTGTCAACTGCTTAGGACTCAGGCCCGACAGTTCACGCATGTAGAGCAGGATGGCACTCTTGCTCAACAAGTCAACATCATCAACGTTTTCGAAGATGGTGATGATGGAGTTGATGCACGCCAGCTCATTCTCTGTCTTGACGCGGGTCCTGATTTCGTACAACATCTTCAGGACGCCAGCTGCGCTGGTCTCATTCTCCATGATCATCTCAGCAGACGGGACCATGTTGTGCTCTTCGACGATGTTGAACTCATGAGCATTCAGCGAGTTGGGATCGTCCAGCGACACCGAACGCTTGACGCGCTGTGCCTTCTGCTTTGTCCTGATGATCAACCAGTTCTTGGCGACCACGTTGAAGTACGAAAAAGCGTTGGTCCCTCGCGTGCCGTCGAACTTGTGAATCGTCTCAAAGAGGAAGTTGACGCAGTCGTTCTTCAAATCATCGTAGGTGTCGTGCAGGCTGGTGAACTTGTGAATGTTGATCAGGTTCTCTGTCAACTTCTCAAACGCTGGCATGATTTCATTGACGTAGAGCCTCTCGCGTTCCTTCCTGTCAGTTTCCTTCTGGTAGGCGCAGATCGCGGCCTGCGTATTTTGATTGAAGTACATCCTCGACTGCTTCGCAGCCTTCTTCTGTTCCTCCGTCTTGGGCTCTTCCTTCTCAGGGGGAGAAGATGGGACGATTGCGGCGAGTGCTGCCTTCTTTGCGGGTGATTTCTGGGTCGTCTTTTTGCGGGCGGCCATCTATTTGTTGCCTTCCTCGTCGTCCTGAATCGGCTCGACAATCAAGTTTGCAACAAGCAGTATGGCGTCACGGGACATTTTGATGTCCTGCACGAGCTCACGGACGACGGGTTCGTCGCTCATGACCTCGAGCTCTGCCCGTGCGGCCGCTCGTTGATAGCACGTGTTCAACACGTCAAGCGCTACCTCTGTCTGATCGACGATTTCCTGCATCTTGTCTTGGTACTCGAGGTTCCTCTTTACGCTAACGTAGATGAAGAACGCAAGTGTCAGACAGAGCAGCGACAGTATGACAATCGTCGTAATCATCAGAGCACGTCTTTCAGGAGTTCGTCATATTGTTTGGCGATCTCCGGGAAACTGAAGTGTCCTCGCAGGCGAGTGGCTAGCTCGTCGGCCCACTCCTTCGGGATGGTATGAGAGTTGCGAAACTTGACGATTCGCTTCTTGAAGTCCTCCTCGGAAGGATTGGCCCACTTGGAGCCCTTCACGAAGATCTGGCCATCGATCCTGGACGGGTGTACCTCACCGAGTTGATAGTAGATGCTAACGTACTTGCCCAGCTTCATAAAATCGAGGTGCCCTGACCATCCGGTTGCGATGACTGGTAGGCCACTGGCAGCTGCCTCGAGGATCGGCAATCCATAGCCTTCGCCCCGCGTCAAGGTGACCAGGCCCTTGATCTGTGGGTGACGGTACAACGCTGCTACCTCAAGGTCATCCATGTCACCGTGAAGCAGGTGAACCTTGGGATACGGACCCTTGCGAGCCTCAGCCAGGACGCCCGACAGGACATTCTTGATGATGTTCCTGTCGATCTTTGTATTACGCCCGGCGTTGGTCTTGATGACGATGCCCACGTCCTTGTCATCCTTGAATGCTTCACACAGCCATTTCAGGGTGAAGAAGGTGTTCTTGCGATCGTTGAACGGGTTGTTACCCGTCAACTGACCAAAAACCAAGAAGTTGAACTTGGTTGAGAACTCGGGCAACTTAGGCAGCTTGTCGTCGTCCAACAGCACCGAATCAACGAACGACTCAGGAACCACTGCGATGGGCGTCGACACCTTGCCCGTGCTTGTCAGGTTGGCCAACACGTGCTGACTTGGAACGATGATCTGTGACATCCTGTTGCAGTATTCAATCCACGATGGGTTGCAGCGATCTGTCTCGACACCGGCTGTCATGCCTACGTTCCAAGCAGCAACCTTTGGGTCCCACTCATTGGGCAACTGCAGCTGAAATGACACGTCACTATGGGCGTCAGGGCCGACCGAGCGCTTCATCACTTCGCCCACCAGACCTTCATGTGCGTTGCTGTCGAGCAACCAAGGCGTGTCACCCCAAGGCAGCAAGTGAAATTTGACATCGATACCGGGCTTGTCGAGCAACCAACGTGCAACCTGGCGAGCGTGAACGCCGTATCCTGATTGGGTCAACGTTGGACCCCGAAGAATCACAGTCTTCATCTGATCAAAGCTCCACGTGTTCCCAGCGCTTATGTCGTGTGCGCCAATTATCAATGGTGTCGGTCAGCGTTTCGTCCCAACGATTGATGATCGTCTGCAGGTCATAGTCCCTGTGAGCATGCGCCAATGCCTTCTGGCCCAACTCGGCACGAGCCTCAGGGCCCAATTCATACATCTTCATGAATGCATTGGCAACTGTCTCATGAGAGACAAAATCCTCGAAAATGTAGGGTACCAGTTGGTTGCCGACCAGCGACTTGACCTCGGGCTCAAGGGCGATGCCGTACTGTTCACCAGTCTCATGGTCCTCGACCTGCCGAGTCAAACCTCCCGTCTTCAAGGCAATGATCGGCTTGCCGCACATCATGGCCTCAAGGGTGCCGAGACCGAAGCCCTCGTTGCACGAACGATTGATGATGACATCGCTCATGTTATAGAGACCCACCATCTCCGGGAACCCGACTCTGTCCTTCGAGAAGACCACATGTTCCTTCAACTGTAGGACGTCGAGCACATGGTGCAGGTTGGCACCTTCTGGATCGAGCGGATCGGCATGCATGACCAGCGTGGCCTTGGTGTGACCATACTTAGCGCGGAGCTGTTCAATGAACATGCGCCAGGAGACCAGGATGTCACCCGGCATCTTGCGGCGGGCGTTTCTGGAGACAAACAACACAATGAAGTGGTCCTCGCGGGCCGGGCCCAACAACGACTTCTTGAACCGCGCAACATCCGCGGGCGGCAGCGGGCGGAATAGATCCTTGGGCACTCCATGTGGAATGTAGTTGGTCTTCTCCGGAAATCGCTTGCTGACCATCTCGTACGTTGGGTAGTTGATGCAGTTAATCAAGTCGGTGCTGTCGTACAGCGTTCTGTTGAACTCAGGCCAAGGCGGATTGTCCCACAGGTGATTGTAGGTGATCGGACAGATCTGGTGAACCTCGTCTTCCATCTCCCAGACCCAGATGAAGAACCGTGGGTCGGTGAAAAGCAACAAGGCGTCTGGCTTCACCTGAACCAGGGCCTTGCGAAGGAGATTCTTGTCACCAAAGCCGTTAGTCGGCTTGATGATGAAGTCCTCACTGACAGCGATCTCGTCGTAGTTCTCGTGACGAATGGCGCCGCCGAAGACGCGAAAGCTGTACTTGCCGGTTCCGATCAGTCCATTGATCAACCAGCGGGCTTGCGTGCCGACGCCACTTGTGCTAAGAGGATGGTCACTTAGCATCAAAATCTTTTTCTTTTCAACCACTTGCATCTCTTTTGCTGCACGAAAGTGCTGTCTCAGTTAACCTTTGAAACACGTTCTGCTTGTCAGAATAGTACTCACTCTCTCACACTGTGATCGTGTAGCAACCTTTTGTTGCATCACGCTCATTCGTTCTGCGTCTTCAGCCCAAATCTGTTCTGCGTACTTCTTCTTCAGTGGATGGTAGAAGGAACCGCTGTACTTGATAGGATTGCAGTGCCAGTAGTCGCCGTTGTACTCAACGACCATCTTGGCTTTGTCGCTGAAGATGTCGATGCAGTACTTGTGTGTGCCTCCATGGAACAGTTTCTCACCTTCAAACTGTGCTGCAGGTATGCTGCTGGATAGGTGATCGATGATTTCCTGCTGGGCTTTTGAAACCGTACGGTGCTTGCTCAGAAAGAATGCGTTGGTTACGCCGTGGTTCTGCAACAATGTTCGTCTAGACTTGTCGAGGACTTCTTCACTGTTTTTGCGACCGAACATAGGATTGCCAGAACCCATGAACTTGCGTCCAAAATACGTTCTACCACACTGTCGACACGTCCGCTCGACCTTATGAGACTCGATGTTCTTGGCGCCGTACTCCTTGCGGTGCTCAGAGAAACACATCGGGCCGCAAAACCGCTTGCTGGCGACTGCGGCCTCAAAGGGTCGTTGACAACGCTCACATGTTCGGATGAACATCCAGACCAGATGTATCTGGTCCATTGAATCTGTAAAGCGTAGCAATACAGGCACCCCAGGGAGTGAATGAAGCTACACACATTGCGTCACACACCCGTCGAGGCGGTTCACTTAACAGAACCTTCACAGCAAATTTGTCATCATCAAGTTGAAGGCACGCAACGACAAGACCGATCGTTTCGAAATCCAGATACGCTACGTCATCTTCGTCTTTGCGCTTCAAGCCTTCAAATGTGCGGTAAGCAACTGTCGGAGGCAAAGATCCGTCTAGGTGGCTGACAATGAAATTTATAGTTGAGCCGGGCTTGATCGGTGTTATCAAGTGCAGTGCTCGGTATTCTTGTAGTCGCAATAGGTGCAAGAGTCCCTGTTCTTGATGAAGATCTTACGGCGGATGGAAACCACCGCATTGTTGAGGACCTTCAGCGACCTACCAGTGGTGACGTCACCCACTGACACCTTGACGAGTTCGCAGTGACTGCCTACCTTGGCACTGCGTTTCAACAGGACGAAGCCACAGCGGACGTGCTTGGGATCGGTGCCTGTCTTGGATGACCAGAAGTTCTTGTAGAAGACCAGTTGCTGCAGCACGCGTGGGTCAGACTTCTTGTCGGCTGTCCATCCCCATGCGGTTGTCTTCCAGTCGATCAGCCAATAGACGGGTTCACCACGCTTGCCTTTGGCCTTGATGATGCCGTCGATGAAGCCCTTGAAGGCATGTGGATGCTTTTCCATCGACTCGTAGAGCTCGTGTTCGGCGTCAACGTATTCCCAATCCGGGAAGTTCTCGTCCATGAATGCCGGCACGTCTGCACAAATCGAGGTGGCCTCAGCCAACATCTGTTGCAGGAGCTCAGGCGTGTATGCAGGACGGGCCTTGTGCGTCTCGAAGAACTTCCTCAGAGAAATATGGGCAATCTCGGGTTCCATCACACGCGTCTCTAGGAACTTCTCACAGGCCGAGTGGACCGCGGTCCCAAAGTCGATGATGGGAACAGGCTCGAAGACGCCGATCTTGTCGATGTACTTCAGCTTGTGACGATATGAGCAATCCTGCCAGTCGCGCAGTTCAGAAAACGAAATGTGAGGCTTCCCGGTGGGAAGGTTCTCGAAAATGGGCTTCGCCTCATCCAGGCCGCTGTCGCTCATTCCAACAATGTATCAACGTTTCTGCGCGAAGTTCATCGAGCCACCAACCCAGTGAATGAAGTACTCCTGCTCTGTCTCGTGATACATCGGTCCACAGGGCACCATGCGCCATGTACCGCCATAGCGATGATACTCATGACACAGATGATAACGTTGAAGCGGTTCTTCTGGCTCATCGCGCCGGAGTCGAAACTATTCAGCGAGCCTCTCTAGACCAGAGTTGTTGTAGAAGGCTGGATCACTCACGGAGCTCAAGCATTTGCTCGAGGCTACAACGCTTGCCGCAGTGATCACAGATAAAGGCAGTTTCCATGACGCTCCCGAAGGGACTTGAACCCTCAACGCATGGTGTTAGAATCCGTCACTCTGCCATTGAGTTACAGGAGCAGTGCCCCGAGTGGGAGTCGAACCCACGATCGCGGTTTTAGAGACCGCAGCTTTAGCCCGCTAAGCTACCGAGGCAAACCTCAAAATTGTACGGTCAGTAGCAGCACTTGTTTCTCCGTCTCGGCTCGGACCAGGTCACGCAGCGTCTGGGGGTGATTGAGATAGGTGCGGGCGTCAGAGTCATCATGACGTCGAACAACGGAAAGTACTTCTCGCGGGTCTCTGCGACCTGCTTGACACGGAACTCCTTAGAGGCTGCCCCCAACGTCCTGAGATTGTCGAGCCGATCACGTGCCTTGATGAACGGACGCCAGTCGGTCGACATGTTGAAGCACTCAAAATAACCTTCCTCGGGCACCTTGTTCAAAGTCTTGATGATCTCGATGACATCGGTGCCGAAGCAGCGCTCGATCAACACGGGCGGCAGGTTGGGAGCGTCTTCCGCCACGTCATGGAGCAACGCAGAGATTATCATCTCTGACTTGACGATCTTGGCCTTGTCGATCAGGACGATGGCCACTTGGCGCACGTGCTCGAAGTACCTGACGGGATCACCGTGGTCGTCCAATTCCTTTCGAACCTACGCGCGGTTGCCATACTTTGCCATCGTGTAGGCATGCTGCACGTTGAGGATGACGCTCGGGGCTAGGAACGAATCCAAATGCCTGAAGAAACTTTCGCGATTTCCGTTGCCATGATTCATGGCAAGCAAAACGGGCGGTGAATTTCACCGCCCGCCCTTGCTCAACCGATTCGTTCTCCCCAGGGAACTCCCATACACGTGGCAAGTGTAACTGTGCCCGTCACCGGGTCATGTCCTGCTAGAAGCATTCCGTGTGATTCAACGCCCATCATCTTGCGAGGCGCAAGGTTGACCACGGCCAACACCCGAGTGCCGACCAACATCTCCACGTGGTAGCTCTTAGCGATGCCGGCCATAATGGTGCGATAGCCGATCTCGGATCCAAAGTAGACCTCGAGCTTGACAAGTTTGTCGCTCTTGGGCACTGCCTCTGACTTAGTGATTTCGCCCACACGAATATCGACCTTCAAGAAGTCATCGAAGGTGATTGTGTCGGGCGCCTTGTGTTCGTCGCTCATGACAGTTCCTTGAGCGCCAGTGGCAGGTTCTTACAGAGCTCTGCCGTCTTGGGATGTGGCTCGATGGCGATCGCCGTGATGGCGCCTCCCACGTTAGGTTCACGGAAAGCACTCCAACGCAGGCCATGGTCCTTGGCAGCGGTGATAAGACGCATCAGCTCTACCTCATCGGCCACTGACAGCAACGCGAGGTAGTTAGAGTTGGTAAACCACTCACCATCGCGATCAGGATGATCAGCCGTGAACTGTCGAATGGCATGGCAAGACTGCACGGCCTGGTAACCAGGCGCAATGTCTCGCCGCGTGACGAGGTACAATTTATCCCCCGTCTTAACCTTGTGGTTTCCACCACTCATTTTTCGAGCCTTTTTTCCGTGGGCTCGAGAAGGGCCTGCACCGCCTCCACCGTGAGCTTTTTTGCCTCCCAAGGAGGCATGTGGGCGAGCATCAGCTCGTGAATCCTTGCGGGACTGGGTCGATTTACGTTTGAGCAATGTTCAATCCTCTCATACGGGATGCCGCGAAGCAAACCGTAAGCAATCAGGTGCTCCCTGTTGAAGGTTCCAATCCTTCGCTTTTCCTGCCACAGCGAATCACGTCGCTTGCCGCTCGTCTTGCGGATACGATTGTGGATCGAAACGCCGGTGGCCTGCAGACCGCGGATCTTGGCGCGAAGTACGCGCAAATAGATGTTCTTCATGATGTCCTCTCTTTTCTTTCTGAAAGTGCACTCAATCACGGGTGAGGTAAGAGCGCGAAAAGGAGGACCTCGCGGCAGCTAATGCTCGCGGAGAATCATCTGTGGATAGTTCTGCGTATACATGACGTACATGGCGATGCCTTTGTATTGTAAATACAACACAGGTGGCGTCTTGTACAGGTCCCTAAAACTTCTGTAATCTTTGCACATAAAGGACACATGTTGATGTCAAATTCGTCTTTTATGTACAAAGATTGACACAGAGGGCTTAAACCTACTTGAGGTTGTCGTGGACCCAAGCCACAAATGTCTTGTTCGACAAGGCATACTGACGGCGCCGTTTGATCGTCTCGACGCAGACGTGGCCATTCCAACCTGTCAACTCATGAAGGGCCATCGCGGTCACAATCCCGCTGCGATTGTACCCTGACATGCATGTGACTAGGACCTTCTTGCCTGACCTGACGTGGCTGGCTACCTCTCGGGCGGCCGCCTGCCATGTCGGCAAGAAGTTCATAAGTCGATGTGGACGTTCATCGTCATCGCCCGGTGCGAGGATGACATGAAGACCCGGGTACCATGAGGCGTCCTGGTGATCACTTGCTGCGAGCACCACGACATCAAAACCCTTATCACGCAGCAGGCTGCCTGCCGGCGGAATGGCACCCTGCCAAAGGGTACCGTGGATGTTGTTGATGTCCAATACGTTCATGATGTCATCGTAATCCGGATCGTCGTCCATGTCAACCCTCACAGGGCTGCGCGGGCTCGCACCTCATCGAGGGTGTATTCTTTCAGGACCTCACCGTCCAGGAACACCGTCTCCATGATTGAGTACGGCAGCTTCTCTTTGCCAACTGGGACTCGGCCCGTGGTGAATCGCCCCTCAAAGACCTCGAGGTCCAGACGCCCCTTCTTCGAGCGCTTGCCCGAGTCGGTCACTGGTTCCTTGAAGACGTCGATCTCAAGGCCGTCTGCCACAATATGACTACACTTCATGGCGAACTTCTGCGTATCGCGGTTGTGTTGCTGCAACAACGCGCCTCCCATGCCGAAGGCGATGTTGGTCGCCGAGAAGCCGGCCTTCACCGCCGCGTCCAGGATCGCATAGATGCTGTCACGGTTGATTCCGTCACCTTGGATGACGCGAACGTTGTTCAGGACCTTGTAGCCCTTCGAGTTGACAGTTGAACCGAACTTGGACTCCAAGAGTCGCAGACAGTTGAGCACCACGGTTGGCGGGTGACCCGAATCCGGACGTACCACCACGATGGCGCCCGAATCCTTGACCTCCTGACGCAGGGTCTCGCCCCAGATGTGCTCACAGGCATTGTAGATGTCGTACGAGTCGCTGACCACCGCGACCAGTGCTCCAGGCTTAGCGAAGTTCCGTAGCATGTTGCGGTAGGCCTCCGCCTCGTTCTCCTTGCCCCACGAGGTAATGGTCGAGTGCTCAGCAGCTGGAATTGAGAACGCGGCCATTGGCGTCTTGTAGTAACGATTCGCGGTCATCACGCCAACGACAGTGTCGCTGCCCATGAAGTTGACCAGGTGCGCGGCGCCACCGATTGCTGCCGATTCTTGGCTCGAGACTCCACGAGCCCCGAAATCGTGCAACTTGAAGTTGATCTCACCCCTGGGGTCATCCGAGGTCTTCTCCAGGAAGCTCATGATGAGCTTTTTGATGTGTCGGCTCTCGGTCGCCACCGTGATCGGGTACCAGACGCGGAGCAACATCGTCTCGATCCACGAGGTGGTCCAGAAGCATTGTGGGCAGGTATTTTCGACCGTGACCAGTGCGTTCAACGTCGGGACGACGGTCCCTTCTGGCACTGCTCGGATTCGCAGAGGCAACTTGCCCCCGTGGTCCTTAACGATGTGATCCCAACCTTCCTTGTTGAAGGGCTCACCATGAGCTGCGTAGAACGCGGCGGCCTCATCGACGTTGTCCTGGGTAACGGGCCTCGAGAGGTAGCGCTTCAGGAAGTACTGCAGGCCGAAGACGACTGTCTCGCTGTCGCGGCCGCCACGGCTCTCGATGTACGAGAAGACGCTGGTCGTCTTGGGCGGGTATTGCAGCCAGTGCGAAGCCTTGTAACTGTCACAATCTAGTATGATGTTGTAGTCGGTGTTGCACATGATTCACTCTCCGTGAGTGCCACGCTGACCTCTCTGGTCCGATCGTGGCGGTTTAGAAGCGGTTGACGAAGTAATTGATGACGTGGAAGTGATCCTCGAAGAACTGATCTTCCCGAGAGAAGACGTCTCGCAGAGGCATCCACCAGGCCTTGTCGGCATCGTCCATGCCTTTGACCTGCGGTAGCTCCCCGTCGGGAAGCTTGATACAGAAGGCATGCGTGATGGTGCGTCCGCGGAGCGAGCGACCAGGATGATCGAAGACCCGCTGATCGACGATGACCTTCTTCAACTCGAGGGGCGGAACCTTGATGCCTGTCTCTTCCTTGAGCTCACGGACCATCCCATCGACGATCTTTTCGTTGACGTTCAGGAATCCTCCTGGCAGGGCGATCAAACCCTTGCCCGGAGCACCACGGCGGCGGACGACGAGGACGTGACCACTGCAGACCACGATGGCATCGACGGTATTGAACGTCGGAGGGAAGGGTGCACCGTCCCACGAGGCCTTGTACGCCGCGATGTGGTGGTACTCCTCGTGGAGTCGCTGGAACTCGGACGTTGCCATGAACGCCAGAAGTTGGCCGTAAACAGCCTCGGGCACCAGGTTCTTAATGCCGATCTTGTCCTGCGTGAACATCAACTCACGGATATGAGTTGCATCGACATCCATTGTGATTCCGGTCTCCACGAAGTCCCACTGTGGGAACAGCTTCAAGTAGAAGCTCGAGGCGTCCTTCTTGTGACCGACCAAGATGACATCCTTTGACCCGTCAGTGACCTCATCGATTGAGCGCTGTACCGCAGTGATCCAGAGGTTGTCGTTGTAGAGGTAGTCCTTGGCGGGGATGAAATCAACCCGCGCTCGCTCTTCGTCAGTGAGCGGTCCACGAATCATGTTGATTCGTTCCGCAGTCGTCCAGGGGTTTTTGACGTTCCTTGCCTGGTTGTCGCTACCGACGACGATGATGAGGCGCTTGGCCTGCTTAAGAGCGAAACGCACCATCTCTAGGTGCGCATTGTGAAAGGGCTGAAATCGCCCAATGTAGACGCCAAACTCGCGCATGACACTCTCCGTGTTGGTTCCGGCAAACCCTCACTGGGTTTCTCGCCAGGGGTGGCGGCATTGCCACATGCGGTTAGGTATCACGCCCGGTCGGATTTGTTTATCGCACCGGGCGTGATGATTCACTGCTGAATTTATTCAGCGGCAAGGCAGGTCGAGGACGGTCACGTCACCGATCACCTCGCCGCGATGTCGCATTATGACACGGTTCGTCAGACCCTTGTCTTTCTTCACGGTGAAATGCGCTCCAAGGCGACCGTCGGACCTGTACAGCACCGATGCCTCTAGCATAGTGTGCACGTCAGGGCCCACCAGCAACTCAATGGAGTTTGGCTTCCACTCAGACGAGGCAAGGCCTTTATGGATTGCCGTGTTGTGCGCGTCAATACAGGTCTCCACCAACGTCTCGTACCACTCGCGGACGGTGCCGGTGAACTTAGATTCAGCGTTCAGACCTTCCGCGAGCATAAAAGTCTCGCAAATGGTCTTGTTGACGAACTTGCCGGGCAATCGGCTCCAATAGAACTTGATCACTTCTTGCCTCCTTTCTTGCTAACAGCGCGGCCCTGCATGTGTTCCCAGTCACGATCCTCAGGACCACGAACCTCGAGGTTCTTGGCCCAAGACGCGGCCATCACCTTCGGGTCAACGCCCAAGTCCTTGGCCACAGCGATCAATGCGTTCATGTCCTTTGGGAAGCAGTGTCCTCCAAAGCCACGAACGTAGCGGCCATCGTGGGTGGGCACCGGACCCGGGACGGCCCAGTGAGAGTTGCCAAGGCGCTTGTCGAGCCTAGCATATTCCACGACCTTATCGTAGTCGATGTTCAGTCCACGCTTATCGAGCGCCTCACACACCTGTGCCATCTCGTTGGCGAAGGACACCTTGGTGGCCAGGAAGCAGTTGATGGTGTACTTCACCATCTCAGCCGTGGTGGAAGACGTCTTGATGAGCGTCACCTTCGGAAAGGCCGTCTGGAAGATCAACTTGACGGTGTTGATCCACGGACGAGGTCCACCAAGGATGATACGATCCTGATTACGCATGTCATCGAGGGCATTGGCTTCAGTCAGGAACTCGGGATTGAAGATCACGCGGAGTCCAGTGCCTTCGTACTTCTTGTTCCAACGTTCTGTCGAGCCCGGTGGCACCGTTGATTTGACGACAGCGATGCGATTGCCAGTACAGGCCGCCAGCTCATCGAGCACGCCCTCTACAATCGAAAGGTCGGCAGTGCCGTCCTCGTACATCGGCGTCGGCAGGGCGACAAAATAGACGCCTGAAAAATTCTTCTTTTCCTCACAGGAGGAGACCAGGTCTGCCACCGACTCGCACGGTTGTGCCACGCCGCGGACGAACTTCGAGTACTGCGCTCCTGTGGCAGTCTTACCAGCCTTATCGTAGACATAGACGTCGAACCCTCGTTCAGCGAACACAGTGGTCAGCGATCCACCGACAAACCCTTGCCCAATAACTGCAACGCTCTTCATGTTACCTTACTTTACCCCTCACCGGGGTCCTTGTTCAATTCATTCTGGGACGTAGCGACCTTTATATGAGATGAGCCATGACATGAATCGACGTTCATCCTCAGACAAATTCTTCGTGTACTTCCTTGAGACCACGTCGATGTAGGTCACACCTTGGGCCCGCAAGGCCTTGTCCGGCAGGCCAACGCAAGGCACGATGGTGTGCTGTGCGGAACCCGTGTAATCGGGCTCGTGCAGCGACAGGTAACGTGCCTTGGTCTCTTGCAGCAACCGCAGCTTGTCCTCGTCAGTCCGAGGAATCCAAGGAGGGCCAACTTTGTCAGTGATGTCTTTGGCTGGGGTGCCTGCATAGACGTGGTTCACCTCCATATCCTTCGTCACCACAGAACCCAACATGGCCATCGATTTGGCCTTGGCGTGGATCGGCGAGACGAGGCACTGGCCGACGAACCAAACGTCGTCTTCCAACAACATCTGCTTGGTGCTCATGAATCGGCAGCCTTCGATGACGTCGCCGTGGGCAATGTGAGTGTAGAGGTGTGAGGCAATACCGACGCCGATGTTGTTGCCACCCAACAGGCCACCGGTGCCGTCCAGGACGGTGCGCTCGCCGAACCAGCAGTTGTGGCCGAACTCTACGTAACCACCGTCACCAGCGTTGATGAAGCAACCCGCGTGGACCTTACAGTAGTCACCAAACTTGACTCGCCCGCGGCCGGTGAACCGAACGCCCGGGCCGATGTAGCTGCAATCACCGAGTTCCAGTTCGACGCCGAGTCCGATCTCTGCCTTCTGTGAAACGTGCGTGTAGTGACCTGCTTTATAAGTCATCATCAACCTCTGATCAGAACTTCTGCAGTCCGACCCCACTCATCTGCTGAACGAATGTACTCCAAAGTGTCGTCAATTCTTTTCTGGCGTTCTGTTGGATCCATCTGCTCAATTGACCGGATTATTCCAGGGACATCTTGAGGGTCACGGTAGAGGAACGCAGTGCGAATATCGCTTCCCAGGTACGAGTCAGACTCAGACCCCCAGTTGCGAATCGAGATGCAACCTCGTGCGGCGACCTCGATCTCACGGGCCCACAGTCCGTCATTGAGATTGTGGAACACACCATTGACTTTGATCGGACAGTCTTCAGAGTGAAGATAGACCTTGATTCCATGCAACGCTTTGAGGTAACCCGAGTAGTCGTAACCTCCTGAAGTGTTGATGGAATAGCCGCTGTCTTCAATCAGGTCGAACAGTTTTCTGCGGTAAGGATGTAGACTGCCGACGAATCCCAGGTCAATGGGTCTCTCGAGGTACGCTGGCCCGCGGTCGCAGTACTCTGGCATCATCCACATCTTGACGAAGCGTGCCGGGATCCCGTCGGCCTCCATGTAGTCAGCCCACCATCGCGTGGTGACTGCAACGAACGACAGATTAAGTCTTTGTTTTATATCTGCAAAAATTCCTTGCCACGGGCTGTCGTCCATGTAGCCATGCCAAGGATCTTGCTCATAATGTACGAGTTGACAATTGCCCAGGGCGGCCCTAAGCTGGTCCTTAAGCCTGTGTAGCGTCCTCATCTTGAGGCAGCTGAGCACGTGATGCGTTCCTTCTGGAACGCGAAATCTGGGCAGTTGATCAGCGGGCACCTGAACCACTTCAGCCTTGCGACGCAGTGCCGACAGCAGTTGGTGTTGAAAGCAGTTGGTCTCAACGTATTGAACTGAGTCAACGAGCTGGATGATCGTGGGACGCATCGAACTCCTTCACTAGTCGCTGGTATTCGGACTCAAATTCAGGATCGTTGTAGTTGTGATTCCACAGGTAGGGCGCCGCTGCGGTGCCCGCCAAGGCGAGGCCACGGATTCGATCACGATGTGTCAGCCACGCCTTTTGCACACGCAACATGATGTCAGCCTGACCCTTCAGGGCCCGGTGAAGGCCATAGTGAAATGCTTGCTTGTCTGTTGCGTGATGACAGTGATAGCCCGCGGGCTCGAGCTCGGGAGGCAGTTGTCCTTGACGCAGGACTTGATCGTGGCCCGTGTCGACGCCGCGGTCACAATACAGACCATCATTCGTCGGGTTGAAAATCACCTTCGGCGAAAAGCAGTTGAGGCCATTGATTAGGCCATCAGTCATGTAGTCGTGCAGTGGAGCCTGGATGCCAGTGAGCCGTGGATTGCCTTCGAACAAGGCCCAAATTCGCTTTATGGTCTCTTCGTCACGGAGGACGGTGTCAGCATCGATCTTGACGAAGAGGTCATATTCCGTCTTCGATCTGTTCCAGGCGTCCCACAGGGAATTGTGCGCGTCCTTTTCAGGCAGGTCAGCAATCACATGGTGTGAAATGTTGACATCTCGCTGCAAACTAATCATCTTGCAGTGTTCCTGAAAATCGCCCTCTTTGCAATAGAGGGTCCCAACAAAGACGCGCGGAGTGCTCATCGAGTCAACTCGAGGACGCGCTTGGCGATGTGGTGAACGTCGTCTTCCGTGATCCACCAGCCACATGGCAGCGAAAATTGCTCAGCAGCAAATCCACGGACGCCAGGCAGGCTCTTGTAGAAGTGCGCGAATGCCGAGTAGTCATCATTGGGCACATGAACCACGCCAGCCTTGATTCCTTCTTCATTGAGGGCCTTCAACAACTCATCGCGCGTCAACCTCGAATACTCGTGATTGACACGCATGGTGTAAACCCAGTGACTAGAGAACGCTTCGGGGTGACGCTTGACCGGCCGCACTGTCTTTGAATCGCGGAAGACCTGGTCATAGACTGACGCATTTGCGCGGTGAGCGCCCAAAATCTCATCGATGTGAGGCAGTTGCGACAGGCCAATGGCTGCCGCCACGTTGTTCATGTTGAACTTGAAGCCGCTCTCGAGGATGTCGACGTCCCACTGTTGGCCCTTCCAGTTGCCGTTCTCATCCTTGGCACGGTCACGGTCGATGCCAAACCACTTCAGTGCCTTGGCTCTGCGGTAAGCATTGGGCGCCCGACAGATTAGGGCGCCGCCGTCGCCGGTGGTGAAGTGTTTGATGGCCTGGAATGAGTAACAGGCATAGTCGGCCCAGGTGTGAACAGGCATGCCGCCGAAGCCGGCGTCAAATGCGTGCGCTGCGTCCAGGATCATTGGAACGCTGTGAGCATTGCACACCTCACGGATGCCTCTCAAGTCGGGCGGCGTGCCTGCCCAGGCCACAACCATTACAGCTCGAGTGTCGTCATCGATGGCGGCCTCGACTGTCTCAGGAGTGAGCATGCCTGTTTCAGGGTCCACGTCGGCCCAGTTGATCCGCGCGCCCGCGGCTACGATCGGCGTGTTAGTCGCCACACACGTCATTGGCGTTGAGACGACGTTACAGCGATGATCGACGCCAGAGAGGTGCAGTGCCAGCGTCAGTGCTGAAGTGCAGCTGTTGACGAGAATCAGATTCTCGGCCTGCAGCTCGTGCTTCATGGCCGCGGTCAACTTGGTGACCTCGAGGCCTTCGTTGATGAAACCCGAAGCAAAGACCTTTTCGATCTCGTTAAGAGCCCGGGGCTTGTCCACGTGAACCTTGAACAGTGGGTACGTCTTGCTCACTTGCGAATCTCCTCGATTGAACGACCCTCAAACTCATCCGACGACTTGTCGATGATGCCCAAGCGTGTCAAATGTTCTTTCAGCTGGTTCTTGGTGAAGACCTGGTGATTGCTGGAGTATGTGAACGCATCATTTTTGCCTGCGAGGTGCGCTGGTCCGATGATGTAGTTCTGCTTGTCGTTGCTCAATGTGGTGCGCACTGATTCAGATGCATTGATCAGGTCTTCGTGCATCTTTTCACCTGGACGCAGGCCGATGATCTTCACTTGTTTCCCGTGGCGCTCGGCAAAGATTTCCGCGAGGTCGCCGATCTTCATGGCAGGCAGCCGCGGGATCCAGGTTTCACCCGACTCACCCTTTTTGAAAGCAGTCAAAATCAGATCGACAGAATCGTCGAGTGTCATGACGTACCTCGTCATATTCGGATCGGTGACAGTCAGGTAAGGCTGAGTCTCGGCTTGGTACTTGAACAGCGGAATGATACTGCCGCGTGATTCCAGGACGTTTCCATAGCGAACTGCCAGATAGCGTATCCACTGGTGACCCGTCATTGACTGACTGGTCACGACACGTTCTGAGGCGGCCTTGCACATGCCGTAGACGTTGACGGGTGCACACGCCTTGTCGGTAGAGACGAAGAGGCAAGCCTCGAGCCACGTTGGACGCAACTCATTCAAGGCATTGACAACGTTGACAGTGCCTTGCAGGTTTGTGGCAATCGCCTCAGTGGGCGACAGTTCGCAGGTATCGACCTGCTTCAACGCAGCGGCGATGATAATGTGGGTGGGTTGAGTCTGGCGAATGACGTCCTTGACACGGGAAGGATCACGGATGTCGCCAACGTAAAACTTGAGATCAGAGGCACGAGGACGGGCCGCAAGCTCATTGCGAATCGTCCAGTGTTTAGCCTCGTCCCGTGAATAGACAGCAACTTGATCGGGCGGCGACAACCGTTCGATCAGCTTTTTGCCCAGGGAGCCCGTTCCACCGAAAATGAGGTACCGCGACATCTGTGGCCATTCTATCACAGCCTGGTGACTTTGTACCCTTCGGGACCCACGATGTTGGCATAGCGGGTGCTCTTGTAACCAATCTTGGCAAGTTCTTCAGGCGTTGACCACGAGCCCGTCACAGTCTTGGTTCCCCAGCTCGCCGCGTCAGCATTGAAGATGCCACCATCGAGGATGGCATTGATGGGATACTGCACGTAATACGCCCGCTGGAAATCTAGCTCAGAAAACTTGGGCATCCCGCGCAGCCTTCTGAATGACTCGACCATGGCTGAATAACGATTGAGGGCAGGCAGCTGTGTCAGGAACGTTGTCTTCAGGATGCCGGGTTGTTCTGACTCTTCAAATGAAACGCGCTTGCCGTTGACCTTGTTGGTGTGCGACTGCCAGATGTTACGCCGTGATTCTGGTAGTGGCCGGTCTTTGTCGTAAAGGTGCCTGTTATCGTAGTCGTATTCATGGAGTCGAACTGCACCGATCTCTGGGTGGGTGTCGAGGTAGGAGGCTGCGGTCCAGATCTTGTTGAAGTCATAGTGCATCATGTCTGATTCGATGATGTACGTGTACTTCGGAGGATCTGACTCTAACGAACGCAGCCACCAGTCGATGGCGGTCCAATAACCCACGTTGGAGTCTGCCACATAGACGTTCTTGAAGGCTCCGTAAAGCAACTCGTGAACGTCTGGTTGGTTTGAGGCATTGTCGAAGACCGTGAGATCAGTGACAAGCTCTGGCGCCTGTTCCTGAATGTTCTTGATGACAGACTTCAGGATCTCGACGCGGGTCGGCTCCAGGCAACACGTCACCATCAAGAATTTGACACTCACTCGCACCTCTTGATGGTGTATCCGTGAGGTTGAATCGTGATCTCGCACTTGAATGTCCTGTCAGGTGGATGTTCGCTGCAGCAACACGAGCCAAATGCCATGACAGTCTCACCGGCCTCGAGTGCCTCAAACTCTCGTGGGTCCCAGACTAGATCGTAGATCCGACTGTGGAACTCACCGTTCGATATGTGGCCTTTCTCCCATGTTTCGAGGGTGTGACGGACTTTCTCAGCCAGTTCTTCGTAGTTCATAGCGACTCGATCAATTTTCTATAGGGCTCATAACCCGCGGGAAGTTTCCATGCCTCTACGTTGGGAATTGCCGGCGTAGCGTTGAAGACATCATCAGCAATTGCAGAGGAAGGCAACACCTGTTCTGCGATGCCGACTGGCCTGGAGACTACTGGCACATTGAGCAGGCCACACTCGATCAATGACTGCGGGCCTCCCTCGTGACGTGCGGTGACCGGGTAAAGGTCAAGCGTCTGGTAGAGTTCATTGACCGTCTCGTGCGGGGGCCGTTCCAGGTAAGTGTACGGGACGCCCGCCTCTTCTAGACGTCCAATCAGGTACTGACGTCGCCAACCTGCCAGGACCACGTGTACCTTATCGTCGCCGATGATGCCTCGTTGGCGATGCTTCCGGATGATGAAATCTGCGAGTAGATCAGGGCCCTTTTCGAGCTTTGGGCTCTTCAGGTCCTTACCTTCTGTGTCACGTTGGAATGAACCGATGACGTAGGCATCTGTCGGAATCCCGTACTTCTGCCGCAGCAATCCCTTGTCCAACGTCGGCAGCCAGATCTTCTGGTTGGCCCAGTACTTGATGAGATGGATAGGCTTTTCAGTCAAGGGTCTAATGAACGAGTGCGTCCGTTCGTTGTAAACGTGATAGGCTGTGGTCACCAGGTCGCGTTGCCTGAAATCATCGAGTTCCTTGAACCCAAATTTCTCTGGTGTGATGTGATGAACTGTGGTGATCACCTTTTTGTAACGCAACAATCCCGCGTTCGATAGACCTTCCCAACACCAGTCGGCCAACAACCAAACAACGTGAGCGTCCTTGGGATGATAGACGCTGATGTCGGCATTGTCTTCGTTCCATTCCTTGACGAAGCGGTCGACGATCCAGTCTTCTTTGGGAGGCAGCACGTAAACCTTGTTCATGCGAGTACCGATTCGAACAGTTCAATGTAGCGCCGCGTGACATTCTTGATGTCGATGTCGGCGATGCTGGTATAGTCGAGATCGCGACGGTCTGGCAGGTCTTCGACCTGCCTCACATCGATCATGGGTGGATTATCGTAGTCCTCAAGCGTGTAGTCGTACGGCTGCTCCTGTAGGACGTGGCCATAAGAGCCGATGAGTTCCTTGGTTCCACCCACGGATGCGCATGCCACGGGAGTTCCTTGTGACAGAGCTTCTACGACAACGTTGGGGCAATGGTCAGCCCACGCTAGATGCAGCATCCATGAGGCTGCAGCATACACCTGCATGTAGACATCGGGACCAACAGGACCAGTGTAGAAGACGTGTGGGTCTGCCACACGCACGTCAGGGTCCTTACCCATAATGATCAGGGCGCTGTTGGGCCGCTTCTCGCGGAGGTGCATGTAGAGTTCAACGTTTGACTTGAGGCGCTTCTGTGGGTGCCAATTCGAGCTGCAGACGTAGATGCGCTCATAATCATGCACCAATTTGCTCAGCGCCGGAATGGTCAACTCCTTGAGAGGCACCGTGTCGATCCCGTTGCGGATGACGGTGTGCCGGGTGACGCCTCCCCACCACTTCTCAACGAAGTTGCGATCAAATTCCGACTGAAAGACGACGGCGTCGGCGGCGCCGTACAACGCCTTGATGTTCGAGTTCTTGGTGTGAAACTCTTCGGGTTTGAACCAGACGCCGTCTAGGCGCTGGACGACTTTCTTGGCAAGGGGTGCCCCACTGCGTTCGATGAAGACCAGTGAAACGTCGGCCTCGGCTACCGAGAGCGTCACCTCGTGTCCGCTCTCGAACAACCCACGGGCTAGGCGGCCTGCGAAGGTGTTGGGGCCGGACAAAGAGTTGAAATTGACACCGTCGAAGTGCACCTTCATGATCGACGCTTGATCTCCTGAATGATCGGCAACGAAAAGTCGGTCCCATGGAGCATCATGCGCAACAATGCCAGCTCCTTGGTCTCGATGTTCTCCAGCCTGGCACGCTGCGAGAAGATGTTGGGATCGAGCTCATAGCGATTGTTGATGAGGATGCTATCGTAGTACTGCTGCGCCACGTAGTTCATCGACTCATTGGTGATCTCGACCTGCGCGGCGGTGAAGACCTCGACGAGCGCGTCAAAGATGTCACCATAGATCTGAGTGCAGACGTAGGGATTGAGGCCCTCCTCTGAACCCTCAGGTTTGATGTACTTCTTCAACTTCTCACCCAACAGCTGGGACACGGCCTCGTGGATTCCGACCTTCTTGTCACTCATGGGTTCTCCGTGCGTAGGCTAGTGGCCTGCATGAATCTAACATACTCCTCGATGCATGTCTTCCAATCGCCCGTTGCAGCAGGATTCGGTCGGAAAACGCCTTTTTCGAGGATGAAGCGCAGCTCATTCCAGTCCTGGTAGACGTACTCATCTCCACAAGCGAACTCGACCGCGCCGCCGCCGTCCTTGTGCACGTAGGTTGGCAAGCCACAGGCAATCGATTCCAAGATGTGGTTGGGACCAGGATCGAACCTGGATGCTGACACATAGACATCATGGCGACCCAGTTCTTCACCGAGTTTCTTGCCGTACAGCGGCCTCACAACCGTGGTGTGCTTAAAGTCGCACTTGTGTCGACCGATGTACGTGAAGGCGAACTTCTTGGGTTGAGCTCCGACGAAGCGATCAATTTCTTCGTAGATGTCGGCACCCTTCAACGGGTTGTCTGACCAGTGATGGGCCGCGATGTGCACCTTGCCGTCGTTGAACTTGTTCGCAGGGGCAAAGATGGTTGAATCGACCCCATTTTTGATGACGGTGTTGTTGGAGCAATTCCATCCTTTTTTCTCGAAATATTTCTGCAGCCATCTCGAGACAAACACCGTGCCGTCGACGTACTCCGAGAGCTTCAAAAGGTATTCGTCGACCCCCGTAGTCCCCTTCCGGGCATCATTTTCGTTGACGCGGAGGACGATGCGAATGTCGCGGTGACCCGTCATGTGTAGCTTGTACATGACCGCCTGCTCAGCTGAGATGCCACCAGCCTCGCTGTCAAGGCCCGCGAGCAGGATGATATCGGGTGCCACCTGACGCTCATCAGCGGGAACCACTTCATGGCCCAATTCAGGAATGTGTTCGTAGGCAGCATTAATGAAGTGTGCGCCACCTCCCCAAGGTCCCCTAATCGGTCGACGATTGATGTAGACTCGCACGTGCTTCTCGCTCTTTCTGTCGACGAAGCTTTTGTGCTTCGCTACGACGACGCTTGGTTTCAGGATTCTGAGACGTTTGTCTCATGTTGTTCTTTGCTTGTTCGCTGATCGTACGACCACGTAATTTTTCACTACGTTTACGTCGAGACTCTTCCGAATGTTTAACCCCCATGCCGGACTCAACACACCTTTTCGACCCCATTGTGGGTTGTTCTATCCGGAGAGGCGGTCACCGATGGTACGTCGAATTTTCTCGACAGATTCTGGAGTGTGGTTGTGACCATAGAACGGGTTTGCTACGCCCGACAAAGTGCCACCATCACCGCCCAGGGTCATGTTATACCCAAAGCCGCCAACAAGTGCACAGGTGTTATATTCAGCAATGAACTTAACTTCGAGTCGTTTTGCTTCTTCGAACGTTTCGACCCGTGCCAACACCTCCCGCCGCCACACGTCATCTGACGTACCGTGTTTACACTTTTTAGTGTCTGTGAACGTGATGTGTTTCGTTGTTTCACTTCGTGACCGCATCACACCTGCTGCATGAATCAGATTGATAACGCCAGAGTAACTGATGTCAACACCCGCGCCCTAAAGGCGTTCCAGGATGCCAACTGACGACAGCTTTTCATTGACGTACATGTCAACAATTGACTGACACACTTCAGGTGGATGCTTTGTGTGATGACGTCTGTAGACCTTCTTCCCACGGTTTTCCTTGGGCAACGTAACCTCTTCCGCGCAAGAAGTCAGCTTCTGCTTTTTGAAACTTTGCGTCATCAGTCTGATAAACAGCACCGCCGCGCTCATCAATGGTATAGTGATACATGACGCGTGGAACAAATCCACGCCTCTTTGCATTATGCAACACCGGGAGATAAAGGCTTTGGTCGCCGGCCCTACGAACAAGATCACCATTCATATTGGTAAAGTTTTCGTAAGGTACGCCATTCAGAAGGCTCTTACGAAAGGTCTTTAGGTGGCTGGAGACCCACGGGTATTTGTACGGGTCAGCATCTCCGGGCATCGGAGCTGAGATGTTCTTGTCAGTAAAACCCCAACGATGTGCCGTCCACAGGGCGTCTGCGCCGCTCTGGTTGTAGAGAACGTTTAGGTACGTCAGAGCATCGAGCTCTGTCAACCAATCGTCCGCGTCAATGCGACAGACGATGTCGCTGTCCTCACACTCCTGCAGACCTCTGAGGACGTTGGCAACCTCCCACTTCTTCTCAGCGTTCCAGATTGTAGTGACACGGCCAGAATTGAGGTGATCGAAGCGTTGCAGCCAGTCTTTTGCGTTGGCTACATGCACAGAATCGGACACATCATCGATCAGGACGATCTTCCAGTTGTCATATGACTGCCCATAGATGCTGTAAAGCATCCTGGGCAATGTTTCCGATGCATTGAACATCGGTGCCACAAAACAAAACCTATTTTGGTGTTCTGGCATGATGGTACACGTACCCTTTTGCAGATTCACGATGACCATTCAAAACTTGCAAGATCATTGATCTGCTGACGCCCATTTTCATGGCAGCCTCTTTGATCGAAGAAAGGCTTATTGTCACCAGTCGTCACGGGAAACACCGCCCTTTGTCAGGAGGACCTGACCGTAGTCGACCTGATCGTCAGTGAACCGACGATCGTCGAAAAACATCCTGCGATCCATGATGATCAGTTCCTTCGACGGGTCATCAACCTCGTCGATCAGGTCGCGGCACTGGATGCCTGGGTCGTTCTTCGACGGCAGATGATAGTCGTCAAAGAGAAGGCATTTGTTCCAGCGATCCTTGGTCAGCTCCCAGTCCAGCCGCGTGCCGGCATACGAGTGGTCGCCATCGATGTAGACGAAGTCGAAGGAACCCTCGAGCTTCGGAATGAGGTCTCCCGAGGTTCCCTTCATGAACTGCACGTGCTTGAACCAATCATGAGGAAAGACCTGGCTTAGCATCTTGATGTAGTCCTCATTGAGGGCAGGATCGATGGTGATGATCTTGCCTTCGACGCCTGCATCTGAGAAGGCCCGAGCCGCACAGAAGGTTCCGTAGCCGCGGCCAAATCCGATCTCGAGCATTGACGTGATGCCCAATGATCGGATGAGATGATAGATCAGGATGCCACGCTCATAGTTTGAACGGTAGAACGCGCCGTACTTCTTGTAGTTGGGGTCATCCAGACCACGCTGACGTTCAGCAGTGAATCGACCGATGTAGTCGAAGTCGCCCATCACCACTGACCCCGGATCGACTCCGAGTGATTCGAGCTTTTGCTGGATCGTGATCTTCTTCATCTTTGGTTTCCTCGGAATCTCAATCTTGGTGGGTCAACACTGGCAGTCATCAACATCATAGCAGCAACTGCCACGACTGTCTTTAGGCGCTGCCATTCGACCACTCGCCTTCCAACTTGCGATACTCGATCGGGTGACCGAGCTCCTGGGCATGAGCGATGCCGTACTCCATGCCCTTACTCATGCCGAGGTCAGTGTACACGACAGTCTTATCTGAGGCCTCACGCCATGCAAAGCCAGCGGCGATGCCGTGCATTCGCTCGTCAGTGACGTCATCGCGGAGGACGCCTTCCTGAGTGTACAGTGCGTGGCTCGCGTATGGACTCTCACCTCTCGCTAGACAGTCACGCATGCAGGCCCTGACGTACCGCATGTTCTTGTCAATGTCGCCAGCATAGGGCGACTCGATGATGACGCGGATCATCTTGGGAAAAGGCTTTCTCACTTCAACATCACCTTGGGTTGCGTACGGGCGACAGAGATGTGAGGAATCTTGACCTTGCCGTCCCATTTGCGGTGCCAGATCCAGCCACCGAGCTTGTCCTTGAGCTCCTTTGCACGAGCTTCGATCATCTCGTCGGTGACCTGTGACCACGGGACATCGAACATCATGTTATTCTCTGCAACGTCGGAAGTGTCCCTGCCCCACAGGCCGTTCCAGTGGTTCTGCCAGTAGTCACGGTAGAGGCGGATCTTACGAGGAAGATCGTACCATGAGTAGTGGAAGACGCAAGGCAGTCGGTTCACTGCAGCGTTGAACCACAACTGATACTGGAGGAGGGCGTTGTTGTCGCCCATGATCGCAAATTGTCTGACGCGTTCCACGTCAGGTGTGTAGAACGACACGTGAGGCAGACGCTCGCCAGTCTCTTTGTCGATCATGTCGCAACCATCAGTGCCAGGCAGCGCCATCGGGTGCCCGTCTGCATCAGTGGTTCGTAGTTCACGGGGAATCCCGTGAGTGATGTTGGGCTTGTTACGCGACAGCCGCCACTTCCACGGCTGAATGTCAACGCGAACCTTTTCGGGTCCGCCCCAATACTCGATGACGGGCAGTGACAACACGTCTGCCTCGCGGGGAATCTTACGGCACAAGTCGATCACCTTTGCTGCGTCGTCCTCGTGAACGATCTCGTCGGAGTCCATCTGCCAGCAGTACTCACTGGTGCACATTGCTCGGGCTTCGGCCTTTTGCATGCCGTCAAAGACCGCGTGACGTGGATGAGACCAATCTCGCGGAACCTGCTTGACTTTGAGGATCGGATCAGTCGAAGCCAAGAACTGCAACGCTTGCCAGGTACCGTCAGTGCTACCACCGTCGACTACGCAAATCTCGTCGCAGAACTCTGCCATCGACAAGATAGCCTCCTTCCACGGGTACTTTTGGGTGACGCAGTTGTAGACGGTCATGTAGCCCGAGATGGTGGGCTTGTAGTCCATCATGTGCTTGACACCATTCCAAAACATGGCGCGGGCTGCAAACAGATAATCCTTGATGCTTTCGAGATCATCGGTGTTGAACCATTCCTCGTCCTTGTGTTGGACGTGGTCGTTGAGGTGTAGCTTGCAACCCAATAGCTTGGCTTCAATGACCATGCGAGGGCAGGTGTCTGCCCCATTCGGCAGGTAGACAAAGCCTTCTGCCTTCGAGAGTTGCTCGAGTAGCTCGTGGTAGGGAACGTTCCAGACCACGTGGTAGTCCTTGCCGTTGTCCATGCACCACTTCTCAGCAGCACCGGCACCCTTGACCCAAGAGTTCGAACCCAGGACAATCCACCCCTTGCGTTCCGCAGGTGCGTTGGCACGCAGTTTCTCGATGAGGCCCAAGGTTTCAGGTGAAAAGACGCTAGAGAGGACGACGTTGTCCTTTTCTGCCAAGAATGGGAATACTGCGTGGTAGCGTTCCTTCTGCTTCTCTGACATCCACCAGAGCCCCAAGGAACCATAGTAGAACGCGGAGACCAGCTTGCCGTTGTTCTGGTTGTGACAGTCACAAGGAGTCTTCGTGGCGTCAAAGTGCTTCTCTGGAGAACGGAAGCGACAGTACTTGTAGTCGTACTCGAGGACCGTGTACTTCAGGTTGGCAACGATGCTGGGGATCAACTGGGGATTAATGTCAGCGAAGTTGCCGAAGATCCAGAACTTGTCAGCTCCCTGTTCAAGGGTCTGCAGCGTCAGGTCACGAGTGTGCAACTTCTGCACCTTGACGGGACTGGAATCGATGAGTGCCTGCGATGTGAGTTCCGCACCTCCGACGTAGTCTTCGACGAACATGTCTGAGACAAAGACGACCTTTGCGTCATCTGCGATGCGAGCGACTGGGGATTTGAAGATCTGTTCGTCGAACACTGTGTGCCTCTTTGCGAGACTCTACCCCATGGTGTGTCCCAGTGTTCAAGTCTTCGAACCCGTGAATGATGCGCGCGACGTATTACTTAATTGCGGAACTGCTCCTTAGCTCTTAATCGAACTGTGGACTGCTCTTAAATTTCAACATCTAGTTTAGATCTGCTTAAGAACTCTTAATCGAACTGTGGACTGCTCTTAAATTTAACGTCTAGCTTAAGACTGCTTAATAGCTCTTAATCTTAAGTCTTAATCGGGCGTATACCCGCGATTCGTCGACGCGAGAAGGACCAACTGATGCCCACCAAAAAGCCAGGAAGTGCACGAGGATCTGCAGCTCGTTTGATTGGAACAGACCTAGACACGACCCGAGTCCTTGCAGAGATTCAACAGAAGGTGAACTCCTCTCCGGCACTCAACGGCGGGTTCGACACCCTTCTGTACAAGGTTGACAAGATCGAAGAGTCGCAGGGCAAAATCGTCTCGACTGTCGACAAGATCCACGCGGCGATCTATGAACCTGACACGGGCCTCTTCTCCAGGATCAACACCGTGCAAGCCACAGCGTCCAAAGAAAATGGCGAACTTGAGAAGCAGTTGATCGAGCTAAACACCTGGAAGGCACAGACCGAGAAGTCAGCCCAGGAAGACAAAACGTCAGATGAAGCTCTGGTCAAGAAAGTCGAAGAGCAGCAGAAAGTCATCGAGCAATTGACACAGTGGAAGGCCACAGTTTCAAAGGTCGGTGCATGGATCGGTATGGGATTCGGCGGTGGCGCTGTCACTTTGCTTTTCAAGATCCTGTATGATGTATTGACGACACACTGGAAGTGAGCGGTGTACTATGGTCCCGTGAACTCTGGGACCCAAGTCTACCTCCAGGACGACGTTAGAGCGGCATTGCACCGCCTCGTTGGACGTCTGCGGCTACTAACGCAGAAAGTTCAGGATGATGTTCTAGTCTCTAGGGATGATCGTAGCCTTATCCATACCCGGTTCCAGATGTTGTTCAACCTGCGTTTGGCTGATCCACTCGAGGCCAGGCTACTAGAAATCATCATCGGCCATGCGGTAGCGGCTGAGAAGATGGGACCCGGTGCCTTCGACATGACTCTCGAGAGGCTGCTAGAAATCATCGAACTGTTCTTGAAGGGTATTACGCCACTTGATTTTCAAATAAATCAGAATGTCATCTCGAGGCCGGCGACCGCAGACGATATTCGAAGGTGTGTCATTGATCGTGTTAAGAAGGTCGACAAGGTCGCCGGCGACATGTTGACAGATGCGTTGGAACTTGCGGGTTTCGGCGGGCGTATCATCGTAGAGAAGACGCATGCATTGATGCCGTCTGTCGAACTATCGCGTGGATATTCGTTTGACACGGTGGCTGCCTGGCAGCTGACAGCTCGTCTCGAGCAACCCAGGGCTCTCGTTATCGATGGTTACATCGAACAGGTCTCAGAGATTCATCACCTCCTCGAGGCGGCCAATGAGGCCAAAGAACCCATCATCATGTTCGTCAGAGGCCTGTCACAGGAGGTACTTCACACTCTGAAGGTCAACTTCGACAGAGGTTCTTTGAAGGTCGTTCCAATCATCGTCAAGTTCGACCTCGAGGGAATTAACTCTGTCAACGATCTAGCGATCGTCACGGGCTGTGACCTCATTTCCAGCAATAAGGGTGACCTCATCTCTGCCATCAAGTTCGAGTCAGCACCACGGATCGAGGCTGCCCTCGTCTATCCCAACAAGGTGGTGTTGCAGCACTCAGCCACTCGAGCTCGTGTTGCAGAACACGTGGCATTTCTTCGTGATAAACGCAGCAAGTCGAACGTGATCGAAGACGTTGGCAAGCTCTATGACAAACGAATCCGCTCTCTATCACCGAGTCACGTGGTGATGCGCCTGCCAGACAACAAAGACTTTGTCAGAGTCTCACAGTCGATTGACGTGGCGCTGAGAACCATCAAATCATTGGTCGATCATGGTGTGACAGCCGAAATGCCGACGGCCGCCAGGGTGGCGGCCGCGGTGCATGCGCAGAAGTGCTACGAGACCTTGGCCTCGCTAGGTGCGCTGCTTGTCTGACTTTTTGATTTCAGCGAGCACACGCTCCACATCGTAGAGGTTCAACCCTTCTTTGCGAATACTGTAGCCCATCTTCTTGCCCAGGTCGCGGATGGCAGCAATGACCCTAGCCGCATCGTCAGCTTTGATCTTGTTGGGCAAACGGGCCGCCAATCGACCAGCGAGGTCCTTGACTTGATCGTCGTTTAGGCCCTCACCACCGGCCTTGGGTGCCTCAGCGGGCTTCTCGTTGCTCTTGGCGGCAGGAGTTTCGCCTGAGGTCGTCGGTGATGCGGTCTTTGCTCCGCTGGGAGCCTCGCCTGACTTGCTCTCGCCAGATTTTTTCTCTCCACTGACGTTGGCACCCTTTTTCAAATCGTCTTTCAGTTCTGGTGCAATGTCAGCGGTCTTGGGACCGGCCTCGATCGTCTGCTGCGCCTGCGTCAAGGCCGCGATGGGCGACGTCATGATGTCGTTGACGAGACCTTGAACGTCTGCGTAAGGCAGTTTCTTGAAGGCTCCAAAGAGGCCACCAGGCGTGAATGCCTTTATCAGCATGCCTTGAGCAGCTTGAATTTTGTCATTTGCTCCCGGCGTGCCAGCGGCAACGTTGTCGCCGCCAAGGCGGTCCTTGAGGCTGTCGCCTTCTGCCTTTTCGATCTTCAAATTCTTGACAATCTTTGGCAGCAGCTGAAACCCACGTTCCAGTGCGCTCGCAAGAGCCATCGCCTTGACAATCGGATTTTCGCCGCCTGACAGCTTCGACTTCATCTTCTGCCAGGCTCGACCGATGCTTCCACCGCCCGTGTATTTGTTGATGTCGTTGGTTGCTGCGTCGACTGCGGCCTTCAAGGACTTGGCGTTGGGCAGCTTTGACACGAGATTTTCGAGCTTGTCGAGGACGGCGGATGCCTTGTTGAGCTCCTCTTCGTCCATCGCCTCAACGATCAAGCGGGCTACGCGGTGCTCTTCGAGCAATTCAGCATTGATCCGTGAGACTTTTTCCTGAAGGCGCTGCAACCTGCGAGCCTCGTACTTCTCTTTGAGCGTAATGGCCATTTTATTGTTCCTCACCTTTTACTAGGTAAGTAGGTGTGTTACCTTCATCATAGGATCCACATTCATGCAACCCAAAGACAAGATCGGCAAGGCGGCCTGGAATCAGATGCAGGCCATGAGGGACTCAGTGGTCAAGGACGTCGCCGATGCAATCCGTGACGGCAAGGTTGAGGCAGCGACAGCTCAGCAGCTGTTGAACCTCATTTCTGCCTCAATCGAAGCTGGTTATCACAAAGGTTTCAGCGTCTTTGACAAGGAAGTTGATGCAGCGTTGGGGGAAGCCGCAAAGGATCACCGCCCAACTACGAAAAAAAAGTGAGCTGGTGGTCCAAATTCATCAAGGATGTCAGGTTTAGGGTCGGGTGACATGCCATCAGGTCTGAAACACCTCATCCGTTGCCGGTGCGTGATGCCGCAGTTCAAGAACTTGCCGGAGCCGCCGCCGCATCAGTTCGTCGTCTTTTCGATCATGGGCGATGACGACAAGTTGATCGTGAAATATGCGCAGTGCAATAACTGCGGACGCATTCACAAGGTCATTGACGTCTGTAAGTCAGAGGTCACTGGCCGTGAGGCCTTCAGCTCTGTCATGACGATCGATGATGTCAAGGCATCACTGCCAGCAAACCTAGCCAACATCCTGGACGTCAATGGCGCCGACCTGCCAACCTGGGAGGCAGCACAATTTATCTATGAGAACAAGCGCTGGGGCGAGTTTGTGGTGTTGGCCACCGACGTTGAAGAAGGCACGCGCCAAGGCAAATACGTTCAGATCTTGGGAGAGAATCTTTTCAAGGTCAATGCATTCTCACGCGAGGAGTACGCAAGGTGAATCAGCTGTACGGAAAGTCTGAGTCGGACCGCCGTGCGGAAGAAAACCAAGTCGCTCGTCAGATCGTCAGCGAGATTGGTAACTTCGGCGTCAATGAGCGTCAGCGAGTGCTCATCATGTATCTTCTTGCTATGGAGCTAGAGAACGTGGAGAACCTCAAGGCCTTCACGAGTATCATCAAAGAACGTTGCGGAAAGGACGTCTTCCTTTCTGATGGAGAGGAACCAGATGGGTCGATCGATCGGTGAGAGAAAGAACGTGCCCACCGCAGTCAGCACTGCACCCACGGCGTCGCCGGAAGAGATGCTGTTGCAATCGCTCGCATTCCAGCAGCAATCGTCAGCAAGAATCGTGGTGCTGCACGGTGACGTGACAGAGCACACCATCTCTGCTGTCATCGTCCAACTGTTGGACCTGGCGAACCAGAATCACAAGCCCATTCACCTGGTCATCTCCACGTACGGCGGTTCCGTCGATGAGATGTTTAGCCTCTACGATACTATCAAGTTCCTGCCGTGCCCGGTCCACACCATCGCCTTGGGCAAGGTAATGTCCGCAGGCGTGCTCCTGCTCGCGAGCGGTGTCAAAGGCAAGCGCATGATTGGCCGCTCCGCGCGTATCATGATTCATCCCATTTCAGGTGGAGCCATCGGCACCGTCTTTGACGTGATGAATGAGGCCAAGGAACACGCTCGACTGCAGGAGTTGATGATGGACGCCTTGGTCAAGGAGACGAAGATCTCCAAGAAGAAGGTGCAGGAGATCATGAAGGTCGGGCACGACTGTTATTTGACCCCAGACGAGGCCATCAAGCTCGGAATCGTTGACAAAATTGTCGGTGACAGCGACTGAGACCGTGTAGACCGCTCAAGGCGTTGGGTACGATGAAACCCAAATGCCTAAGCATGACTACGTGCGGTATTTTCCGTTCTCTAATATCCGTGATGAACAACGGAAGGCAATTGAGTTTGCACTCGATGCCTACGAGTCCGGCAAGCGCTATGTCATCCTCGAGATGGGCACGGGTTGTGGCAAGTCCGCGACCGGCGTCTGTATCGCTCGTTACCTTGAAGCACACGGTGAGGTGACACTCGATGAGGAAAACATGCCTCTGTCGGGTGCTTACATCCTGACGACGCAGAAGGTGTTGCAGCAGCAGTATCTCGATGACTTTGGCCCAGGCGTTGGCCCAGCTCGTAACCTGATGCGCAGCATCAAGTCGTCGACCAACTACCAGTGCGGGTTCTATCAAGACCAGACGTGTGCTGAATCCCGACGTGTGCTGAAGCAGCTCGGAAAGCGAATCTTCGGGACCGAGTTTCAGAAGCACTGTGGCAAGGGCGGCTGCTGTAGGTACGCCAAAGACAAGGCTGACTTTCTGGAGTCGCCCATCTCCATCACCAACTTCTCGTACTTCCTCTCTGAGACGACGTACGGCAAGCAACTGAAGCCCAGGGCATTGTTGATCGTCGACGAGTGTCACAATACCGAGCAAGAGCTCGGCAAGTTCATCGAGGTCACCTTCTCTGAGAAGTTTGCTAAGCAGGTGCTGAAGTGCCGCGTGCCAGTCCTGAACACTCAGGAGGCCGTCTACGAGTGGATCTCAAAGACGTATAAGACGGCCTTGGGTAAGTATATCCGCAACGTTGAGAAGGAGTTGCAGTCAAAGTTCGACTCTTCTGGGTCAGGCTTTGACGACCTCAGCAAGCAGTACGAGATGCTCGACAAGCACATTTGCAAGGTCAATCGCTTCTTAACGGCATACAAGCCCGACAACTGGGTGATGAACGTGGTGCGGCCGCCCGCTGGGGCTCGAGGCATGCGAAAGTTCGAGTTCAAAACCATCGATGTCTCAGAGTTCAGTTACGATTCGCTGTTCAGGATGGGCGGGCGGACGTTGATGATGTCAGCGACAGTTGTTGACAAGGACGTCTTTTGCAAGTCGATTGGCCTCGATCCGGTCGACGTGGCGTTCCTCAGCATTCCGTCGCCTTTCCCACCCGAGAATAGGCCAGTGCACTACATCCCAGCTGGGTCAATGTCGATGGACAACATCGAAAAGACACTGCCCGCTCTTGCAGAGGCTGTCAAGATGTTGATCGACCAACACCCGAATGAGAAGGGCATCATTCACTGCGTCAACTATCGTATCGCTCAGTATGTCAAGGACCACGTTAAGTCAAACAGGTTGTTGAACCACGATTCGACCAACCGCGATGCAGTGTTGCATCAGCACCTCGAGGGTACCGACCCAACGGTGTTGCTGTCGCCGTCGATGATGGAAGGCGTTGACCTCGCTGATGAAGCGAGCAGGTTCCAGATCTTGTGTAAGGTCCCGTTTCCGTACCTCGGCGACGCAGTCATCAAGAAGCGAATGGCCAAGAACAAGGCATGGTACACGTATCAGACGGTCAAGTCGATCATCCAGGCGATGGGTCGATCAGTTCGCAATGAGACTGACCACGCTGTCTCGTACATTCTCGACGCAGACTGGGAAAGGTTCTACAGGATGAACGGGCGTATGTTCCCTGAAGAGTTTTCAAAGGCGTTGTCATAGTGCTCTACGCACACCCACATCACCTTTCCTTTACTGGTTGCCTGTGAGGCGTATACCTATTCTAGGAGGACACTAAGAATGGATACCGACAATCAGGTGCTTGCTAAGTGGAATGAGATCAAGGAAGTCATGTCGTCGATCGAGCTTGATGTGGCGAAGAACGCCCGCGGCACCGCAGCGGCCGGCGTGCGTGCCCGGAAGGGTCTGCGGACTCTGAAGATCAAGGCGACGGAGCTCGTCAAGCTGACGGTCGAACTCGACAAGGTCAAGAAGACTGAGAAGTCGGCAAAGGCCTCGAAGGCTCCCGGCAAGGCGCCCAAGAAGTCCTGATCATCAACTGCGCAGCAGTGTGTCAGAGGTTGCCCCGGTCATCGCCGGGGCATTCTCGTTTCTGAGGTTGTATTTAGCATCACAGGAGAAAACATGCCTTCACCTCGAGCAGTACTCGCCGACATCACTGACTTTAAGCTTGATCCAACGGTCGCACACACCACCATTCACGGGACTGGCCGTCTGGCTAAGCCCGCTGGTCATCAGCCTGTCGTCAAGGTCGAGGAACATAAGAAGCCGGAACCAAAGCCTGAACCGAAGAAGGTCGAAGCAGCAACGCCTTCGCCTCCACCACTGCCCGCCCCTGAACCGCCCAAGGCGGTCGAGGTAAAGGCGCCGGTTGAAGAGACAAAGGCGGCTGTTGTCGAAGAAAAGACCGTCGAGAAGGTCGCGGAACATGCCGAGACCGAAGAGACGGCCAAGAAGCGCGGTGGCAAGAAGGCTGCGGAAAAGGCCTAACGGCTGGCTCGGCGGATTTTCTCGTAGATTCCCTTTTCAATCTGACAAATCCTCATCCTTGTCAGGCCGTAGATCTTTCCGATCTCTTGCAATGTATGAGGACCTTCAGACGCTGCGATCATGACACAATTGTGACCATCAGGATATGAGATCCAGTGCGGACACCGCTTCCGTTGACAATCAATGTCGTGTCTTGAGAGTACTGAAAAACACGTGGCGCCTTCGACGATGGTTCCTTCTTGGACAACGTTGAGGCGCCTCTTTCCATTCTGCATCACCACATATCTCCTCTTGTGGTATACAGTAACGTGAGGAGGCATTCTTGTACAAGAATCCGATCCGATCGTACTACTGAGGTAGTGGTAACGGTGACGACAGGAAGAGAGCCCCGGAGATACACACTGTGAGTAAAAAGAAGACGTACGTTCTTGACACCAATGTCTTGCTGAGCGACCCCAACTCGATCTTTTCGTTTGAGGAAAATGACGTGGTCGTTCCAATGGTGGTTCTCGAGGAACTCGATCACCACAAGAGCAGGCAGGACGAGGTCGGCAGGAATGCCCGTACCGTCAGTAGGTCGCTTGACGACATGCGAGTGAAAGGCAGCCTCTTTGAGGGAGTGACTCTCGCACAGGGTGGCAAGCTTCGTGTGGCAACGATCCAGGCTGACAAGGCTAAGGATCTGCCGTTCGAGCTGCGCTCGCCGAATCCTAAGGTCGACAACATGATCATCGCCTTCATGATGCAGTTCAAGAACAGCGATGAGGACGCGGCGATCCTGGTGTCGAAGGACATCAATGTTCGTCTGAAGTGCGATTCGTTGAACATTCGCTGCGAGGATTACCTCAAGATGCGGGTGACGAACGATCCCAAGCAGTTCTATCGCGGCGTCGACGTGATCGAGGTCCCGGAGACCTTGGTCGACAAGTTCTACATGGAAGGTAACCTCGAGCTTCCTCTTGAAGTCAAGGCTGAACATCGCCTCTACCCGAACCAGATCGTCATCATCAAGAACACTCAGGACGGCAAGACGACAAAGTCTGCCATCACCAAGTGCATCTCTCATGATAAGCCACTAATCCCTGTTGCAAAGATCGACCAGGCGTTCAAGCTGAAGCCTCGTAACAAGGAGCAGAGCTTCTCGTTGGACCTACTGTTCGATGAGAACATCAAGTTGTTGACGTTGGTCGGACCCTCGGGCACCGGCAAGACGTTGCTGGCAATTGCGGCTGCCCTCGAACAGTTGAAGGGTGTCGGCGACCCGAGCAAGGCGAAGTATGAAAAGTTGATTGTCACCCGTCCAGTCCAACCGTTGGGCCATGACATCGGCTTCTTGCCGGGCACCCTAGAAGAAAAGATGGAACCGTGGATTGCTCCAATCCGCGATAATCTCAATTTCTTGATGGGTTCACGGAAGTCATCGAGGGGCCGCAAGGGGTCTGACCGGGAGGAGTACTATCTGTCGCTAATGCAGGACAGAGGCCTCATCGAGATCGAGGCGATCACGTTCATTCGTGGTCGATCAATTCCGAATGCCTTCATCATCATCGACGAGGCACAGAACCTGTCGATGCATGAGTTGAAAACCATCATCACTCGTGTTGGCGACGGGACCAAGATCGTCCTGACGGGCGACATTGAACAGATCGACAATGTTCATGTTGACGCGTATTCCAATGGCCTGACGTACGCCGTCGAGCGTTTCAAGGAGTACCCGATTGCAGGTCACGTGACGATGTTGAAGGGCGAGCGCAGCGAATTGGCGACACTCGCTTCCAAGATCCTCTGAGATCTTCTGATGATCGGGCCGGGAAACCGGCCCGACTCGCATGTCCGGTGGCCGCTGATTCACGGCTGCCGTATATTTGCTGTTGACATGGCGGGAATACTCGACAGCAAGACACGCATTCTCGATACCATCGTAACGTTGGAAGGCCGCAAGCAACTGGCCAATGGTGGCATCAACATCAAGTACGTGTCTTTCACGGACGGCGCGACGTTCTACGCCGCCGACCTGGTCTCGGGTTCAACTGATGCGACAGCCAGGCTTTACCTCGAATCGTGTCACCTGCCACAGGATCAGGTGACCTTTCAGGCCGACGATTTGGGTCGAGTGCTGCCATTTGATGCCTCGGGTGATCAGGTCGTCAGGTCCGGTCAGATCATTGACTACTCATTTGTTGCACCCTCAACGTTGACATTGACGGGCTCGGCGCTGCAAGGAACTACCTTGCGTGGAGACGTCATGAACGAAGCGGCCCATGGGATCCTGACGGGTGCCATCGACAACTTCGCTAAACAGATGTTGATCGGTTCTAGGGATCCGATCTTTGACGATGAGGGCTTTGCACTCGGAAACAATGAGATCGAGTTCGTCATTCACAATGACAGGCCCATTCCGGCGCAATCGGGTTACTCAACTAACATCAATCACCTCGAAGATGTGTTTGCTGATCCTCGGTTGAGTCATCTGCCGAACTTCAAGTTCCTGCCGCCGATCAACAAGGTTGAACATGATAACGTTGACAAGTCTGATCACCGCGTCGTCAAAGCATTTGCATTGGGCGACTATCACCCCTGGGGCCGGTCACATGTGTTCAAGTTCAATCACGTTGACCTGCACCGTGAGCTGATGCATTTCGGCTCGATGGGCTATTCCAAAAAGATCAACATTGATCCAACATCTCGGGCCAACAACCTGTTCATCCAGGCATTTGAGGTGACCAATGACACGATGTTCAAGCTGGACATCATTGATTTTGGTACCTGGAACACGCCAATGGTGAAAAATTCCGCGTTGACAGATCCGAATGACCCAGGACCAGTGTGTCAGATCTTCTTCGTTGGCAAGCTGGTGACCAAGCCGGACACTCAAACGCACGCCTTTGTTCACCTGTTTACGTTGTTCTTCGGATGATCACATGTACTATCGAGTAAACCGACGCTACAACGTTCTGCAGGTCTCCGATGCGTATGCAACGCTGAAGGACATTCTTCAGGACGGCACACTAGACTTTGAATTTCGCTACACAGCGGCGCAGAGCGACCTGGTGAAGCAGGGAACCGTGACCGTCAACGTCAGCGTCTTCACCAAGACAGTCAAGAAGCGGCCCATTGTCGGCCGAGGACGTCTCGGTAAGATCGACGCCAAAGAAGTGATTCAGAACGTCATCACCGACATGCCCGCCGCCAAGAGCGCCATCAAGAGCCGCGAGGACCACGTTCTGGTTTCCAAGAAGAGCGACGCATCGTCGAAGGTCGACAACGAGGCGGTCCCGCTGTTCCTCAGGGGAACGCGACCGGCAGCAATTCAGGCGCTGCACGAGGCATACGTCAAGGCGGTCCCAGCAGGAGAACTCATCAGCGCCAACGACAAGAAGCCCATCATTGACGTCACTAAGCTACAGGTCAACGACATTCACGGTGTGGTCTCTTCGTCGGTCAGCGAAGACACGCAACGCCTGGCTCACCGCTTGATTCTGCAACGTGGGATCGACCCATCGGCTGTTTCTGAACTGCCATCTTCCAACATCTACTCGCAGCGAGCCTTTCAAGGAACCAACGAACCAATCCAACGCTATGAACCCGAGCATGGAACATTGGCACGGTTGCGCAACCAGTTGACGATTCACCCGGGCCTGCTAGATCCCGTCAAGACGATTGACCAGGTCGAAGAAAATCGTCTCGTCAACATCGTGACAACTGAACCCGTCGACAACGTTGAGGTGCCCGTCCGCGTCAAGTTCAAGCCGCCGTCTAAGAAGGTGGGCTCGAGGGACTCATCCGACGTGTTCGTTAAGTTTGAACTGTTGGATACCACGACCAACCATGCCATCGACACTGTCACGCGGACGCTCGATGTTCCGACGCACGTCCGCATCTTCAAGGTCCCGTTCCTACAGCCCAACGTTCAACGCGTCAGGTCAGACATTTCGTCAAGAGCTAACCTAGAGATCGTGCAGGTAGACCCTCGTGCGAACGAGGTTCACATCTTTAAGAAGTCGATCAACACCGCAGTGGTCAATGACGATGACTACGTCTTGATCGACGTGCAGCAACTGAGCTCAGGTCACAAGACGATTGTTCAGGTTGATTCTCCAACGTATGATGCTGCAATCTACCGTGTGGTCCCAGCATACTCGGGCATCGTCGGCTTCACGTACACCAACGTCGTCATTCCTCCCAAGAAGTACCGCCCTGTCAGGGCATTGGCATTGACCACGTCGATCATTGAGAATGGAGTCTCAGTCGAGGCTCGACGCATTCCACCTGACGTAATCGCGCTGCAATTCCTACAGCGCAACAAGACGACATTTGAGGATGAATTTTCTCCCATCTCTGACCCACAGTTGATCGACGATGCCGTCAGGCAGGCAGACCACGTTGCAGTCGTCACTCAGAATGTGCTTGACAACAACGTCTATGAGTTTGCGGCCAAAATGTTCTTCCGCAGCGGCACGCAGGAAACAATCACTGGAGAACTTTTGGAGTACATTCTAGCCACGCCAGGCAAGGTCGACATCAAGGTCAGCGGTATCAACGTTTCTCACGATACTGAACCCAACGTGACGTTTAGCGTGTCTCTTGACATCGTCGATTCAAACATTGACGCCGTCAAGGCCTTGCTGGAGCAACAGGGCATCAAGTCGTACTTTGATGGAGACATTGCGAAGCAACGTGATGAGCTCAAGGCTCTGCTCGCCTACTCGATCCACAGGATCAATTTGATGACGGGCGAACGGGAGGACCTAGGCGTCATCACGCAGCCTGACTTTGATGATTCTGAGGTGCGTAAGAAGTTTGCCACACAGTCGTTGCAATACGGCCACAAGTATCGCTACGTCATCACCGCGGTCGCTCGAAGCGCTGAGACGGTGCTCGAGAAGCTTGAGAAGAATGCAGTTGATACAGTGACGAAGAAGCCATACAGCTTCATGCCGTCCAAATTTCTGCATCCACTGACACTGCGGCGCGGGATCATTGTTTCACCTGCGGGTTTGAAAACAAAGTACTCGAAGACCACGTTCGAACACGGCGTCTTGGGGTCAACGACTATCGTCGACGTCTCTCTCGATGAGACAGAGCCCAGGATCATCGACGGATCTGTCGTCAGATTCAACAAAGAACTAGCAATTGTCAACTGGCGGGTCGAGGGACCCATGGAGATGATCGATCACTTCATCATCATGAAGGAAGTTCACGGTCTTCGGACTGTGCTTGGGACGGCGCACACCACCTTTCAAGGAGGCGTATGCCAGTGGCTGCACAAATTGTCTTCTCACGATCGTGGAGAGTTCAACTACGTGATCGTGCCCATGTTGAGCACGTACAAGTACGGTTCGTCGATTACTACCAACTCGCTACTTGTTGAGGATACATGATCAAGACTTTTAAGGTAGCGAATGACACGGCGATCAAGACGGGATTGGTTCAAATTCAGCCCGCTCAGCCCGCTCGTGCCAACAGCAATAGCGGCACGTCGACCAACAACACGAAGCCGCCTCCGAATCAAGTTCCTCTTGCCGGCGTCTCAGCGGTCATTGCTGCGCCCGCGGCCTCGAGTCAGACCACGTCGCTCAAGTCAATCGTCAACCCGACGCTATCATCGTTGGCCAGCTCGATCACAGCTAAGAACTTTATTCTGCCCACCATCGGCGGCGGAGCATCAAAGCTTATCCCAAGTTTTCACATCGATATTGACCCGTCCGTGGTCCTGCCATCCTCGTCAGACGCTCTGGCGGTGACGACCAAGAAGTTCGAGCCTTACGAGCTGCAGACAGGCATTTCACAGGAACGGCCCGAGGTCGTCATGATGACGAACTTCCTGCCGCTTTACAAAAAGACGATCTCGACTGCCAACAACAGCATCTTGCGGTACACGTTGGCCGGCCAGCGTCCGCAGACTACAGACGCTGGAGAGTTCTTCAATACGCAAGTTGACGTTCGTAGCCTCCGCGTGCATCAGGTCAAACATTTGTTGACTCAGGTCAAGCGTCGTTACATGTACCTACGTGCGCAGACCGCTGATCGATCTTCGGCAATGTCACAGGCTTTGAGTGAACTCGAGTCGCTTTCTCTGTACCTCTGGACAGTCATGCGGACGCTAGAGAAGTTGAAGCAACAACTAGATCTCCGTGATGACGTTCACATTGTCGATCCACACGAGACGTTGAGGCTTCATCTCAGCACCTTTAGTTCAGTACGAGCCTTGAGCCTATTGAACTTCTTGACCCCAGCACTGACAACATACTTCCCGCCACAGTATGATGTGCCTCATGCTCTGACATTGTACGGCTACACTGAGGAAAACGCTAAGCACACGTATACCTCGAGCAAACTGTGGATGCAGTTGATGCTGGAGTACAAGCACGTCCTGCAGACGCACTCCTTGAACATGCTGGACATCGATCCTGCACCGCAGCGGAATGATTCATCACCCGTTGCTATCACTCAGACGCCGTCAATCAAGCGCTTCGACTACACCGCGGTCCTCCCAACGCTGCCAAGCCTCGACTCAATCACGCAGATGCAGCCGCCGCAGATCCCGCAGTACGTCAACTCTCTAATTTCGAGCTACAACACAATTTATCAAGGCGTGTCGTTCAAGCACCGTGAGATGCAACTGGCATGCTTGATCAATGCCCTGTCGCGGGAGCACAGGTATTCTTTGGGTCTGTCGAAGCCCGAGGTTCAGAAATCATTGCAGAGCTACTACGGTTATCAGGTCAGCCCGCAAGGCAATCTGCAGATGTTCGATCGGGTGGTCGGACAGTTTGGTAGCAACATCACAGACTTTCCGGCACTTCAGTCCAAGACGCTAGCCTCTCTTGCGCAGCAACAAGTTGCACAAAATGTGGCGGTGTTGCCTTTTGAGTCGCGGTACGTGGAAGGTGACACCGGCACGTTGACCCCGGGCAGCAGCTACTATGTCGATTCTGTATTGCTTACACATGGGAATCGCTATGATGTGACTAGGTTGATTGAGTTTCGTGATGTACTGCAGAACGCACTGACGAACTTCAATGTCATCGTCGACGGTCTTGATCTACTGCAGTCTGAGTACGTCGATCAGTACTCCAACAGCGCAGGCAAGTTTGCGTCGCTGATCGCAAATCCTCGTTCGTTGTTTGATGAGATTCGCGCTGAGATGATGACGTCGGATGCGGTGGGCTTGACGCCTGAAATCGCAAATGATCCACTGCTACCATTGTTTACAGTCGCTCAGTCAGACACTCGACTACGTTCACTGCTGTTGCTCTACGTGGTCACCAAGATGTCGAAAGCTTACCTTCACAACGTAGAGTTCTTCGATGCGGCGCTTGATCAGGACAACACTCCCACATCTGATGCCTTGGTCGATCTGATCGTGAAGCAGCTCATCTCTGCAACCAAGCAGACGTCTACGACCTTGTTGGGAACAACGAATCAGAGCCACGCCGCCCGCAAGCCCACGTCGGGAAAGGATCAGCGTACTGTCAACATTGAGACCGTCAGGACTGCGTTGAAGACGGGCAGTGGCCACTTCTTGGCTGCCGTGATCTCGATGATGGGTCGCCTGTTGGCAACGTTCAAGAGGAACAATGCAGTCTTCAATGGTTCGGTCACGAGGTACGGCGGTCACCCTGATACCGTCATCTTTATGTCGATCGTTGACATCTTCACGTCATTCATCGACCTCTATGGCGATCGTCACGTGGTGGGTCAGCACATTGACCAAGGCCAGACGCAATTGATCATTGATGCACGTCACGTGAGTCACACGAACTCAGTCCTGGAGGTCGATCAACGCTTGGGTCGCGAGATCATGTTGTCAGAGACGTGCAGCTTCACCGTCATGAATAGCTTGACGAAGTTGATTAATTCTGTTAACAATGTCATCAACTATCTGAACGGTCCTGAGTCGCTGGCGGAATTGCAGAAGGTCACTGGGCTACTTAGTGACCCCAGCATGTTGCATATGTTGCTGAGCGAGCAACAGATCAGGTTGCTGTCGAGTAACGTTGCTGACCTTAGGTCTGCGTTGGCGGGTCACTCGAGGACGGGCAACGAACCTGGCGACATCAACGGTGACGGTGAATTTGACTCAGACGATGAATTGATCGCCCTCGATGATGCTGAGATCACTCCCAAGATCAGACGGGCGATCGACGACATGTTGTCGACTGATGAGTTCACGCAGGCATCAGCAGCCTCGAGAAAGATCTTGACTGTCGGAATCCCACTAGGCTTCTCCAGACACCTGCAGCAGAAGGTCGACATCAAGAAGTTGAAGAAGACCTCGTTTGATGTCCGCCAGAACGACGTGGTGAATATCGCCGTCTACAAGGTCGACATGCAGAATCCCGACATTGTCTATAAACCGCAGCGGTTCATGTTTGAGCTGTCACGGTTTCCTGTCAGGAATGATGTCTATGTCAAAGACAGTCCGGGAGTGTCCAAGTTCGACATTGTCTCAAGATTCCCGACACGAGACGCCAGCCAGGCATTTTCATCGGGCGGCAGTGTGCAGTACATTCGTAGTTCTGACAACGAGGTTGAGGCGTTGGACGGCGAAGACTATGACTTCTTGACGCGCCAAGAGAAGGATCAACTCTACGTCAATCACGTGTTCAGTTATTTGTTGGAGGTTTACCTGCGGACAATGACTGGCATTTCGACCGCTGATTATCACTTCGACATGGTCGATCCACCGCCGCAGGTGGAGTCCGACTTCGTCAACCTGTTGCTCAACCACTACGTCAATCACGTTTCAGCGATCAAACAACAGGGACTCGATGGAATCAACCGCAGTGGAATCTTTTTCGGCTCGACCCAGGGTGCATCGAAGGGTTCTGCCAAAGGCGGGTTCGTGTCTCGGGCTGCGGGAGGAGGCACACAGAGGTACCTAGCAAATTCTGCGGGAATTGCCGGGCTGTCTACTACTGTCGCATTGTCAGGATTTTCTGACTTGACGCCCAACGTGAGGTCATCTGAAAACACGTTGTTGTCGTCGACAGACACGGTGCTGGCGGGCCTGCCGGAGTCTGACGCTCCGCTGCTGGTGAACTCTTTCGGTGTTCTGAATGAGTTTTCGCGGATGACCACGCCTCTTGCAGACCCTCTGGCAATTTCGCAGCGCATCATCAATCCGAAACAGTTCGATCGAGTGTTCAACCTCTTGGTCGATCCTTATTCGTTCGAGATTGACGTGTCAAAGACGCAGGCCACACCCCATGGGAAGCAGGCGCTGGAACTGATGATCAAGCAAGGCGAAATTGAGCCCACGGCTTCTATGACTAGTCTCAGGTTGGGAAACGCCAGCCTCAGACCGGAACTGACGTATGTCCAGCGGCGCCGCGATAACGCAGAGGGCGACTTGATCTTCGAGAAGTACATTGTCTCTGTCGAGACAGTTGGAGAGGACCAGGCCTGATGTCAGTTTCGTTGCCTTCAAAGGAAATCTACACAGTTGACGTTCCTGAGGTCAAAAACTTCAAGGCAACGTTTCACTACAATTTCTTCACTCCTGACGAGCAGGTCAAGGAGAGTAGTGGCATTCCACAGCTTGAATTGCAGCGCATTGCAGATGACAGCGTGGACGCATTCAATTCACAATACTTGACGACGCGGGTCCCGCGATACGTGGCATTCAGTTGGAACAAGCCGAGGCTTCAGGCGCCTGGCGGACAACTTATCGAGAGTGATGTCCGAAAACACAGTCAGCGCCCGCCGACGCTGCCCAGGCTGATTGCTGACAATCTTGACAAAATCGTTGACGAGGATCACTTCTCGTCATACAACTATCTGGCTGTCACGTTTCACGATGGTTCGATTGACGACAAGGTCTACAACTTTGTCTCGGGCAGCTATGAACAGTTGACTCTCGAGACGCCGAAGGACCCTGGCCTCAGCGTTCACAAGGCCTCGTTGGCCCTACAACGTCAAGTGCCCAGCAGGATCAATCCTCACTTCATCTCACGGGCCATGATCCAGCCGCACAGTGCGTTCGGAGCCCGACACTATGACGCCGCTGGCGGCGTCACAATGCATACTATTCCAGGTGCTCAGGTTCTCTATCGGCAGTACTTCAATCGTCTGAAGCACGTCTACCTGCACTCGCAGATCAATTCGAAGTTGTTCCATGACGTAACCAACCGCGTCATCAAGGACCCACACTCACCTTTCCCATTGGATGCAGGATCGTTGCACTTTGTCAGTCGCAAGCTCGGCAACTCTGTCAAGAAGCGCCTTAACTTGACGATCAATGACGAGGAGTTCAAGGTCATCGTCCCGTACGTTAACCTTCGTGTCGACCCAACGTCGCACCACGTGCAGCGCATGAACGCTGAACTGGTAGGCTTCATTATTGACAAGTACGAGATTGCTGACGACGGGTCAGTCAAGCAACTTCAACCCATCATCGTTGAGCACCCCGAGGTGCACAGGGCGCTGGACGTGGCCGTCAAGTACAATCAGCAGTACTCGTACACGATCAGGACGATTGCGCTGTTCCACCTTCCGGCCATTGATCATGATACGGGTGATATTGCCACGATTCAAGTACTGGTGTCGTCGAAGCCTTCTAACAAGGTTGACATCAAGATCGTTGATGACACAGCACCACCGCCACCGTCTGACATCAACTTCGTCTGGAACTATGAGACCGAGAAGTTGATGATGCACTGGGCATTCCCACCCAATTCGCAGCGTGACGTCAAGAGGTTTCAAGTTTTCCGCCGTGTGACGACAGATCAACCCTTTGAGTTGTTGAAGGAATACGACTTCGATGATTCTGCAGTCAGGGCTGACGATCACGAGCGACCTGAGCCACACCTCGTTGAACACCTGACTTCACCGTGTAGGTTCTATGTTGACGATGACTTCACTAAGTCTTCGAAGTACATCTACACCGTCTGTTGCATTGACGCTCACGGTCTAACCTCGTGCTATGGAGCACAGTTTCAGCTGTCGTTCGATGTCTTCAAAAACCAGTTGGTGAAGTCGCTGATTTCTCACGCTGGTGCTCCCAAGCCTTATCCGAACCTCTATCTGGAAGGAGAAGGCTTTGTCAACGTGGCTCGTGTTTCAGGTCCTCACTCTAAAACACTGCGTTTGTTCTTCAACCCTGAGTACTACATCCTTGAGGATGATCAGGAACGTGCACATCGGATCTTGTCGACCAAGCAGACACATGGATCATACGTCTTTCAATTCATCAATGCTGACAATCAGAAGAGTCAAAAACTGACTGTCGCCATCGATGACCGCGTTAGGGCGGCGCAGCCCAAACTGACGTTCCCCAAGTTCGTCTTCAACGTGCCTAAGCAAGTCAAGGGATGATCGTTTACGGACGCACTGTGAAAAGTAGGATTCAGATGTCGATGGGCAGTTTCTCGCCATAGAGCAATACGTAAAGGCTAGATCACCATGATCGTGTATGAGGTTCGCAATGTTCTGAACGGGACTGCGCTAACTACTTACGCTTCAATGAAAGAAGCTGCACAAGCCGTTAACGGTCACAAGGATCGCACTGGTGATTGTTGCCGAGGTATACGAGAATCACACGCTGGCTATTTCTGGCGTTACGCAGAAGAACAAAAAGAGGCACGGTGACGCATGGGGTTCCTTGATCATTCAACTAACAATATCATCCTCGACGCTGTGCTAACTGACGTAGGGCGCCAGTTCCTGGCCCGCAATGACGGCAGCTTTTCACTACACAAGTTTGCTCTTGGTGACGATGAGGTAAACTATGGGATCATCTCGAAGTATGGTCGTACCGTTGGCCGTGAAAAGATCGAGAAGAACACGCCGATCTTCGAGGCGTTGACTAATCAGCAACACTCGCAGAAGTTCAAGTTGATCAGCGTCTCAAACCCCAACCTGTTGAGGCTGCCTGCGTTGAGCCTGTCTGGCGATGCTAACGTTGACGGTCTGAATGCTGTGGTGACCCTGGGTCGTAATCAGCAGAAGACGTCGACCATGACGTTGGAACAGGTCATCAAGAACGAGACTTCGATCGACGTTGAACTCCGCGACCAAACGTTCATCATTGAGGTGCCGAACCTCTTCTGCCAGGTCCTCCGCAACACGCCTGAAAATGTCGACGGCCAGCAGCGTGCGACCTACATCCTCACCCGTTCACCGACTGAGAACGCATATGGCGGGTCGAGCGTCCAGTTCACCCTCTCGGTCAAGTCACTGACCGACGCCTTGTTCTCGGTCTACGGCAGCACGGCCAACAAGTCGAAGATCAAGACCTACATCAAGATCACAGGCGTCCAGTCAGGTGCCGTCAAGGACATCACCGTCATCATCGACAAGAATCTGTGATCGGAGCCCACTGACCCATGGCAATTTTCAAGGAAATCCTTCCGAGCGACATCAAGACGGCACGCTCATTTCTGAACCAGCTCATCGACGTCCTTCAGGAGGACATCAGCGGTTCAGTTTCGCGGCGCAAGTACCAGGTCTTCGTCACTGGCGGCATTGGTCCTGGCGTGACCAGCTCGCTGTTTCAGACCGTCTATGATCAGGACTTCAGTCTGCAGACAGCGAACCCGATCTTCGACATGACGCTGGGAATCTTGCCTGGCGGCACCACGGCACGGTCGAGCCAGTTGGGCACCGACGCAGCGGGTAAGGAACTGTTCCCATCATCTTCACTGATGATGCGTGAAAAGTTGGACGTCTATCGTCAGTTCTCGCAAGCTTTGTTGGGTGATTCGACACAGACGTTCAAGGCGCCCTTTGATTCGACTGGCGTGTCGGACTCGATGGACGTGGCGTTGTTCATCGCCTTCAAGCGTTTGTTTGCACGCGATCAGATCAAACGTGAGACGATGGCGATGCGGTTCTATCAGTCGGCCTCGTTCGTCGCGGTCGGTCCTAATGGCTCCAGCATTGACGTGCCACCGCAGCTCAATGGCTACGGCGATAATCCGGGCGTCACTAATCTCAATGTCACCTCGACCTCAGGGTCAGCGATTTACACCGACATCGGTGCGTCGACCAACAAGTTGACGGCGTTTGGCGGTCAGGTCGGTAATATTGTCGATTCTGCAAACACCAATCGGTCAGTCGGCCTGATGTTCTACGACCGTGGCATCATGGTCCTTGACATGGCCAAGATCACGTCTGGCTCACAGTTCATGTCGGGCGTCATCGACGCAATGCACCCGTTGGGTAGGATCACACTGGGTGACCCGCACACCGAGACGGGCCGGCAGGCCAACTTTGCCGAGAAGTTCATTCCTGACTTTGTCGTCTCTGCGTCGATCGATAACATCGTCGACCACATCGCCGCGTGTCGATTTGGTTCTGGCTCACAGTCAGCAATCACGTTCCAAAACGTGACGAATATCAACAGCACTTTGATCTTCTGCCGCGCCGGCGCCGACGAGTTCAACTACTCGTCCAACCCGACGTTCACTGACGCTGACAATCGAATCGTCGTCATTGACCCGGGTCAGGAAGACACGCAGCAGACGTTCACCTTCATCACTTCAGTTGGTCTCTACGATGCCAACGATAACCTGTTGGCGGTGGCTAAGCTGTCGAGGCCGGTGGAGAAGTCGCCTGAGAGGGATCTCACGCTCCGTGTCAGACTTGACTTCTAGGATGATTCTCGACTGGTAAGCAGTCAAACAGAAAGTTGTACGATTTGGCATGCGTTATCAATACACATGCCAAACGTGTTTAAAGCCCTTCGAGTCTTACAAGAAGGACAAGAAGTTCTGTTCAGTCAAATGTTCCACGGCACGACATGGCCAGGTGACCAACCAGTGTGTCATCTGCAACATCTGACGGACTGAGGCCCCCGATGCAACGGGGTATAGTTATGATGAGGAGCAGGAATGTCACTCACCCCCGTTAGCCAGAACGACCTAGAGTCGTTCAGCGTCATCGCCAATCCGATTAGGCAATATTCCTCGTCGTCGATGGGCGTGACTGGGTCAGTTCACGTTTTTGCTCGACGGTCGTCGATCGAAAAAGACGTCACCTCCCTACCCGGGTTCGTTGATGCGACGAAAGACGATTCTGACCTCAACGCAACCATCGGTCAGTTGACGATGCTGGGGCGTCTGGCTAAGTACGTCAGTACCATCGCAGAGAAGTTTCCTGGGATGCTGGATGACTACTTGTCCAAGGTCGACAGCCAGGCGATCTCAGCGCGTAAGCAGAAGATTCTCGACATCATCAGGTTCACGCCTTCCGTCAACTTCAGCTCAAACACCACGAGGAAGTTGATCGTCAAGGACATCTTGATGAAATACTACAGGACGTCGTACCCGTCGGCGCACTGGGCCTACTCCAACTACAACTCCCTGAACTTCTTCACCGCATCTTCTGTTCCGACGAGTTCAGTGCTGTTGTATCCGAACTACGATGTCTCTATGAGCGACCAGGCTCACGAGGGTTACGTGGCGCTCAATTACTCATTGAGTGGTTCATTCTCGTTCGATTTCTACATCAATCCACGTTACCAGACAGAGGAGCCCAATGGCCAGTTCAAGGCTGGCACCATCATGCACGTTTCATCGTGCTATGCCTTGTCGTTGGTCACTGGCTCAGCGAAGGACCAAAATGGTCGGCCTCTTGGCTATCGTCTATTGCTCCAGTTGAGCCATAGCGCAGACACGCGGCCGTCAGAGGCATTGCCAGGAAATTATCCGAACGATCTTGTGTTCTTGTCTGACGATAACTCGTTGCAGTGGAATCGCTGGCACCACGTGGTGGTTCGCTGGGGCACGAGTCTCATCAACCAAGGAACTGGCAGCTTCAACATTGACGGCGTTGACAAGGGGTTGTTCGTCATTCCAAGCGGCACAGTGGCGCCCTTGTTGTTTGGCGACCCTGCCCAGGGCATGCCATCGGTTCTGTGCGTTGGCAACTATTGGGAGGGGACCAACAAAGGCAACAATGAGCAATCATTGTTCTTTGCGGCAGATCCGGCCCTCCGTGAGGGTCTGACGCAACTCAATGGCACGGTTGGAATCGACGCGCCAATCTCAGCTGCGGTAGCCTTCAATCACCCGTTGAATGCTGAACTTCATGACGTGGCGCTCAAGCGCTTCTACATGAGCAACGATGACATCGTGTTTTCTGCGTCTCAGGGGCCCAAGTTGCTCGACTGGAACCTGGTCGCCTTCTATTTGCCTCCGTTCTTCATTCAGGAATCGCCCTTCAGGCAGTTCGTCGGCACTCACGGTGGCATCATGCAGACGCCCTTCTTTGAGGTCGACGGCACCACGCAGTCACCGTTCAACGTGGCCATGTCGTTCGGCGTCAATGGTCACTACATCAACATTGAAAATTACCTGCGTGACTTTGCGAGCGACGTCTTCCCTCGGGCTCACGATCTGTCGGCGTCGGTCATTGACTACACCACAGAGGCTCGAGCCGCCAACGATTTTCTGTACGATGATCCCAAGGTCCGTGCTAGGAACTTGCTGATCCTGCCGTGCGACGATGGCAACTTTATCCCTGCCTATGAACTGTTGGCGAGCGAGAGCCTTAGGACCATCATGGTCGGTGACGACGGGGTCGAAGAACTGAGCTACGTTCACCTAGGCAACATGCTGTCTACTGCCTCCATCTTGTTTGGCAGCGCCTTTGAAGACGTGGAGGGTGTGGCGGCCGCAGATGCCGATAGGTTCATTGACGAGTTGATCGGGTTCACGCCAGAGCAACCGGGTAATCAGCCTGGCCGAGCCTACGTTGGGTTCATGCGTAAGCTAACTCAATCAGTGGCATCGGGCACTTACATTCCGGGCGTTGAAAACAATGCCCCGCTGACGATCTACCAACGTACTCGTGATCCCTCATCCAACCAGGTGACATTCTTTGACGTCAGTAATCTGTACTATGGCCAAAGAATTATGCCTGGCACCCTTGAGCTCTACGAGAGCGGCATGACTGGCTCAAATGGCCGTGTGCCGATGACCCTGAAGGACGACGGCAACGGTAACATCTATCGCGCCGACACCTTCACCTCAGCATCCACATGGAACTCTGTGGGCAACGTCTTCTACGACGAGGGAATCATTGTCATCAAGAACCCGCACCTCTACTTCTACGGAAAGGATCACTTCGAGGTCTCGTTTAGAGGTGTCCAGTCGATTCACTCGCTAAAGCTAGAGGTGATTGCGGCCCAAAATCAGCTCAACTCAAGTTCCAACCCGAACTTCAAGCTGCTACCTGCCTCGGGCTTCAAGACTGACAACGATCCCAATTACGTCTACATCACTGGCCTCAATTTTCATGACGAGAACTTGAACGTGGTGGCGAAGACCCAACTCGCTCAGCCCATCGTCAAGCGCCACGGGGATCGGATTCTTTTCAAAGTCGGGATCGACTTTTGATGTTGCTCATCTGGTGGGACGCAATACAATCCACAGATGGCCGCCAAGAAAGCACCCGTCAAGCGTAAGCGCCGGAAGCGCAAGGGTCACTACATCACGGGGACATACACCTCGACGAAGACGGGCGCGGCGTGTAAGTATCGCTCTGGATGGGAGCTCAAGTTCATGGAGTACCTCGACGGTGAGGCTTCAGTGAAGACCTGGTGGTACGAGGCATTTACCATCGACTACATCAGTAACAAAAAGACGGGCCGCGTTCGCCGTTATATCCCAGACTTCAAGATCGAGTATGATGATGGTCGCATCGAGGTGGTCGAAATCAAGCCTTCCAAGCGGTTGACCCGTCCGACGGTTGTCAAGAAGCTAGAGGCCGCTGGAATATGGTGCCGTGATCACGGCGTGGCCCTCCGAGTAATCACAGAGCGTGAATTGAAGGGCCTAGGTCTATTGTAACTCGATTTTACGAGAGGCCGCGAGGGTCCACAGTTATGACATGCCACTGAAGATGAAACGCCGTTACGTGTTGGGACTCGATGTTTCTACGTCGATTACGGGCGTCTGTTTGATCGACCGTGACGTGGTCCCCGACGGGACTGGCAATCACATTGTCCACCTCGATCATATCGAGTTCAAGAAGTGTAAGACGCTGTGGGACAAGGCCGACGTGGTGGCTCACTACCTAAACGGATTGCACGTCAATCACGCTAATGCCGAGATTGCCGTCGCAATTGAAGAACCTCTACTGGGCTTTCGACAGGGGATGTCGTCTGCCACGACCATTGCCTCGTTGCTGAGGTTCAACGGGATCGTCTCGTATATCTCACGGAACACCTTCAACGTAGAGCCCAATTACATCTCTGCACCCACGGCCCGCAAGCAGTGTGGCTTGAAGCTGCAGAAGCCTTCGGTAGCAGGCAAGAGCCAGAAGGAGCAGGTCTTCGATCACATGGCACAGCACGATTTGTCACATGTGAAGTGGCCGACCAAGAAGAACGGTACCTCCGTCGATTGGTCGCGTGATGCAACCGATGCGTACGTTATTGCCCGTGCTGCCTGTCTCATGAACATATGAGGTCCTGAGCGGGACAATGTAAGCGTGCAGAGCCTCTCTGAGAAATGTAAGTTCTACGAGAGCGTATTTGGGAAGGGACACCTTGCTGCAAACGGCAAGAACTTCGGGGTGCGCTGTCCGATTCCCACGTGTCACTCGCACAAGGATTCGAGTAAGCGCAAGCTGGTCATCCGTGTAGAAGATGACGTGAATCACTGCTGGTCGTGCGGATGGAAGGCCCACACGCTGGCACCCCTGATCAAGAAGTACGGAACGCAGGCGCAACTCAATCGCTACCGCGATGAGTTCATGCCTGAGGATGTTCGCGCTCGTCTCAGGTACATTGACGTCGACAACGACAAAAAGCCTCTCGAGCTGCCCAAGGACTTCAGGCTGCTGACGTTGGCGTCGCTATCAGATCCAGACGTCCTCGCGGCCTGGACCTACCTAAAGAAAAGGAACGTCACTCGTAGAGACGCGTGGTACTTCAAGCTTGGCGTCTCAGGTGAACATCGTTGGCGCCGCCGCGTCATCATGCCTTCATTTGATTGGGAAGGCAAGTTGAACTTCTACGTGGGTCGTAGCGTCGATGAGTGGGACAAGCGCCCGAAGTACGACAATCCCGAGGACGACAAGCTATCCATCGTATTCAACGAGATCAACATTGACTGGAAGCGTCGTCTGGTGATCTGCGAGGGGCCATTCGATCTGATGAAGTGTGGTGAGAACGCAGTGCCTTTGTTGGGCTCAGACCTCAACGAAGAGTCACGATTGTTTTCTCAGATCATCGCTAATTGTACGCCCATTGCCCTAGCGTTGGACGGTGACATGTGGGCGACGAAGGCGCCCAGGATCGCCAAGAAGTTGCAAGAATACGCAGTTGACGTGGCACTGGTCGATGTCCGTGAGTGGGGCGACCCAGGCAAGATGACGAAGCAACAGTTCAAGGCTGCCGTCGAGGCTGCGAAGGAACCGACCTGGTCGAGTTCATTCTTCGATCGCCTGTCACGAGCGACCAATGTGCCCCTACGTATCAGAATGTGATGTTAGCGCCATTGTATTTGTACAGGCAGGGCGCTCAATTATACCCTCTGGATAGGGCACATGCTCAAGATAGCACATATTGCAGACGTGCACTGGCGAGGCCTTTCGCGGCACGATGAGTACCGTGAGGTCTTTGATGCCTTTGTCAAGGACGTCAAGGATCAGGGGATCGAGCACATCTTTGTCGGTGGCGACATCTTCCATACCAAGACGACGGGCCTTAGCCCAGAGTACATCGATGAGTTGACGAGGTGGCTCAAGTCAATGTCATCGGTCGCCGAGGTTCACTTGACGCTCGGAAATCATGACGGGAACCTTGTCAACCTCTCGCGACAGGATGCTGTCACTCCCATCGTCGAGGCATTGAAGGACCCGATGATTCATCTCTACAAGCAGAGCGGTTGCTATGAGTTCTCACCGGGTTACGTTTGGTGCATCTACAGCCTCTTTGATGTTGAAGGTTGGGCAGCAGTCAAACCGCTACCCGGTAAGATCAACATTGCGTGTTATCACGGACCGGTGTACGGTGCGCGGACGGAGACCGATTGGTTGATCGAGGAAGGTCTCAATCTTGACTTTTTCAAAGATTATGATTTTGCCCTCCTGGGCGACATCCATAAGTTGCAGTTCCTTCGCTCTCGTGAAGTTGAACTTGTGATCGATGAAGGCGACCTCGACAAATACCCAGGCGCCACCGTCCTCGGAGACGCATGAGCAAGAAAGTTCGTATCAAGGTTAACCAGGGTTGGATTGCATACCCGGGTTCGACAGTCCAGCAGAACTACGCGGAAGACCTGGTACACGGGTACTTGAGCTGGTCGATCAAGGATCGTAACAGCTTTAGCGTGGATTTCAGGCAGCTGCCCAACCCGAAGCCTTTTGTTACCGTCGACTGGGAAGGTGACGTCAAGAAGACGTTCGAGGTTGCTAGCACATATCCTCATGGTTCACGGTTTAGGATCAAGAGTCGCACGCACGTCGCGCAACAAGAAGTCCAGTCGTTGACATCGATGCTGAAGCAGACGATGAATGCGACGGAAGTCACCTTCAAAGTTGACCAGCACATCAACAAGGAAACGCTAACGGCTGGCACTCAGACGCTGGCCCGAGCGGACCTACGCAATCCTGACATCCTGATGGGCCTGATTCGCAACTACCACGTAGACTCAAACTACCCGGATGAAGTCTGGACCCGCGTCGGTGAGCAGGTCAAGACATACCTCGCCGCTGTTACTGGCATGGAGGAGGCTCCGCGGAACACGAAGTGGTCTCTCCGTGACTTGAAGTTTGACAATGTCTTTGCCTACGGCGAGGGCAATCACATCAACTTTGACGGGCTCGAGGGCATCGTTGGCATCTTCGGTCAGAACCGCGCCGGCAAGTCGTCAATCGTCGGCTCGATCATGTACTCGCTGTTCAACAGTACTGACCGCGGTTCGATCAAGAACCTGCACGTCATCAACGCTCGCAAGCCCTACTGCTACACTCGTGCCATCGTCAACGTTGGAGGCACCGATTACGTCTTCGAGCGTCAGACTGTCAAACACGAGAATGCTCGGAGAGGCATTGTTCACGCAGTCACTTCATTGAATGCGTACCGTGTCACAGAATCTGGCGACGTTATCGACCTAGCGGGTGAACAGCGAAATGACACCGAAAAGGTCATCAGAAACCTCATCGGCAGCCAAGACGACTTCTTGTTGACCTCGCTTTCGGCACAAGGTGAGATCAATCAGTTCATTCAGCAGGGTTCCTCGCGCCGCCGGCAGATCTTGTCGCGGTTCCTCGACCTCGACGTCTTTGACAGGATGTACGACCTAGCCAACAAGGATGTCAACAACGCTAAGGCACAGCTGCGTGCCTATCCCGACAAGGATTGGAATCAGGTTGCCACTGACCTGAAGTCAAAGCTCGAAAAGTTGTCGGCAGCCATCGACGACAAGACGTACAAGGAGCAGGAGGCCGCAGAGCGTCTAGCTGAGGTTCGTGCTCAGCTCGCTCGTCACAGTGACTTCACACCAGTTAGCAAGTCGCAGGTCGAATCGCAACGTAACAAGGTCATCACTCTGGAGCGTCAGGTGGCGTCTGTTGCCGCCAAGATCGTCGACCTCCGCGTGGAGATCGGCAAGATTGAAGGCAAGGTGTCGACGATCGACACCCTCAAGGAAGAACACGACATCGAAGAGTTGAAGAAGCGCCTGAAGGCGTTCAACGCCCTTGAGTCGACTGTCGTATCGTTGAAGCACTCTCACGAGAAGGAAGCCGCTCTGTTGAAGCAACAGGAGCGTTCCCTGAAGATCCTTGATGACGTCCCGTGTGGCGACAAGTTCCCAACCTGCAAGTTCATCAAGGATGCACACTTTGTCAAAGGCAAGATCGAATCGCAACGTGACAAGACTGGTCGCGCCTTGGAGAAGCTTGACCGAGCCGCCGTCTCGTTGGACGAACTGAAGACGGAAAACATTCGAGACAAAGTCGAGAAGATTCAGAAGTTGCATGAGCTTCACTCGCGGTTGAAGGTCGAGCTATCAAACAAGCAAATCGAACTGGTGAAGCTCGAGACGCAGCAAGAGACCCAGATCTCCAGTCTTGAGATTTCTAAGGCCAAGCTGGATGAACTAGAAGAGGCTCTGAAAAATGACGAAAATGCAGAGGTGGTTTCCCTCCGCACTGAAATTGATGAACTCACGGCGGTCATTGCGAGGCTCGACGGGGAGAAGATGACAGCCGCCGCCGACAAAGGTAAGCTTATTTCGGACGCAGAAAAAGCATTGAATGAGAAGAAGAACCGCGAGACCCTCTTGCAGGGCATGAAGGTCTATGAGCTCGTTGCCAACGCCTTTTCACGAAAGGGAATCCCGAGCGTAATCGTGACATCGCAGTTGCCGGTCATCAACGCAGAGATCGCCAAGATCTTGACTGGCATTGTTGACTTCACGGTAGAACTCGAGGTTGACCCAGAGTCTGACTGGATGGACGTCTACATCAACTACGGCGACTCACGGCGAATCGTTGAGTTGGGTTCAGGCATGGAGAAGATGATCAGCTCGATCGCCATCCGTGTGGCGCTGATCAACGTCTCGTCGCTGCCCAAGACTGACATGTTCATCCTGGATGAGGGCTTTGGTGCACTGGACGACGCTGGCGTCGAGGCTTGCAATCGTTTGTTGTCTTCGTTGAAGCGCCACTTCAGAACGGTCATGATTATCACTCACGTTGATGGCGTCAAGGATTCTGCCGACACCGTTCTTGAGATCACCAAGAATGAAAAGGACACCAAGGTAGTCTACGAGTGATGTAAGATCGCTCGGTGGATCGTCAACCGTACCTACGTGACCGTCTGATCTCTCGGAGACCGGGCGGTTACTGCGTTATCGTTCCGTGTGAGGCCTCCCCGAGCGTGCCGCTGTCCTGTGCTGTCTGTGGGACGGTGATGAGAACGCAAGACGATGAGGCAGCGTGGCATGAATTTGCCTGCTGCAATCGTTGCGCCTTGGCTTGGGCTGCCCCGAGGCGCAAGGAATGGGCTGCTGGCTGGCGACCCGAACGCGCCGCGTTGGATGCTGAGGTCGCAGGTAGGCCTCCGTTGGTCGTCGACCTCGAGATCGACTGAGCGCCCTATACTTAGGCCAGGAGCAACGGGACATGGCAGACGTGAAAATCGACTTCAATGCCTTGGGTCAGGCAATCGACACCTCATGGGGCCGTTCATCAACGCCCAATACGGCAGGTTACTCTGTGAAGTTTACCCTGCACGGTAATCGCATCATCGCCTCTTACGCCGCAGTTGTCAACTTTGGCACGGAGAAGGAAATGATCCTGATGAAGAGGCGTTACTCTGAGGAGTCGCAAGCCATCATCAGCGCCGTCATGAAGAAGGTGAAGGCCACGTACAAGGAACTCGCTGGCAAGGCCCTGAAGACTTCTGAGGGAGCCTCCGATGATTCAGTCGAGGTCATCAACTTCGGCATTCACAATCCAAAGCGCACTGCTTATTACCGCCGCAAGACAGTGTTTGAGCTCAGCTGATGTCAATTGCCACGTCCAACGGTCCGCTCGGTAGAGAAGAACAGGTCCGCGAGATTCTGAAGTGCGGCAAAAACGCCGTCTACTTCATGAAGAACTATGCGAAGATCCAGCACCCCAAGAGGGGCCTGATCCCGTTCGACACCTACTACTTTCAGGATGACTGCATCAAGGCATTTGAAGAGAATCGCTTCAACATCGTCCTGAAGTCACGTCAGCTGGGCCTGTCAACCGTCACCGCGGCCTACGCCGTCTGGTACGCGATCTTCAAGAAGGACAAGAACGTCCTGGTCATCGCTACCAAGTTGCAGACCGCCATGAACTTCATCAAGAAGGTGAAGACAATCCTTGACGGCCTGCCCAAGTGGTTGCTCCTCACCAAGTTCGAATCGACCAAGCAACAGATCACGTTTGCCAATGGGTCAGTCATCGCGGCCGTACCGACCTCACCAGACGCTGGTCGTTCGGAGGCCTTGTCACTTCTCATCGTCGATGAGGCCGCATTCATCAGAGACTTTGAAGAGATCTGGACCGGTCTCTATCCGACTATCTCCACGGGCGGTTCTGCGATCATTATTTCCACGCCTAACGGCGTCGGCGGCATGTACTACAAGTTGTGGACCGACGCAATAGCACAGGTCAATGAGTTCAACACTATCAATCTTCCATGGCACGTTCATCCCGAGCACGATCAGGCATGGTTTGACAAGGAAACCAAGAACCTGCCAAAGCGAAAAGTTGCCCAGGAGTTCCTTTGCGACTTCATCTCGTCAGGTGACACATTCCTGCAACCCACGGAGATGGACTATCTCAGGAGCATGATCGACAGTCCGATTCGCAAAGAAGGACCGCAGAATGCTGTCTGGATCTGGTCTGATCCTGAGCCGGGCAAGAAGTATGTTATTTCATCTGACGTGGCCCGTGGAGACGCTGCCGACTATTCGACGATGCACGTCATTGACGTAAATGATTGTGAAGTCGTCGCAGAATACATGGGCAAGATTCCGCCTGACAAGTTGGCCGACCTTCTAGCTGACTACGGCAAGAAGTATAACACTGCCTTGCTGTGCCCAGAGCGTAACAATTTTGGCTACATGACGGCTGTCAGACTCAGAGACATCGGCTACAAGCGTCTGTATTATCGCAATATGACAGGCGACATGTTCGAGTACATCTCGAGCGACCCAGAGGCAATTCCTGGCTTTGAGACGCAAGGTAACACTCGTCCGCAGATCCTGGCGAAGCTCGAGGAGATCATCCGCAACAAGATTGTCAAAATCTACTCGCAACGCTTCTACGATCAGATGCAGGCCTTCATCTGGCAGGGGTCCAAGGCTCAGGCCACCCGTGACAGTCATGACGACTTGATTATGAGTCTAGCGATTGGCATTTGGCTGACCAACGGCGGTTCAGGAGTCAATGAACAGGCTCATGAGATGGCGATGGCCATGTTGAAGGCCACGCAGGTCGCGCGCAGGGACTCAGCGCAGATGCCAGGTGACATTCAGTCAGCACAGCCGCTGATCAATCCTAACATCAGGGGCGTTAATCCTTACAACGTTCACAAGCCCCGCGATCCATCGCAGATCAAGAATGCTGACGTGAGCGATTTTAGCTGGTTGCTACGGTGACGCTGGTCACCAATACTTACACTGCAGAGAAGGTCTCGCGATGAGCAACAAGATTACCCTACCACGTCTTCGGAAGATCATTGCTGAGGAACTGTCTTCCTCGGTCAACGAGGCCGTCGACCATGCATCAATTCGTGAAGTCGTCAATGGCGCCTCCAAGCTGTTGGCGGCGGTCGAGGTATTTCAGAAGTCAGCCAACGGGCCGATGATCAATGCGCTGACGCCTCATCTTGCACAGATGGAAAAGATTCTCGAGGACATGGTAAGTACGCCTGGATCCTACGTCGAGAAGAAGAAGGTCGAACCAAAGAAGGTTTCTTTGAAGCCCGTGAAGGGTGAAGGGGACGTTTGATCACGCTACCGTATACGCTGCAGCAGTGAACCTTACTATTAACCCTGAGCCGCGACTGAAATAGTCGGGCGAACATCATGGCAAAAAAAGAAGCACCTCAAAGCCTTTTCCGACGACTGACGCGACTGTTTCGAAGTGGTCCTGTCATCAAGAAGAAGATCCGCACCGCCGACACGACGATCGCGGTCGCTGACAAGACTAAGTCGTCAGGCACGTTGCTCTTTCAGAAGTCGCTGGCGCCGACCTACGCGACCATCACGGCAAATGCCTACAACCTGAGCGAGCGCTTGATGCGCTATCAGGACTTTCAAGAAATGGAGTATTCACTTGCGATTGACACTAAGATCGCAACCTCAGATGGTTTCAAGACTATAGGTGAGCTAGCGCAAGAGTGTGAGAAAAATCCGGATCACATCTTCATTGTCTATTCGTACGATCACAATTTGAAGCGCATCGTTCCGGCGTTCGGTAAACAGGCTCGTCAGACCTGTGTCGATAGTGCCTGGAAGATCAAATTTGATAATGGAAAAGAGATTGTTGCATCACCGGAACATCGACTGATGCTTCGTGACGGTACATACCGTCGTGTTGAGGACCTGAAACCCGGCGATGCAATGATGCCCTTCTACCGCAAAGACATCTTTGCTGATGCCAAAGAAGGCACCCTTGGCTACTCGTGGATCTACACGATGGACGATAGGTTCCGCGGTTGGACCAAAGAGCACCAACTGATCGCTGAGTGGGTTGCCGGTCGTCAGCTCAACGAAGATGAGGTTGTCCACCACATCAACTTCATTAAGACTGATAATCGTCCTGAAAATCTCAGGATCATGACGAAGTCTGCCCATGACAGTTACCACGCCGCGATCAACAACGGGGTGAAGTGGGCACCCGAAAACCGTGAGTGGATCGAAGAGTTCAAGAAGAACCATGCAGCTCGGATGCGTGACAATGCTCCTGGCGCTCGCAGGGATGTGACTTTTGCTCGAATCCTAGAGACTGCTGAACGTGTTGGTTTCAGCATGCCGGCGATTGCAAATGCTCTTGATGTCACATGGAACCTGATCTATGAACGATTGGCGACCCACGGATTCTCAACGTTCAATAAATTTGTTGCGGCATATGCTGGCGGTCAAGCTGATTCTATGATCAACAACCGACCCGGTCTACTGACACGGGACTTGAGCCTCGAGCTATTGAAGTCTTCGATGACTGCTGGTGACACGAAGCGTTCTTTGTGCATTAAGCTCGGTTGCACTGTCAACGTACTTGACAAGTTTTTGGCCCGCCGCGCCCGGATGTCGTGGACAGAGTTGCGTTCAACAATGGGGTATCACGACGAGGAAGTGACCGTCAATCAGATTAAGAGCGTCCGAAAGGGCGGTCGTCCACGAGGTTCGAACGGTAATTCACTGACGTTCCAACAGATCTGTGATGCATATACACCCAGCGTGACGTTGCCTCGTCTCGCCGAAAAGCTTGGCGCCAACAAGAACACGATTATCTCCAGGTTGTCGCAGAATGGCTTCAAGAAGTTTAGTGACTTTCAGGAGACTTACAACAACTGTAAGGTAGTTTCCGTTGAGTATGTCGGTGAGATCCCTCTCTACGACCTCACCGTTGACGGGTACAAGAACTTTGCCACCGATAGTGTGATCTCGCACAATACTCCTGAGATCGCGGCTGCTCTTGACATCTATGCCGACGAAACGTGTGCACAGGATGAGAAAGGCCGCGTCCTCCACATTTACTCGGACAATGAGAAGATTCGCGAGGTGCTCGAGGACCTTTTCTACAATACGTTGAACACCGAGTTCAACCTGCGATCCTGGGCGCGCAATCTTGTTAAGTACGGCGACTTCTTCCTCTATAATGACGTTTCTCCAACGTACGGAGTCGTCTCAGCGTTCCCGATCCCTGTCAACGAGATCGAGCGCGAAGAGAACTACGATCGTGACGATCCGTTTGCGGTCAGGTATCGCTGGGTCACCCTAGGTAATCGAGTCCTCGAGAACTGGGAGATCACTCACTTTCGGCTCTTGGGCAACGACATGTTCTTGCCTTACGGGTCATCGATCATTGAGCCTGCCCGCCGCATTTGGCGTCAGTTGATCCTCATCGAAGATGCAATGTTGGTGTACCGCGTCGTCAGGGCACCTGAACGCCGCGTCTTCTACATCGACGTTGCCAACGTTCCAGCGCAGGACGTGCCTCTTTATGTTGAAGAGCAGAGGAAGAACCTCAGGACGAATCAGGTCATTGATCGCTCTTCTGGTCGTGTGGACCTCAGGTACAATCCACTGTGCTTCGCAGCGAACGTTCAGATACCATTGTTGGATGGTAGGATGCTGCGGATCGATGAGCTAGTCAAGGAGTGGAATGAAGGGCGCCGAGACCATGAGACTTATTCCCTTGATCTCGAAGCGGGGGGTAGGTTGGTACCCGGCAAGGTGATCTGGGCCGGGAAGTCAGGTACTACGAAACAGTTTGTCAGGGTGACGCTGGACGACGGCGGCGTCATCAATGTCACACCTGAACATAGGATGATGCTTCGTGATGGTTCTCACGTTAAAGCGAAGGATCTACGTTCGGGCGACAGCTTGATGCCGTTGCACGTTACATATGCACCGATGTCAGGCGCTGAAGTTTCTGAAGTTGACAAGCACTGTTACGAAAAGGTGCTCGATCCATCGTTCGGAACACGCATCTTTACCCACGAGTTGATCGCGGCTCATGCGTTCGGGCTCGAGGTCTATCGGAACGGGCACATCTCACAGCAGGGAAAGACAATTCATCACGTCAACTTTGACAAGCTCAACAACTCAACTGGCAACCTGCAGTTGATAACGAACGCTGAGCATTACGTCAAACGTTCTGAAGCGATGTCTACGATGTGGGCTGACCCTGAACGAAGGGAGCGTGCCCGACAGAACATGCGCTATGTTTGGTCGCCTGAGTGCCAGGTCTACGTTATCAACGTCATCAGATCGCTTCGTAGGTTCGAGGGGCTCGATGCGTTCCTGAGACGGTTGAAGTCCGACGTAACGTTCATGAAGCTCTACGCAGCAACGAACGCTCATCTGGCTCACGATCTCGCGAAATCGCTGCATAAAAACGTCGTCGGTAAGTTCATCATCGCCGATTACCTTAACTGGAAGGCAGTTTGGGCTGCGCACCATCCTGCGGCCTTGGGTCGTCAGTACGTCAACAACGTTGACACCGGCGTTGTTGCTTCTGACGGTGCGAACAACCACGTCGTCATTTCTGTTGAGCTCATCGATACAACTGAAGATGTGTACAGTGTTACCGTTGATCGATGGCACAATCTTGCCGTGGGTGGTGAAAATGCTGCGAAAGGTGCACAATCACCTCATGGTGGTGGTGGTGGTGTAGGACTAATATTTGCGTTTCAGAGCGTCGATGAGGACTACTTCATCCCAGTTCGTGGCCAAGAGTCTGGAACTCGCATTGAAACCCTCGCGGGAGGCCAGAACACTGCCGCCGTCGAGGACGTGGCCTACATTCAGAAGAAGCTGTTTGCTGCTCTGAAGATCCCACGCGCCTACTTGGGTTACGATGAGATGCTTAGCAGCAAGGCCACGTTGGCGCAGGAGGACATCAGGTTCTCGCGTACCATTGCTGTCATTCAGAAGACGATCCTTGCCGAGCTCAACAAGCTGGCGATCATCCACCTCTATGCACACGGGTATGACGGTGATGATCTGCAGAACTTTACGTTGCATCTGTCCAACCCGTCGACTGTCGCACAGCAACAGAAGCTAGAACTGTGGCGTGCCAAGTTTGAGATCGGCGGCTCGGCCCCTGAAGGCTTCATTGATAAGGACTTTGTCCGCAAGGAGATCTGGGGCCTCAACGATCAGGAGTGCAAGCAGATCGACAAGAATCGCATGAAAGATAAGGTCGTTGACGCAGCCATCGAGTCCGGCGCGGGTGCTGGAGGGGATGGCGGCGGGGGAGGCGAAGACCTCTTTGGCGGCGGCGATGAAGGTGGAGGCGGTGAGGAACCCGCAGGCGGAGAAGAGACGCCTCCCGAGGAAAACGCAGGTGAGGAACCAGAAGAGGAGACCACGCCTGGTGTTCAGCTCCTGACGTCAGCTGACGACAATGATGACGATGAGACATTTGGGCTCCGCGTCGGCGCCATGAAGGACGTCGAGATTCCAGTCAAGGCTCAGAAGCAGCTTGACCGCGTGCTCTACAACCGTAGCCGTCACTTGACGCACGGACCGTCTAAGACGCACATGCCTGACTTCAGGAAGATGACTTCGACTGACAATCGAGCGATGGAGGATCCTTACGATACCGACTTCTTGAAGTCTGTCGTCAGCGACCCATTCGGCGAAAGCGTCGCACGTCAGCAGCGGCTTCCTGGCGACGTGGTCGCTGCGTTGCTAAGTTGGGAAAAGAAGTTCCCTGGTGAGCGCGGATCGAAGAATGGTTTGATAAAAGAGGACCAAGAGATCAACATCGAGATTGATGAGTCGATCGAACCGGGTCTGACAGGCAGCGCCATTAACGAAGGCGATGTACTTATCATCGATGATGACAACGAGGATGACGAGTCATGAGCAGCAAGGGCCACAACAAGAAGCGTAATGCTGGACTACTCTACGAGTTCCTTGTCCGCACCATTTCGACCGCCCTCGTCGAGGGCAACCAGAAGAAGTCTGCCGTGGCGTTGAAGATCCTCCGAAAGCACTTCAAGCCTGGTTCTGAGCTGTACCGAGAGTTTAGGCTCGTCAATTCGTTGATTAAGACGAAGGTGACGTCAGAGGCAGTCGCTGCTAACATCCTGAACGAGGCGCGCTCGGCGGCCCGATCTCACGACATCCAGACTCTGGACCGCGAGAAGTCGCTGCTCATCAAGCACATCAACTACTCGATCAAAGATGACAACTTCTATGATCAACAGATCAATGAGTACAGGATGTATGCCACCGTGCAGACGCTGCTCAATGATTGGCGATCGACCGACAAGGACTTGTCGAGGATGGCGACCTACGAGGACCAGTTGGTCCAGTGGTTGGTGTCTGAACGACCAGAGGCTGATGATCATGTCATCAGTGAAGAGTCTAACGGAACTGCTCGCCTGTTGATGAAGGTCATGACAAAGAAGTTGAACGAGAAGTACGCTGGTGTCCTGAACGATGATCAGAAGTCACTCGTCAAGGCGTATGTCTTTTCGGCCGCTCACGATGATCCGACCGTCATTCACAAGAAACTGGCAGAGATCAAGTCTGACCTGTTGCAACGAATGGACGAGTACACTGCAGCAAACGCTAACAAGTACGTCAATGAAAAGCTGAACGAGGCCCGAGAGCGCCTGATCTCCGAGACCCTCGATGTGGTCAATGATGAGACAGTGACTCGCTTCATGCTTTACACCAAGTTGAGTACCGAACTAAACGGTGAGGAGTGATGTCATGAGCAACCAGAGGCTACTGAATACCTACGACATCTTTGACTACAAGCTGGTCACCGAGGTCGTCAAGCCTGAGACCATTACTGAAGATTCTCAGGGCAACGCTGTCAAGGTGCCCGCTGTCAAGAAGATCCTGATGAAGGGAATCCTGCAGAAGGCAGACACCCTAAACCAGAACGGCCGAATCTATCCGCTCCGTGTGTTGGAGCGCGAGGTCAGGAACTACCAGAAGTTCATCATTGAGAATCGTGCTCTTGGTGAGCTCGATCACCCTGATTCCTCGGTCATCAACCTGAAGAACGTTTCCCACATTGTCCGTGAGGCCTACCTCGAGAACGGAACAGTGATGGGAACCGTCGAGATCCTGAATACCCCCTCGGGTCAGATCCTGCAGTCGTTGGCCGAGAGCAACGTCAAGTTGGGTATCTCCTCGCGGGGCGTGGGGTCAACTCGGAAGGATGGCGACTACTACGTGGTTCAGGATGACTTTCAGTTGATCTGTTGGGACTACGTTTCTGAGCCTTCAACGCCTGGTGCCTTCATGATTCCAGAAGGTCGCCAGCTAAGCGATGGCGAGCTGAAGCGGATCTTCAACCGCAGCGACCGGATTGACCGGGTTCTAAACGACATCCTGTCGTACAAGAGGTAATGCAAGATGAGTCTCAACAACCCCAAAGGTGGCATTGGTTACGCAGGAGAGTTTCAGTCTTCTGCGCTGCCTTTTGTCACGTCGTCTGTCGCACCTCAGGCAACTTCGGGTTGTTTGAGGATTGACCTGCCCAAGATCAGCAGGACGCTGACAGTTTCAAACCTGGACGGCACCAACAAGCTCCGCGTCGGTTTCACTCGTAACGGTATCCTGGGTAGCAACTACTACCTGGTGGGCCCCAATGCGACGGTGACGCTGGAACTTCGAGTGACAGCAGTCTATTTTGCTGGCGACTCCAGCTCGCCAGCCTTTGCGTTCTGTGGTGGCCTGACAAATATCGATGCTGTCGAAATGCCGCAGTTGAGTGGCACTCTGGGTGACGGCTCGGCGGGCTGGCAGGGAGTCGGTTGATCATGCAGGTCGTTCTCTTCCCCGACCAGGGCTTGCAGGCGACCTGCGACCGTGTCGATGACTTTGGGCCCGAGCTCAAGATCCAACTCGAGAAGATGGCCGAGACCATGTACGCCTCACGCGGCGTTGGCCTAGCCGCTCCACAGGTTGGCATCAATCAACGTTTGATTGTTGTCGATCCGTCAGCAGGTGAACAAGCTTGTGAGATGATCTTCATGGTCAATCCCGTGATTGTCTGGTCTTCCAAGGAAGTCGAGTTCGGGCCAGAGGGTTGCCTGTCGATTCCTGGAGTTGCTGTCAATGTTGCTCGTTCGACGGAGATTGAAATCGAGTACCAGGACGTCTCCGGGCAGACTCAACACGCCTTCCTCAACGGTTTCTTGGCGCGAATTGTGCAGCACGAGGTCGACCACCTAAATGGTGTCTTGATGCTCGATCGTGCCTCCCCAATGGAGCGCAGGATGGCCCACAAAAATCTTTCGAAAAAGGCGATGGGGTAATCATGTCTGGAACAGGCAAAATGTCACGTCAGCAACTGAAGGCAATCGTCAAAGAGTGCCTCGTTGAGATCTTGCAGGAAGGCCTGGGATCGGGTGCTGGCGCTTCGATGGGAATGACGCTGCCCGTCACTGAATCTCGCGCTCCTCAGCGTCCGGTCGCTCGAGGAAAGTCGCCGCTTGACATGCAGACATTGCCCAACGGGCGACGCCCGACTGAGGCACTGGCTCAGGCCATCAAAGCTGAGGCACGCGGCAACGCGCTGATGGCAGACATTCTGGCAGACACCGCCATGACGACCTTGCCCAAGATGTTGGGCGCCGGAGACTCAGCGGCTCGTCCGTCTGAAGGCACCCAGTCCCGCGTCGTGCAGGAAGAAAAGTTCGTTGGCTCACCTGAAGAGGTTTTTGGTGAAGAGGCGGCGTCAAAGTGGGCCAACCTGGCTTTCATGGATGCACCGGCCAAGAAAACCGCGTAATCGCGGGGTGATGCCTATTTAGACGTAGCACTAAACGCAGGAGAGGGTGCATAGATGAAGCTCACGTCAAAGCTACTCAAGAAGATCATTGAAGAAGAAGTCGGTAAGTTCGGGGACATGGAAGACCCGGAGAAGCGCGCCAAGGACACCGACGAGGTGGATGCGGACGAGTATGCTGACGCTCTTGAGAAGAAGATCGACTACGCCAAGGCGTTGAAGGTCGAAGAGTTGCGCCTTCGCGCTCGTCTCAACAAGATCGTCGAGACCAGGGCCCGGGTTATGAAGTCGATCCGTAAGGGCGTCTGATCAAGGAGAACGAAGATGCCTGCTGGTAAGGGAAAGTACACGACATACGTTCCGCCGAAGTCACCGCGGAGGACGTTTTTTGAGAACCTCTTCAAGGGGGACTCGACGACGTCGCCACCGTTCTACGGCGTGGACCAGGCCGACGCCTACAAGTACGCGGCCAAGGAGGGTAACGACATCCTCCGTGCTGCCGCTACTTCAGGCATTCAGGCTGGCGATGCGCAGCACTTCCCGGATGGTGTTGATTTCACCTACGGTGGCGCCAAGGCATCGATTCAGGCTCCTGACACATCGAAGGGTGCTGATGACGCTTGGGTCAACGCAGGAGATCCTGCGAACTCCTACGTTCCTGACCTATCATCTCCTGGGCCGGGCAAGACAGACGGCGTCGACAAGTCGGCAAATCCGAAGATCAAGTCTTCTGATGTTAAGCCCACCTACGTGCCCGGCGGACCGAACACGGGAACTCGTTCCCCGACGGCCACGAGTGGCAAGGTCCATGATGCGAATACCCTGGGCGACGCAGGCACCATCACATCTATGCCAGATCCCAAGTCGGGTCTGGAACAGTTCAAGTGATGTGAAACTGCATCACGGGATGATACTTACTGCAGCAGGGAAACGGTAGCATGTCAAAGCAGCTGTACGAAGAGGCTCTAGCAGATGCCAAGCGATTGAAGGAAGTCGCTGAGGATAATGCTAGGCGTACCCTGATCGAGGCAGTGACCCCGAGGATTCGGGATCTGATCGAGAAGGAGCTCCTCAAGGAGCACGGTGATTTCGATGATGACGATGATGTCGAAGTCGTTGAAATCGTTTCAGGTGCTCCGGGCACCCCGGACAAGCCGGGCGACTTGGTCACTGACACTGCTCCCGTCGGCGCGGTTCCTGCAGCCGGCGATGGTGGCACGGCGGCGGCTGCCATCTCAGTCCCTGATGCAGAAGGAAAGGTCACGCTCGACCTTGATGCGTTGGCGACAGACCCCATCGGTGCAGCCGTCCCTGCACCTGTCTTTGGGCAGCCTACGTCAGTCGATGGAGATGAATACGAGCTTAGCCTTGAATCCGTGGAAGCCTTGACGCCGGTCGCCAAGGCAACCAAGTCAGGAATCATCAAGGAACTCGAAGCCGGTCTCTACCGGCTCGGTGAGCAACTGCAAGCATTCAAGGCCGCCCATAAGGTGGTCAAGGAGTCTCGTGGTTACTCAGAGCAAATCACTCATATGATTTCACGAGTGGAGAATATGTATGACTACGTGCAGGAGGCGGTAACGGATCCCGCACGGAAGAGTTCATACGAAGCGAAACTCGAAACGTACTTCAAAGAACTCAGCAAGCTCCAGGAGCAGAAGATGTCGAAGAAGAGCCTCAAAGATTTGATGAATGAAGGCGATGTGACGCTGAAGCTCACTGGCCTGCCCGATGAGATTGACCTTGATTCGGTCGGTGTTGACTTGATCACTGGCGAAGACGAAGACGGCGAGGGCGGTGAAGATCTTGACCTCGGCGCCGGCGAAGAAGGCGGCGAAGAAGGCGATGAAGAGGGTGGCGAGGACATGGATCTTGGCGACCTCGACATGGGCGGTGAGGACCAGGGTCAGGATGACCAGATGGAGTCACGCCGGCTCAGCGACGACACGATTGTCGAAATTGACGAGAGCATGCTCCGCCGTGAGATTGCTCGGATGAAGTCCCTCCGCGAGGATGCGGTCCCGTCCACCAAGGGCGCCGGCGTTGACGCAGTCATTGATCAGTTCGGCGGCGGCAAGTCGGAAGGCGATCCCTGGCTCGACGGTGAGGTCACCACGGAGTCCGATGAGGGTGACGAGGATGACGACCAGCTCGACGAGATCGATGGCGAACTGACGATGGATGAAGGCGACGACGACCAGGACGATGACCAGCTTGATGAGACGGACTTCGGAATGGATCAGGCCGAGGATTCTCGTGAGGCGGGCGGCAATGTCGCTCCGGCTTCGATGGGTCCGGGCGCTGAGTCTGGCAAGGAATCGCGCGAGCCAGGTGCAACGATGGAGGCGCTGAAGCGTCGCGTCGGCTTCGAGAAGCGCCTGCAGGAGAGGATTAAGACCCGCGCTGCTGCCTTGAAGAAGGAAGCCACTCGTGCGACGGCAAAGAAGGATTCACGTAAGGTTGCTGCCCTAAAGAAGGAGCACGCTGCCCTGCACGGCCGCTTCACCGAGTCGGTGATGCGTGTCAAGAAGATGACGAAGACGCTGGCGGAAGTCGCGTCTCGCAATGGTGCTCGCCTGAATGGCAGCCCGATCCGGCCCGCGGAAGGAAAGGCCGACGCAAACCTCCGCAACAAGTTGGCAGAAACGAATCTGTTCAACGCGAAGCTGGTCTTCACGAACAAGTTGCTCCAGAACGAGGCACTCTCGCGCAAGCAGAAGGCTGAGATCATCGAGCGGCTCGATGAGGCGAAGAGCCTCCGTGAGGCCAAGCTCATCTACGAGAGCCTGACCAAGACTTTGGCAGGCACTTCCCGTCCTCTGGTAGAGTCCGCCGGCCGCAAGGTCATCGGTTCGGCCTCACGGGCAACTCGCCCCGCCTCGACTAAGCTCGATGAGGGCTACGAGACGGATCGATGGGCACGCCTCGCTGGCATCAAGTGATTGGTGCATGAACGATATCTGATCAACTGAAAGTCACGGAGAAAAAGACAATGTCTTCAAAGTTTTTTACACTGGACCAGCTGGCCCAGGGCATCCGCGAGAAGCACGTCGGTGCTGAGCGTGCCCGTCTTGTTGAGAAGTGGAGCCGTACTGGCTTGCTCCGCGGTCTCGACGGTTTCAAGCGCGAGACGATGGCGCAGCTCCTGGAGAACCAGGCTGCCCAGGTCCTGAAGGAGTCGAACTCCCTGTCCACTGGCGGCGGCGCTGTCGCTTCCTCGGGTCAGATCCAGGGCTTCTCGAACATCGCCTTCCCGATCGTCCGCCGCGTCTTCGGTGGCCTCGTTGCAAACGAGCTTGTCTCGATTCAGCCGATGAGCCTACCGTCTGGTCTGATCTTCTATCTCGATTACACCTACGGCTCGAACGTTGGTGGTGATGCTGGCTCGCAGCTTAGTAACTCCTCGGCCTACGAGACTTACCAGCGTGGCCAGTCGATCTACAACAACCCGACCGGCAAGGGCATCCAGTCTGGATCACTCGCCACGGGTGGTATGTACGACCTGGTGAATGTCGGTTACTCGAAGGTGCACTCGGCCTCGCTGGGTGTCTCGGGTTCGAACCTCGACCTTGGCGCATGGACCGGTGCCAACAACGCTTGGGCCGCCGGCGGCATCGTGGCCTCGAGCACGGACTTCTCGGGCACCAACGCCCGCATGTTGCAGTTCGATCCGCAGGTTGAGGTCGACCTGGGCAGCAACCTCCTGGATGTAACCTTCGTCCACCTCTCGGTCGCGGCAATCGCAGCCCAGATCCCGAAGGGTGACTTCCTTGCTCCGGAGCAGATCGCTCTCTTCGGCTTCCAGGCGAACAACGGCGCCGTTGAGTGGGGTGACTCCTACCAGTCGGGCAAGGGCCTGCTGAACCTCCGTCGTCTGAACAAGCGCGGTGACTGGAACGGCTCGGTCTTCACGCCGAACCCGCTGAATGGTTCGCACATTCAGTTCGTGCTGAAGCTGTCGAACGGCGGCTCGGTTCCAACGCTGAACACGGCGACGCAGAAGGTTTCGATGGCGATCGCCGACGCCCTCATGGTCGATGGTGGCTCGGGCGCGACCTTGACTGTTCCCTCCTTCGAGACGGACTTCTCGGTGACCCCGGCTCCGGCCATCCCCGAGATCGATATCAAGATCGAGTCGATCGCAATCACCGCGACAACCCGCAGGCTCCGCGCTCGCTGGTCGCCTGAACTCGCACAGGACCTCAACGCGTACCACTCGATGGACGCTGAGGTCGAGCTGACGAGCATCCTTTCGGAGCAGATCGCTCTCGAGATCGACCGCGAGATCTTGAATGATCTCGTCTCTCAGGCCAACGGCGCGAACTTCTTCTGGTCGCGTTCGCCGGGCCGCTTCGTGAACAAGCTGACGGGTGACCGTCAGCAGCTGGCGAGCTCCTTGAGTATCGGCCCGCAATTCACGGGCACGGTCCGCGAGTGGTACGAGACGTTGATCGAGACGATCATCGACGTGGCGAACACCATTCACCGTAAGACCCTTCGCGGCTCGGCCAACTTTATGGTCACCGGCCCGGACGTCTGCACCATCCTCGAGGCTTCCACGCTGTACAAGCCGAAGTTCTCGATCGATGGCGAGGGACAGGTTGGCTCTCCGTTTACCATTGGTGCGGAAGCGATCGGCACGGTGTCCAACCGCTTCACGGTCTACAAGGACCCGTACTTCCCCCGCAACAAGATCCTGATCGGCTACAAGGGCGGCAGCTATCTCGAGACGGGTTACGTGTACGCCCCGTACGTGCCACTGATCGTCACCCCGACGATTTTTGCGCCGGAAGACTTCACGCCGCGCAAGGGTGTCATGACCCGATACGGCAAGAAGATGGTCCGCACGGACTTCTACGGGACCGTCACAGTGTTGGACATGAACGTCATCTGACGTTCACTAGGGAAATCCTAAGGCTTGAGGGCCCGCAAACGCGGGCCTTCGCCTGTTTAAGCACTAACGATTGTGTACAGTGCAATTGCTCAGGACGCTGGAATACGATTGAACTGTATGTGGCTATTCACGTTGGACGGTTTTTACAGTGCCGTTCAGGACAAAAAGGACGAGCGCATCATCTGGGTTCGCACACGAGTGCGAGAAGATTTGGTGCGTCTCATTGAGACCTACGAGGTCAATTCATCTCCGATTGAGGAGGACTGCGGCACGGACTACAAGTACCGCGTCGCCGTGTGGCGCGAGGAGTGGTCCCGAGTCGTTGCAGAGTGTGCTCTCGAAATCGACTACACAAACTTCAAGGCTGAAGTCAAGGAAACCTTGGGCAAGGAACGTGCCGACATTCTCGGAAACGTCTGGTGGCAACTCTTCCAGTTGCAGCTCGACGAGGCCGCCAAGTACCTCTATGGCTTTATTAGAAGGCCCCTAGAAAAATCTTCTGATAATCGGACGGTGTCTAACCCTGGCCGAGATGTGTGAATAAATGATCCAAAGATCTGAAATGATTTTGTGACGTGTACATGATCCACTTGGGCGGGTAATGTTCTACTACGGGCACGGAATCAACCTGCCTAAGGAGATTATCCCATGAGCCGATCCAACATCTCGACGAACCGCAACGCACGCATCAACAGCCGTGAGGACCGCAAGGGCAACATCCGGACCGAGACCGTCCTTCGTGACGAAGGTGCAATGTTGTTCGCGGCGTCGACCAACCCTCGCACGAACGCGACGTCGGTCTTCATCGACTTCCCGGAAGGTGCGCTGCGGTTGACGGGTGCCGAGGCGCGCACCATGTACCGCCTCCTGCACAAGCACTACAGCGCGACCAACAAGTCGCGCTAATCCCGTAAGGGAAGTGCATTGCTGCGGCCGGGTGCCTACGGGTTCCCGGCCTTGCGGCGTTGAGAGGCAAACATGAGACTGACTAAGGTAGAGGCGCTCTTTTTGGCGAAGGTACTGTTTCACTACGAACAGACACGGTCGCTGGTTGAATCGTCAACGATTACCGAGCGTGTTCGCAATCTTCGTGGTCGGCTCAACGACTTTATCCTTGATGTTGAAGATGATGTTGACGAGTGCGACCACGAGTGCAGCGATGATTGTCACGTTTCCGAAGAGCGCGTGCGCCTGAAGTCCAAGCCAAATGGCAGCCTCATCATGGACGATGAGGATGAGGACGAGGTCTACGAAGACGTCGCCAAAGAGGCGGAAGATGATAGTTCCCTGCCTAACGTGGAAGAGACGATCTCGGCATCCGTGCTGCATGCACTGCCGGTCGTCAAGACCGACAACTCTCAGTCACTCGAATTTGAACACGTGGAAGGCGACCAGGTCGATGTAGTGCTCGACGGTTACACCGAGTACGAGGACGTGGGCTTCGTTCGACGTCATGGGAGATCGATTGATCTCTACGTTAATCACGACTGGATCACAGTCAACGTTCCCAAGTTCCCGAAGCAGTGGACGAAGCTCCTGACTGTCGACACGACATACAGGCTCCAGGGCCGGAGCTGATTAATGAAGTTGAATATTCACCCGAAAGAGTTCCTGGCCTTGTACAACTTACTGGTCCGGGCACTTGAGAGCGAATTGTCGGTGGCGGTAGGCTCAGATGAAGCAGCCTTGCGTGAGATTCACAATCGTCTACGGGCCTACATCATCTCCTCGCTGACGAGATCAGGCGCTGGCCCAACAGACGATGAACTTTTCGATAGCTGGGAAAAGGTCCAGAAGGAGAAGATTACAGAGCTGGAGAAGAAGAACGAGGACCTGCGGCAGATGGCCCGGCCCGAGAACTTCTTGACGTTGGACGATGACGACCTTGAGGCGGGAACTTACCCGCGCAAGGGCGGGCACCCCAAACCGCCCGGTGGAAAACCTCGCGGTAAGAAGTGACGCTGTGAGGCCATAATTACGGCCATCGATCTTTGACAACTGAGCTGTTCGGTCAAATGCACGGGGGCGACTAGGCTTCGACGTGGCATTGAGACTGTAGACTGCAGGCACTGGTGCACGAGGGACCAGTTCAAAACCCATGTGACGTATAAACGCCAACGACAATGGTGTTGCTCCTCTCGCCCTCGCGGCCTGAGGAATGGGGTCCTGGCGCCTAGAAACAGAAAGCCAGGGAAAACGTCGGGGAACCGGACGTTAAGCGGAACACGTCAAAGCACTGGACGTAAAACGTAGTGTCGAGTTGGTGACCAGCTCGCTAAATTTCGCGTCGCTAGACCCGTCCGGAGGTTGAGCAACAAGACGGACCAAGCCTGTGGATGAGGTCCTCAGAGGATCTGTTACGGACCCCGGTTCGATTCCGGGCGCCTCCACCATGTTCTATTTTGATCACCTCCACGGAAATGACGTGTAGTTATTGTCATGTGACGATGTGATGAATGTGAACTTCTCTTTGAGACTTTTCAAGCTAAAGCTAACCACGTGAGGTGGCAACATAAGCCCCAAGCGTATTCAAAGAAGGCCTTGAAAAGATCAAAGAGAACGCTCGCGCCTCCACTGCAAAGAGGTGCGGTGAAAAGACGCTCGTGACCGAAGAGCGCACGTGTGAGTGTGGCACTACTTTTCAGGTGTTGTTTTCACCGGAACGAAAAGTGTACGTCAAGAAAACATGTTCCAAGGCGTGTGCAGCTCGTCGTAAGTTCACGCAAGAATCAAGTGAGAAGAAAAGTAACTCAATGAAACAACGTCTTGCTCAAGACGTTGAGCTACGGCATCGATTTCTTTTATCGAGAGTTGATAATCGTCATTCTTCCTTAAAAGCAGAACGCGCCTTGGCAGAACTGCTGAGGTCTCGAGGATTCAAGAGACACAAGCAGGTGTCCATCGACGGTGTAATGTTCGATGTTGACATTGTGTCTGACGACGGTAAAGTTTGGGTCGAATCTGACGGTGAATGGCACTTCAGACAGGTGCACGCAGGTCATGATTTCGAGACGATGCAATTCAGAGATTGACTTGAGGAACGTGAGGCAGTGAAACGCGGCATCCTTCTAATTCGAGTCAACAATCAAGAACTAGAGCTTGACGAGCAGGTCAAGTTCATCGATGCCACGATGGCGGCGTGGGACAGAACGACGGGAAAGGTCGTTAAGTCCTACTAGAGAATCACAGTTACAAACTGAAAGACAACAAATGCCAAACAGACCAGTTGTTGGGATTGGCGCGGCCAGGCACTGGCATTTGCATACGTCAAGGTAAAATCAGCAGGATTCAAGCTCCGTGTGTCCACGTTGGACCATGTGCCCGCTGGTCTCGGGAAATCGTCCGTGGAAGGAGACGTTCTCGTCGATGTTGTCGATGGAACAATGACGAGAAGGTATAGATCCCAGTCCCTCCGCGCACGAATGGTGTAAGACAACCAAGGAGAGGAAAGTCCATGTCAGCAACGTCAGAACTGCTAGCCGAGCAGATCAGGGACCTTGAGACCCAGATCAACGAAAAGACCAACCGCGGAGAAAACGTGGTGGCCCTCAAGGAACAGCGAAACCTTCTGTTGAAGGAGCTCGCTCGGGCAAATCAGGCACTCAACGAAGGTAAGGGCGTCCTGAAGGGTTGAACCATGGAAGTCCAGAAGATCGACCTCTATGCACCGATCATGGCGGCCCGTAAGGGCCCGCCACCCATCGCCTTGCGCGTCGGCGTTCAACCCGCTGACGTTCACACCGTCGGTGGTCCACTCGTCTCATCGGTCAAAGCTGAGACCTACGTTTTGTTGTCTGCGCTGCCGGAAGAGCTACGTCGCCGCGTAGAGACCGCAGTCCAGGCGCTGATCGCGGGGCAGTGATGGGTCACAACGACAAGAAGGCGAAGCGGGTCCAGATGTCACCATTGGTGATCACTGGGTTCATTAAGAAAGAAAATGGCACGTACGTGCGTGCCACACGGATCTATACGCGTGAGTGTGTGCCTGATAAGCCTGGAGATTCTGACAGGCCTCCCGGCATCCTCGTCACCCTGCAACGCATGATCATTCATGGACGCTATGTGCCTGTCAAACGCCGTGAGAAGCACCAATGCGTTTGGTTCGATCCCAATGACATTAGGCCAACGTATCTGAGGCGGGTGGCGTGATGGCATATCACGGGTATCTGCCGATGATGAAGAACTTCATTCATCGGTTGCCTCATCCTCCGTTTGTCATCGAGATCGGTGTCGATCGTGGCGTCTCGTTGTTTCCTTTGGCAGCCTTCATGGCGCGGGCCAAGGAACAGTTCGTCATGGTCGGTGTGGATATTCTGGTCCAAGAGCAGGTCACCATCATGTCGAGGAACCTAGACTTGAGCCCAAACCAGCAACTGTTCCTCATTCAGGGCAACAGCCTCGATGTCTTGCCCAAGTTGGTCGCGCAAGGCATGAAGTTCGATCTAGTGCTGTTGGACGGCGATCACAACTTCCACACTGTTCAACAGGAGCTGCTGCACCTCGAGGACCTGTGTCATCCACACTCTCTGGTCATCATTGACGATTACGAGGGTCGGTGGTCTGACAAGGACCTCTGGTATGCTGAGCGGCCTGATTACAAGGACGTCAAGGACGCGACTGCCAAGATCGAGACGGAGAAGCACGGCGTCAAGCCTGCCGTCGATGAGTTCCTTGCTGCGTATCCCGAGTGGAAGACGGCCCGTCCGCTGGCCGGCGAACCCATCCTGCTCACTCGAGTCAATATTTAGCTCCAGTGGAGCGCTGCCGCGCTTTTGAGGAGATAACATGAGTGATTTTAAGTTGGACCGCGCTGCGCTAGAAGAGACCCTCGCGATTATGGCGGCTGAAAGAAACGACGAAATCGTTGACTATGCGCGTCGGAAGAACGCCGGCGTCGGAACTTCATTGAAGGGAACCGACGATATCGCGGCACATCTGGTCTATGATGACAAGATGCTGGCTGAGGTCACCAAAGACTGCGCTTTCAACGACCCGCGGATGCACATCGATTCCTCTTTCAAGAGCATAAAGGATTGGCAGGTGAAGTCGGGTGAATCATTCCGCGAAATTCGTGAGGATATGCACCTGACACGGGCCGTGCTCGACGAGCTAGCCGACATTGCGCACCTTCAGAAGGTGCAGTCAGAGTTGTGCGGCAATCTGATGGCTGAGTCCCAAGCTCGTGCAGCTGACAAGTGCATTCTCTTCGTCAATGTCACAAATGAGGATCTCCGTGAAGCAGGCAAGCGCATCGTCAAGTGCAGCCGTCGGTGGATGGACGGCCATGGTGATGTTGAACCCGTCGACCTGACAGGTGCTTTCGAGGGGACTGAGCCGCTGCCAGAAGATGAACTGACGCCCGCGGAAGTGTCTGGCGCTTTGGGTCTGTGATAGTTATGCAGCATGAACGTGCTGCAACAAGATAGAAACCTTGAGTTGCTGCCGTGAGGTAACCAGATGACCCACGGAAAAAACAAGAAAAAGCAAGTGAGGTTGCCAGAAGGCGTCTTTTCATATCAACCTGGTCCATCGAGGACAGGCATGATGAAGTCAGGCGCTGAGGACGTAGATGACAGCGAAGAACTGCTGAGTGACTCAGACAATCTGACTGAGCAGGTCAGAATTTCGCGGTTACTACGTTGGATCGTCATCAAATCATTTCTGACAGTCCCGCGGTGAGTCCGTCGGCCCCGGTCGTTCACGACAGGGTATATTTTCACGTTAGCAGGGACTGTGAAGGATGACGGCATATCGGGTAGTAGATGACCACAGCGAGCTAGGAGGTGTAGGGACACTTACTCACGATCAGCTCGATCAGGTCGTCAATACGACACCATGGGTCATTGTCTCAGGCGTTGCTGGAACGCAGCCCCCGAGCGCTCGCAGGCTGGTTCAGGGCCCGGGCGTGACAATCACGGACGGGGGACCGGGCGGCGACCTGGTCATCTCTGCCACCGGAATGTTGACCGGGTCCACCACGATGTGGATGGAGCGACCGGTCGGCCTCAACGACGGCGTCAATCGAGATTTTGCGCTATCATTTGCTCCGACTCCTGGTTCAGCCTTGATGTTCTTCTACAACGGCATCCTACAGGAACAAGGGTCTGATTCCGACTACGTGTTGGTCTCTGGGTCAATCGTTCACATGCTACATCCTTACAGGTCGGGTAGCAATTTTCGAGCGACGTATCCGTACTGAACGTTCTGATTCTTCCTCATCGATATTTAGTCTCGACCTTAGGTCATAGGAGACGCAACCGATGAGGACGTTTGTCGATCAGCCAACCCAGATCTTCAATTCAGACACGTACAATGACGCGTTGTTGGTTGGCGACGGCCTGCAGACCGGTTCTCTCAGCCTTGAGGATGACCTCAATGCGTTGAGGACTCAGATCAGGCAGCTGTTGTGGGCCGGCATGACAGGCAGCTGGTACGACATGGTGACGCAGGTGTCGGGCGGTTACGGCATCGTGCCTGCCCGAGGCGTCAACACGTTGGGCAGCGATCTTGCCGATCTTGAACAGCACCGCTTCCTGTTCCGCCGCCAGAACCTCACGCAGGTCAACATTGCGACGGGTTCAAACTTTGCATTGCTGTCAGTGTCCCTAGGAACGGCACCCGCCAGCCCGGCAGTCGTCGGCCTGGAGCCATATGCCACGGGTACGTTGGTTGCCCTCGCAGGAACCTACGGTGCATTTAGCATCGAACAGGTCTCTGGCTCGTCGGCAATCACTCCCAAGAACCTGGTTATCGTCCGCGACGCTTGGACGCACTCTACCTTGACCACCTCCTTGGGCGGCGGGCAGGAGATCTTCGGCCTGATGCAGGCTGAACCGGGCGTTGCCACAGGCAACACGTTCGATGATGTCAGCAACCGTACTCAGATCTCGTTCATCTACGAGAAGATGATCAACGGCACCTCGTCGCTGGCACCGGTCCCTGCCTCTGACATCGGCGGTCGGACGATCAACTACGCCTACATCAGCAGGACGGACCTCAAGGACCTGCCTGAGGATGCGTACCTCTCCAACAACATCTTCATCGACATTCCGCAACCAATTACGGGTGGTTCTGTGGTCACCCTGGCAGACATCACCCTGCAGAGGGCGATCGACAACCAGGGTGCGACTGTTGTCGTCGACACCACGGGCACCAACATTCAGCTGGCGGCAGGCACGTCCTGGACCTTTTTGAGCGGCACGCAGCAGATGTGGTCGCTCTTCGCAGGTCCGACGTATACAGAGATGATCGTCAGCGCCACTTTGGCAACGTTTGTCAATGACGCTGTCAGCTTCAAGAGCGGCATCACTGTTGGCACGGGTTCTAACAACCCGATCGACATCGGTGCCTCGAACCCAGGCGTCATCAGCAGCGCCCTGAGCCTGTTCCTGCAGCCCAGCGTCAACTTGTCACTGAACCCAGGCGGTAACCTGCAGTTCAATGACCAGTACGGCACCGGTGCGCTGTCATCGAGCATCAACTTCTCGAACAGCATTGCGGAGTGGGATCAGTTTGGTGCACTCTTCGGCGCGGGAACTTCGATTCTCGGCGCGTTTGATGCCCTGTCGAGCTCGATCTACACGGCAGTCTCGGGTGCACTACACCGCAAGCGGGCGCAGGCTGGCACCACAGGTGCTCAGTTCATCAACCCGAACGTCAACGTGACCTATCCGACGAACCTGGACGCGCCGTTGCTCAGCTACGTGGGCAGGGACTTTGCCAAGGATCTCAACATCTACCTGAATGGTATTCTGTTGGTCCCAGGCACCTCGGCAGGCAATGCCAACGACGTCTACCCGGGCACTTCTGCGGCTACGGGCGACCTCAAGTTCCCGATGAAGATCAGAAGTGGCTCGGTCATCACCATGGAGGTCTTCACCGGCGGGTGATGATCTCTCACAGTTAACGTGACACTCATGCTCGGTACAATCCGGGCATGAGTGATTTTCACGAGGGTAGGGTCGCTGCGACGTTTTCGATGGGCAGCCGGCTGGAAAATGCCAAGGAAGTCTACGAAGAAGAAGTCAAGCAGTTCAACGCCATGAAGACAGCCTTCGGGATGGCGGGGGCCCGTCTCGAGGAGTACAGAGGCAAGATCAAGGAAGACGTCACCACGGGCAAGCTGCCCCTCAAGGAAGGCGAACACGCCTTGTCGTACGTCTCTGCGTGCATTGAACTGGTGAAGCAGTTGTTCACCGACACTGAGGCCCGTAGGCTGGCGTCTCATGGAGCGGCAGAGGCAATGAAGAAAGCTGTTGCTGATGCGAAGGCGGTTTGGGACTCTGAACGAGCTAAGCTCGCGGAAGTCGCCCAGTATGAATCGCAGGTGCCGCAGAACCTGAAAGAGCGACCCGTGGGTTACCTGCCTGAAGATCATCCGCTTGAAGCTGAACGTGTCGAAGAAGAACAAGCGGCCCCCAGCAAGAAGCAACGGAAGACCAGACCCCAGAAGTGATAGTTATGCTGCGGAATGGGCGGAATCTTCGGCGGCGGTCGCACACCTGACGACTTTCCTGGTGAGCGGATCGATGAATCGATCCAGCTGCTGCTCGTTTCTGCCTCATTGCCGTCGACTGACGGCGAGATCTATTACGTTTCCGGATCAGTCTCTGGCAGCGGCTTCTTCTTTCACGAGGAAGGCGTCATTCGCAGGTTGGGACTCGATGAGCCGACCCACGAGGCGTTGAATTCTCTGGCGCATGATAATGCAGCGAATGGTTATGAGGAGCTGCAGTACAACACCATCGGTCTGACCAACCTCACCATTTGGACGGACATCGCTAAGACCCAAAAGCTGCAGGACTACACAGTAGTCTATGGCCCGAACTACAGGTTTATCAATGCTATGACCAGCAGCGCTTACAATCCTGACGGTTCGTTGAAGGCCCAGGTCATTGAAGTACCTACCTACGACAGCCGCCGTCGCATTATCACTGTGACGCGGACGCGGGTGCTCTAATGATGCATGTAGTCCAGGTCGTCATTGACGACTCGTCGAATAAGACGATCACTGGGATCTGGGAGTTCGATCGGACCCTGGGTGGCGTGCTGATCATTCCTTCAGGATCATCTTTTCCGGTTGTCTCGCAGCCCGGAGAAATCTTCTGGAATACCGCGAACAACATCCTCTATCGCCGAGACGACACAAATTCGTACTGGACGCCTGTCTCGTCATCAATGCATGGAGGAGGCGATCCTAATGCTGCCTACGCGCTGATCACGTTGACGGGTTCTTTGCCGAATGCTCGTAAGTTGACGGGCTCTGCAGGCATCGACGTCACTGATACGGGTCCTGGCGGGCAGTACATCTTCAGTCAGAACGTTGCGTATAACTCTGCTTCACACGCGGCGATCAGGCAGCTGATTCACCTCGCTGATGGAGGCGGTGGCCCATATGAGACGTTCGGAACTACTTATTGTGATACCGGACCACAACCATTCCCAACGTCATCTATTTGGTATGCTGACGTGGGCCGGACGAAGAAGATCACAGAACAAATCGTGTCATACAACGCCAACAAGACCTTCTCAACAGTGCAGTGGAAGGTCTATGCACCTGACGGCATCACGCTGTTGGCAACAGCGACTGACACGATTACTTACTCTGGGATCTTTGAGACTTCTCGAACAAGAGTCATCACCTAAGAGGCCAACGATATGGGAGTCACCAATCCGCTAGCAATTCTGTACGATGTCAACGGCAACCCGATCGGCGTCCCAACAAATCCATTGGCCGTCCAGACCTCGGGATCTGTTTCAATCTCTGGCAACATTTCTGCTGTCGGTCCGGTTCAGTCTGGCTCAACCACTACAGGATTCCCGCAGTTGGTCGGTGGCGCTGACTCCGGCGGCATCCTTCGCGGTTTCTTGACTGACACCTCAGGCAAGTTGTTCGTCACTGCCCAAGGTCTTTCAGTCTACACACAAGGCATTCAGGGCGTTTCAGGAACTGTCGGCGTCTCTGGCGGCGTCTCTGTCTTCACTCAGGGAGCTCAGCAGGTCACTGGCTCCGTCGCTGTCTATACCCAAGGCGCTCAGCAGGTCTCAGGCTCTGTCAGCATCACTGGTGGAGTTTCAGTCTTCACGCAGGGTGCCCAGCAGGTCTCCGGCACTGTCACCGTCGTTGGTCAGAACCAGTCAGGCTCGACTGCTACGGGTAATCCGGTCCTCATTGCGGGTGCTGACTCCGGCGGCATCGTTCGTGGTCTATTGACGGATGCTTCCGGTCGCCAGGTCGTCGTTGGTCCCGTCCTGTCGGGTTCAACTGCTAATAACGCAGCGCCGGTCATCATCGGCGGCGTCGACCCGCTCGGTGTCGTCAGGACCTTGCGCACCACGCCGGCTGGCTACTTGGCATCTGATCCGGTGGCAAACACATCAACTACTTTGAGCGTTGCGTCCTCCACGACCAACGTCACGCTGTTGGCTGCCAACGTCAACCGCATCGGTGCGACGATTTTCAATGACAGCAACCAGACGTTGTACGTCAAGTTGGGAGCCACTGCCTCGAACACCAGCTACACGGTGCAGCTCACGGCCCGAGGCTACTACGAGATTCCGTTTGGCTACGTGGGCCAGATCGATGGTCTTTGGAACAGCACCAACGGTGCTGCTCGAGTCACCGAATTGACGTGATGATGAGTTGACATTGCTCAGAAAGTGAACGATGCCGCTACAGAGCCCGGTACAGACAGACATCAACGGCAACCCAATCGGCACCTCGACGAACCCCGTCTCGGCGCAGGTCACGGGTTCGTTCAAGTCTACGCTGGCCGACTCATTCGGCAGCAACATCCGCGCCACTGTTGCAGATGAGCTCCGCGTTGCAGGCCTATACCTGCTTGCGGACCTCACCAACAAGTATGAGCTCGACACTCGCCTCTGGGACGTGCTGACGGCGTCTGCGGGTTCTGTGACTCACGTTCCCGCAGAGTCAGCACTTCGTGTAGCTGTCGTCGGCACCTCTGGTTCATCTGCAACGTTGAGGACCAACACGTACTACAAGTACCAGGCAGGTTACACTCAGCTGATCGGAATGTCAGTTATCAATTCTGACACCGGCCAGGCAGGCCAGCTCAGGGACTGGGGCTACGTAGATGACAACAACGGATTGTTCTTTCGTCTCAATGGTACGTCCTTCAACATCGTCGAGAGGTCTGACGCGACGGGTGTAGTCGTCGAGACCGTCATCTCGCAGAGTGCCTTCAGCAAGGACCCGGTCAATGGCTTTGGCGCCAGTGGTCTTAACCTCAATGTCTCGAAGGGCAACCTATACGAGATCGAGGTGCAGTGGTTCGGCGTCGGCACCACACGTTATTTCATTGATGACATCTTGGTCCACGAGTCGAAGCACGCCAACACCCTGACGCTGCCATACATGCGTACGGCTAAGTTGCCAGTGCAGGCCAAGGTGACGAATCTTGTGTCGTCGTCTGCTGGTTATCTCGATCTGATCTGCGCTCGTGTGGCGGCACAGGCTCAGACTGTTGAACCTGCACACTGGGTCTATGGCGTGGGCAACACAAATTCGGTGTTGATCACTCAGGTTGAAGCCCCTGTCCTCTCGATCAGGCCCAAGTCAACGTACAACGGCATCACCAATCGCAGCATCATTCAACCCAAGTCGTTGTCAATCAGCACACAAGGTTATCCGATTGCCTTCCGCATCATCGCTAATCCCGTGTTGACGGGCGCTTCATTCAACTCTTCGGGCAATACCAGTTTGGTGGATTACGATGTTGCTGCCACTGGATTCACCGGTGGCGAGGTCTTGTACCGCGGCGTCGTCAATTCTGACCTTGGCGTGGTGACAATTGACATGCAGAAGTTCTTCCAAGTGTACGGTCGAATCATGCGCAACGCAGGTTTCTTGGGCATAGGAGTAAACGCCAACGACATCTTGACAGTTGTGGCCTCGAACTTGGGCGCGGGCAAGACGCAGGTCAAGGCTGACATGACCTGGTTGGAGATCAGATGAGCACCGTGAAGGTTGAACAGGTACTGCTTAACAGTACGATCACCTCCAATGGATCGTACGTCTTCCGCGCCGGACCGGCGGGTGAGGTCGTCCTTGTCTACAACATCACCGGTGCTGTGACTGGTACTGCGCCCATCCTTCAATTCACGTTGTCTGAAATCGATCCGTCAAATGAGACAACCGTCATTGATAAAGTGGTCGCGTCTGCCGAGATCACCGCGACGGGCACGTCGGGGGCTGTGACACTGTTGTTGTCGATCACTCCGACGGTGCTCGTCAGCTGGACAGTCGCGGGATCTTCGCCTTCGTTCGGTGGCGTTAACCTGGTTGTGTTCTCAAAGGACGCCGGCGTCTCTCAGGCCGATGCTGAAGGCGGTAGCTATCCAGACCCAAAGAATCTTGACATAAGAGTTCCAGCACCTCTTCTGGTTGACTCGGGTGGATCACTTCGGACACGTGGTCCGATACTAACGGATGAAGGATCCTTCCGCGACAACTTCATCAGCTCGTTGACGTTGCCACTTAGTGGCACTGTCACGTTCACGTCGGGTTCAACTTACGTCAATGGCATCGGATCACTGTTCGCGCGTCAACTTGACACGCAGCAGTACATTAAGAGGACTGTTGATCCTGATTCTGCTTGGACATTGGTCAGATCAATCAGCAACGATACTCAACTAGAACTGGTCTCGCCGTATCCGGGCACCACTGGCAATGGTGGCATTTACTCACAATGGATGTTGATGTCGTCTTCGGGCGGTAGCATTGCCAATGTCAACTCAAACATGACATTGTCCAACAGTTTGGGCAATGGCGCCATTGTCGCAGCTAATCGATTCGTCGACTACGGGCCGCTGGTCATCAATACTCGTGTAGCATGTACTTCTCGTGTGCCGAACCAGACACCGTGGTTTGGTCTTGTTGAGATCGTTGACGTGCCTTTGTCGGCATCCGGTCAACGCGCGGTCGTTATTTTTGATCCGACGTTGGGAAACACGCAGGTTGTCTTTCGCACCGCTGCCGGTAACAACGTTACGCAGAGCACCACGGTCACCCTACCTGGTTCTGCGTTGACAACAGCAATAAACCAGTACCTGATCACCACGACAGGCGCTACAGTCACGTTGTCGATCAACGGTGTCACGGTTGCACAGCACACCAATGCGATCCCGGATAACTACGTTCCGTTGAATGTCTCATTTCAGGTTGAGAACGCCGCGGTTGTGGGTGCCTCAGCGGTCTTGACGTCTAATGCGATGTGGGTGAATGACCTCAATCGAATCGAGGTCGCCAATAGTTTTCCAGGCGAACCTCTATTCGTTAGGTTGACAGGCGTTGCATCTGGCAGCATGGTCCCTCAGCCCATTGCGGGCAGATATGTGCCGCAGTATGGCCCATCTGGTGTAGTGCTGCCCATCACTCTGTCGAGCTTGGGCTCGTCAGCAGCCCGCCAGAGCGCTGCAGTCGATAACACTGTCAGCCTCTATGAGGACGTGCTGCTATTCATCAAGTTCACCACCGCGACGACAGCAGTTTCTACCACAGGATACGTCAACGTCTACGGCTATGGCACTGTCGATGGTGTCACTTATCCTGAAGGCCTGTCTGGTGTCGACGGCGCGGCGACCTTGTCAACACCTCCTAATCTAGTCTTGTTGGCGCAGCTCACTGCTAACGCTAACCTGAAGACCTACACTGCGGGACCCATTTCATTCTGTCGCAACTACGGCGTCGATCGCTTGCCTGCTAAGTGGGGCATTGTCATCGTCAATCAGTCTGGCGCTGCCTTGAACGCCACGGGTAGCTACGGCGTCACCTACCAGGGCGTGAACGGCCAGCTGACCTGATGTCTGTATTCATTCCGAACACAGCTTCGTCACGGCTCAACGCGGCGTGGACTGGCGCTGCAACACAGGATTTGACGATTGCTTGTTGGATCTGGATTCCGCCTGTGGTGACGGCCAACTATCGAGTCATCGTTGGCATTTCTCCCAATATTGAACTCGAGACGGCGACTGACGGTCTGACGATTGACTTCGGTACCACGTCTGCGGACCACAACGGTCCGCTGCTGGCAGTGTCAACGTGGTATCACATCGTCATGACGATCAGAAATGCGTCGACGACTAGCCGACAGATCAAAGGATACGTCAACGGCAAGCAGGTCGTTGATGTGGCAGACACGACAACGTTCGTAGCATACACAGGCCTCGTCGTCGGCAACCTGCAGTCTCTTCCCACGACACATTACTTCAATGGAAACATCAGAGATCTGAGGATCTGGACTCGTGAACTGAATGCCCTCAACGTCCAGGCGGAATACTTGTCACCGGCCCCAGTCAACACCGAAGGATTGATCGTGTGGTCGCCGTTTGATGACGACATTTACACTGATCGATCAGGCAATGGTCGCGTCTGGACGCCAACTGGATCACCGGTCCTGCAATTTGGCAGCATAGTGGCGCGCCCGGCTTACGTAGCTCGTCGATTGCCGATGTTCAACAAATAGGTAAGATCACCATGGCACAGATCACAGTCCTCAACGTCAACAGTCAGAACGGTGGTTCATTCTCTGTCGCCGGCGTCTTTTGGTTGACAGCGCCCACGAGCAACATCGTCCCGCTGCCCAAGTTTGAGAGCGCAGTCCACGGGATCACGGGCGATGAGGATCTGCTTCTGCGCCGCGGGCTCGTCATCGAGAAGCCTTTCACCTCAGGTCTGTTCCCGGCCGGAACCTCGACGGAGGACGTCCAAAGCACGCTCCAATCGATGTTTTCCGAAGCACAGCTCGAGGTCGAAGCTGTACCTACGTCTCCATTCGTCGGCATGCAGTACGACGGGTCGAGTTGGATCACGTCTTCTGTCAGTCCCGCGTGGATCGCTGCCCAGGTGCCTCCCAAGACTGCCTCTGGATCACCTTTGATGACCATTGCGCAGATGCAGACCGACGGCACTCCCATGGTCGCCTTGGCGCCGACCGTCGGATCTGAACTTGTCGTTGTGTCACACAATCTGTGCGACCCCTGCACCTGGTTCGGCGATTCCGTTCGAGTCAATGACGAGACGTTGGTCGATTCCGGCGATGGATTGACGTTCAATTCGGCTCACCCGTTCTGGATTGACATGACATCCGGGCGGATGCACAACGAGGACAAGTGGATTGCTAAGCAACAGGCTGCAAATCCTGGCGATCCACACGGCTACGGTGTGGTCGTTAAGGTCAGTGGTTCGCTCAAGACAATGCGTGAACCTCTCGAGACGTCAGGAGGAGATTACGAGGTGTTGTATGCCTCGGGCAGCGTCAGGTTCTTTTCGCCTCCCGTAAGCCCACCAGTCGTCAGTTACTCCTATCAGAATGGATCAACGTTCTACGTTCAACCAGATCCTGGCAATTTGCTGCGAATCATCAAGGCCGAGGTCGACGTGTCTACCGACAGCGTCATGACTGACACCGTCGAGTACAACATCTATGCATTGGTTGATGTGGTGGCGCCTCAGTTGGTCGCTGGTGGATTCGTTCCTTCTGGCACGAAGATCATGATTGATCAGATAGTCTACAAGCGCATGGGTCAGATCGTTGCTGAAGCCCAAGGCGCTTATCCACCGGTCACTGCTTTGGGCGCCAATTCCGCAGACCTCACGTTGTCTCTTGAGGAATTTCGCCAGAAGTCGAGGGGCACTCAGGCGCCAGTTCAAGGACTTCCATTCAATTATGAGACGACTCGCGATTTGCTCTCGTCAGCCGGCGCCGAGATCAGGATCAAACTACGTCATGATCGACCATTCGTTGGTAGCACGGTCACCATTGCCCTTTACAGCGTCACTAAGTCTGATGCCTGAAGATACTTAGCCATGAAGGAGTTGGGCACCATGCGAGCACTTGTTCTGAGTGGTGGAGGCGTCAAGGGTGCCTTTCAGGTGGGCGTCCTGAAGAAGTGGATGGGCGAACAAGGCATCGATTATGACATCATCTGTGGTGTTTCAGTCGGCGCCTTGAACACTGCTGGCATCGGCATGACGCCCAAGGGTTCGCCGAAGGAGGCGGTTGCCTGGTTGGAAAACTTCTGGCGGACGCAGGTCAATCAGAAGAACATCTACAAGCGCTGGTTCCCGTTTGGACGCTTGCACTCACTGTGGGAGAAGTCAGTTTATGATTCGTCTCCTCTGATCAAGCTTGTCAGCGATAATCTACATCTCGAGAAGGTTGCCTCCAACGGTCGCATGCTGGCGGTCGGAGCTGTCTCGTTGGACACTGGAGAACACAGGTTTACCCGCGAGAGTGATCCCAATTTTACGAAGTGGGTTCTAGCCTCGGCATCTTTTCCAGTTTTCTTGCAGCCCATTGAGATCGAAGGCCAGTTGTGGTCAGACGGCGGCATCAAGAACGTGACTCCTTTGGGCGAGGCAATTAGGCTCGGAGCAACTGAGATTGACGTCATCATGTGTACCAACATCGAGGAGATGACTCGATGGGATTCAACATCGAAGCGCGCGGTTCCTGACGCAGTGACTCGCGCCGTCGACCTCATGTCTGACCAGATCATTAAGAATGACATTGAGATGTGTGGCCTAAAGAACGATCTCTCGGTCATCGATCCACAGTACCGCAAGGTGACGGTGAGGGTCGTGATGCCTGACGCGCCGTTGGTCCAAGATTCACTGACGTTTTCACCCGAAATTGTGTCAGGCTTGATCGACAAGGGCTATGCCTTTGCTGATCGAGCGGTGATGTACCATTGAGGTGACATGCCGCTGCAGCAGCTACGAAATGCTAACTTCGGACGATTGAAGGCCGACGCCACGGGTTCTTCGGGCGTGGGTTACACCCTGTTGGACATCTCTGGTTCTGCGGTCATGCCACGGACAACGACAGGCGTCTACCAGACGGCGCCCGGGATTTACGCTGCCTACATCACCTTTCCCGACAACTTTCGTGGTCAACTTCTGTGGGATACCGGCACCGCGTTCTTGACAGCATCGTACGCCACTGAGCAGTACAACGTTGAAGAAAACAACCCGAAGGTGGACGACACCCTGCGAGCCGTGCTGCCGCTGGCCGCGCAGATTCAGCAGTTGTACGACATTCAATACGGTCGCTGGCGTATCACCAACAATCAGATGATCTTCTACAAGGAAGATAACGCTACCGAGGTTGCGAGGTTTGACCTCTACGATGATACTGGCAATCCGTCGATGGACGCAGTGTTCGATCGTGTTCGGGTGCCATGAGGCCGATCAACCGCATCGTCACGCGAGGAATGGGATCTTCGCGTGGCCTTGCGGGCCGCGCCGGTCTCGTTACTCAGGGCTACGGCGGTCCTCTGCATGAAGTCCTGCGACGCATTGTCAGAATTGGACAGTCGGGTGCGAAGCGAGCGCTCCGCGAGTTGGATGAGGTTATCGTCTGGGCAAAGATGATTAGGTTGAACGACGAGCCGCCGCCTGCCAAGGTCGAGGGCTTCGTCAGAGTGCGAGTCAATCGCGCCTCGAGCTATGCTGTCTCTCTGATTGAACACGTTTCAACGCGAGTTCGAAAAGCCTGGGAAGACATTCGGATCTCTATCAAGCGCCTGAAGTGACCCGTGGGGGATACTTACGAGACGATGGAACCCCTCGTTGAAACAGTCGATCTCGACATGGAGGAGAGCAATGAGCTTGCCTTCAAGATCAAGGTGGAGGGCGCAGCACCCGCTCCGGCCAAAGTCAGGCTCGTCTGCGAGGGCGGTGAGATGGCCTACATGTTCAATGGGCACGGCACGGGCGAGGACGGTGTCGTCCAGTTCGTGTTGCCGCAGATGAAGGACAAGTTGGCTGAAGGGCTCTACCAGGCGCGAGTCGAAGTGTTGATTGAGAATCGCTACTTCGCGCCCGTTCATTTTCAGATCAACTTCAAGAAGGCCATCAAGGTCGTTGCTGAGTCGATCAATGTCGTTTCGCGGCACGCTAAGCCCGAGATCAAGGTCTCGGCGGCGCCGATCGTCGTCAACAAGCCCAAGACGTCTCCTCAGCCGATCGTCGTAGAAGAGGCGTCTAAGTCTAAGTCTGCGGTAAAGGCACCACCTGTCGCACCGGTGATTGCACCGCCCCCACGGAGGCCACCGCCTGATCCGAAGCCCAAGACGCCTGACGTCAATGAGAACATGCCGGTTGCCAGAGATGCTGCTAGCATGACGCTCCGCGAGCGATATGAGCAGAAACAGCGTGACGAGCAACCTGTCGTGGTCGCCAAGAAGCATCCTGTCAAGCAGCAGGACGAGGAGAGCCTGATCAGGGAACTAGCACGTAGCTTCATCCGCGACAAGCGTCGTTGATTCCTCGGTTGAAGCCTTCCATACTTACGATCGGAAGGTCACATGCCGAGCTTTGTGCAAACCCTGCGCCCGACGCCGTTCGGGTTCTTCGATTCCGACCTGCAGTTTCAGCAGGAAGCCGACTCGATGGTCACCTTCGTCAAGCGTAAGCTGGGCGACGATGTCCTGTCTGTCGAGCTGACATCCAAAGAGATCTGGGCGTGTTTCGAGGAAGCGTGCTGTGAGTACGCTCGAAAGATTCACGAGATGAAGATCCAATCTGAACTGGCCAACGTTTTGGGCATGCCCACGGGATCCGCCAGCGATCTGACGAACAAGTACCCATTTCAGACGTTGGAGTTCCTGATGCGTCAGGCCTCGCCATACTCGACGTACGCGGGCATGGGAGGCAACTATGACGCGACTCTGGGTTACTTCGACCTGCAGCCCGGCCGTCAGGACTACAACATCTACACAGAGCTGAAGGACGCAGTCTCGGGTTCAGTCATTTACCAGAACATGACGACCAAGAGCCCGATCCGCGTGATCGATGTCTTTCACTTCGAGCCATATGCTGCTCAGCAGTTCTTGATGAACGCTAGCAACATTACCAACTTCTTGGCCACTGAGTTCAACTACGAGAGCTACGTTAACTCGACGATCTTCTACGTGCTGCCAGTGTTCGAGGACGTGTTGAGGAGGGGCATGTTGAATATGGCCTCCCGCGTTCGTCGATCAAATTACAGTTATGAGATCTTGGGCAGCAACGTCAGGATTTATCCCACGCCGACGACGGACCTTGACACTGGCCGCATGTACCTGAAAGTTCAGGCTGGCATGCTCGATCCGTTGAACCCGTCTGCTCTTCAAGGTCAAGATCAGTCGATCTATGGTGTTTCGGGTCCGCAGAACGTGCCTCTTGGTAACATTCCATTTAGCAGCATCACGCAGCCGGGTCGCCAGTGGATCAGGCAATACACTCTGGCCTTGGCCCGTGAGATCTTGGGCCTCAACAGGTCAAAGTTTCAGGGGATTCCGATCCCAAACGCAGACCTGCAGTTGAACGGCGAGTCGCTGATCACTCAGGCGCGGGAAGACCGCGACAAGCTTCAGACTCAGCTCAAGGAGTTCTTGGACAACCTGACGAACGCTAAGCTGATGGAACAGCAGGCTAACGTTGCAGAGAACATGCAGAAGATGTTGAAGTACATCCCAATGCCGCTCGGCAAGAGCATCGTGATCGGGTGAACCATGAGTAGGTTGTACATCACGCCTCGAGAGCTGAACTTCATCTCCGACATCACCAAGGAGTTCATCAAGGATGTTGTCGGTCAGAAGATCTTCTACTACCCGGTCTCTGAGCTCAAGACTAAGACGCATGCGGTCTACAATGAGGCCATCAAGAAGGTGGTCGACAATCCAATCGCCATCGATGCGTTGGTGGACAACAACTTTCAGACAGACACCAAGATCGATCAGTTTGGCGTCGATCCGCAGTACAAGATCGAGGTCTACGTCCAGCACCGTGATCTGGTTGAAAAGGGGATCAACGTCTCCCTGGGTGATTACTTTTCATTCTCGGACATCTTCTATGAGATTTCAGACCGCGTCTTCATGCGTAACATCTATGGCCTGCCCGAACACAAGGACGGCGTCAAGTTGACGGGAACTAAGGCCCGTGAGAGCTTGTTTAAGGCGTTGACCTTGGGACCGACGGACATTTCGAGGCCTGAGCCTGATGCAGTGCAGACGACCTTCGTGCAACAGCGCGGGCAGTCTGAAAACAAAGAGGGACCGACGGCTGATCGACGTGCATTGCAGGACAACGGAGTCCTAGAAAAGCCGCTGTCAGGCCCCCGTGAGGTGTCACCCAAAGGCGATCCTGACAAGGTGGGTTCTGCATTCTATGGTGAGGATGACTGATGCCCAATCGCTTCAATGCTAAGCCCCGCGAGAACTACGGAATCGCACCTTTGCCCACGGGTTATCCGCAGGGCGGGCCCGTCTCTGACCTCGTCATCCCTGCGGTGGGGCTGGAGGACGTCGACGTGGCGTTCTTCAACTTGTTCGACAAGGAGATTCCACTCGTGGCTGGCGGTGAAGATGGGACGGATATGAGAAAAGTCCCCGTCATCTTTGCTGGCGGCGAAAAGTGGGCCATGTTGAAGCGCAATCGACCGATCCGCGATAAGACCAATTCGCTTGTCTTGCCTTTGATCACCGTGGGTCGTCCCTCGATCGGTCAGAGTAGCGCTGATGACATTACGGGTCGTGGCATCAACCAGCGCACCGGTGAGATCACGATTCGTAGAAAACTCGATAAATCGGACCGTGGCTACCAAAACTTGATCAACAGGATTTTTCTGAAGCACCAGCAGGGGCTCGCAGTTGGACCCAACGATGCCGACCTAGGCCAGTTGACGACCCTAAGGGAGATAGGCGAGCTGGCAGACGATGCGACAGTGAATGATGGCGGGTTTTTGGCGGCTGATCGAACGAACAATGTCTATGAAACGCTTGTCATTCCGAGCCCACAGTTTGTGACCCTCAACTACGAGGTCATCGTCTGGACCCAGTACACTCATCATATGAACCAGATCATTGAGACGTTGCTATCGTCCTTCCTACCACAGACCCAGGGTTGGCGACTCGATACGCCCAAGGGTTACTGGTTCGTGGCGACAGTCGCGGATGACCTTTACAATGCTGAGACGAACTTCGAAGACATGTCGCAAGGCGAGCGTCTCATCAAGTACAAGTTCAACGTCAAGGTGCCGGCGTACATCCTCGCAAGTTCAGCACCTGGCGTGCCGATTCCTGTCAAGCGCTATATCTCGGCGCCTGACATCAAGTTCGAGACCGGCATTACAGTGTCTGAAGAGTCTGGCGTGGCTGGAGTTGATGATCCGTTCTTGGGTGCTGATGATCCGACACTGCCACTGGCAGACGGGGAAGTCAGGAACCGCGACCAACGCCGCGATGGACGTGGTCGGTTGTACAGACAATCATCTGAGATCGACCCGAACGATCCCGCCTTGTCAGGACTTCCGCGCTCGCGCCCGACGAATCGTTACAAGAAGGTCACGGTCATTGATCAGAACGGCCGTCCCGCGACGCGGTACGTGAGAATTTTGTCTACGACACCGTCAGTCGGTGAGACTGTCTATTCGCCCTCGAGTGATCTCGGCGGCCTTGCGATCGTGGTCATTGACGACTGACCGATGTTGGTTTTCGACACGAGCGCTTGATACTTATCATAGCGATTCCACACCGTAGAGGAGAACGGTAATGCCCGAGCAGACTTTCAGGTCGCCCAACTTTTTCGAGCGCGAGATTGACATTTCGACCCCGACACCCGTCGGTCCGGTCGGAACGCCTGCCGGCGTTGTCGGCACCGCAAACAGGGGACCTGCGTTCGTCCCTGTCACGGTCGGGAACTTCGATCAGTTCATTGCCACATTCGGCAACCTTGATCCAAAGCTCTTTGGTCCGTATGCGGTCAACGAGTTTCTAAAGCATCGCAGCGCATTGACCTATCTCAGGGTCCTGGGCGCGGGTGCCAACGCAACGCAGTCAGACATCGCCAACACGTTGCAGACGGGTCGAGTTCTCTCGGCTGGCATGCACCTGGATGGCACTCCGGCCGTTGACGACAAGCTGGGCCGCCACAACGGCGCAATCCAGTTCTTGGCAGCTCAGCACACCTTGCAGAGCGATGAGGCCTATGGAATCCCGATGTTCACGGACAACGATTCCTACTCGGGATCGACCGTCAACCTGGTCCGCGGCATGGTGATGCTGCCGACCACCGCGCGCCTCATGGTCCTGGATGGCAACGGCACCGCCGTCGGCGCCTTCAACGGCAGCAACGTTGACTCGGCCTTGATGGTTGGTGGCAAGTTCAAACTCGCGATTTCTTCGACCTTGGGCAATGCCTTCTGGAACACGGATGGCAACCCGGGCGTCAGGATCTTCACGGCCTCACTTAATCCGACGAGCCCAGACTACTTCGCCAAGATCTTGAACACGGATCCTGACAAGTTCGTCCAGGAGCAGCACCTGGTCTATGCAGACTTCCCGGTCGATGATGAGCTCGCCACTGCGACTGTGGTCGGCGTCCTCTCGGGCTCCAACAACACCAGCAGCACCTCGGGTGACAAGACCCTTCCGATGAGGAAGGTCTTTGGAGCCTTCGACACGCGTTACCGTGCACCGTCCACGACGTACTTCATCTCGCAGCCATTCGGCACGACAGAGTACGACCTCTTCAAGTTCGAGGCATTGGACGACGGCGAATACGCCAACAACCTCTTCAAGATCGCCATCACGGACCTCAAGGCTTCGCTGGACGATTCCAACCCGTACGGCACCTTCACCGTCCAGATCCGCGATTGGAACGACACGGACACCAATCCGTTGGTCCTGGAGATGTTCCCAGGCTGTTCACTGGATCCGATGTCAGATCACTACATCGGCAAGTTGATCGGCGATCGCAAGGTCAGCTATAACTTTGACACGACGTTGGACTCTGAACGCCGCGTGGTCGCCACAGGCAAGTACCCGAACGTCTCGCAGTATGTCCGCGTTGTCATCGCGGACCAGGTTGAGCGTGCTTTGGTGCCTCAGAAGTCGCTACCCTTCGGCTTCCGCGGCGCGGTGGTCCCGAAGACCAACGACCTGTTGACCGACGCTTCACCGTCTTCCGCCACTGCACGGTTGGCTGGCGTCCTGGGCGTGGGTTCCGCGTCTTCCCTGTCGGGTTCGATCATCCCGCCCGTTCCTTTCCGCACCAAGGTGACGAAGGGCGATGCTCCGGCCGGCGCAGCCTGGCTTGGCCAGCCCGGTTCGACTGAGCTGACACTCAGCCAGTTCTACTGGGGCGTCAAGTTTGAGCGCAACACTCTGCCGCTCAATCCCAACCTCATCAACGACAAGAACGGTCTGCTCGAGTCGTACACCAAGTTCATGGGCATTCCTAAGTTGGACGCCTTGGTCTCTGGCTCGGGCGCAGACCAACTGAACAACAACAAGTTCACGTTGGCGAAGGTTGCACTGTCCAATGGTGCCCTGACTGACATCACCTCGTCGGTTCAGGATCACATGAAGGAAGCAGCTTACATCCGTAACGGCAAGCTCGACCTGACCAACTACACCATCAAGGATCCGGTCCTCGGACCGCGTGTCACATTGGCCACCTTGTTGGCTCAAGGCAGCGCCTCGGACTTCAATCGCTTTTCGCAGTTCACCAAGTTCATCACCTTCATGGCTGGTGGCTGGGACGGCGTCAATGTTCTCGACCGCGATGCGAGGAGGATGAATGACAAGGCCTCGTCCTTCGACGCTGGCGGCGGTGCTGCGGTCGGTTACTCGGCGCCTGGTCTGGGTTACAACCCGACCGGGACGGGTCAGCAGAATGCGACGGTCGCTTCCTACAAGACGGCAATCGACATCATGACTGATCCTCTGGTCGTCAACACGAACATCCTGGCGTTGCCGGGCATCCGCGAGAGCTTTATCACAGAGTATGCCCTCAACAAGGTCCGCGACTACGGTCTGGCCTACTACGTGATGGACATCCCATCCTACGATGATTCCTCGAACCGTCTGTACGATGACTCGGCAGCACGGCCCTCGATCGATCAGACGGCAAACCAGTTCGATGCTCGAGCGTTGGACAATAACTACGCTGGCACGTACTACCCGGACGTCTTCGTTGACGATGCGACCAACCGCCGCCGCGTCAAGGTTCCGGCCTCGGTCGCCGCCATGGGTGCCTTGGCCTTCAACGATCGCGTTGCCTACCCATGGTTCGCGCCTGCCGGCTTCAACCGCGCAGCGCTGGACTTTGTCACCAACGTCAGCGTGCGTCTCAATGTGCCCGATCGTGACAGGCTCTACGATTCACGAATCAACCCGATCGCAACCTTCCCGAGGCTAGGCTTCGTCATCTATGGCCAGAAGACGTTGCAGATCAACAAGTCGGCACTCGACAGGGTCAACGTCCGTCGCCTCCTCCTGGAGGTCAAGCGCATCATCATGGGTATCGCTCAGAAGCTGGTCTTTGAGCAGAACACCCCCGAGGTGCGTAACAAGTTCGTGGCCGACGCAATCCTGCAACTAGGTCTAATTCAGTCCCAGGCTGGCGTGGAAGCGTTCCAAGTTATCATGAACGAGACGAACAACACGCAGGAAGACATCGACCTCAACCGCCTCCGCGGTCGGATCGTCGTGGTGCCGACGAGGGTCATCGAGTATATCGCGATCGACTTCATCATCACTAACAGCGGCGTCCAGTTCGTGTGATGAACAAATCCGAACTGTGAAATGCGGCCCTAACTAGCAGCTTGGCTCTAGTTTAGGGCCGCTTTCTTTCGCGGTATGGATTGCAAAACGATCTGATACTTACAACGCAGAGGCTACGAGAAGATGGCACAGCTAAAGTTCGGAAGCGCTGGCGTGACGGCAAGGGAAATCGATCTTTCGGGTCCAGTGACCCAGGAACCAGTCGGTGTTCCCGCAGGCGTTATTGGCACGGCAGTGAAAGGACCTGCATTCATCCCGGTCACCGTCGGCACGATCGATGACTTCTACGCCAAGTTCGGTAAGACCGACGGCAAGAAGTTCGGCCCGTTGGCTGTCACTGAGTGGATGCGCAAGGCGCAGGCAGTGACCTATCTCAGGGTCCTGGGCGCAGGCGATGGCCGCACGCGGAATGATGACGGCTCGGTCAACGGCGCTGGTTTCACTGTCGGACAGCAGTTGCCGCGCGCCTCAGATGGCACGCTGGACGGTAACCCGTACGCCAATTCGGGCGCTTTGGGTTCTCCTCTGGGTCGAGCCTACTTCCTCGGCGCGTTCATGTCAGAGTCTGCTGGTTCGACTATCTTCTCGTCGGCCGGCATCCAAGGATTGGGTTCAACGACTCCCGGTGCAGACACTGCCGCGGTCATCGTTCGAGGCATGCTGATGGCCCCCTCGGGCGTTATCCTCCGCGTGTCTTCTTCGACAGCCGGTAACTCTTCAGCCCCTCCGTCGAACCTCGTTGCTACCGATGGCACCGCTCACGGTGGCTTGGTCGGCACCGTCGTCCTGATGGACGCAGGTGTCGCAAAGTCGGACTTCGTGCTGCTGTTGAACGGTCACCAGGGAACGGACCCGCTGTACCCGAACGTTATCACGGCTTCGTTCGACATGACGAGCCCGAACTACTTTGCCAACGTCCTGAACACGGATCCCTACAAGATTCAGCAGGCTGGTCACTTCCTGTATGCATCCTGGGACGTTCACCCTGCTACTGCAGTGGTCACCGGCTCGGGCCTCGTTTCCGCGCTGTCAGGTGCAGGTGCGGCCACGGCGCCCAAACCGGGTGCTGAAACTGCTGTCTTCCTGACGACAGCTTCTCTTGCACGCAACGTTGGTTCGAGCACGGTCCCGAACTACGAGGCCTTCACTGATCGTTTCAGCCACGCTAAGTCCCCGTGGATCATCTCGCAGAAGTTTGGTGGCTCGCCTTCCAATCTCTTCCGGTTGCATGCTCTGGATGCCGGCGCCAATGTCTCGACGCTATACAAGATCTCGATCGAGAACATCACCCCGTCGACGGACCCAGCCAACAAGTTTGGTTCCTTCGACCTGGTTCTCCGCGACTGGAACGACCGCGATGCTGCTCAGCAGCCGCTGGAACAGTTCCGCGGCGTCAACTTGGATCCGAGCTCGGATCGCTACATCGCCAAGATTGTCGGCGATGCTCACGTGTTCTTCGACTTCGACCGCGCCGAGCCGGCCCAGAAGATCGTCTTCGACGGCAACTACCCGGCACAGTCGAACCTCGTCCGCGTCGAGGTCGATCTTGGGGTTGAGAACGGCACCGTCGATCCGACGGCACTGCCCATGGGCTTCCGCGGCGTCGAGCACCTCGTCACCTCTGGCTCTGCTCCTCTGACAAGCGTCACTGACGGCAGCTTGACTGCGGCCACCTACCTGAAGCGCGCAATCGAGCCGCCGCTGCCGATGCGTTCCAACATCACCGCAGGTTCTGGCGCCAAGGTCCAAGTCAACCCATTGCTCTACTGGGGCGTCCAGTTCGAGCACGTGGCCAGCCTGGCGACTCCGAATGCATCGACCTTGAAGAACGCTTCGTTGAAGTCGTTTGCCAAGTACTTCCCGGACTTCTCGGAGATCAACCAGAACGTGTCTGTCGGTGACAACACCGGCGCGGTCGACACCGGCGCGTGGGGCATCATTGATGCCGACAGGTTCTGCAACAACCTGTTCACCCTCGAGAACCTGCAGGTCGTCACGGCATCCACGACGTTGGCTGACCCGACGCAGTGGGTCTCAGCACAGTACGTGCGTGGTGGTGCGATCACGGCTAACGATGCCAACAAGACGCGGGCCTTCAAGACAGACGATCTCGTCCAGGCCAACCGTCGGTTCGCCAAGTTCAGCTTCCTATTGCAAGGCGGCTTCGACGGAATCCTACTGTTCGACAAGGACTCAGCAGAGATCAACAACGCAGCCATCACGGCTGACATGAACGCCACCAACCGTGGCAGGGACCAGGGCTCAAACGTCCGGACCTACGCCAAGGCGCTGGAAATCATGAAGAACGTGGTGAACACAGACATCCAGTTGCTGGCGATCCCTGGCATCCGTCACCCGATCGTCACCAACGCAGCGGCTGACGCGGTCAAGGAACGGTTTGATGCTCTCTACATCATGGACATCGAGCAGTTCGACAACACTGACACTGAGGTCTTCACTGATTCGCAGCTGCCGTCTGTCACCTACACCGCCAACTCGTTCGCCAACCGCGCGATGGACAACAACTTCGCCGCTGCCTACTTCCCAGACGTGGTGATGCCGGATCCTAACACCAAGACCAACGTCGTCGCGCCACCTTCTGTCGCGGTCCTCGGCGCCCTGGCCTTGAATGATGCGGTCGGTCACCCCTGGTTTGCTCCAGCCGGTGTCACCCGCGGTGCGTTGCCGACTGTCCTCGAGGCCCGTGTTCAGCTGTCGAAGCCTAACATGGACGCACTCTACGATGTCGCCATCAACCCATTGGTCGCCTTCCCGGGAACTGCCGTCGGTGGCACCAACCCGAAGGGCGGCGTGGTGGTTTGGGGTCAGAAGACCCTGCAGGCCGCGGCCTCGGCTCTCGATCGCGTCAACGTTCGCAGGTTGCTGATCGAGATCCGCCGCCAGGTCCGCGACATCTCGCAGACGATCATTTTCGAGCCCAACAGGGCTGCCACCCTGGCCCGCTTCACGGCCGCGGTTACCCCGCGTCTGCAGCGCATCCAGGCTCAGGCGGGCCTCGAGCGGTTCAAGGTTATTATCGACTCCAGCACCACGACGCAGCAGGACATCGAGAACAACACGATCCGCGGTAAGATCTATGTCCAGCCGACCAAGTCGATCGAGTTCGTCTCCTTGGACTTCGTGGTCACCAACAACATCACCCAGCAGTGATTGAGAGCTGACAGTGAAGATCACTTCACAAAAGCTGCGTAAGATCATCAAGGAAGAAGCCGGCAGGGCTGAGTTGATCAGCACCCTGTCGGCCGCCTTCGCGGCCACGCTCAAGTCTCGCGTTTTGAACATGGTCAACAGGATGACGTTTGAGACTGCAGAAGCCCTGGGCGACGGGCCTTTCGAGCGTTCTCGATTTGAGGACATTGTCGCGCGCGCGCCCTGATGGTCAAATTCAGCGGGAAATAACAGATGAAGATCACCCAAAAGCAGCTCCGTCAGATCATCCGTGAGACACTTGAAGAGCAGGAGCTCGACGAGATCACGATGGAACAAGGCAAGGTCCAGGCTCCTCTGCAGGCGCTCCACGGGAGTCTATCGTCTGCTAAACAGGCGCTCGGCAAGGCGGGTGCCAAGAAGGCGATCTCTGAGTTGCTGCAGAATGCTGGCCCGGGCAGCGACGTCATGGACAAGGCGCAGAAGCTATTGAGGGCAATCACTCAGATCGAGTCCAACATCGATGCTGTGATGAAGTGGCTTGGCAATCCCCAAAGCACGGCCTTGACGAAGGATCCTTGGGCCCATGTTGGTAAGCACGGCTGATGCGACTCATTTCTCCGAATAGGCTCCGCGAGCTGATCAGAGAGGCAGCATTGCAGCTGCGTGATGAGGGGTTCGTGCCCACTGAGGTCGTACCGCTCGCTGAGTCTGTGTCCGACCCGCGTGTATCTCGCATTACCGAACAGGAGCTACACCGTCTAGTAAAAGAAGAATTTTCGAGGGCCATTCTTGGGTCTCAAGTCGGGCTTCTGAAGCCGAGCAAGAGCGGTTGAGATGAAGGCAACCATTGGACAGATCAGAAGGATCATTCGCGAAAAACTTGAGGCCGGTCGACAGGACTTTGCCGGCGCCCTCGATGCCGTGATGGACAATGTCACAGGCAGCTTGAGATCGCTCACCAGCTAGCACCTGAAGGCGCGGCCCGTGTTGTCATCATGTGTCTACACAGCGACCCATTCAACAAGACGGCAGAAGTTCGTGGTTGTGTTTCCAAGCTGAAGGCGACGTCCAAAAGAACGAGTCGCGCACTCTACGTCATAGAGGATGAATTGACAAGGTCGAATATTTAGAGTTGGTGACAGGAGAATACCATGCCAGCTGAGACACTTGACGTTACATCGATGCTGCCCAACAAGTTCGAGCCGAAGCGCAAGAACCGTTGGGTCCTCATGATCGAAGGCCTCGACGCCTACATCATCAAGACGACCTCACGACCGACGGTGGCCACCGAAGAGGTCGAGATTCCATTCATCAATTCACGCCGCTACCTGGCCGGCAAGACGACGTTCAACACCATTCCGGTGACGTTGCACGATCCGATTGCACCGTCCGGCGCGCAGCAGGTGATGGAGTGGATCCGTACGTGCTACGAGAGCGTCTCGGGCCGTGCTGGTTACGCTGACTTCTACAAGCGTGACGTCCAGTTGAAGCTGCTGGATCCCGTGGGCACCGTCGTGGAACTTTGGGACATCAAGGGTGCATTCTGCACCGAGGTCAACTTCGGTGAACTGACGTATGAAGACGGCGGCCCGGCTGAGATCAGCCTAACACTGCGCTTCGACAACGCGTGCCTGCAATTCTAAATCGCTTTCGACTTCTGTCGAAGATACAGGTTATGGGTCCATGGTACAATGCTGCCGATGGACCCTTCCTCGTTTAAGTGTCCTAAGTGCGCGGATTATGAAATCGACAACCTCGATTCACTTCGAATCCATTGCCAAAAGAAACACAAACTTACGTCGCGTGATCTTTATGTTGCTCTCTTTTGCAAGAACGTGTAGCCAGAGTGCGCTTGTGGGTGCGGTCAAATTCCTAAATTCTGGACGTTGCAGACCGGTTTCGCTAAGTATGTCCATGGTCATCATTCACGAGTGAAGAATAATTGGGGGCACAACCAAGGAACGCTTTGTGGAGGTTCTCCAGAAAGCCCGGGAGATCTTGGGCGATGTGACGGAAGACTTCGTAACCCATCAAGCTTACGTCCATTGGGTTGCTGATTATCATGCTGCCCATGAGGTCTCCGGCATCGTCCTGAGTTCCGACTGTCATGAGCTGGCACATCACCATAGTTAAAGACATCAGGGATCGTCGATTCTCCTGTCACCGCAAAGGCGACGATCTTTCTGGCGAGGGCTCCTATATTGGGGGCCTTCGTGCTATTTACGATCATGCTGCGCTTCAGACACCTCATCAAGGCACTGGTCAAGGAACACCTCGCGAGCGTACCGCGGAAGATGCCTTACGATGAGATGGCACCAATCCTCGACGATCTAGCCGTGCGATACCAGTCGGGTGAACTGTCACAGCACGAGTACGACAGGGAGTATGAGGAAGTCCTGCGGGCCTCTGGTTGGTCGCCCCTCGAGTTTGAGCAGGAAATTGACAGGCGGTGGGACTTTGTCGACCAGCTCAAGGCCGTCCCGCCAAAGGTACGTTACCGCAACTGACCGTATGTAAGCCCGCGGGCGGGAGGTGTACCATGAACTCATGGATCAAGGTCGAGCAGAGCTGCACGGCATGGGGAGCCTGAAAATGCCAACTTGGGTTAAAAGGCACATCGGGCCGACACCTCAAGAGGTGGCAGGAAAAATCATCAGATACTTCCACAAGGTATCCCGCCCCGTCTATTTGGGTGAAATCTCGCTCGAGATCGGCTTCAATCTTCCTCGAACTGAGTCATACGTTGACGACCTGGTCCACGAGGGCCTCATTCGCCGGGCGACCAAAGAAGAGATTGCGAGGGTCGATGGAGTGACGGGCGCCAACGTCTTTGTCTTGATCGGTCCGTCGTCCGTCAAATTGGCTCACATGCCATAGACGGCCGACACGTGTGCCAGGTCCCTATTTACGCAGTGGTGACAGGAGGGTAAGATCACCACACAAGGGACCACAAATGTCAGAACAGCGTGAACAGCGAAACGAAATCTTCAAGGGCGCCGCCGGCGTTGATCCTCGGATTCCCCAGACAACGACACAGGCTCAGGCTAAACAAGACTTTGGCCTAGAGATCCCAGTCGAGACCGTCCCGCTGCCGTCAAACGGCGCGACCTACCCCGTTGATTCTCCATTGCACGGTCTTGAGACTGTCGAGATTCGTGCCATGACGGCCCGTGAGGAGGACATCCTGACGAGCAAGGCTCTGTTGAAGAAGGGCACCGTCATCACGGAACTGATCAAGTCGTGCTTGATCGACAAGCGCATCGATCCCCGTGATCTGTTGATCGGTGACCGCAATGCGCTGATGGTTGCCGTCCGCATCACCGGTTACGGTGCTGAATACGACGCCGAGATCGAGTGTCCGGAGTGTCAGACCAAGGCACCTCACCAGTTCAACTTGGCGGCGCTGCCTCTACGTCGTCTAGAGATCGAACCCGTTGCCGAAGGCATGAATCTCTTCGAGTTCACGTTGCCCTACAGCAAGAAGACTGTTCGTTTCCGCTTCCTGTCAGGCCGCGATGAGGAAGAGATGCTGTCGACTGCTGAGAAGCAGAAGAAGTTGGGCCTGTCGACCGAGGCCGGCGTGACGACGAACTTGCTGTACAGCATTGTTTCGATCGACGGAGTCGAAGACCGCGCCAAGATCGCGGCCTTCGTTCGCATGATGCCGGCTCGTGATTCGCTAGCACTGCGTAACTACATTCGCGACAATGAACCTGGCATCGTGATGAAGCAGGAGACCTCGTGTCCTTCGTGCGGTCACTCCGAGGAGGTCGGGATGCCGCTGGGTGTGACGTTTCTTTGGCCTGCAGCCAAGTGACAAAGTCCAGCTCATCCTAGAGCCGACGTTCTTGTTGATGTACTACGGGGGCTTCCTCTATCGGGAGGTCTATGACCTCCCGGTGGCGTACAAGCGCTGGTTCATCGAGAGGATCGTCAAAGAGTTGAACAAGGGGAACACAGACGGCAGCGACAACCCGCAACCGTTGACCAAGGCCTTGCATCAGAACACGCCTGAGATCAGGTCAATGCAGAACAAGGCGCGAAGTCAGGTGCCCTCGAGACTGAGGCGATTCACCTGAACGTGCCTACTTACAACCATGCCGAAGGACAAGTGGACATCTGCTGGCGGTGTGGTTCTTGACAACATGGAAGAGCCTTATCGGGTCTTCGTTTGTAAACCCTCAAACAACTACGGCCCTTGGTGCTTTCCCAAGGGCCGAGTTGACCCCGGCGAGGGAATCGAGGCAACGGCACTCCGCGAGGTCCAAGAAGAGGCCGGAGTTCCGGCTAAGTTGCTGCCGAATGGCAACTTGGGAACAGGTATTGGATCGTACAGCATCACGCACTACTTCATGATGGTCAGGACGGGCCCGGTGGGAGGTCACGACTACGAGATGGAGGAAGTGCGCGCTGTCACGTTTGAAGAGGCTGAACAGCTCTTTTTGAGCGAAGGCAACTCTCGCGATATTGGGATCCTAAATCGCGCTCGGGACTACCTAGCTAAGCACGCCCCCAAATCCGTGACGATTGAATCAAAGCAGCCGATCAACGAACTTCACACCAACCTGCTTGGGAAGATCTTCTTCACCACGCTGGGCGCCTGGCTTGTCGGTAAGGCTGTCAACACTAAGATCCGCGGGACCGTCGAACAAGTACGCGCGGTCAGCAATGCAATGCTGGCTAGCCGAAACTTTCAGGAAGAACTACGCCGCCCAGGCGCCACCGTCGAGAGCGTGATGCAGAAGCTCGGCGTCAAGCACATGACAGCGTCTGAGTTCGAGCGCATTCTCGGCGTGCCTTGGCCCCTCTGAGGTGATCCATGGCAGGGCCTATTGACAAAGAACAACTAGACATCGCGACAAAGATGGCGGCCCTGATGGACCGCATGGCCGCGGCGTCTAACAAGATCGACGATGCTCAGGCGACTCAGGTTGAGTCGATGAAGCAGCTCGCGGCGGCCATGGGCACGCTCGATGTCAGAGAGACTGTCAACCAGCTGAACCAGGTCACTCAGAGTCTCAAGATCCTGATTGACAAGATGGGTGATCTGTCCAAGACGCAGCAGGCGACCCTGGATGAACTGGGTAAGAAGGCGGCCACTGCTGGGACCTCCGTTCAGGCCTTGACTGGCCGCATGAAAGAAACGCAACAGGCCGCGCAGGGAGTCAACCAGACGAAAATGGATGATTTCTTGAGGGCCCTCGAGGAGCCCGGTGGGGTCTCCAAGTTGCTGCTCAAGCAGCTGCAGAAGTTGGGCGACTACCTGTCCAAGAAGTTCCCAACATCTTGGGCGATCTCGGCCGCCGCGATCTCGGGATTCAAACAGGGCATCAAGAACGTCATGGCCATCGGCAAGGGCCTGATGGGCTTCTTGGGAGGCCTACTCGATTCGTTGGTTAACATCGCGGGCGCGATCATCGCGATTCCATTCAAGATGTTCAAGGGCCTGGTCGACATCGCCAACAATGCGGCGGGCGGCTCTAATGAGCTGCTACAGGCCATCGAGAACATTCGTAAGGAGTTTGGAGCCCTCGATCAGACGGGGCCCAAGGCCATCTTTGCGATGGCAACAGAATTGAAGGGTTTCTCTGACACGGGCCTGTCAGCCTGGCGCGTCTTCGGCGACATGGCTCACCGCCTCGAGGAATTCCTGAAGCTGTCGCAGGAGATGGGCCCGACCTTTGAGAACTTCGCACAGGAGTTCCACGATAATGGTGGTGCCTTGCTGGCCTGGCAGAAAGGCCTCGGTCTCAGCGGCGAGATGATGGGAACCATCGGCGCTCGTGCCAAGATCTTTGGTACCACGATGGCAGACCAGTTGATGCCCATCCAGAAGCAGGCGATGGACCTGGGCAAGCAGTTTGGCATTGCTTCGAAGCACATCTCACGGGACATGGTCAAGGCCATGAACGACGTGAAGCACTTTGCGGGTGCCACCGTCAAGGAGATCGGTCAAGCATCGGTCTATGCCCGCAAGCTGGGCCTCGAGCTCGACAAGATCACCGGCATACTTGATGCCTTCGAGACGTTCGACTCAGCGGCTGAAAATGCTGCCAAGCTGTCGCAAGCCTTTGGCATTTCCGTCGATGCTTTCAAGTTGATGGAGGCACAGGATCCCGCGACGCAGATCGAGATGCTCCGCAAGCAGTTCGCTGCCGCCGGTGTTGATGCATCCCAATTCAATCGTCAGCAGAAGAAGTTGTTGGCCTCGACCACGGGCCTCGATGAGAAGACAGCGCAGATGGCCTTCTCGATGAAGAACCAAGGCGCGTCCCTGGATGACATCAAGAAGAAGAGCGAGCAGGCCGAGAAGAAGCAGTTGAGCCAGGCCGAAGCCATGGAGAAGTTGGCCGACTCGATTGAGCGCATCGTGATGGCAGGCGGCTCCAGCATGCAGGGGGGCTTCTTCGATAGATTCTTCCATGGGTTCTTGGGTGGCATTCAGGCCTCCAAGGAGTTCCGTGATATCATCTGGAACATCAAACGTGGCATGTTGTTGGTCGAACAGGCTGGCGTCAGGCTAGGGAAGGCCTTCGTTGAGGCCTTCCCTGGCGTCAAGGATATTCTTGGTGGAATCGCGGAGCTCTTCAGTCCGAAGAAGTTCGGCGCACTGTTCAATGGAATCACTGATGAGCTGATCAAGTTCTTCAAGGGCTTCACCAAGGGCGAATACTCGTTCTCGAAGTTGATGGACAACCTCAAAGAGAAGTTCTTCGATTTCTTCAACAAGAGTGAGGGCGCTGGCAAGCGGGTGCTCAACGGCTTCAAGGAGTTCTTCCTCACGATTAGCAAGATGCTGGGTGAGGCCATCAAGTGGATCTCCGACAAGATGAAGGACGTCATCGTCTGGATCACTGACGTCATCACGGGCAAGGTCGAGTTGGGCGTGCCCGGGGGCTCTGGCGCTTTGGGATTCCTGGGAGACCTGTTGGCACCCATCGCGGAAGGCCTAAAGCACGCGTGGAAGGTCCTAGCACCTGCAATTTGGGACCTGCTCAAAGTATTGGGTGGCAAGGTCCTTAACTTCCTCCAGAACACTGTTCTACCAGCCGTCAAGCCGTTCATTCCAATGTTGGCGGGAACGCTGTTTGGACCTGCACTGACGCGAGCCGCGCTGGCCGCATTGACCACCGCACTGGGTAAGGGCTTCATCGCAGGTGCGGGTGCTATCTTCAAGAAGTTCGGTCCGAAGATCGCGGAGGCAGCCGGCACAGTCAAGTCAGCGCCTGAGGCCCCAGGTTCACCGCTACCCAGCGCAGGCAAGTCAGAAGAGATCATCAAGGCCGGTCAGGCAGCTGAAAAAGGTGGCACTGGCATCAACTGGGCCAAGGTCAAAACGTTCTTGTTGGCAGTTGCCGGCGTTATCCTCATCGGCATGGTCGCCGTCTTCGCCGCGATCATTCTCATTCGTAAGTTCAACATCAAAGACGCTGAATTGATCGAAGGCCTGAAGACAGTGGGCCTTGCTGCGTTGGCTATGGTTCCAGCAGCACTTGCGTTGAAGATCGTCTCGAAGGTCAATGTTGATGCCAACACGGGCAGCGGTCTGCTTGCGGTGGGTCTAGCTTTGCTTGCGATGGTTGGCATTATGGGCCTCGTCTATTTGGCTCTCAAGGGCGTTGACATCAATCGCATGAAGAATGTCGTCGACGTCTTGTGGGAACTGTCGAAGGTGTTCCTGGCTGTCAGCCTCGTCACCCTCGCTGCCATGGGCATCGGTGCTATCATCATGTCAACATCGGGCCTCGGCGCGATTGCGTTGGCCGCTGGCATGACAGCGTTGGTCGCGGCAGTAGCTGTCATGGGTGAAGCCGCTATCGAGATCATGAAGAAGCTCAATGAGGTGCCAATGGGCCAGGGCTTCAAGGAGAAGGTCGACGCCTTCACCAAGATCATGGACTCGATCACCAACTTTGGCAAGAACATCGCTGCCATTTTGGAGGCCGTCAAGCCGTCGTTCATCACGTTGCTCAGTGGCAAGGATGACACCGTCGAGCGAATCCATAGCGTCACTGAGATGATGAAGGCGATGATCGGCCAACCTGGCGGGTCCGGCATCATCGGCATCATTGAGACGATCACCAAGACGTTGCAGGCTCTAGTCTCTGGCGGCCCTGAGATGCTCGAGGCTGCCAAGGCATTTGCTGAGATCTTGAACGCAATGGGCAGCCTGGCAAACGCCATGAAGCCACCTGACAAGCTGTTCGAGTCCGTCGACAGCATGTGGACAACCGGCGAGGACGTGCACAAGGCCATCGATAAGGTGACGCAGTACGCAGGTGACACGGCAAAGAACGTTGAACGTCTGATTAACGTTTTCGTCGAAAAGGTCATGCCTCTCGTGCAAGGTGGACTCAACGAGAGTCAACTCAAGGCCTCGGCGGCTGTGGGTCAGTTGCTGGGTTCAGTGGTGTCAATTGCACAGGCCATGTCACCTTCACCCAACGCCATCGAGGCGTTGAAGGATGTCACTGGTAACATCATTGCACACGGTGACGACAAGAACCTGAAGCCTGAAAACATGCAGGCCCTGGGTGCCTACGTTACTCAAATTTCTGACGGTTTGTCAAAGGTGATTCCTGCTATCATCAGTGCCATCGAACCCCTGCTGCAGACAATGTCGAGTTGGCACTTTAGTGATTCTGACGCCGCTGCCACGAAGTTTATCGGCCCGCTGTTGCAGCAGATGTTCATCATGGTCCAGGCGATCACGGCGCAGAGCTCGCAACTAGCACAGGCCAAGGTGCCCAACCTCAACGTGGTTACTTTCATTGACAAGATTGGTGACATCGTTCCAAAGATCTTCACCTCGATCAACGAGAAGATGCCCTTCCTGTTCGATAGCCTCAAAATGGGCATCGAAAATCTTCAGAAGGGTACCAAGCCCGAGTCCTTGAAACAAGGCATCGATGTCTTCAAGTCATTGATGGACATCGTAGGTATGATTCCCGGCATCATCACGTCATTGACGGGTGATGCCAAAGGCGGCGACATCCACGGCAAGGGCTTTGCCATGGCTGAAGTCATCAACGAAGTTGCTTGGTTCTTTGAGAAGATCTTCAAGAGCGGCGTCGGCGCCGGCATCGCGCCGATGGAGCTGATTTCTTACGTCTTGGGATTGCCCATCATCAAGACATTGGCAGGACAGAAGTCGGAAATCGATAGCCTAAAGTTGCTGTTCGGCCTCATTAATGATGTCATGAAGGTCATCAAGGACGTCAACTCACTGGTGTCGGGCGGCACGCAGATCGCCGGCATTGGTTTCAAGATGGCACTCATCATGAATGAAATTGGTTGGTTCTTCGAGAAGATCACCAAGAGCGGCGTCGGACAAGGCGACGCCCCACTGAAGTTGATCTCCGATTCACTGGCTGATCCGATCATCGGCAAGATCGCTGGTCAGAAGGCAGCCCTCGAGAACCTCAAGAAGGCCTTTGGCAACTTCACAGACATTCTGAAGAGTGGTAGCGACCTTGAGGCCATCTCCAAGAGCATGACGAAGGACGGCATCGGCACCGCGTTGATTGCAATCAACGACATGGTCACTAAGGCCCAGAGTCTGAATGATGCCTTGGGCAAGCTCCCGGATTTGAAGTTGGACGCCAAGTTGAAGACGCTAGCCAACGGCATGGGTTTGGGCGGCAAGTTCAATTACGAGATCAAGGCGAAAGACGTCGTCATCAACATGACCGTCAAGATCGAGATGAGTGCTTCTGACGTTGAGAAAGCGATCGTCCTGCGTAAGGACTCGGTCATCAGGGACCGCATCAACTTTGCGACGGGCTCGCCCGACAAGACTGCTTCGACCACACTGCCCGATACAGCAACGGGTTACACGTATACTCCCGTGACGGCCAAGTGATGACCCACGAATAATCGTGGGAATTGTGGAGTAGGATATTGCCATGCGCACGAAGCAGCAAATTCGAGACTTGCTAGTCAACGATCCTCTCTATCGGCGAGCGATCCTCGCGGGCACTGAAGAGGATCGCAAGAAGATCCAGGCGATGTTGGAACCGTTGTTCGTCAACCTGATTTCGCAGATGGACGAATTTGCCGAGAAAGTCGTAGCCGACCCAGAGGCGTGTGCCGAACTGATCAGGGGTCTCACCGGAGACAGGGAAGTAGTTAACAGTGAGAGCGCGACTTCGGGCTCCACAGGGTAGAGATGGGCACCAACACAGGCACTCCTGGATTCGACATTGACGGTCAGTCGTACACCTACGATGTTGGCGACCCGAGTGCACCGCCTGCGCCTGGTTACCCGCTGACGACAGACAAAGGCGACTTGACGGTTGACAAGAACGACCCGCCCAAGAAGGACCTCAGCAACACCACCAAGAAGACGCTGGCAGACTACTTGGGTAAGAAGACGCAGATCAACTACTACCCCGTCGATGGCACGGCATCTGATGCCAGTACTTCCGCGCCTAACAATCAGACGCCCGCTATTCCAGCGCCCGATCACACCACCGAAAATTCTACCTTCTTCACGAAAGGCAAGAGCATCATCGGCGGCACTTCATCCACATCAAATTTGAAGGGATGGATGACGGGCGCGCAAACTGACGATAAGAAGTACACCGCGCCTGATCCGGCGATCGTCAAGCTCAAGAAAGGCAAAGAGTTGGGCTCGCCGCCCGATGCGATTGACGGCAATCATTTGCTGCCCGACGTGCCCGACGGGTCAGTCGACGGCACGACGGTCGGCAACTACACCAAGTCTGTGTTGGCCAACAATCGCTTTACGTCTGACGCTCCCTATGGGGCCAGTGATAATCCGACATTGTACTCACCCAAGTTTGGTCGATTTTCGACCAAACGAATGGCACAGGTCGGCGTTGCCTTGTCGGTGCGTGCATCCCGCGAGCTGAACTCCGCAAAGGAAGGTCTGAATCCCAGCTCCGGCGGCATGGAAGCCAAGGCGATCTTGCCGTCATTCAACCAACTGGGAACGACCAAGATTGACCTGTCGATGTTGGAGGCGCAAGACGTCCTCCGGACCATCAGCGCTGACGAGATTCCCGACCAAGGCCTGGTGTCGATCGCCAATGGCTCGTGGGGATCTATGAACAACACATACGATACCTACTCAGGAATCACGTCATTGGGCATGATCGCCCTGTCGACTGCCTTGACAGCAGGAGTTCAGTTGCTGTTCGAGGGCCTGGCCTCATTGTTGTCATTGATCAAAGGAACGCCAGAAGACAAGAAGACGAGAGACGGTCGCTTCATCTTGGGATCTTCAACAAAGGCTAAGCTGGCTGATCCCAATGCATTCCCACCGAACTTTCCGTTGGACATCGGCGCCCTCTTGGGAATCAGGCCCACATTGCATAGGTTTTCGGACTGCCTCAAGGTCGGGACGCTGGCATTCTTTGGCATTTCTAGTGATGGCACCGCTGGTGCCCTGGTCACGATCGATGCCACAGCCATCACGTCTGCGCCGGGCTACAACTCTGTCGTTGCACGTGCTGTCATCCGTTCAATCTCTAGCATCATCGAGTCAATCAAGAAGATCTTTCAGAGCAACAACCTGGTGTCTGGCGTTAAGAACCTGCTGTCGATGCTCGATGTGTTGAGGCATTCAAAGTTGGTCTCAGCCTTGAACGTGTTTTCAACGTTGGGCGACAAGATCTTGACCGACAGTGACTTTGACAACATCAGCGCCCCGGGTGAGCCCGTCAGGCGCTCGAGCATCGACAAGCTGCCCGATGACGTTCCGTCAAATGTCATCGGCAAGAACCGAATGGGCGATGGCAAGAATCTCAAGCTGGCGTGGAGCTCTAACAGAGCACCTGCGTTGTACCTGCTGCCGAATGCCACGCTAGCGCTGCAGGCCACGACTGATAACTTGGGTAGCTTCCAATCAGGCATTGCCTCAGAAGACGCAGACACTCGAGCGCAGTACTACCTGTTGTCGAACGATGCCAGCAAGAAGAACGGCAATCGTATCCCGGTCGGCAAGGGCTCTGATAACGACAACGATGTCACGTTGCGGAACATGGAACGTGCTCTCGATGCTGAGTACATCCCGTTCTATTTTCACGATGTGAGGACCAACGAGATTATTGCCTTCCACGCCTTCCTGTCGTCATTGTCTGACGATTACACGGCCAACTATGAATCATCTGATGGCTTCGGGCGTGTAGAGCCCGTCAAGATCTACAAGAGCACCGTCCGCAAGATCGGCCTCAGCTTCTACGTGGCCGCCACGAGCCCGGCTGATTTCAAGGACATGTGGGTCAAAATCAACAAGCTGACGACTCTCATCTATCCACAGTACAGCGAAGGTCGTTGGTTGTCAGACAAGGACAACAACTACGCCTTCACCCAACCGTTTAGCCAGATGATTGCAGCATCACCGTTGGTTCGATTGAGGCTGGGCAACCTGTTGTCGACCAACTACTCACGATTCGCGTTGGCCAGGCTCTTTGGAGCCACGTTGGGTGGTGATTCGGTGGCACAGTTCGGTGATAGTTCTGGCCTTGACTTTGATGCAGGTAACCAGTTTAAGGTACCGCCGGAGATCATCAAGTCACGAACCACGCCGTCAGAAAAGACTTGGTTCGTGACTCCGGGTCAGATCTACGATTCCGCGTCCGACGCAGGCAAGAGCAATCCGCTGCCTAGCAATCAGGTGCCGTCGGCCCCTCGGTGGAAGGTCGATGCCTATGCTGACATGATTCCTGTCAATGTTGTCTCAACGACAGACGATGCAGATGTTGTAGCAGTCCAGGTCAAGATGCCCGACGCTGCGTTCTTCAACTCGCAAGGAATCACTGATCCTGCTCGACAGGCCGCGCTTACTCGGGCCATCACAAATTTGTACAATAATGACAAAGATCCTCTGAACAAGATCATCAATCAGAAGTTCCTCGTCAAGTCTTCGGAATTGCGTCCGACGCAGAGCACATTGAAGGCAATCAACCAGGCTTCAGGCGCCAAGGTCACATCGCTCGATTCGTTGAGCAACTTCCTTGATCCTGAGAAGAACGCACTTGTCAAGTCGTTCAAGTCAGCAGGCGGCCGGGGCTTGGCGGGTTTCATCGATTCCATGAACTTTGACTGGTACGACAAGGTCAATTGGGACGACAGGCCTGGTCACAAGGCACCGATGATGTGCAAGGTCACCATCTCATTCACGCCCATCCACGACATCTCGCCTGGTCTCGATTCGCAGGGGTACAATCGGGCTCCCATTTATCCGGTGGGTTACTTTGCTCCATCGACTGATACTGACGACAAGAAGTGAGCCATGGCAGCATCTCGATACGCTCGCACACCCATCCTTGATTTTGGTCGACAGTACGGTACGACTGAGTCGATCAATAACCTGCGTGCTGCGATCAAGGCAGGCACGGTGCCGACCAAGACCCTGTTGCTACGCGGTGTCGAGCGACTTGATACGCTGGCCGGAACTATCTACGGCGACTCACGGTACTGGTGGGTCTTGGCTGCTGCCAGCGACATTGGCTGGGGAATGCAGGTTCCCGCTGGGACCGTCATCCGGATCCCGGATCTAGGCGCTGTCGTAGGAATCACGGGGTGATGCATGACAGGTGATTTTGGTAGCCTCGAGAGTATCTTTCAAATGCTGCAGCCCGCAGATCTGTTGGCTGCGCAGAAGGTCAGTCTAGGTAGTGATGCCACGAACCGTAATTCTGTCCTACGTCAGCTGCAAAGGCTGATGCTCGAAGGTGGCAATGGTGGCGTCTATGATGCTGCCACGATGTTGGCCAAAATGCAAGAACTGTCGACCAAGTCGACGGGTGCGGAAGACCTTAAGTTGTTCAATCGGTTGATCAACTTTTACACGACTGCAGGCGCTGGCAAGCTGTCGGACGTGACATATCCGTACATCTATCAAGACGCTGACGGTAAGACGGTCAAGGATGACATCAGCGTTGACAAGATCGTCGGATTTAAAGATCCCGACAAGATTCGCGGTGATCGCGATTTGAGCATCTTCGTCTCGCGGTCGCCCTTCATCACGCCAATGGCCCGTGATGCGCAGAAGGTCGAACTGTTCTTGAATTTCCTGCCGACGACGGTGATCTCGCGGTGCGTTCCGTACCTAGAGCTCGAGTTTGAGTTCGACCGCGGTATCAGTAAAGGCGACGACAAGGCCTTGACGTTGACCACCGCTGGCATGCTCAAGTTCCTATTGGGCGGCGACAAGCTACAGGCTGACACGCCTAACGCGGCAATGTTCGGCGCTAGGACGACGGTCGGCGAGGACAAAGACTCACAGCGCATGAAGTCGACGGCGGGAATGGAACTGTTCACAGCTCCTCAGACGTTGATCAACATGGACCCGGTGACCGCCAAGCAAGGCAAGCGCTACGTTGACGTCATCGATCCAACACGGCCTTTTGCGTCCCTGGAGAACGTCACCATCAACGTGGCACCCACCGTGGGCATCATGTCCTACAAGAAGGCCACGGCGGTCATCAAGCTGCACGATCGCTCTAGGCTAGCTGAGTTGGCCGACCTGATTCAGCCCACGACCTACACACGCACCACAGTGTGGCTGACGTACGGCTGGCGACATCCATACGAGCCAGCATCTGACACAAAGTCGACGCAGACGTACGCTGACTTCATCAACAACAACATGTTGATCCGCGAGGCGTACGGCGTCATGAACGCAGGCTTTGCGTTCGACCAGGTCGGTCAAGTGACGATCACCTTGGAGTTGTTCACCAAGTCAGTCTCTGAGATGCGCGACATCAAGGTCACTGATGATCCAGAGGAAGGTTTCAAGCAGATCTCGCAGAAGATTGAGGACCTTGCTCGACAGATCGGTGAACTTCGCCGTGCCTACAACCTCAATCCACCTACTGGTCTCAACAAGGAGATCCGCGGGTTCATGGTCCTCGATACCGCTGAACAAGGCGGATTTCCAAATCTGAAGCCCAACGAGGTGTTGGACGCGATCACTGCGCTCGAGACGGCACTGCGAAACTCAGGCAAGATTGGCGCAGGTACATCAGATCCATTGATCGCCAAGCTGAAGCAACTGTACGCTTCAGCGGGCGGTGCCAATAAGGACGTCTTTGATTACCAGCAGCAGTACAAGAACATTGCGTCTTCATACGTAGCGCGGAAGTTTGAGGAACTGTCGAGGGGGCCAGATCCATTCTTGCCTTTCAGGGTCAAGGATGACAAGCGTAAGGCTGAGGCGGGACCCGATGATTCGCATCCGCTGCTGAAGGAGATGGAGACGTACCTGAAATCAGATCCCTTGAGCGACGATCTGAAGAAGGACGGCCTGAAGAAAGGCTACTGCTCGTTCGGCAAGCTCTTCAGCGTCTTTATGGGCCCGGCCTTGTTCACCGTCAAGAGCGTCGACGAATTTCAACTGTTGTTCTACACCTTGAACGACAAGTGCGGTCCGGCCTCAGCCATCAGCATCGCCGAGTTTCCAATCGACCTTCCCGTCTTTTTGCGACAGTACAAGGAAGTTATCGAATCCCGTGGCACCACGACGATGACGATTGAACAGTTTGTCAAGTTGGCCATCGACGCTCAGCTGCAGGATCCTCGCGCCATCGGGTATGGATTCAAGTCAGCGCAGGTCTTCAAACCTTGGGATCCTAAAGGCCGCGATCCAGCATTCAAGGACAATGCAACGGCATCACAGTACGACCAGTTGATCTGGTCGGTCAACGGCCAGCGCGGCGCATTTCAGATGCCACAGATCGAGGTCTACATTGAGACGACGCACGCCAAGGCGTCATCTAGTGATGCCACCAAGGACGTGCCGACTGACCTACTGCGTTACTACGAGGGTTCACCGTCAAAGCCGGGCTCAGCGGGTTTCTCAAAGATCAAGAAGATCGTCCGCGTTCACATCTATGACAAGACCGTTAACCCGTACCGCGCTGCCGGCGCGCTGCTGCGGGCCGACACGCCTTTGGGCTCTGCCTCGTCGATCTATGAAGTCGATGCAAATTCCTGGGTTAAGGCATACCACGGGGATGACGAGAAGACGGTCACCACGGCGGGACCGCTGAAGACCAAGATTGCATCTAAGACTGCGACAGCGAGCGACTCAAATGACAGCCCGATTCACGTGAAGCTGATCGAGGTCACTGAGGTCTCTAGCAACCAGAGCATCAAGCACCTGGTCTCCAAGATGGTGCCCAGCCTCGTCTATGGCATGAATGCCTCGGGAATCATCGATGCATCGGTTCAGACGAAGCACGATGCTAACCTGACCGCAGCGCAGCTGTTGGGCCTCAATTCGGGCAAGAAGGTCCAGGCGACTCCACAGGGCGGCGGCATGGGTGGACTGCCTTTGAAGGTGATTCCTGCAGCATTGACGCTGCGGACGATAGGTTGTCCGTTGTTGAACTACTCGCAACTGTTCTTTATTGACTTCAACACCGGCACCACGTTGGACAACATCTACGGCATCTCTGGTTTGACGCACACTCTGGCACCGGGCAAGTTCGAATCGAGCCTAACAATGGCCTTCTATGATGCCTATGGCAAATATGAAGGCGCGCCGCAGCTCGTTGACAAGATTAAGTCACATCCCTTGGTCCTCGATAAGTGACCGTGTAATCGTGGCCTTTTGCGAGTTACGATTTGCTCGTGACAGAACCTTTTTGCATTGACTCGCGGTTGATGGGCACGGAACGTCACCTGTACGTCGACACGGGTTACCGCTGGGTCGACGATGTGCCTTTGGGCGTCTGGCACCTGTCGGGCCAGGTGAAGCTGCGTTCTGACAGGTGCCTGGACACTGTGATGCGTCTAGCGGGCAAGGAGATTTCCTCTCGACCACCCGAGAGATTCATCAATGCAATGAACCTGTTGATGTCGGGTTCTAACGTGCAGCCGCCGTGGTCACAGGTGATGCCAGAAAGGGAACACCGCGGCCTCGTAAAAAGCCTCATAAATGAGGCCACTGTTGCCTTGGACACCCTATCACGAGATTATTACGTGAACACGTGGGTTCCCCAATCGGCCGTCCTCAGGTCGTTGCAACCTGCACGTGTTGACAAGGCTCGGTACCTAGAGCTGCGGGCGTCCGCGGGAAACAATGCTAAGGTGATTGAGAGCTTTCAACCTGACAGCGACGGCATGGCAACCATCGTTGACTATGATCGCTTCGGAACACGCACTGGGCGCTTGACGACCGCAAGCGGGCCCGCGATCCTTAGCTTGAAGCGAGAGTTCCGCGACATGGTAGTACCCGTCGAGGAAGGTGGTGCCATTGCCTACGTTGACTTCGCGGCATTGGAGGCCCGTGTCCTGCTGTACGAGGCCGGTGGTCGTTGCGAAGACGCTGACATGTACACGTTCATTTCCCGTGAGTTGTTTGCTGGGACCGCCTCACGGAACGCCATCAAGCAGGCCGTTATCTCTGAGCTCTACGGATCTGGCAAGCATTCATTGGGTGAGGTGCTCGGGATCGAAGGCAAGGAACTCAACGACTTCGTTGGCAAGGTCAAGCGATTCTTTCGTACCAAGGAACTGTTGAAGCGTGTCAAGGACGAGTTCATCAAGACAGGCCACGTCACCAATCGCTATGGCAGGTCGCTGTTGATCGAGGAACCGCTTGATCACATCCTCATCAATACGTATGCCCAGTCGACCGGTGTTGACGTTAGCCTCCTCGGGTTTTCAGAGCTCGTCAACCAGTTCTCGGGATTGCCCGGCGTCAGGCCCATCTTTGTGCTGCACGATGCGCTACTGCTCGATGTGGCGCCTGATTGCATTGACATCGTCAAATCAATTGACAAGGTGCGAGTTCCGGGCTACGTCAATTATTTTCCATTGAAGTGCGAGTTCATTACTTGTACACGGTGAACGTGAAGGGTACGATTCTTACATGTCGCTGACAGCAGAAGAGATTGAGAAGAGCTTCAACAAGTACCGCGCATTGTGCGAAAAGCTCGGCCCGCGCTCCACTGATGCCCTAGCCTTGGTTGACGGCCTGGGTGAGCGCCTAGCACTGTGTCCTGCCTCGGGTAAGAAGGATTATCACAACGCCTTTCCGGGCGGGTTGGTGGACCATTCGTTGCGCGTCCTTGGCAATGCCATGACGTATGTGAAGTCGATGGGGTGGACGGTCCCGAAGGACTCGCTCATCATCAGCTGCCTTTTCCACGATCTGGGCAAGGTCGGCGACCATGAGAAGGACTACTACGTCCTTGCCGAAGACTGGCAGGCGAAGCGCGGTGAGCTCTATTCGTACAACCGCGAGATCGATCACATGTCGGTGCCTCATCGCGGCGTCTTCCTCTGCAATCACTACGGTCTGAAGTTGACGCGGGATGAGACGCTGGCCATCCTCTTGAACGACGGTTGGGTCGTCGAAGAGAACAAACAGTACTGCCTCAAGGAACCGTTGCTGGCTCACGTTGTCATGACCGCAGACTACGTCTCGACGATGCAGGAGAAGGGTCGCTTTCCCTGAAAAGTGACCCGCTGCGTCGCTGAGTTCAACAAATCCGGCTCGTGGTCATACTTATTAGTATGGGCAAGACATTGCTCGTGCGGTATGTTAGGATGGTCCTCGAGTCGGCCAGGGATGCTCGCGTTCCAAACCAGCTCATTGAACCGGACACGGGATCGGAAGACGGAAAGAAGCGTGATGAGGTTGAAGACGTCAATGAGTTTTCGGGTGTTGGAGCCGTCGCTGGGTACACCGCGCCGCTGGGTGCGAACCCTGACGCCATGGGTCGCAGGAAGAACGCCGGCAAAAAGCGCCGGAAGTGACAGCGCTCCACCGACGAAATCTGGCCACCACATCGATTGTGATGGTAGGACGTTTTGTCTCTTGAACTTGTGAAAGCTTGATCTGTAAGATGGTATGAGCCGCATGGTGCGGTCCATTCCGTCGATTCATGGAATACGGAAAAGGTAGAGGAAATCATGGCAGTAGATCTCGAGGCGATTCGTCGCCGCATGGCAGAACTCAATGGCACGAAGAAGACGTCGTCGGTCCAACTCTGGAAGCCGGGCGTCGGTGAGTACAGGATCCGTTGTCTTCCATGGAAGAACAACTCTTCAGAGAATCCGTTCATGGAGCGTTGGTTCTACTACATCGGCACCAACGCCGGCATTCTGTCTCCCAAGCAGTTCAACAAGCCCGATCCGATTGACGATCTGATCAAGAAGCTCTTCAGCAGCGGTAAGCCTGACGACAGGCTCTTGGCAAAGAAGTTGCTCCCAAAGATGCGTGCCTATGCTCCGGTCATCGTTCGCGGTCAGGAAGACAAGGGCGTGATGGTTTGGAGCTTCGGCAAGATCGTCTATCAGCAGCTACTGGGTTTTTTCCTCGATGAGGACTATGGCGACATCCTGGACCCGAACGAAGGGTTCGACCTCAAGGTCGTTATCTCCCAGGCGCCTGGCAAGCAGTTCCAGGACACCGCCGTCTCTTGCAAGCCGAAGGCCAGCAAGCTGCATGATGATTCGAAGCAGGCGCAGTCCTGGCTCGACGCAGTCCCCAACCTTGATGACATGTATCGCCTGAAGTCCAAGGAAGAGATCGAGTCGATCCTTAGCACCTGGCTCTCGGGCGGCGAGAGCTCCTCGGGTGACGAGGGCACTCAGCGTGGTTCTGCCGCTCCTAAGGACCAGCTCGACGAGCTGGTGAAGGACGTGCGCGGCGCCAAAGCCCATGATGAACCTGCGGCTCCCAAGGCTGAGGCAGTGAAGCCGGCGAAGGCTTCGCCTCGCAAGCCCAAGGTTGATGATGACGATGCTTCGGCCGCACCGGTGAAGAAGCAGACGCTTGACGAGGCGTTCGACGAGTTGATGGACAACGAATAAGTGAGGCGACATGGCGAGGGCAGCTAAGGCAGCCCCCAACGTCGATTCCGAGAAGACGTCTAAGAAGAAGCCGGGGGATGAGATCGATGATCTCACCTCCGACCTCATCAAGGCGCTCAACAAGGAGTTCGGCGTCCGGGTGGCGTACAATCTGAGTGAGGACGAAGCACCGACGGTTGTTAAGCGGTGGATCGACACAGGGTCGATCCAACTGAACTACGCGATTCGAAATGCTCTCGGGGGCGGTTATCCCGAGGGACGCATCATCGAGATCTCTGGCCTGCCTTCATCGGGCAAGTCACACCTTGCATACCATGCAGCAGCAGTCGTCCAGTCGATGGGCGGTCTCGTTGTTTACGTAGACACTGAGAACGCGACGCCGCTTGATAAGCTGCGGCACATGGGCATCAACGTGGCGAAGAAATTCGTCTATTGCGATACCCACTGCACCGAGGAGGTCTTCGCCATCGTGGAGTCCACGATCAACAAGGCGAAGCAGATCGTCGACAAAAACATCCCGATCCTCGTGATTTGGGACTCCGTCGCTGCCACCTCGCCGAAGGCAGAGCTCGACGGCGACTACGACCAGAACACGGTCGGTCTGCAGGCCCGCGTCATCAGCAAGGGTATGCGCAAGATCACTGGCGTCATCGGTCAGAATAACGTGACGTTCATCTGCATCAACCAGCTCCGCGAAAAGATCGGGGTGATGCACGGTGATCCGATGACGACCCCGGGTGGCAAGGCCATTCCGTTCCACGCCTCGCTGCGGATTCGATTGGGCTCAGGCAGCCCCATCAAGGACAAGGCAGGCAACATCATCGGCATTCACGTGACCGTCTCTATCAAGAAGAACAAGGTCGCGGCGCCTTTCCGAAAGTGTGAGTTCGACATTCACTTCGGCAAAGGCATTGTGGAACACACCTTCATCTTCGATGAGTGTCGCTCATGGTGCGATAAGAACAAGGTCTTTGCCGATTACACGGACTCCAAGGGGAACGTGAAGAAGGTGGAGATCAAGATTTCAGGTACCCAGGCCTGGAAGGAACTGCTCGTCAGCGATGCTGAGACGGGTGAAGTCCTGATCGAGAAGAAGTTCTACAAGGACGACTTCGGTGATTTGATGAAGGACGAGGTCTTCAAGCCTTTCATCGACAAGGTCATTGACGCAGCATTGACCGTTCACGGTGGCGAGGTGGCGGGAGAAGGCGAAACGCCTGACTCTGATGACGATGAGGTCGTGGGCGATGACTGACAAGGACTACTTCGTCACCAAGGTCACCATCAAGTTTCGCGGTCCCAATGCGCCGGCCTATCAAACGGCCGGCGCGGCGGGCTGTGACATCATTGCTGACGAGGACAAGGAAGTCAGGGCGCATGGCCAGGCACTGATCTCGACGGGATTGTTCCTCGAAATTCCGCCTGGGTACGAGGGACAGGTTCGATCGCGGTCAGGTCTGGCTGCAAAGCATGGAATCTCCGTGTTGAACTCACCAGGAACCATTGATTCTGACTACCGAGGCGAGGTGAAGGTCATCCTGCGCAATTCTTCGAACACTCACTTCTATGTTCGAAAAGGCGACAGGATTGCCCAATTGGTGATTGCGCCAGTTATTCAGGCGGTCTTCGAGGGCTCGGAAGAGCTATCGTTGACTGATCGCGGACAGGGCGGCTTCGGTAGCACGGGGAGGCAGTGACGGATGGACGTCAGGCTGCAGTGGAAGATTGATGACACGATAGCCTTGAGATTCAGCGACGTGACGTTTTACAGCGTCTCGTTCCCAGATCTCTGAAGCCATCACATCACGGTATGCGTCGTGGTGTGTGTGGCCTCGTAGATCCGTGAGTTAAGGTGCCAATAGTTCCCATTGACTTCGATGAACGTCTTGATCGATGGGATGAAGATGTCGAAGACGTACGTGGTGTCATTGACAGTGAGCCAACGTGAGTGTTGAGCGTCTGGAAAGACGGTGAGCGCTTGATCGTAGATACGTTTTTCGAGCTTACTACGCATTACAGAACCGTCGCCGTATGAAAATTTGCCATTTGCACACATGCGCTTGGTATTTTCACTATGTTTTTGACATTCATGTGCAGGAATGATGCGATCTAAGTGCGAGGGCTCACCACCCAGTTCAAAAAAGCGTTTTTGCTTTACGCATCTTTTGCCACGCCTCATCTGACATTTTCTTACCACGCATCGGTGTGTGTTCCTTCGTCTACTCAGAATGACGCTGTGAATGAAACTGAAAGTAGCCGTTCTTACGCTTGGTTTGTACGGCCTTCTTCATAGCCTCAATGTGTTTTTCTTTCGACCAGGTGCCACGCTCGAAGCGTGTGCGTGATGCTTCGCTGATCTTAGCTTTTGTCTCTTCTAATCGTTTCTTTCCTCGATTTGCATCAGCGATTTTAGCGTTCCACTTCGGAGTTCGGTTTTGTTTGCGCCCACGCCGTTTGTCAGCAGATTTTACAGCACAACCGGCGATGATCTTCTGAGCATATGTCGTGTATTCCTCGCCCAGAGCGTTTTGAAGGGTAGCAGTGACCTTGTTCCGTGAGAGACCGTACTTTAGCATGAGCTCTGGGATGCTGGCGCCAGAACAGAACAAATTACGCATCTCATTGATGTTCTCTGGCGGTATGACGATCTTGGTAGGCATGGTATAGATCCTGTATTGGGTAGGCGGTATTGAAATGCAAAATAACGTACAAAGACCTGTCCTTATTGTGGATAGTATGAACCTCTTCGTACGTAGCTACAGTGCGTACCCCTCGATGAGCGCCCATGGCTACCAAATGGGCGGTTGCATCGGATTCCTGAAGACGCTTCAACGTCTCGTCAACGAGATCGGACCTTCGGCGGTCTACATCGCTTGGGAGGGCGGAGGCTCACAGAGGCGTCGAGCCCTCTATTCCGAGTACAAGCTCAACCGAAAACCCGGGAAGCTAAACCGCTTCTATGAGGACGACATCCCAGACACAGAAGAGAATCGTCAGCACCAGATCATCGCGTTGCTCGGCATGCTGAAGTGTTGCCCGGTTTGTCAGATCTACGTTTCGGACTGTGAGGGTGACGATGTCATCGCCTACCTAGCTCGTGGTCCCTTCAAGGCTGTCCCCAAGGTCATCGCTTCCAGCGACAAGGACATGTACCAGTTGCTAGACGAGAACACTCGAGTCTACAATTTGCACAAGAAGACCTACATCGTCCCGGAAGACGTTGTCAAGGACTTCCGAGTGCAGCCTCACAACTTCGCCTTGGCCAAGGCACTGTGTGGTGACCCGAGCGACAACATTCCGGGCGTCAAAGGTTTAGGCTTCAAGACTGTCGCTCGCGTGCTGCCTTTCTTGTCTCTAGAAGAGGAAGTGTTGCTCGAGGACGTGCTCAAGTTTTGTCACTCTCATGCTGACGAGAGCGTGCTCTATCAACGTATCGTTGATCATGAGGAAGAGGTCAAGCGTAACTGGAAGTTGGTGTTCCTCGATGGTTCAATGCTATCAGCGCACCAGGCTTCGAAGGTTGACCACCTGATCAGTACATTTAGACCCCGCATCGATAGGATGGGGCTGATCAAGGCCCTTATCAAAGAGGGCGTCAATGACTTTGATGCAGAAGGTTTCTTCTACGCGTTCAACGGCATCGACAACCTAGGCAACAAATCAGAGGAATGATGAGCGACGACAGGATCACCACCAAGGCAACATTCGGAACGTACGGAAAGTCATTTCAGGAGAAGTTCGTCCAGGCCTTGTTGGTCGACAGGCAGTTTGCCGAGCAGATGCTCGAGGTTTTTGACAATGGGTATCTAGAACTGAAGTACCTCGCCTTCTTGGCTGATCGTTATTTCGGTTACGCAAAGAAATACAAGGTCTTTCCGACCCTGCAACTACTCATCACCATCATCCGTGATGAGTTGAAGGTGGGCACAGACACGGTGCTCCGTGATCAGATCATCGACTACCTGCAGCGTATGCGGGCTAACCCTGACCCGGGTGACCTCCAGTACGTCAAGGAAAAGTCGCTGGACTTCTGTCGCAAGCAGGCCCTCAAGGCCGCGCTGGAGAGTGCGGTCGATGACATGCAGGCCGAGAAATACGAGTCAATTGTCGAAGGCATCAAGAAGGCAGTGATGGTGGGCACTGCCCCACAATTGGGCCATGATTTCTTTAATGACTTCGAGGCGCGCTTCACCCAACTTCAACGCAACTGCGTGGCCACGGGACTAGACGAGCTCGACAAGAAGGACATTCTCAACGGTGGCCTGGGTAGCGGCGAGATCGGCGTCATCGTTGCTCCCACCGGCGTGGGCAAGAGCCACATGTTGACGTTCCTGGGCGCCAACGCACTGCGCAATCAGGTCGACGTTCTTCACTACACGTTTGAGCTCTCTGAGGCGGCCGTCGGCCGCCGCTATGATTCAAACCTCTGTGACATCGACTCTAACCACGTCATTGACAACAAAGAGAAAGTCCTCGACAACTACAAAGGCATGAAGTTGGGTCGCCTCATCATCAAGGAGTTCCCGACCAACACGGCCAGTATCTACACCCTTCGCAATCACATCGAGCGGTTGGACGTCAAGGGCTTCAGGCCTGGCCTCATCATCATCGACTACGCTGACATCATGCGATCGACGCGGCAGTACGATTCGCTGCGTCATGAGTTGAAGCTGATCTACGAGGAACTTCGCGGTTTCTCAGCGGAGAAGAGCATCCCAATCTGGACCGCATCGCAGTCCAACAAGGAAGGCTCCAACAGCGACATTGTTGACCTTGGCAACATGAGTGAGGCCTATGGCAAGGCGATGGTCGCTGACGTGGTGTTGAGCATCTCGAGACGCGCTCACGAGAAGGCTACGGGATTTGGTCGCCTCTACGTCGCCAAGAACCGTGCGGGCCGTGATGGCCTCGTCTATTCGGTAAAAATCGATACCTCGAAAAGCAAGTTCGAGATCGTTGGCAACGCCGGTTCGTTGGACGCAGCCGTCAAGGAAGACGAGGATGAAGTGAAGCGCGCCCTTCGCGTGAAGTGGAAGGAGCTTCGCAATGACCCCCTGCTCGGCGACAAGATGAAAAAGTCCGGCTTTGGCGACGGAGGGAGCGAAGGTTCGGGCAGTTCAGGGCTGAGCTGAATCTCGGTATAGTTATGTCTGCTCAATGGGCTGCTTCGCTTGGCCGGCGAAAACCATCTTCAATGCCATGGAGAATAACTGAATGAGGACTTTCACGTATCAGCACGTTCGCGATGCGTCGATCGAGTATTTTCGTGGAGATGAGCTGGCGGGTGAGGTCTTTGCAGGCAAGTATGCGCTGCAGGATCTTAAGGGAAACATTTACGAGGCTACCCCTGACGACATGCACCGGCGCGAGGCGCGGGAGTTTGCTCGCATCGAGACACGGTATCCGAACGCCATGTCAGAGCAAGAGATCTATGAGCTCTTCTCTTCATGGGACGTGGTCCCACAGGGATCACCCATGTCGGCAGTTGGCAATCCGTACCAGTTTCAGTCGTTGAGCAACTGCTTCGTTATCGAGAGCCCTTATGATTCCTATGGCGGCATCCTAAAGACTGACCAGGAACAGGCGCAGATCATGAAGCGTCGCGGCGGCGTGGGTTTTGACATCTCGACGATTCGCCCGAAGGGTATCGAGACTGCCAACGCTGCCCGCACCACCGATGGCCTGGGCATCTTCATGGAGCGCTACAGTAATACCTGTCGCGAGGTGGCCCAAGGCGGCCGCCGAGGCGCGCTGATGTTGACAGTGTCGGTGCACCACCCGGAGATTCGCACCTTCATCAACATCAAGAAGAACAAGAAGAAGGTCACGGGCGCCAACATATCGATTCGTTTGACAGACGAGTTCATGAACGCCGTTAAGGCGGGTACGCAGGTTCAACTGCGGTTTCCAGTTGACAAAGACGTTCCTCACATCGTCGAGGAACAGGTAGACGCTCGCCAACTGTGGCATGAGATCATCCAGGCAGCATGGGAATCTGCTGAACCCGGTTTGCTGTTCTGGGACACTGTCCTGCGCCGCGGGCCAGCAGATGCCTACGCTGCGTTTGGTTACGGCTCGACGAGCACCAACCCGTGCATTACGGGAGAAACTCTTATCGCCGTCGCTGACGGAAGGGGTTACGTGCCCATCAAGCAGCTAGCTGACGAAGGCAAGGACTTGCCGGTCTATTGTTACCAGGAGGCCACAGGAAAAATTGGCATCCGCCTGATGAGGAATCCTAGGCTTACCGGTAAGGGAGTTCCTGTGTTCAAGGTGACCATTGAGGGAGGTCACACTTTTAAGGCCACCGGAAACCACACGATGATCATGCGTGACGGATCCCGGAAGCGAGTCGACGAGCTGTTGAATGGCGATCAACTTTGGGTTGCTCATAAAGTCGCTGGCAAGTTTGCTGAATATTCGGCGAAGATGAGCGAGAGCGTCGGTGGGGCCAACAATCCGCGTGCCTATGACAACGTCACCAATGATGACATCCGCCAACACGTGCTGGGGTTGACCCGGTCGCTCGGCCGCCGCGTTTCACTGAACGAGTGGTACGCTTACGCTAAACAACGGTCGCTGCCGATGTCGTTTTCGGCCTGGCGTCGCAGCGAGCTGGGAAGCTTCTACGACCTGTCGTGCTGGGCGGCTCGAGAGGTCGACATCTCAACACCAGAACTCGACACGAGGATTCAACGTACGTACGTTCAGGCCCTTGAAGAAGGTTATGATGTCGATGTGATCGACGGTGAGCTGTACGTCAACCGGACGTGTGAGTGGTGCAACGAAATGTTCGCGCTGCCGTACTGCCGACGTGAACAGGCATTCTGCTCACATTCGTGTTCCAACCTCTACGCAAACAGGAAGGCCAATAAGAACGTTGCACGGGCAGAGAACCTGAAGAAGCTTCACGCTGATCGTGCAGAAGTAACGCGAAAACAGCAACTTGACGCCTTTACCTCACTTAGGTTTACGTTGGGTAGAGAGCCCTTGGGAAGAGAGTGGGTTGCCGAATGTCGACGCTTGGATGTGCCGGCACGAATCGGTACCAAAAACGGTTTTGCGTCCTGGTCTGCCCTGAAAGAGGCCGCGGCATTGCACAATCACCGCGTGATCAGCGTTGAACCCGCGGGTGTCGAAGACGTGTACAACGGCACTGTCGACGGAGAGCACACACTGTGCATGTATGTTGGTGACGAAAAGCTTGTACAGTTCCAAAATCAAGCAAACGTAATAATCGCTAGCGAACAATGCGGTGAGATTACGCTGTCGCCTTACGATTCATGTCGTTTGCTTCTCGTCAACCTCGCTCGCTTCGTCAGAGATCCATTTACTCCTCACGCCAGTTTTGACTTCGTGCGCTTCAACGATGTTGTTAAGAAGGCGCAGAAGTTGATGGACGATCTCGTCGACCTGGAGCTCGAGGCCATTGATCGAATCATGCAGAAGATCGAGAATGACCCTGAGCCCGCTGACGTGAAGCGGCCCGAAATCGAGCTATGGACCAAGATCCGCAACACTGCAATCAATGGTCGTCGCACCGGCTTGGGCATCACTGCCTTGGGCGATGCCTTGGCCTACCTCAACATCAAGTACGGTTCGGACGAGTCTATCAACGTCACTGAGCAGATCTATAAGGGCCTCGCGTTGGGTGCCTACCGCTCGACTGTTGAGATGGCACGTGATCGTGGTCCCTTCCCGATTTTTTCCCACAAGGTGGAAGAGGGACATCCTTTCATTGAACAAGTGATGGACGCTGATCATGAGCTCCGTGATCAGTATCGTCTCTATGGACGTCGCAACATCGCCTTGACGACGACAGCGCCAGCTGGCTCTGTCTCCATCTTGACCCAGACTACATCTGGCTGCGAGCCCGCCTTCCTCCTGAGCTACAAGCGAAGGAAGAAGATCAATCCGAATGACTTGGATGCTCGTGTCGACTTCGTTGACGCCATGGGCGACAAGTGGCAGGAGTACACGGTCTATCACCACGGATTCAAGAAGTGGATGGACGTCACTGGTGAGACCGACGTGGAAAAGTCGCCTTACTTCGGTGCCACGTCGAATGACATCGACTGGGTCAAGAAGATCGACGTCCAGGCCGCAGCTCAGAAGTGGGTCTGTCACTCCATCTCGAACACCACCAACATTCCGAGTGACACGCCGGTCGATGTGGTGAAGCAGATCTACATGCGCGGTTGGGAGACTGGTTGCAAGGGCGTCACCATCTATCGAGATGGTTCTCGTGATGGCGTCCTCATCAAGGACGAGAAGAAGACAGCGGCGGACCAACCCAAGAATATCGCCGAGTCTCACTCTCTGAAGCGTCCGAAGGAGCTGGAGTGTGACATTCACCACGTTTCGATCAAGGGTGAGAAGTACCTGGTCTTCGTGGGCCTCATGAACGGCAAGCCTTACGAGCTGTTCGCCGGACTGTCAGAACAGGTTGAAGTCCCGAGGAAGGCCAAGAAGGGCGTCCTCATCAAGAACGGCAAGAACGCTGACGGGGTGTCCACGTACAACCTCCGCGTCGACCTGGACGACAATTTCCTTCTCTATAAGGACATTGTCAACCTCTTCGACAATCCGTTGTACGGAGCGCACACTCGAACCTTGTCGATGACACTTCGACATGGAGTACCAGTTCACCTTGTCGTCGAGCAGCTCCGCAAGGACAAGCACAGCGATCTGTTCTCGTTCTCGACGGTTATCGCGCGAACGTTGAGCAAGCACTACATCGTGGATGGGACCAAGGCAACGCAGGAAAAGTGTTGCCCGATCTGTGCCTCGACGTCGCTCGCCTATCAGCAGGGATGCGTTACTTGCATGAACTGCGGAAACAGCAAATGCGGGTGAGATACTTACCTGCATGAGAATCACGCCTCGGCAGGCCGTCCGAATCAACGAGATCATTCAGGAAGAAGTGCAAACGGCGCTGGAAAAGCGCCGTGAGCCCTCGTTCAAGGAAATGGTCAGTGGATTTGACACCGACACGCAGTTGGTCATCCAGGAACGTCTTTCGCAGCTTGTCTTCGAAGAGGCGACCTCGGCGGTCGAGAATTTCCAAAAGAAGGCCTACGCAATCATCGCGGAGGAGACCTACCGGAAGTCTGATGGGTTGAACCGCATCACTCCTCGGACCCTCAAGGAATCGCTGGAGTACGTTGATGATCTCGAAGATCTCCGCGCAAATATTACCGTTGAGATCAGCTCGCGGTTGAACGACCTGTCAGACGGCATCTACGAGGCCGTGGCTTCTGTCATTGACCACAACGATTCAGAGGAACTGTGATGAAGATCAAGTTGGGAACCCTACGTCGCCTGATCCGCGAAAGTGTCATCTCCGAAGTCGGACTGTCGCCGGCGCTCTTTCGTGCCGGCAACACTGCCGTCAAGGATCCTCTCGAGTCGCAGAACATTTCGCAGGCCTTGGGCAACCTCGAGCGCCACTTCAGTAATTCTGTGATGCATGCACTGCTGTTGGCACACGCCGACAAGTACGACGAGGGCTCACGTGAATTTGACGATGCGACCTACGAGCAGTTGAAGCAGGCCGCCGAGGGCGCGACTGAGACCATGATGTCGCAGGTCGGTAGCGCGGTCAAGGGCGCCTGGGCTCGTGCTCTGAAGGGCAAGTCGGAGTCCTGATGAAGGTTCGTCTGGGAGATCTGAGGCAGATCATCTGCGAGGAGTTCATGCGCGGCGTCCCAGAGTTCATGGTGCGTCAGGCGACGGACGACTGCACTGATCGGATCCGCCAGCACGTCAAGCGGTTCATCCAGCTTCGCGCTGAGAATCCGTCACAGGCCCGTGAGTTGATGCAGATCGCCAACAAGACACTGGCTGAGCTCGACGAGAAGATGTACGCTGTGGCTGAAGACGCCCTCTGGCAATTCATCCAGCAGACGTGAGTTGAAACAGTCGACCTAACGTAGGTTATACTTCTTTCTCGTGGAGAGGGAATACTACGAGTGCCAGTGCGGTTGTGCTGAACACACGTTATGTATTGCAGTTGACACTGAAGACGGCCTCGTGACGACCGAGGTCTTTCTGTCGCACTATCATCCGTGGTATCGTTGCCTTTGGATTGCGGTGAAGTATGTTTTCGGCTTTCAGAGCAAGTCGGGCGCCTTTGGCGCCGTTCTGCTGCAGCCCGTGGATTACCCATGTCTCCACAATCTGTTCGAGTGATCTGAGGCCATCATCGATGCCAAGAAAGAGGACACAGAATGAAGCAGAAGAAATCCGCAAAAACCAGCAAAGGTTCTCAGCCCCAAGTTGAGGTGCCGACTATTTCTTCGCCTCCTCCGGAGCCCATCAAGATCAAGGGCAAAGGCGCTGGTCCCAACACCGTCGAGCTGGTCGGCATCTACGGTGGCGATCAGAGCCATGCCATGTCAGCCTGGACCAGTACCTCGCGGGATCTGACCGACGAGAAGCGTGCCCGACTTCCGAAGTTGTTGAAGGACCTCGCTTCTGCTGGTCACGAGACGCCTTTCGAGAAGTCGTCTCTGCACTTCCTGGTGACGACTGACATTGCCACGCACATCCACCTGATCAAGCACCGCATCGGCGTTTCTGTCAATGCAGAATCGGCTCGATATAAGGAGCTGAAGGACGACAAGTACTACGTGCCATTCGATTGGGACGATGAAGAACGTGCTCGTTACATCGATCACATGGAACAGGCGATGGAACGCTACCATGAAACGTTGGAGCGACTCGTGACCAAGGGAGTGCCACGCAAGCGCGCCAAGGAGACCGCGAGGTTCTATCTACCTTACGGCAATCAGATCACGGCTGACGTGATGTTCAACTTTCGAAGCTTCGTCCACTTCCTGAGGCTGCGCTACTCGAAGCACGCTCAGGTCGAAGTGCGGCACATCGCGGAAGCGATGCTGAAGCTCGCCCAGATGACCGGACAATTTCAGGCCAGCCTCGAGGCGTTCGAGCTGGTGATGCCTGACGGCAATCTCCGCGCACTGTACGTCTGAGGAAACACATGGCCAAGTTGATCGTCATTGAGGGCCCTGACAAGGTGGGCAAGGAGACGCAGTCAAAGCTGTTGACTGCATATTTGAAGCACAATGGTCACCGCGCAACTCTCGTTGAAGTACCATTCAACGACAACTTTACGCACAAGGCCATCTACTGGATGTTGAGAAAAGGTATTGCCAAGTCGATGCCCAATCTCTTTCAGTGGACGCAGTACATCAACAAGCGAATCTTTCAAACCTATCAGCTGCCCGAACTCGAGGCCGACAATGACTTTGTCGTGCTCGATCGTTGGGCGCTGTCGGCCATCGTCTACGGTTGTGCAGGCGGGGCAAATCCCCAATGGACCCGTGAACTGTGTTCACGCCTCCGTAAGCCCGACCTGACAATCGTATTGCACGGTCGATCTCACATCGATCGCAAGGATGACGTCTATGAGAAGGATGACACCCTCCAGGCTCGTGTTCGAGTCCTTTACGCAGATCACGGGAAGCATGATCCCGACACGGTGCTAGTGTCTTGTGAGGGCACTCGCGTCAATGTTCATGAGCGAGTCATTGAACAGGTCAAGAAGCACGGCCTTCTTTGATCACCCGTCAGATGAAGGAGTATGATACGAACCATGAGCCACAAACTGAATGACACCGTTATCGCGCGTATTGCCCAGATCGTCCAGGAGGGCATGATCCTTGGCATTGACGTCGTCGATCTGATGCGCCAGATCGAGGTTGAACCTGCCGGCGATGGCGAGACGTTGACCTTGACCCCCGCCTACGTGGCATCCATCAAGCAGATGCACGAGAAGTTGCTCGCGGAAGCGCAGGAGCATCAGCAGGCCCGTCAGGGTTCGAGCGTCATCTTCAAGAGTTGATCGTGGAAGAGTTGTCTTGGTGGCAGATCCTGTTCATCGGAGTGATGCTCTTCCCGTGCATGATGTTCAGAGAGGATGACCTACCCGATGAGTGATCCCGAGATCATCAAGCGCCTCAACGCCGGTTCTTGGATTCAACACTTCACGGCCGGCCAACGCTACATGCATCACAGTCAGGTCAATGATCTCTTCCGAGAGCTCAGTGACGTCCTCGACTGGATGAGTTACACTGACATCGTCCTGTTCCAGGCCGGCGCTGATCCACACATCAATGACCCGTATGGCGGGTGGATGACAACGGAACAGTTGCGACTCCGAGACGCAATGGTCTTCGATGACCTAGCCAAAAGTCGCACTCCAGTGGCCTGGACCTCGCAGGCGGCTATCAGACTGAGAAGGATGGTAGCATCCCAAAGGTGCTCGAGATCCACGATAACACGATAACACGATAACACGATGCGCGAATGCGTGAGGGTGTACGGATGACCGATCGTTTGCAGATGCTTTGGGACCAACAGGAGTCGTTCATGAGGCTCCTGCAGAAGAAGCGCGGTTTCCCGGACTTCCCGACTGACATTACGTCGAAGCAAGGGCAGAAGTTCCTGAAGGACATTCGCAATCACATCATGGAGGAACTGTTTGAGGCCGGGCAGCATCTCAAGAATGCAAAGTCACACCGGGCGACTGAACTTCCTCACGTGGACCGCGAGGAATACAAAGAAGAGCTAGTCGATGCTCTGCATCTCTACCTCGAGCTCGTCATCGCCTCAGGTATCACATTGGATGAACTGTTCGAGGCTTACCTCGAAAAGGGTCGCACCAACGTGGAGCGCATCGAAAATGGCTATTGACTGATACGGTTTATCATGCTCTCTCAATTTCTCGAATTTTTCAAGCGGACCTTCTGGTCACCCAAACCTCAGGCTCGAGTCATCGAAGTCAAGCCAGAGGATGAGAAGTTTCGCCCGCAGCGCAGAAATCGATGGGTCCTTGCAATCGAAGGTCTGGACACGTTCCTCGTTAAGAGCGCTCAGCTGCCGATGCTTTGGGCCGCAGCAGACCGCCAGTCATTCTTGACAGCGCAGTTTTACGAGATCGAAGGGCAATCGATCTACTCACAGTTTCAGGAGTGGTGTCAAGAGAAGAAGTCGCGCCAAGCCGTCTTCAAGTTCATCAATGCCGCCGGCAGCGCGACTGAAGTATGGACCATGACAGTCAAGCCACTGCACGCCACACCGCAGTTTCTTGACTACGGCGACCCGTCTCCCGTTATCACTGAGGTGGTGATGCAGGTCGAGAACATTCGCGTCGAAGTCACTGACGCTTGAACTTGATGCCCTTCATCACAAAGTAGGTTGAGATCAAGTCAAGCGCGTCAGACCAGTCGTTTTTGTCTTTGGCCTTTTCGACGGCAGTGTCGACCTCTTCCTGAGTGGCCTGCATCTTCTCGCCTGCCCATAGCAACATGTCGATGAATGCGTCGGCCTGCTTCTTGTCCTTGGGGACCTGCAGGTTGACAGGCGCCTCGCTCAGCATGATTTCGCTGATGAACTCACGAAGTAGCGCGAGGGTGGATTTCGACATGACTATAAGTAGGCCTTTCGGGCCCGCGAGTGCCTGTGCACAATCGTTACTCGTTGGGGTAGGATGAAAGTACCCTTACGGGAGGTGAAGACATGGACTTTGACGTCAAAAAGCGCACAATCCTCTACGTTCGGCACGGTTCTCACGCCTATGGCCTGAACGTCGCCACCTCTGACGAGGACTTCAAGGGCGTTGCCATCGCTCCCAAGGAGTACTACTTGGGCTTCATGAAGACGTTCGAGCAGGCGGAACACATGGGTTCCAAGAGCGACGGCGTCGACTCGGTAACCTATGCCCTCAACAAGTTTGCTAGGCTCGCTGCCGACTGCAACCCGAACATCATCGAGATCCTCCACGTGGCCGACAGGCACGTGTTGAAGATCGACGAGTTCGGCGAAGAGTTGCGCAGCATCAAGGACGAGTTCTTGTCCAAGAAGGCGAAGTTCACCTTCTCGGGCTATGCCCATGCCCAGCTGCAGCGCATCAAGACGCATCGCTCGTGGTTGCTCAACCCGCCCAAGGAAGCTCCTTCGAGGAAGTCATTCGGACTTTCCGAGACGAGCAAGGTCTCGAAGTCGGAGTTGGGTGCCTACGATGCGGCAGTCGCCGACGGGATTGAGCTGGACCTGCCCAAGGACGTGCTGACCCTGTTCACGCGGGAGAAGCAGTATCAGGCTGCGAAGACGCACTACGACCAGTACGTCAACTGGCTCAAGACTCGGAACCCAGCTCGTGCCGAGCTTGAGGCCAAGTGGGGTTTTGACGTGAAACATGGCATGCACCTGATTCGCCTCAAGACCATGGCCGTTGAAATCCTCGAAGACCATAAGGTCTACGTGGACCGTCAGGAACGTGGCGACCGCGAAGAGATCCTGGCGTATCGCCGGGGCGAGCACGACTACGATGCCCTGATTGAGCGTGCCGATGCACTGGAGAAACGTGCCAACGAGCTCTATGAGACCTCAACCCTGCGTCGAGAGCCCGACCGTAAGCTCATCGACAAATTCGTGGTGTCGATGACGGAGCGGTACCTGACGCTCCACGGCTGACAACAAACGCAGCGAATCAATGCGGGTCAGAGACGGCCCGCATTGATGTTGTGCAAAACAACCATCACAGAGAATAGAGTCAAGGTATGCGTACTCTCGTGATTTTCAAGGGCCTGCCGGGTTCCGGTAAGTCGACCGAAGCCGCGGCGCTGGTGAAGCGCGAGCCCAAGCGTTGGGTGCGCATCAACCGCGATGATTTGCGCGGCATGTGCGTGGGCCCTGGCAACAACCCACACGCTCGTGACAACTCTCGTGAGGACCTTGTTCGCTCAATGAAGGAAGCGCTGATGCGTCAGGCCTTCGACGCGGGTTACGATGTCATCCTGGATGACACGCACCTGGTGCCGATGACCGTCAAGAAGCTGCACGCTGCGGCTGCGAGCTATGGCGACGTCAAGGTCATCGAGAAGGGTGTCAATGTTGATGTCAAGACCTGCATCGCTCGCGATGCACAGCGCACCGGGTTCGCTCATGTGGGTGAGAAGATCATCCTTGACATGGCCCGTGGCGCTGGCCTCGACAAGGGGCGCAAGCTCTCCGACAAGGAGTGCTACTACGAACCGCGGCCGGACTCGTTCCGAGTCATCATCCAGGACGAGAGCCTGCCGAAGGCGATCATGTGTGACCTCGATGGGACGTTGGCCATCATCGGCAACCGCACGCCATACGATGCGTCGAACTGCGACGAGATCGACAAGCCCAATTGGCCGGTGATCCGAACAGTCCTGGCGATGCACGCTCAGGGCTACAAGATCATGTTCATGTCGGGCCGCGACCAGAAGTACCGTCCCGAGACGCAGCGCTTCATTGAGAAGTACTGCCGCGTCGCCAACCCAGCATTCACGCAGGACATGGTGGAGACATCTGCGACCATGCCTATCCCGTACGAGCTGCACATGCGTGGCGAGACTGCGCCCGATCCGGGAAAGCTCGACCAGCGCAAGGACGCCGTCATCAAGCAGGAGCTGTTCGACAAGTTCGTGGCCGGTAAGTACCACGTGGACTTCGTCCTCGATGATCGCAATCAGGTCGTCGACTTCTGGCGCAGCATCGGCCTGACCTGTTTTCAAGTAGCCCCAGGTGCGTTCTAGGAGGATTTACGGGTCATCTTCTGGTGGCTGGGTTCACCGTACTTCGAACAGCGATGAGATTTTCGCATCTTTGCGCGAGTTTTATCGCTGTGTCGTTTTCCTAACATGGGCCGTAACTTGCTGAAAGTAATGCGTTGTTCACGTGCTTTCTGTCGATCTTCTTCGCTAAAATTGTATGTCAGACCGCGCATGCCTTTGTTCCACTGAGTCTTTCCTTTCCGACTCTCACTGATTTTGCGGGTTTCCTCGCTACACTGACAACCTTCACGCTGATCACGAAACCGGCGCCGGTCACTGTGGATCAACTTGCACCAAATTGTTGGCGGCAAAAGTTCGAGATCTCGAAGAACGACTTGCTTCGCTTGAAGACTGGCGACATCGATGAGTCCTGAAAACTGCAAGCGCATCCAGGAAGCCGTGAAGGAGGCGGGAGCCCACCTCGACGGGAAGCTTCCGCTTCATCCCGGACTCGCGAAGCGTAACTCTTATGCTCACCTCTGGGAACGCATCAAGTCAACGAAGGGGAAGAGCTACAAGGACTGCGGAGACGATGAGGTCGATGAGATCCTCACCATTGTGAAGCATTACCGCGACAACCCCTGCTGAGGATGCCATGCCGAAGAAGTACATGGACGATTACAACTACCACGACTGGACGCAGTTCATGGTCGATCGTCCTGAGAAGAAGCCCAAGGGTCCGCATTTCGCTGCCGTCCTGTTCGACACCCGGACGGAGTGGATGCCGGCCTACGATTCTCACGATAGCGATTCATCGTCGACGGTGCCTGACATTCACTACTTTGCCTTCCCTGACAAGGAAACGCTCGGTGAGTGGGTCCTACGTGCGGCCAGGGACAAGAAGAACTTTTTCTTTTTCGAGGTCAGACAGTTGGGTAATGCACAACTGCAGGTCAGCGTCGACCTGGGTCTCGGTAGCTCGTAGACCACGTGCTACGGCAGCGGCTACGATCCCTACAAGTGAAATCGAGGATGAGGCTCTTCGCGATCTTCTGCTAGGGACAATACGTGTAGGAAGCACGCAGTTCCTGGTCGGGTGGCGGCCTCGCGTGGATGTCTGATCACAAGCGCGCTTGGCTCTATACGACAGAGCAAGAATACAAGCGTCACCTTGGAATGGCTGCGAGCACCTGTGACGACTAGGGACCCTGGCCGGAGATCCACGAGTTCGAGATCACCCACGTCCAGACGATCGACGTCTCCGAGAGGCTGGCAAAGAATCGCTTTCGCTATCGAAATGCCGAGGCGACACGCAATGCCTATCGGCAGAAGCTCCGGCAGTTTGAGGATGCTCAACGCGTGGCATTCCTCGAGGATGAACTACGTTGGGCAAAAGAGTGCGCGGGTATGTAACTTCACGATTCAGTGGAATAGAATTGTAACATGTTGAAGTGCGGTGACCAGGTCAAGATGACCGAGGAGTTCAAGGTGATTCTTCGTGGGCAGTGCACTCCGTGAAATCACAAGGGACTTCGAGGTCCTGCCGATTCAGAGCTGCCCGACGAGGGCTGCATTTCCTGCTCGACCTCACGCGTAGATGAGTTCGGCGAGTGTCTTGGCATCGTCGGTGACTTTACGTATGAGGATGCGAAAGACTTCGTTGACGTTCGCTTGCAATCCAGCGGCCTGCGCTACGGATACGAACAGAAACATCTGGTGAAGCTATGAGCGAGATGAAAAAGTTCCCGCGCACAAGACACATTCGTGGTTCGCGGTTCCAACATGGGGACGACGACCTCGAGGCCGTCCCGTGGGAGGAGCTCGCCGGCAAACACCTCCTCATCGAGGAGAAGATCGACGGTGCTAACGTCGGCATTTCCTTCGTCGACGGTGAGATGAAGCTACAGTCGCGTGGGCACTACCTTCATGGAGGTCCCCGTGAAAAGCAGTTCGAACTGTTGAAACAGTGGGCAGCGACACATGAGATGGGTTTGTACGAGATGCTTGGCGAACGCTACGTGATGTACGGTGAGTGGATGTTCGCCTGTCACACGATCTGGTACGACAGGCTACCACACTACTTCATGGAGTTCGACGTCTTCGACAGGGAGACCGACACGTTCCTGTCGACACCCGCCCGTGACGAGTTGCTGAGACGCACGTCTGCACCCGTCAGGATCGTGCCTGTGCGGGTGATCGCAACTGGCCTTGTGTCGGGCGTCGAAGAGCTGAAGTCTATGATCGGCCCGTCTGCGTTTGTGAGCGAGGGAAAGTCACGTCACAACGACTCGTTGCTGTCGTGCGAGTCTTCGTGGTACGATGCTGTTGTTGTGTGTAACGTCCTGGGTAAGAGGGGACACTACGTGTTCCAGCAGGACGAGTGGATCGCCAGATGTGAAGAGCTGCGAAAGAAGTACTACGTCGGTCCCACGATGGAGGGCCTCTACGTCAAGTGGGAGAAGGACGGTATCGTGAAGGGCCGCTACAAGTTCGTGCGTGACGACTTCGTCAGCCACATCGCGGGGCAAGACGAACACTGGCACGACAGACCCATCTTGCAGAACGGCCTGATTCCAGGTGCGCTGGAGCACATGTTCAGGAGCGACACGTGATGAAGAACAAGCAGGAACCCAACCTCAACGATGTGGCCCGGTTCATCGGAGCCGCGCTGCGGTATCCCGTGCCGCGGTGCAATGGCTCGTGGTACACTGACGGGACGCAACCGTGGACGTCGACCATTATGGTCTACCAGCACAAGGTCAAGTTCGCAGACATTCGAATCTACTGCACGTTGGCTGATCAAGCTCTCGTCACAGAACGTTGGTTGAAGACGGGGCACACTGGCGACCCTGACCAACAATTCATCGACGAGTGTTACATGTTCGATGCGCGGCACTACCGCGATTGCTACCTGTCGATGCTTGCACTGCTCCCCGGCCCCGTCGCGCAGTACGTCTGCGAGTCGGCTGACTATTCGCTGTTGCTCGTGGCTGACCTCGAGGAACTTGATCGGGCCATCGCCTGGAACGCGGAGAAGTGGGAGAACGGCAAGTACCCGCAGTATCTGACGCACCTGTGCAGACGTTACGGGAACGGAAAGACGTTCGACGACGTGCGACAGTACGTGGCCAATGTCTGTCGCTTCAAGCTCTGATCCAACAACCCACTTTGAAGTAAAATAAGATCATGCCGAAGCTTGCATGGGCCACTGACGTTCACCTTGATTTCATCGCTGAAAGACCGGGGGCTCTTGTGGCTTTTGGCCAGGCGCTGATCAAGGACAATCCTGACGCCGTCCTCCTGACGGGTGACATCTCGATCGCTCGTGATCTGACGTATCACTTGTCGGCCGTGGAGAAGGTCGTCGGCCGTCCGGTTTACTACGTTTTGGGCAATCACGATTACTACGGTGGCACTACCGAGACAGTCCGCAAGGAGATGAAGGATGTCAGCAATATGTCGCAGTTTCTGCGATACCTGCCGACCACGCCTTACGTGGCGCTCTCGCCGGCGACGGCATTGGTGGGCCACGATGGATGGTACGATGCCCTCTACGGCGATGCTCGAAACTCGCGGTTCATCATGATGGACTGGCACCGGATCGGTGACTTCGTCAGCGAGGGCGCGATGGGCGCAGCGTCGATGTACGGCGGCCGTTCACCCAACTATAGCAAGATCATCTCGGTCTCGCGGAAGTTGGCTCACGAGGGGGTGACCCACGTGATGAACGGCATCAAGGCAGCTGCTCGCTACCACACGGTCATCCTGGTGGCAACGCACTTCCCACCTTTCGAGGAATCGCATATCTTCGAGGGGCAGAAGGGCGACGCGGCGCACCAGCCTTGGTACACGTCGAAGATGATGGGCGACATGTTGAGGCAGGCCGCGCAGGCCTACCCGAAGGTTCGCTTTGAGGTCTTCGCGGGTCACACCCACGGGAAAGCAGATCTGCAGATTACGAACAACATGTTTGTTCACGTGGGCGGCGCTGAATACTACCAACCGCAGCTTCAGACGGTCATCAACGTCCCGTGAGCTACACCTTCAGGCACAGTCACACGGCCTCGGGGAAGCAGCACGTCTTCCAAGGCCCAGGACTGAGTCAGCACGGTTCGAGCGTTCATCTGCAACAACACAACAACGAATGGGCTATCAAGTGCCTGAACGACGATAAGGATCGTCATGATCTTGCGGCGGACGTCATCTGTCACATGTTGGACCATGCTTACGAGGCCGGCCGTGAGGTGGCCCGGTTCGAGATTAGAGAGACATTGAGGATCATGAAATGAAAATCGAAAAGTTCACGGACGGCCTAGCAATTCAAGCCGACTGTACCGACCTCGTGACCGTCCTGGCGACGGTCGAGGCCACCGGGAAGGTCGGTTTGATCATTGCGGATCCGCCATACGGAAACGTGGTCCGTGAAAAGTGGGACCGCGTTCAACAATCCGATAAGGCATTTGCATCGTGGATGATCGATTGGACGCTGCGTTGGACGACCCACGCACTTCACGATGGGGGCGCGTTCTACGTCTGGGGTGGCATTGGGCAGCCGAGCTTCAGGCCGTTCATGCGCTACCTGTGCGACGTGGAGATCAAGGACCAATTTGAGCTGGCGAACCTGATCACCTGGAAGAAGCGCCGTGCCTACGGCGTGCAGTGGAACTACCTTTTTACTCGCGAGGAGCTTGCTTACTTCGTCAAGGGTCCCATGAAGAAGCCTAGAAAGTTCCATGTGCCTCTCTTGGATGAGAAGCGTGGTTATGCGGGCTACAATGCGAAGTATCCGGCCAAAAGCGAGTTCTATCGACGCTCCAACGTCTGGACTGACATCACAGAATTGATGCGGGGCAAGGTCCACCCGACGGAGAAGGTTCAACGCCTTCACGAGGTCATGATTGAGGTTCACACAGACCCAGGCGAGTGGATCATCGATCCCTTCGCGGGCTCAGGCGTCACGGGCTTCGCGGCGCGAAAGCTCGGTCGTAGGTTCGCGTTGGTCGAAAGTGACCCAACGATCTTTGATGACATGGTGAAACGCCTCCGTGTAAACGAGCCACCGCCCGTTGTATCCTGAAGCAGAGGACACATGGATACCAAGACAGCACCCGTCACGGAAGAAGAAGTCAAGGAAATCGAAGAGAATGCTGAGCACCTCAAGAAGGTTCTCAAGACGTTCGAGAACCAGCACGCCTACGCTGGCCCACGTCGAGCTCGATTGGAGGCGCTGATGAAGCGCAAGATCACTCGCAAGTGGAAGCCCGAGAAGACGGCGAAGATGGTCAGACGTTTGATCGCAGCTGGCCGCGATGATGAGCAGGCCGTGAACGCCATTGATCACATCAAGCACCGCCTGGAGCAGCTGGGGCGCAGTGATCGTGAAGCTGACTCGCGATGAGGTGGTCGAGGCCCACTGAGAGTGGGCCGCCAACCATCACAAGCTAGAGGTCACATGCGAAGTTGAGGTGACGGTGATCATCAAGTCAAACCCCAACCAGGTGTACGAAGCTAAACAGATCACCGTCACCTTCCCGGAAGCCGCCGGTCAACCCTACGACCGCGAAGGCGATCAATATCGCTGATGCCAACGTGGATCCAATATCAACCAGGGACTTCCTCCTCGCCAAAAGAAGGATCTGCTCGAGCGACTGAAGCCATTGCGGGTCCTTGAGGCCGAACTGAAAAGGTCGACATGCTGCTCGATGCTCTCGATGGCAAAGACCAAAGTCGCTGGGGCTACGATAGAGGGTGATGCTACTCTCAATGCGACCTATCATGGCGACGTCATCGTAGTAAGATCGGCCAGTGAACAGTGTTCATCTGGCCGATGCCTTTTCTGTGATCCAGTCGCTGCCCGAGGAGAGCATCGATCTGGTCTATACCGATCCACCTTTTGGAACCGGCACCGTCCAGCGGGCTCAAAGACGCGTGGGCGATCAAGTATTCCCGGAAATGGGCTATAGTGACAGGTTTGAGGATTACGTGGGTTTTCTCGTGCCTCATCTGGCGGCCCTACACAGGGTCTTGAAACCGACAGGAACTCTCTACTTGCACCTGGACCCTCGTTGGGTTCATTATGCCAAGGTGGAGCTCGATAAGATCTTCACGCGGGATAACTTCCTGAACGAGGTCATCTGGGCCTATGATTTCGGAGGCCGCGGCAAGGATCGCTGGCCCGCTAAACATGATACGATCCTGGTCTATGCCAAGGAACGTGGCAAGCACGTCTTCAATTGGAACGACATCGATCGCATTCCGTACATGGCACCGGGGCTTCAGAAGGACCCGGCACGGGCCGCTGCTGGAAAGGTGCCGACCGACGTGTGGTGGATGTCGATCGTGGGAACCGCGTCCAAGGAACGCACGGGTTATCCAAATCAGAAACCCGTCAAGTTGATCGAGCGAGCGATTCTGGCGTCTTCACCGCCGGAAGGAACAGTCCTCGATCCTTTCTGCGGATCGGGAACAACTGCCGTGGCGAGCGCGGGTCTTGGTCGTCAGTTCGTAGTAGGTGATGCCAACCCGCAGGCAATCGCAATAACAAAGGCTCGGCTAGATGCGTTGAGTGTCCACTATATTTGTACTTAAAGTATAAAGCTTGGTAGTATGTAGGCATGCAACACCATGCCTTGACGTTCAAAGCGCCGATCGTCGAACTGCTCTATAACGCAGGCGTTCTGAATGAACGCACGAGTTGGCTGTTGGGCAAGGTGCACGAGCACGGTGGCTTCATTGCTGGTGGATTTGCGACTAAGATCGCCTCGATGCAGCTGGTTCATGGTGGACCAGAGCACTGGTTGAAGACCAACAAAGAGTTGATCGCGGCGGGCATTAAGCGGGCCGCAGTCCACCTTGGTACAGATGATCCGTTCAGTTACCTCAAGGTCGCGGCAAGCGAGAAGTCCCTAGTGTCTTCGTGCCAATGGTACGATCGACCCATCGAGACATACGAGATGTCCGAGCGACCAGTCATCAATGAGTTGAAGCGTTACATGGGCATCGGGATGGGCTCAGCCGGGCTCGACTTCAACAACATTCACCAGACAAGGCACTTCTGGAAGAAGAACATGGGTGACATCGATGTCTGGTTCCGGAATCGCTACTGCCTGGAGACATTCCTGTTCGAGGTCAAGCAGTCGCCGCAATACCTCGAGCCTGCACGCATCGTCAACAACATCACCCCAGCCGGCTTTGGTGAAGAGTTCATCTGCTTTGCTCAGGGCGGATTGGATGGGCAGTTGGTGCAGACGATTACCAAGTTCCTCGGATCTCCAGAAGAGATCGTGGACGGCTTTGACATTTACAACGCCGCCTGTTACATCGTCAATGACCAACTTTTCATTCCCGAGGGGTGGGAGTGGCTCTTCCAGAACAAGATGATTCACATTCACACCTGGAAGCAAAACTACATGATGTCACGGTTGGCCAAGTGGGTCAAGAAGCACGGGTACGACAACGGCCTGACGCCCGCTAGCCTGCAGATGTTGAACGACAACATCGATCAGGTGATCCAGGATATCGAGGCCGGCGGTTATGCTCCGGTTTACCGTGAGAATGCACCGCCGCGGAAGCCATACGATTTCATCTTCAACTACCTGCATCCGATCATGCGATGCTTCTCGTCTGAAAACCTGATGAAACTCAGCATGTACTACCCGCCTGAGGCCTACAATTACCCGATGAAGGAATTGTACAGGCGGACCTCGGCGTCGCTGCAGCCGACAATTGAGAAGCTTACGAATCCCAAGTCACAGGTCGAGACGGATTTGAATTGATGTTTTGACATACTTAAAGTCGATGTACCTGACGCCCCGGAAACTGCGTAGAGGCGCCAAGATCGCGCTAGTGGCTCCGGCCTCGCCGTTCAAGACGGATGAGGTGACGGAGGGCATGGATATCATGCGTGAGATGGGACTCGTTCCTGTCTTGGGTCCCTGCGTTCGCAACCTACGCAGCGACAACATCCACGCGGGCAGTCTTGCAGATCGCGCCGCAGAGCTCAATTGGGCATTTTCGGACCCAAGCATCAACGGCGTGCTCGCCGTTTGCGGCGGCATGGGTTCAGCTGCAATCCTTCCCTATCTCGACTATCGAATGATTCGAGCCTCGAGAAAGGCCCTGTTGGGCATGTCTGACATCACGGCGTTGAATGCGGGCATCCTGGCCCGTGCCGGGCTCATCTCTATCAACGGTCAATCGCCGTCGATTCGTCTCGATAAGGGCGAGGCCATTCGCCGAGCCGATTCCGACTCGTTTCGATTGACGTTGCGCCTGATGATGTCTGACGAGCCTTGGGGAACTCAACCCTTTGATTTTTCTGAATATTTTCCGAGGACCGTGTGCCCTGGCAAGGCCACTGGTAACGTGATTGGTGGAAACGCTGACACCTTCGTGCACCTGCTCGGGACGCCGTACATGCCTGAACTTACGGGCACGATCCTTTTCATCGAAGACGTCCACAAGAGCGGTGAGATTCTCGGCCGCGAGTTCCTTCACATGCGTCTTTCGGGCATGTTGAACATGGTCAATGGCATCGTCATCGGAGAATTTGCCGAGGTCCCTAAGCGGACTGAGGAACGTGAACCGTCCATTGAAAACTCGATCGAGGAGTACTTTCGAAATGGTCCTCCCTGCACGTATGGTTACCCATTCTCACATGGGCCGCTGACCGGGCCGGTACCGATCGGCGCGCAGTGTGAGATTGATGCTGACGTTGGACACGTCAGCTTCGACTTTGCGATGGCGCGCTAAGGCCTGCGTAAATCGCTGTTGAATCGTTCAGTGCTCAACAAAGAGCACGGACGATGCAATTCTTGGTCACGACTAGTTATAGTGGTCCTACGAGGTTTCTCATGAAGAGAGCCCTTCTACTCAACGCCGACTACTCGCCGCTCCATTTCCTATCGGACGTGGAAGCATTTATCATGGTCTACAAGGGCATCGCCGAGATCGTCGATCTCAGTGGTAAGCCTTCCATCTGGGAAGGTGAACAGCTGACGAGTCCTGGACGTACTTGGGACGTGCCTGCCACGATCCGCGTTCTTGAGCGCGTTCACAAGCGCTGGAAGGTTCCGCGTTTCCGGAAGAAGGTCCTCTTCAACCGCGACAATTGGCAGTGTCAGTACTGTCATGCGCCGCTTCACTGGAGCAATGTGACGATCGACCACGTGCAGCCCAAGTCGCGTGGCGGCGGGACGAGTTGGAAGAATTGCGTGGCTTCTTGTAAACCATGCAACAAGAAGAAGGCCAACAAGACGCCCGTCGAGGCCGGCATGCCTTTGCGAAAGGCTCCAATGGAGCCGTCTCCATTGCACTTCTGGGACGTCGCAAAGGGCAATGATTGGCATCCCGATTGGGAGATGTTCCTTCCTCAAGGCTGAATAGTTACTCTTCGTGAGTAACGACAAGCGAATCTCGCGGATCACTGTCGGACAACTCCGGCGGTCGATCCGCGAGGAGTTTAAGCGGTTGTGCGAAGCACGTGACTGTTGGGGAGGCTCGCAGCCTGAGGAGACGTACGACCAGTTGCTGGTCGACGATCCTGTTTACGCCGAGCGCAGCGTATACGTGCCTGATGATATCAAGGACGCCATCAAAAAGTGGATGGTGGCCATGGGGCTCGATGGCCGCAAACGCTCGCGTTGAGATTGTGTACAATACTTAGAGCGTAGGAGTCACTTCATGCGATTGAGGCTGCAAGAGCTACAGAGGGTCGTCGATCGGACCTTGGCCGAAGAAAAGGCTGTCGATGCCCTCCGTCAGGAAGTGTCCCGGGTGCTAGGTCCATCCGTTCTGACGAACGTCAAGTTGGACCAGCTGGCCGAGGGCGCCAACGATCGGATCAGCGTGCTGGAGCGAACTGGCCGTGAGTCACAGATCAACTTCAAACCTGCTGTGATGTTGAAGTTCGCTGATAGCGCGTCAGTCGAGGCCCGCGTGCTTGCGGCCAGGACGCTGCCGGAGCGGTACGTTGCTCGGATGCGCGGTGACAAGAGCGCCGCTGTTCGTCACGCAGTCGCTCGCCGGTTGCCTGCGAGCCTGGTCAAGGAGATGCTGAAGCGCACGCCCAATGACGATGCACTTCGTGTCATCTTCCACGACAAGAAGTTGACAGAGGCCGGCCTGGCCACTCCCGACAAGAAAGACGAACCGTTTGACATGTACGGCGAAGAACCGTTGGGCGACACCGTCAAACAGGACGGCGCGGCCACTGACGAGGGCCTGAGCGACGCCTGGTACGAGACAACGGCACACAAGTTCATTCAGGACTATGGCGGCAATATCGAAGGACAATGGGAAGAGCCTGTCGTTCACAGGTTCTGTGCTTCGTCGAAAGCCACGTCAGGCGTGGAAATCGACGAGAAGAAGCTCTACAAAGAGATCATGAAGCAGCTTAAGGAGAAGGACGATCGGACTCTGGAACGCTATGCGTTGAAGGAGATCGCCCAGTCACTTCGTGAAGGCCTCGAGCCTGAGCTGCCGCAGCTCTTCTCAGAAGCGGTTGACCCGTTGGAAACGCTGCTGCACTCAGACGTCTCGGCCGCAGAGTACGTCAAGCAGGCCAACAAGCTGTTCAATGTCCGCGAGTCAGTGATGCCCAAGTCGCTACGCAAGTTTCGCGTTACGGAAGGACTCTCGGGTGATATCAAGATCCCATGCTTGGCCCGAGTGCCTGGCAACGGCAACGTCTCGCGGTTGGCGGAACGTGCCCTCGACCTCTACGTCAAGAACTGGAACATGCTTCAAGCGATGAACGGCGAGCCCGTCAGGATCAACTGGTCGACAAATCCTACTAAGGCAGGAATGATTTCGTTCAACGCTGAGTTGAGGTGAGACGATGAGGCGCCTCGCAGAAACACTTGAGGTGCAGGTGGTCGTCTCAGACCCGAACGTCTCAATCGTCCTCGACAACATGTGTTCAGAGTGGGGCGCGCTGCCCTACCCGCAGCTTTCGGTGTTGCTGGTCCACCTGAAGTTTCTAGCGATGGTTCACCAGAATCATCACTGGACCTCGAAGGGTGATTTGTTCTACGGTGATCATCTGTTGTTCGACAGGCTGTACACTGCCGTCGTTGAAGAGGTCGACTCGATCGCTGAAAAGGCAGTTGGCCTGGGCACGACGGAGAATGTCAACTTGGCGTTGCAGACGTCGCAGATCATGCGACTCGTGCAGGGTTACGGGATGTCGCAAATGATCCCACAGCCGACGGAGCTGGCCAAGCGCAGCCTACTGGCTGAAATGAACTTTCTCGTTGTCGTCAAGAATCTGGTCGACTCCATGAAGGAGGCTGGCACCTTGACGCGTGGCCTCGACAATTTGATCGCTGGCATCGAGGACAAGCACGAGGGCCACGTTTACCTGCTGAAACAGCGAATCGCCACCGGAGTCTAACATGAAGAAGTTGTTGGCAGCGCTGATCCTGGCGCTCGGACTCAGCGGTTGCGTGGTGGGCCACGGTGGCTATCCAGTTGCGTACTACGATTATCCGCCCGGCGCGATTTACGTGAGTCCTGGCGTCTACTATCATATGGGCGTCTACTACACTTGGCATTCGGGTTACAGGCGCTGGTACCCGCATCCTGGGTATGGACATCCTCACAGTGGCTTCCGCCGTCACTGAGCGGTCATTCAAAGGCCCGTAGAATATTCAAAAGAATGTCGTGGCTGTGGCCATCACTTGGCCGAAGGCCATTTGCCGGTTGCCTTGTGTTGCATCCAGGCCGCGAGTCCCTCAGGATTTTTGGCGCCAGCCTTCTTCGCCTTGGTGACCTTGTCCTTGAACTTCTTGGTTCCATTGATCCAAGACTTTGCGGCCTTCTTTGATGGGCCATTGCGCTTCTTGGCCTCGTTCACATCAGGCGTATAAGTTGCGCCGCAATCGTGGCACAGCAACTCGCCCGGCACGTCGGTCTCAATTGCGTACTGACCTCCACACTCAGGACAGGTCGGGAAACCGCCGGCCTCGAGCGCCTCGTTTCTCTCGTCTGGGACGCCTGGGACTGCGGGCGCATCACCGATGGGCTCGCCGAAGCGTTCAACTAGGATTTTGAACATGCGGCGCGCTGTCTCATCGAACTGTTGCTTCTTCATTGAACTAAATATCGCTTCCTGTGTTACATTGAGGGCATGGACAAGGCGAAGAGCAAAGCAGAACTCCTCATTGAGATGGCTACAATCCTCTACGAGGTCGATCCGATGGGTCTTCACTCTCCGCACGATGACGAGTACGAGAGTGAGGCGTTGTCAATCCTGGCGCGCTTCAACGAGGCGGGTTTTCAACTCGCAGATGCCGAGGAAGCAACGCCCATTGCGGTTCAAATGGTCTCCGACGTCTTTCAGTTTTGGTTCGACGAAATGTCTCGCGGAAGCGCCGGCATTGATTGGGAGCCCGTGTCAAGACGCTTGTTGATTGCGTATCTCGAAAGCTACCCGCGTAAAGGCAGTGTAGAGCACGTGACGATTGGATAGAATGGACGCATGAAGACTGTCCTCGTCACGGGAGCCGCTGGTTTTCTGGGTTCGCACTTGATGCTACATCACTTGAGGGCGGGTGACAAGGTCCTCGGCCTCGACAATTTCTGTTCGTCGAAGCCGGAGTCGATTCAGGTCGATGAGATCAAGAAGTTTCCGCTGGCGACGTTGATGTACTGCGATATCGCTGACGTCCATGGAGACAGTCGCTTTAGTCGCGTGATTCACGATTACGACACCGGGTCGATGCACTCGGTACGCTTCGACATCATCTACAACTTCGCCTGCCCAGCATCGCCGCCCATCTACCAGCGCATGCCCGTGGAGACCATGATGACCTGTACGCTAGGCGTCCAGAACGTCCTGGAACTGGCGGCATCGCATGGATCGATCGTGGTCCACGCTTCGACTTCTGAGGTCTATGGTGATCCCGAGAGTTCGCCGCAGGTCGAGTCATACCGAGGTCGCGTCAACTCCTACGGGCCCAGAGCCTGTTACGACGAGGGAAAACGTGCGGCAGAGGCCCTGTGCTATGACTACCTACATACCCACGGTGTCGACGCTCGCATGGTCCGGATCTTCAACACCTACGGTCCGCACATGGACCCATACGATGGCCGGGTCGTCAGCAATTTCATCGTCCAGGCCTTGAAGGGCGAGAAGTTGACGATCTACGGTGACGGTCAACAGACACGTAGCTTTTGTTACGTGGACGACCTGATCAAAGGCATTGTGACCTTGGGCGATCTGGGCAACAACCCGCGGATGCCCATCAACCTCGGCAACCCGCACGAGTTCACGATGAATCAGTTGGCGAAGGAGGTCATTCACCAAATCTACGGTGGGCGCGAGGCACCTCACCGCGATGTGGCCCGTTGGTTTGACTACAAACCGCTGCCTGTCGATGACCCGACGCAGCGTCGGCCCGACATCACCCAAGCCCAGAATCGTCTAGGGTGGGAGCCCAAGGTGCAGCTCGCAGAAGGCCTCAAACGTTCCATCGATTACTTCCGGAAGGTCATCGCCTAGATGTAAAACTGATCGCTTCCGGTTTACCATGACGACATGGTTCTTGCAGACATTGCTGCCGAGGTTGCCGCTGGTTGCATCGTTGTTTCATAGCTCGTCACCCAGCTGAAGCCCACCTGGAACAAGCTGCCCAAGTGGCTCCGCGTGCTGATACCCATTGGTATGGCCACGTTGCCGCAGATCGCCGACATGGCCGGCTTGGTACACACCAGATTTTCGTTCACGATGAAAGCGTGTACTACGAAATTAAGGGAAGGTGGTCTGACAAGGCGTGCTATCAGCTTGCACTGATGCGAATCAAGTTTCCTGAAGTGACTATCGTGGTCATTGACGGTGTCCAGTACCGTCAATTGGGTCTACAGTACCGTGACAAGGTAAGGTGGGAAGGTAAATGACGCAGCAAGGAAAGGAGGACGCCAAGGGAAGCTCGGTGCGAGTGCCCCGACGATTTGTCGGTTTGCACAACCACACGGGCTTCTCGTAATGCGCCCTTCGATGGTTTGGGCTATCCCGATGAACACTTCAAGTGGTGCATGGAGAACGGGCTCGATGGCCATGCCATCACCGAGCACGGGAACATGAACTCCTATGCCCACGCTCAACTGTGGGTCGAGGAGTGGGCCAAGGCCAATAAGGGAAAGTCGTTCAAGTACATTCCCGGCGTCGAGGCGTACTACCATCCCGACCTGGAGCAATGGAAGAAGGACGTCGAACTCGCAGAGCAGGCGAAGGGAGACAGGAGGGTTGCGGCCAAGCTTGCTAAGGAGCAGGAAAAGCTGCAGACCAAGATCATCGCCACCATCGATGAAAATGATGAGACTGAGGACATTGAGATGTCCAACGCCTTGACTGTCGAAAACGAGGAAGAGTCCAAATCGACCAAACACTTCAATCCCGTCAACCGACGGCATCACCTAGTCATTCTGCCCAAGAACCAGAAGGGCCTGTTGGCGATCTTCGCAGCATGTTCGAAGGGATTCTTGAAGGGCTTCTACAAGTTCCCGCGCATTGACCATGCTGTCCTCAAAGAGGCAGCCAAAGGCGGCGACATCATCGTCAGCAGCGCTTGTATCGGCGGCATGCCGGCGTACTCCATATTCCAGGAAATCCAACAGTACAAGTTTGACGAGCTCGACGCACGGTTGCTCAGTGACCCTGTGCTGCTCGAGAAATGCGTTGTCGCGGTGGGCAATACCTACCAGCACATGGTCGATGCAGTCGGCGAAGGAAACTACTTCCTCGAGCTGCAGTTCAATCGCCTACCGGCGCAGAACCTCGTCAACCGCGCGATCCTGGAGTTCGCTCGTCGCAATGGGCTCAACAAGCAGCTGATCGTCACCGGCGATGCTCACTACTATAATCCCGATCGTTGGAAGGACCGTGAGCTCTACAAGCGCCTGGGTTGGATGAACTACCAGGAGATCAATCCTGACGCGATTCCGAAGTCGAAGGATGAGCTGAAGTGTGAGCTCTATCCGAAGAACGCCCAACAGATGTGGGATGAGTACCAGCGCTCCAAGGAAGGCACCGACTGGTATGACGATGAAGTCGTCTGTGACGCCATTGAGCGGACTCACGATATCGCACACAGTGTCATCGGGGAGATTCCACCCGATCGTTCGCCCAAGTTTCCGACGAGGTTGTTGGTGCCCGAAGGCACGACCTCGTTCAATCACCTCATCTCGCTTTGTAAGGTGGGCATGGTGAAGCGTGGTCTTCAAGACAAGCCAGAGTATATCGCGCGCCTCAAGGAGGAACTCGGCGTCATTAAGGTGATGAAAAACTCTGACTACTTCATTTCCTACCAGAAGATCATGGAGCTGGCACGCAATGTGTGCCTTACCGGCCCAGCCCGCGGTTGTTTCGTTCCTGAGACGCGGGTTCTAATGGCTGACGGCATGCATGCTCCCATTGGCACCATCAAGGTGGGCGACGTTATCAAGGATGCATATGGTGTTGATCAGATGGTGACTCAGATCTTCAGGTATCAGGTTGATGAGGAGCTGCTAGAACTCGAGTTTGATGACGGTAAGAAGATCAGGTGCACCAAGGAGCATAAGTTTCTGACGAAGAATCGTGGGTGGATTGAAGCACAACACTTGACTGAAGATGATGACCTAATCGAGGTTGAATGAAACTCAACTAAGTTTACCTGATCCTCGTCAAATGTCTATTAGACAGGGATCTCAAGGCTTACATGAAGAGAGCGAACGCATATCATGAAGCTCAGAAGTAAGACTGTCGTACCGTATAAGGGTGAGGTCGTAGACCTGTGTGTGGAAAACAGCCACACTTACAACGTGGAAGGTATTGCAGTCCACAATTCGGGCGGTGGCTCTCTGGTCGCCTACGTCCTATACATCACCGACTTGGACCCGTTGTTCTGGGACCTGCCTTTCGCGCGATTCCTTAGCGTTCACAGGTGTCTGTCGCCAGACACAAAGGTATTGATGTCAGATGGTTCGTCGTCCGCGCTTCGAGACGTGAAAGTCGGTGACAGCGTTGTCTCACAGGATGGCTCACACCGTAAAGTTACGTTCACCATGACCACAAAACATGAGAAGACGTACCGCGTGAAGGTGAATGGTACTACGTTCACGTGTTCTGAAAATCATGTGTGGTTGACAGTGGGTCCTGATGGACAACCTGTGAAGAAGTATACATCTGAGCTGTCGACGAGTGACGAGCTGTACACGTACCACTATGAGCATCATTGAGAAACAGTGTAAACACTGTGGTATTATGTTTCAGTTCAACTATGAGCCCAACTGCAAGGGTTCTGGTAGTAGGCTCCATCGCCCGTACTGCACTGATGAGTGTGCCGTCGCTCACAGGAAGCTGATGTCACACGCTCCCATGCCCTCGAGGCTTGTGAAGACGTGCGTCGAGTACGGCGATGAGTTCTACGTTCCAAAGTGTCACAACAACAGAAAACTATGTTCGAATGCGTGCAGGCACAAGTACACTGCGAAAGCGCTGACAAAGAATGAGCTCCGTACACTGACATGTGTACAGTGTCTAGGCACTTTCTCAACGAAGAACGTCAATCGCAGGTTCTGTTCACCCAAATGTTTCGCTGCATCGAGGTTTGACCGCCACACGTTGGTATGCGAAGTTTGTAGCGAACCGATCGTCACCAAGAAGAGCTACGTGCCGCGGTTCTGTTCCAAACGGTGCACCCGCGAGGCACAGTCACGTGATATGGTTGCTTCACATGTGAACGGACGCTCGTGTTTTCGTTCCGACATCCTAAACAGCCCGTACTTCAAGAGCTCGTTCGAAGCCGACTACTACAGATATTGCTTGCACCTCGGTAAGATGCCATTCTATGAACATAGGTCTTTCCATGTTGTCATCGATGGCAAAGAGAAGTGTTACACTCCAGACTTTTGGTTCAGTGATGAGGACCGATACGTGGAGTTGAAAGGTGTGCGAGAAGGCAAATCGCGTTTCTCAAAGTTGCTTAACTCAAACGCACGTTCACGGGAAGTCGTTGTGGCGTCTGGTCAGCGCATCGACGTCGTGTACATGAATGACTTCTATGGTGAACTTCGTCGACAAGGTTTGTACCATACGATTGCCAATCTAGAGCACAGGGACTATGCAGGAACCCAACATCTCATCAGCAAGCACGGCCAAAATTGAAGCTATCGAGGTTGTCGATGAAAGTGTAGAACTCATCGACATCGAGGTCGAAGGCCAGCATACGTTTTGGGTGTCCAACAACGATAGCGATTGGGTGCTGACACATAACTCTGGTGCTCCTGATATCGACTGCGTCCACGAGGACCATCTTGTCGTCATGACAGACGGCACTCATAAGCGAGCTGTTGACATCATTGTCGGCGACGTCGTCCTGGGAGGCGATGGAATGCCACACGCAGTAACTGCGACCTATGCTAGAAATTTGCGGCCATTCGAGGACGCTGTCTGGGTCAGAGTTAGGGCCAATGATGGTACGTTGGGCCACATTTTGGTGGTGCCCGGTCACAAATTTGTCAGAGCTGACGGCGTCATCGTGTACTGCCGCGACCTTAAGGTCGGAGATGAATTGATGGCATCATGCGGCAGCGTTGAGGTCGTATCGATCGAGCACGGTGGTTGGGGCTCTTCCAACGCTAGATACGTCGACCTGACTGTTGAAGACGATCACAGATTCCACGTGGTACCGTTCAATACGTCCATTCTAAGTGGAGGTGATCCATCACATGACGTCGGTTATTGCATGGGCGTCATTCCTGGCACGTTCCTTGCGTGTGGCGAAGGAGACAATTTTTGCAGCGATTGGTGCGCGTCTAAGAGAAGAACAGACCACAGCGAGCGCAACTATGAAATTTGAGCTGGAGTTGGGACCGTGTCCGAGCAACGTTGATGCGGTGCAGCTTACAGACAACGGCGATTCTGCCGAGCAGATGATGTGATAGTGTCTGGCCTGGAAAGAATAGCTCAGACGAGAGCTGCAGAAAATCCTGAATTTCAAGATTGTCAGGTCAAACTGCGCGTTAAAGGGTTTGAGCACGATTTGGCCCCCATACTATGGGGCTACGTCGTGCGATGACGCCGACGCCGACGAGCGCACAATTGACGCCATCTTCTGGCTCAAAGAAAATGCGTCCTCAAAGTTTGACGATGACATTAGCGTCACGCTGTGACGTCTAAGACGTAGCGAGAGTTGCTACAGCCATAGATGCGATAAACGCCGGCAGCCTCCGCTACCTGTTTTTCTGTTAGACCTTGCTTCTTGTTGGCTCGGTACTTGAACCTGTCGTAACGATGCATGAAGTCAGTCCACCAGAAGCGAGCGACTGTGGTACCGTTGAACTTCATGCCTGAGGTGGCATAACCGTTTCCTCCCAAGCGATTGTCTGAGTAAGACATCAACCTCGCTGCATTGTTTTCTCTTGCTATAGCTTTTGCCTTTGATAGCAATTTTGACACCCCGCCTCGTACATGTGTGCCAAGCTTGAAGCACAGGCGAGCGATCTCAATCGTCGTTCTGTCTGCCCCATTTCGTGCCCACCTAAGGCTGCAGGCGCCTACGATTTCGCCCGATGAGGTTACCAATCGCACGGCAAATTGGGCCCTCACGTGACCGTCGAGGTGGCACTGATTGATGAATTCTCGAACTTCTTCGGGCTCGCAGCGTTCTGCTTTCAACTTACGCGCATCGACTTTGGTAGAAAACCCAAGGCGATGGCGCAACATGCTTTCGATTATCGGTCGTTTGTCGCGCCACTCATCCTCAAATAACGTGAAAAGCGATACGCCGGCTTTGAGGGACAGCAATCTCTTCTTTTCCGCGTGATCGTGCTCAAATCTATTGGCGGCCTCGCTGTGCCAGTATAGGCCATTGCACTCGATGGCAAACATGCGCGATGGAATGAGTATGTCGAGCTCCATTCCGCCGAGCGTCTTACGATCGCTAAGGACTGCGTCAGGTGCCAGCGTCTGGATAAATGCGTAGACGTCCTGTTGCCACCTGCTCGTTTTGTCTGACCAAGGCGGAAAGCAGGTGGGACACTTGGCCTCGTTGTTGAACACTGCGCCAACGCAACGCTCAAATATTGTTGAACATATCGTGCATTCGATGCGCGCTTTGGTGACAGTATCGACATATTCGTCAATGAGTTTAAGCTGCTTTTCTTTGAGGCGTTTTTGTACCTCGTCGTGCGTCAGCAACTTTGCCTTGCGCATTTTTTCAAGCGTTACGTCGCTAAAGAATCGTCCTTTCAACGAAGCGCTGATCTTCTTACTGCGAGATTCAATGATGCTAGACGTATCCTTTGTCAGGCCAAGTGACCAGCCGCTGTGCGTTGCATAATACCTCCGCAGGCTGTCGCTGATTTTTGCCGCCTTTTGTTTAAGGCTTTCGTTGTTTTCCTTTGTCTTGTCGGAGTTGTGGTGACCGTGTTCCTTGTAGTGAGCTCGCATGTTTGCAGCACTGGCTGACATGCGTTCGTCATTGTCTTTCGTCAGGCCTTTGTTCCATGACGAGGTGCCCTTGGACGCGTATGCGTGTTTTCGGCTACAACGTGGACACCGTTCGGGGTATCCTTTTTCTTGATCGATGAACCTGACCCAGTCGCAACAATCGATGCACGTCTTCCTGCACCCTGGGTACCTTGTTTCATACACAACGACGGGTGATTTTTGGTGCGTTTTTGTGCAGTGCAATGTCAACTTACGCCCGCTGTCATATGACGCCTCACACCACGGACACGCGTAAGTTGACACCTGTTTGGGAGGCCTGGCGTCTTCTCGCCTGTGTCGTGCCTCGTGGATCTTCAATGCTCGTAGCGTTTCGTGGTTTCGACCACAACGAGCGCATGTAAATTCAACTGTAGTTGAGTTAGGATTCATGTGATGGTCGTTCATTCATTTTTGGCGTCCAACAAGAGCGTCGTTGTTCACAACACCGATCTTGCCAGGCGAGATGAGGTTCTTGATGAACTTCGAAACTTTTTTGGGTGGGAAAACGTCGTTCCCATCAGCAATTATAACTGTTTCAAACTAAAAACGCTTGTAAAGGATATCGGCAAGTTCTACGGCATCCCATTCGAGGAGACCAACGCTGCCACGCGGACCGTCGAGGACGAGGTCCGTAAGGCGACGATGAAGGAAGGCGACGACAAGAATCTGTTCGTCTTGACCTACGATGAGGCCATGGCCTTCCACTGCAGGGCTCCTAAGGGCCCGGAGTCGAAGTCCATCTGCCAGGGCTGTAGCCCAGAGTGTAAGCAGCCGGTCAGCCCGTCGTTTCGCGGCTTCATTGAGAAGTACCCGGTCGTCGCCGAGTCGATCAAGATCCTCTTCAAGCAGAATCGTAGTCTCGGTCGTCACGCGGGTGGTGTGCTGATTGCAGACGATTTGCCCAACAAGATGCCTTTGGTGACGTCCAAAGGCAAGGCCGGCGTCCGCGAGCCACAGTCACCTTGGGTCGAGGGCGTAAATTATAAACACCTTGAGAAGATCGGAGAGTTCATCAAGTACGACCTCCTAGGTCTAGAAACGATGCGGCTCATCGAGCGCGCCATCGAGCTCATCATCAAAAAGGAACGACATGAAAGAGGGTGGTTTGAGATCCAACTCGACGATGGAACGACACGAGGCGTCTACGGCGACCAACGAATCGTCACCAGCAACAGGGGCACCATCCTTGCGAGGGAGCTCGGGCCCGGCGATGACATCGTGTCCTTCGAGGTGCCCACAGTGCAATGATCCATTGCGAAAAGCTAGCCTAAATTCGCTCCGCGCACATCTCCTTAAAAAGCACGGGCTCAATGCGGAGGCTGCGTACCTTCTTTTTCGAGAGCACCCTGGACCGTGCGTTCAGTGTTCAGGGCCGGTCAAGTTCATGACCTTTCAAACGGGATATGAACGTCTCTGTGGAGTTTGTAGCAAGAAGAACTCTCAAGTAAGAGGTGCGCTTAGCCGGAAATCAAAATCATTGCCTGCATGGAACAAGGGGCTGTCAGAAACAACGTCTGAATCGGTTCGAAGGGCCGCACAAGGTTGTCGTGATTTCATCAAAAAACACGGGCACTGGAGAACAGGACAAACTAAAGAAAATAATGAATCTATCACAAGAGCTGCGCATAACATCTCTCGAGCATTGACTGAAAAATGGCAAGTAGAAAAACACTGGACGCAGCACGGTCAGACGTCAGAAACTGACGATAGGATCAAACGGCGATCAGAACGGATCGGCGAAGGCGTTCGCTTGAATCATTGGTCTCGGAACGCTAATTCTGAAGATATCAAACGTTCGATCATCGAGACTAGAAAACGCCTTATCGAGAACGGCACTAACTCTCCTTTTCGGTTGTCTCTCGAAGAGGTCGAACGGCGAGTTGATGCACTGCGGTCGAGGTGGAACATCGAAAAATTTGAGTTTGCTGGATACTCAACACCGGTGCATGTGACATGCGTCAGTTGTAACGTACCTGATATTGTTCCCTTTAACGTCCTTTACAAGGGAAAGGTGTGTTCAACGTGCTACCCGGCTAATTTCTCTCGCTGGCATCGTGAGGTGTTCGATTTCTTCGTCAAGCTCGATTCGAACGCCATCGCCAACGACAGACAGTCAATCGCGCCTTATGAGCTGGACATCGTGTCAGGTAACGGAAGGATTGCCATCGAGTGCAACGGTGTCTATTGGCACAGTGAGGCGACCGGTACTCCACCATCGTATCACCAAGACAAGTCGACTCGCGCTCTTGAGCGTGGTGTGTCGTTGCTACATATCTTCGACGATGAATGGCACCATGATGTAAAGAAAAACATCATCAAAAGCATGATCAGGGTAAAGCTTGGTCTTGCTACTCGCGTGATGGCACGAAAGCTACATCTTCGCAGCGGTCGTCCAGCCATCACCGCTCAGTTCATGGCGAACAATCACCTCGATGGAAACACTCCTTCGTCGCATTCGTTCTGGCTAGAGGACATTGCTGGAAACATTATTTGTGCATTGACATTGCGAAAACCGCACCAGCAGACTAAGTGGGGATCTAAGACAATTGAATTGGCGCGGGTTTCAACGGCCCGCGATACCATCGTCGTTGGAGGCATGTCGCGGTTGATCAACGCTGCCAGGGATTGGTCACGTGAGCATGGTTACCAAAAAATGATCACATACCGTGACATGAGGTTGGGTGGCACTGGCCGGGCGTATGAACTATCTGGTTTTAGATTTGATCACATGACGCAGCCTAGGTTTTGGTGGACGGACGGACAAAATCGTATCGATAGATTTGCTGTCAGGGCGATTCCGGGGATCGCATCACAAGAAGAGATGGCGATGGAACACAGGCTTTTTAAGATCTTTGGTTGCTCCAACGCGGTGTACGTTATGGACCTGTGAAAGTACCTTTACAAAGACATGGCAAAAGTCGTTGCTAACGTTGACGCACATACAAATGCGGTATCATTCAATGACATCAAGACCTGGTTCGAGCAGCACATGCACCCGGCCGTCATTGATTTCACCGATCCCAAACCTTACGAGGTCTACGAGAAAGGCAAGTGGGCAGGCATCTTCCAGTGCGTCGACCAGGACACGGCAGTGCTGATGGGCGATGACTCGTACAAGTTGATCAAGGACGTCCATGTCGGTGACGAGGTGACGGTCTTCGATGAAGTCAAGCAGCAGTTCACCACATCAGTCGTCGACGTCGTTTACGACCAAGGACCCAAGGAGTGCATCGAGCTCGTGTTCGACGACGGCAAGAAGCTTGTCTGCACCGCTGATCATCCCATCTTGACGAAGAATCGCGGGTGGGTTGAGGCACAGCACCTAACCGAAGACGACGAGTTGATTGGGTCTAGCAGTGGTTACGAAGCTCGTGGATTGACGTGAGGCGGGCGTTTTGGTCGCAGGTTTCGCCGCGACCGTGGCCATGTCGCCTTACAGAGACGCAACAGGCCCACGACTCCGCAACATGTGATTGTACGGACGCGCTCCGCTCATCGTAGCGCCCCTTTGTACTTTCTGCACTCAGCGGGCAACGGGAACGGAAAGAATGGCGTCGTCGACCTGTATGACAACTGGCGTCATTGCATGGACGAGGGCTTCAGCGAGGAGGAGATCAGGATCCAGCTCACAAGAGAGGCGTACATGATCTTCCATCGTCAATGACCGACGTTGGAGCTCTTTAAGCGGGTGTACGTGGAAGTCAAGGGCTGGTGGCGTGATGATGCTAGGGAGAAGTTTGACGCATTCGTAACGTTGCATCCGACGCTCAAGTGTGCACTTGTCAGTGGATATGACCTACAGTTGCTAGAAAAGAAGGAGACGACGCTTGAAGCTTGTGTCATCACGCAGCGTGGGTAAGCGCCACGTCTACGACATCGAGGTGCGAAATCATCATAATTTCGTCGCTAACGACGTCGTTGTTCACAATTGCACGGGCCAGGGCGCTCAGCGACTCTTTGTCAAAGGCAAGCCCAAGAGCATCATCGACATCGCGACGCTGACCAGCATCTATCGCCCGGGTCCCTTGGCCGCCAAAGTCGATCGACTGTACTTGGAGGCGAAGAATGACGGCAAGGAGTTGGAGTGGGGCGATCACCGCGTCAACGACATCCTGAAGAAGACATACTCGTGTTTGACGGGTGACACACATATCCTTACTGAGCAAGGTGAGGTTCCCATTAGACAAATCGTTGAACAAGGAATGGTGGGAACTAAGCTTCCGTCATACAATGAAATGACGAAGACCGTCGAGATGGACGAAGTTGTCGCTGTCGCCTCAAACGGCGTACGTGACATCATCGAGGTTGAGCTGGAGGGTGGAGAAACTTTGTCTTTGACTGAAGATCACCTTGTCATGACGCCTCGTGGTTGGGTGCAAGCAGGTGAACTGACGTCTGAAGACGAGATTTTGGGAATGAAGTACTGAAACCAGGCTACTTCGTCGTGCCATCACTCAACCTCATCATCGAGTACGACGGCGACTATTGGCACAGTAACCCAGCGAAGCATGAACTAACACCTGCGATGAAGAAGCAATTTAGGCTTGATCAATTATGGACGCTTGCCACAAGAACTTGAGGCTTCACGGTGTACCGCGTCTGGGAGTCTGATGCCTTGAACTATCACCTCAAATTGAGGACAATTTAGACATGAAGATTGATGATTTTGAAGAGGAGTTGCTTACGTCGTTCAAGAACTTTATCAACACGATGAAGTCACATACGGCATTTGGAAAGCGTGATGATCTCACGTATGCCGACTGGTTCGACACATTTCGAGCTTATGAAGAGGTCGGAAATGATATGGAGCTCGAATACCATGGTCAACGTGTTTTGAGTGTTGATGGACCAGTGTGCCAACTCTGCGCATCATCATTGAACATGAAAGAAAAATGATATGAGCGCAGATCTTTACACTAGCGAGATCGATGACGATGTTTATGGATCTCTAACGCTAGAGATGAACGTTCATGGGAATTTGCGAATCATTGCATATGATCCTGGGACTAGAGATTTGGTAGGTTGCTGTCAGTTTCCACCCTCGCATGAGGGTTTCAACGAAGCCCAACGATTGATCAACGCTTTGCAAGAATGGATGCGTCATGTGGGGGAAAATCTCAACCCTTGCCGAGTCGTTCTAGGCAGTGATGCTTTGTCGCGCTCAATGTCATTACACATTGTTTGTCAGACTCATCGTGAAACGGAGCGTAAGTGATGCCTGACGTAGTTCCCGTCAAGATCCGTGCGATCAAGCGTGTTCCTGCACAGCCTGTGTACGACATCCAGGTCAAGAAGAACAACAACTTCTTCGCAAATGGCCTTCTCGTGCATAACTGCATAATTTTTCAGGAACAGGTGATGGAACTCGCCGAGAAGGCTGCCGGCTTCCCGAAGGACAAGTGTGACGAGGTCCGTCGCGCAATCATGAAGCGCAGCATCTCGGGCGGTGAGGCGGCAAAGAAGGCAGCCCAAGAGACCCGTGACGGGTTCGTCAAGGGTTGCATCGCCAACGGTTATACCGAGAAGGTGGCCAACAACCTCTACGACAAGATTCTGTACTTCGCGGGCTACGGCTTCAATAAAAGTTTGTACTTTTCGGAACCAGTAAATACCTTTTTTTCAGACGGCACGTTCAAAGAGACAAAGCAGCTTCAACACATCGAACCCGGCGACCTGGTCATGTCTCGTGATGAGAATTCAGGTAAAAACATCCTCGTCCCTGTTGTTGCAAAACACGACCACGGTGAGCTAGACTTGGTAGAAGTGGAGTTGGTGACCGGAGAGAAGGTAAAGTGCACGTGGGATCACAAGTTCAGGACGAAGGAGACAAACGAGATGTTGCCCCTGTGGATGATTGCCGAACGGGGCCTCAGCATCGTTGTGACCGATGTAGCAGGCTCTTCGTCTACCTGAAGGCCTACGAAAAACACCAAGCTAGGTGCCAAGGATTCATACTCGGTGACAGTGAGAGTGTCACATGCCAAGTCTGTGGCTTCACGGGTAAGGCACTGGCAAAGCACTTGTCGGGGACGCATGGTATGAGCAAAGAAGAATACCTGAAAGCGTACCCGACTGCCGCAATCACATCGAAAGTCTCGACAGCGCGTTTCAAGCATCGTGGGCAGAATTTCGCCTGGCTCAAACGAGCGAAGGCACGCGGTGATGATTTGACTGCCTACAAGGAAAAGATGGGCCGTGCGGTCAGTGAGGCCATCACGAGCAATCCGGGCGAGAGGAAACGTCGCTCTGAACTAATGGGAGAACTTAATCGACGACCTGAAGCCCGTAAACGTTCATCAGACGTTGCAAGACTAACGTCAACCCGGCCTGAGATACTCAAGGCACGTGCTGAGCGCCTGGCCCGTTGGCGTGAGTTGAACCCCGATGAGTTCTACGAAAAGTGCACAAAAGCTGCACATGCTATTTGGCATAGCATTCCGGAATTAGCGTTGTTTGATTTGTTGAAAAACGTTGAAGGTTATGATTTTGTTCATAATCAGGTCGTCAAGTCAGTTGCTTTTCCAAACAAATCTAAAAGAAAGCAAGTTGACATTGCCGATCGATCAAGACACATTTATGTTGAATTTGATGGAATCATCCATTTTAATGCACGTATTAAAGGCGAGGATAATTTTGAACGAGTGAAGTGCATGGATGCAATGCTTGATGATTACATCACTAAACATGATTGGACACTCATTCGAATTTCTTACGATCAGTTCTCATACAAGGATGGCGGTCGCTTCGAACCTGATTGCTTGAAAAAGCTTTTTGAGATCCTGAAAGATCCTCGACCTGGCGTTCATCGGATAGGAAAAGCGTATGAAAAGACCGCCGTTTGAAATCGCACTGAATGACATTGCCCAACGCATGGGTCTGAGTCCGATCGAACTGTTACGGGCCGCGGCACGTTACCGACGCAAAAGCGAAACGAAGGTTGAACTCCAGCCGACTGACGAGTACATTGAAGAAGAGTATGCTAAAGCAATGCTTGATGAACCGAACGCAGGAGCGATCGAAGACCTGTTGAAGGACCTGCTCACATGAGTAACATCAAGTCTATCACACCCGTGGGTCGACACCAGACCTATGACCTCGAAGTCGATCACCCGGATCACCAGTTCTATCTCGCTAACGGGATACTGACGTCTAACAGCCATGCAGTGGCATACGCCATTGACAGCTTCTGGTGCGCCTGGCTGATGACATATCACGAGGAGGAATGGCTGTGTGCCTATCTCGAAAGCATGTCGCACACTCCTGCTCAACGTGCTAAGGCGTTCAGCGAGGTAAAGGCCTTGGGCTATCAGATCGTCCCGATCGACATCAACCTGGCGGGGCTCGGGTGGACCGCGCTGCCCGGCAAGAAGTTGATGCCGTCGATGACGTCCTGCAAGGGTGTCGGCGACTCGGCGGTCGAAGAGATCATGGCCAACCGTCCCTACAACACTATCGAGGAGTTGCTGTGGGATGACAACTTCGAGTGGAAACACAGCAAGTTCAACAAGAAGGCGATGGAGGCCCTGGTCAAGATCGGTGCCTTCGGCAGTATGGACATCGTGGGCGAAGGCAAGGTCTTCAACAACTATCATCACATGCACGAGGTCCTCTTCGGTTCTCACGTGGAGACCGTGACCAAGAAGCGCAAGGGCGTCGAGGTCACCGAAGAGGTCGACATCGATCACGGGGCGTTGATCAAGCGACACCCGAAGTCTGACCCGCACGAGGGCCTTAAGAACTTCTACCAGTTGGTCAGGGACTACGCTGACATCGAGGACTGGTCGTCTTCTGAACGTGCTCAAAATATGGTCGACGTCTTCGGTGCTTTGGACGTCACCGCCATGATTGACATCGAAATCTTGGCTGCCTTGGAGAAGAAGGGCGTCAATAGCATTGACGACCTGGAGCACGGTGACACGGCGGTCGTCTGGTTTGTCACGGCCCCTGTTGCTGCAAAGAAGGGTGGCAAGCCGGTGACGGGCATCAAGAAGAAGACCCGCAATGGCAAGGAATATGTGCAAATCTTTGCGGTTGGACCCACTGGCAAGGCCACGAAGATTTCTGTCTGGGGCGGCAAGGAGCTTCCTGACCCCTTCATCCTGTGTTGTGCCGAGGTCAAGAGGGACGACTTTGGCGCGTCGACGACGGTCTGGAAGTTGAGGGAAATCACGTAAACATAAAACCCATGTACACCTACGAACAGTTGATCGAGAAGATAGTCCGTGCCAAGGTCTCGCTGGCAACCACCGCGGGCACTCGGACTCGTGCCCAGCTGAATGCGATCACGAGGGCTACGCTCCGTGCAACTGTGGGGCCACGGCACACAACAGTCATATCTCTGCGTCTTTGGAGGACCTGAAGCTATGAATGACGAGGGCGTGCCCAACGCGGACGCACTCCGACAGTGGGCCGAGGCTTGGGAAGCCGCTGAACAACAGTGGGAAGAGACGATGGAGAGGACGGAGCGCGACAACAGGTGCCTCGAGGAAGAAAGGATCGCAGATGAGTCGACGCGGCATCGTGATAACGCTACAGGTCTCTCTCCCAACTTGGGATAAAGAAAAGAACCAGTGGATGTTGCCTCCTCCCAGCGTTAAGCTGGCGCGGAAGCTACGCATGGCCCTCAGCAATGACATGACAGAAGCCTCGGAGGAAGAGATCGAGGCGTATGCCGTCCAGCTAGCTGAGGACTTCAAGAAAGAAGTCACGCTTGATGAGTGGAGTGGATTTTTCCGCGGGATCATCGAGCGAGTTCGTGACTATGATCGCGAGGGTCACGAGCGACGTGCTAGATTTAGCAACATCTCCCCGGGCATCGGCAACCGCAAGGACGACGTTTAGCCGTCAATCGGCTCCCAGATCTGGCTGTGATCCGAGTCAGCCTTCTTGACCTTGAGCTTGCCGTCGTCCGTCTTGGAAATGACTGCCTGCTCACCGGCCGAGAACTGCGTGTCTTGTCCGGCCACGTAGGCTTGACCTTTCAATCGCGTCGCGGCCGGGTGACCTTTGAATCGGCCGTAGATTTTGTAGGTCGTCTTCGGACCCTTGGCTGCCGTGGGCTCAATCGCTGCAGCTGCGGCGGGCGCGGCAGCTGTTGCCTTCGACGGCGGCGACTTCTTAATCGGCGGCGCCACGTTTTCTGGTGCATTTTCCTCACGGGCGCCCGAGGCCGTCGTCATCAACGGGAATGCGGTCAACAGGTACCTGTCGCCATACTTGACCATCGCCATGTTGTACGGGTGACCACCGCTACCCGGAGCATGGACAGCCTTGACGTATGTGACCTCGGCACCGCGCTTCAAGGCAACCTGAGGTAGGTTCTTGGTGTACGTCTCACGGCCATTCGGGCTCGTGAACTTCCAGTAGACCGCGCCCTTGGTGCGCATCCTGGACGCACGGCTGCGATTCGGTGACAACTTCGTGTACTTGCCACCGCGGATGACGGGCTCGGAAGAGTAACGATTGACCTCGATCTCTTCACTTTCGATCTCGTCATTTTCGCGGCCGGTGATGTCAAAAGCCGAGACATCATTGCTGATGTAGTACGTCCTGCCCGGGCGTGCGCCGGCCGAGCCGACCTCAGAGCGCCTTGGCTCAACGCTGCCACGAACCTTGTTCAGGGCATGCATGGCAGCAGCCGCGCCCGCGGGCGTCAGCTGGAACAGCGCGCCCTTGTCGATACCCGGCGGTGCCCAGTACCAAGCTGAGCCGCTGGCATTGATGCCTCGCACGGGTTCCTTGCCGTGTTGAGTGCTCTTCCACAAATCGTGGCGTCGAACCAGGCGACCCATCCAGTCAAACCATGCTGACTCGATTTCTTCGCGGGTGGCGTGGCCGTTGTTCTGCAGCAAGAAGATGACAATGAACTCGTCAGACTTGAGAGACTTTGTCGAGATGTCGCGCCAGGAGGGATTCATGATGTCCTGGTTCTCGTTTTCGTCGCTGAGCTCTTCCAACAAGATCCTACGCATGCCCATCGCAGCCTTGACATAGGCCTCAGCGACCTTTAGGGACTTCAGAGTCTTGCGAGCGACCCTCCTGACGAAGTTGTCGCTGTCTTTGGTCAAGGCCTGCAGGACATCGTTGCCGACAGCGGCATTTGACGCGGCAGCCGCGCGGATGGCGACGGCCTCATCGCGGGATAGCTGTTTCAGAACATTAACGGGCGTGTTGGGGTTAGCAGCCACCGCGGCCCGCGTAGAAGTCGACTCATCACCTGCGAGGACAGCTAGGTCCTCCTTGGGCGTGACCGGATTGTGGGCCACCGCAAAGCGGTAGGCGTGATTCTTGCTGAGGGCGAACTTGCTGGCATTTGACGCTCCGATCGACGGGTTCTGCAATAGCGCCGTCCTGATGTCGGGCGTGACCGACTTCCACAACAACTCGACAGTGTCAGAGTCGATGTTCGACTGCTTCAACAACTTGATCAAGAACTGCGTCGACAACTTGTCACGGAGCTTAACGATCAAGGCACCTAGGTGAGCCGGTGGCAGGTTGGGTGCCTTCATGATGTTCTTCAGGTCGTATTCGTCAGTGACGGGGATCAACATGAGCTGCTCGGGCGTCAAGTTCAGTTCGTCAATGTGTCTCAACACCTGACCTGCGACGACGTGGTAATGTGAAGCAGAGCTGCTTTCCACGGCTTCCTTGAACTGCTCAAGCGTGTAGCGCCCGCTTTTGATCAAGGCCCACCATGCATCGTGTTTTGCCATGTCATTCTTGAAGTTCGGAATGACCTTAACGATCTCGTCCTTCAATGCGTCAGGAGCGCGTGGATTCTCCATGATGGCCGCGATGACGGCCTCGTTGCCGCTCTTCACCAACTGCGTGAAGTTCTCTTCTGTCAGGTTGGCATGTTCGATGGCCCGCTTGATGTAGTAGCTGTTGCCGCCATCGCCGATCTTCTGAATGAAGAACATCGCCGCATCGGGCGTCAAGTTGCCGATGTTGTCGCTGAGCGCATACATCAAGAATGAAAGCATGTACTTGTCTTCTCCGGTCTCGACCTTCTTCGCCGCGAGATCATAGACCTTCTGCACCACCCGCAACGTCATCTTGGCACTCTTGGCGATTTTTTGTAGCGCCTGCGAAGACACGTCTTTGCCCGCCATCAGGTCATTGACATGCTCCTCAACCGCGCGTTGTTCGTCCTCAACCTCACGGGTCAGTGGGACCTTCTTGACGTGAGCCTCAATCTTTGACCAGATTGCCGGCCACTCGACGCCCACGTGTTTAGCAACTGTCGATACCGGGACTCGTTTGTCAGAGGCATCGTAGGCCTCATTATTGCGGCCCGCCTCGTCACGAATGACGATGGCGTACTTGGAACTCGGAGGCGGGGGTGTGGTCTGCAACTGCGTCTTGTCAATGACGAAGTAGAACTTGTTGTTGCTGGTTGAATACGTCGAGAAGTAGTTGTGGCTCGTGGTCGCTGCAATGCACCACTTGGTTCCGATGCCGTACTTGCAGGAGGCTCCCATGGTGTGAGGACGGATGACCAACCAGTGATCATCATTGTAGATCACGTCAGAATCAGCCTTGGCCTGCTTGGACTCCTGGCTCTTCGACTTGCCACCCAAGGCCTGGACAGCGGTCTCGATGGCGCTGGGATCTTCATACTGGTTGATGTCCTTCTTCTCGAGTCGCTGCTTGTTGCCGTCGAACAATCGCATGTTCTGGACGACGACGTTGACTGAAAAGCCATCGTCGACCTGCTTGGCACACCACATCAGGTACTTGTTGTTGGACCCTTGCGGCTGATTCTCGACTAGGTCATCGAAGTCCTCGTCGGAAATGTCAGGGTACCGTTCACGGGCGTCTTCTATGCGGCCTTCGACGAGAATCTCAACGTAGCTTTCTAGGATTGACTCGCGCAATGTGCCCAGGGTGACCTTCATGCATGGTAATTATTCCCTCCATCGTGCGGGTGCACGCCTAAGTGTAAACCGAGGGCGTACTAAAGTACTTTCATGTCATGTCGTCGAATGATGATATTGTCAAGGTCACCTGTCCTGAGTGCGGGGCACCTCACTGGGCGTTCGACCCACAAAAGTGGCACACCAATCGTGGGTTGCTGTGCAGTCCGTGTTGGGTCCGAATTCGACCAGGAATCATCCAAACGATCACAAACTCCCTACAGGAACTCTACGACAGTAGCAAACCATGAAGCAGCAGGTCCTCTTCGGCTGCGGTTGGCCGCCTCGCCCGAATCGCACGGATCCCGAGGTGCTCGAGCGCCTGCTCGATGCCCTGATGCCACGCGTCATTCAGTGGATGAAGTCCGCGGGCGATGACACCGACAAGTTTGAGAAATCCTACCTGAAGGAGATCCATGATGACCTGAGAAGTGCCGTCAGGTTCGACGACGATGCGTACGACATTGCCAAGATGTTGGACAACATTCACTACTGGGAGGTTGATCACGAGCTCCTCCACCTCTTGGAGGATGTAGCTTACATGCGAATCAAGGCTCACAATTCTCTGATCGCGGAATGGGTAAACCACCATGGGGTTACTCCCAAATATTCTGTGGGCCAACGTGTGACCTTTAAGCACCGTGGCAAGGACCAGGTGGGTGAGGTGTCGAAGGTTGAGGAACAGCTGGCGCAGTACGTGGTCTTCTGCGAGTCCCTGGGACACGTGCGCAAGGGCGTGGGCAGTCACGGGCTCTACGTGAACTATGAAAACGTGCAAGATGCGCCCGAGCTGAACACGCCGATTCCCACGGTTTAAGATAATCGGCATGGCGTAACGCGGGATAGAGTTTCGTGTAGTAACAGATGTTGATTTCCCAAGATTGTATTTGATCTTGCCCGTCAAGATCCAGACGTAATCTGGAAGGAAGTAAATGAAACAATCACTAACGTTTTTTGTCGGACCAGATCGTTGTGGTAAGACCGAGATGGCCCGCGAGCTTTCGCGGGTAACTGGCATTCCGTATTTCAAGGCGACCTCAGAATACACCTCATTTCTAAGCTCGCGGGTCACCAAGAACGACAAATTCTTGAATCAACTGCGTTTCGCAGATCCCCGTGTATATGACCTGTTGAAGCAAACGGGCTACAGTGTCATCTTCGACCGAGGCTTTCCGTGTGAGTATGCATATGCAAAGGTATTTGGCCGTGAGACCGACTTGATGATGCTGCGACACATGGACGAGGCATGGGCATCATTGGGCGCTCGCGTGATCTTTGCGCAACGCTCCAATTACGCGGGTATCAAGGACGACCTCGACCCTAGCATTGGAGAAGAGCTGCTGACCAGCCTTCACAGCGCCTATGAGGAATTTGCAAGTTGGTCGAAGTGCAGGATCTTGAGGTTGAACGTTGACGACGAGAACCTCGCCCGCGAGACCGAGGAAATCATCGACTTCCTTAACAAGGACTGACATGGCAAAACCCATCAATTACGACAGTGGCTTCTTTGACGATGGTCGGCAGTATTTCGCTCACGGGCTACCGGCGTGGAAGGATTTCGTTTTGAATGTTCTGAAGGCTGAGTCGATTGCCGACTTCGGCTGCGGTCAAGGTGATTGGTTGGAGCCGCTCGAGGGCAGCATCCCGGTCTGGGGCTGCGATGGCTTCGCTGACGTCAATCAGCTGAGGATCGATGTCAAGAACTTCCAAAAGATCGACATTGGGACTGTGTCGCCTCAGAACCTGACGGTGGGCTCACGCGATGTCTGCATGTCGCTCGAGGCGATGGAACACGTGACTCATGACAAAGAGTCGAACTTTTTGGACTGCCTGTTGTCGCCGGATCCGAGGCTCGTAGTCTTCGGCGTGGCCTCGGGCTGGGGTACCTATGATGCCAACTTGACGTTGAAGGTCAATCGGTTGGGCGAGCGCCTGCCGGGAGGGCCAGATTGGCACCCACAGTGGGGGCGTCACCATGTCAACTGCCAACCGGTCGACGAGGTCATCAAGAAGATGGCGACCCGCGGGTACGTGGTCGATCCCGCGTTGTCAGCTGCATTTGCCAACCTCAAGGTGCCAGGTAAGGGCAATCGCCTGAAGTGTGCCTTTGCGAGCTTCTACCGCAAGAACACTCGTGTCTACAAGAAGGCGACCTGATGCACCCCTGTTGCTACTATGGGAAAGACACTTCTGACTACAAGAACCACTATGGTATGGAGTGTCTTCTCATGGAAGCAAAAAGTGTGGAGGCAAGATTATTGCACCCAATGTGTTGCCTATAGTCTGTGTTCGAGACATGTCTTTTTTCTAGAGCTTCAGGTGCTTGCATAGCATTTGACGCCATAGCGATTGATCGACGTTTGTCGCTTGGCCTGATCGCTTGCCTTTTCCTTCAACCCAATACAACTTGATAAACAAGTAGTAGATACTGCTTCATGGAACACAAGAGGCTCTTGATCGAGACACAGTTGAGCAATTACAATACCTACGGTAAGTTTCTGCTCGAATGTGACTCAGGATGGCAGATGGTGATGGGCCGCGTCCGTGAAATGCTGAAGCTCAATCCTGACCTTCACATTGACGTGATGTGCCCCAAGACGGGTGATCCCGCTGGTCGTCAGGTTATCACAGATCCCCGGGATGTCAATGCTGACCTGTGGGCCAAGTACGGTGAGGATGGCGAGCGCCGTCTGAATTTCATCGAGCACGAGATCATCGCCAACGCGTTGGTGACACGGTACGACTTCAACTGGTCGGCACTCGCCAGTGCCCTTGATCTCGGAATGCAGAAGATCGGCAAAAAGCCCAAGTGGGACGCGGTCTACATCAACGACCCAATGCACCTTCGCAACTTCAAGGCGTTGTTCCACGTGACTGGTGGTTATAGGCCCAGGTTTTACGTGCACAGTCACTTCGTCGACGTACCTTCTTGTCCCAAGTTTCCGGAAGAGGCCTCGCTCTGGTTCGGCCAGCTTGAGGCAGCCATAAAGGCTGACTGGAACTTCTGGCAGTGTCCCTCGGCCTTGAAGGAGTTCGAGCGCGAGGCTGACAATGTCCTGAAGCGGGACATTGTCAATGACATCTTGATGAAGTCGGATCCCTGGGACGATGGTTACTCAGCCGAGGAGATCAACTCTAAGCCCGACATGAGCAACGTCAGGTTTGATCCCGACCTGTTGAATCGCTGGCACGCCGAAGGCAAGGTCATCCTCTTCGTCCCGAACCGTGTCGGCGGGCGCGGTCGTTCGTCGGACTACACCAACTGTGGCAAGTTCATGTTTGACATCTTGCCGAAACTCCGTGAACTGCGCCAGGACTTCGTTGTGCTAGCGGGCAACCCCAGCCAGAAGTTCTTCAACCACGAGCTCGAGAAGGAGTGCGGGCCTAATGGCTACGTTTCATTGGTCCCGGATGCCTTTAACCGCGACGAGTTCAAGGTCATCTGTCGTCAGGCTGACATCGCTGTCAGCCTCTATGATCAGGACACCTATGGGGGCACCGCCGCTCGAGAATGCATTGAGCTCGGGTGTATGCCTCTGTGGATCGATAACTTCGAATATTCGAGCATCGCTCAGGAGGCCAGTAAGTGGCCCTTCTTGGCGTCGCCGGACTTCAAGGATCTGCATCACATTGCTTCAGCTTTGATTCATAACATCAAGGAACGACCTGCGTACATGAAGGACTGGCTCGATCGTCTGCGGACGGTCGTCCGAGCTCGATGTTCGTACGAGGCCACGACGCCGATGGCGATGAAGCGCATGGACCTGCTGTGAAGAACGATAAAGATCCCGATCACATGGATCAATTCATTTTCGCGAGGTGGCTCGACAGTCTACCTGCAAATAAAGAGAAAAGCGCTTCAAAGAGGTTGCTGAGGCTGCCCGTGAGAAAGAAAAGAAGCGCATCGAAGAGCTAAAGAAAGTGCCCGTCAGACCCACGGATTCTTGCGTATTCTGTGGGGGACTCGTTAGTGCTGAGTTCAAAAACATCAATTTCGGTGGTCGTCTGGCAATTTCAAGGGCACTCTTGCGAGAAGTGTAGGCCTAGTTATAGGCCCCCTCCGCCTAAGGTAATAATTACCTGCCAGGGAGACTCCGCCGATGAAGAAGTCAGAGCTTGTTCAAATGATCCGTGAAGAGGTACTCGCCGTCGTAGCCAACCTCATGGAGGCCGCTGCAGCGCCTCCGAAGTCATTTTCCGAGTTTCGCAAGGCATTTGCCATGGCGCTCGAACAGGCCGGTGCGCCGGATGATCTCGTCGACGAGGCCCTCGATGAGGATTACGAAGGTGGGCCCATCTTCGGCGCGATTTACGAGGCGTGGACCAATATCGAGGCCGAGATGTCTGGCATCCGTGATCCTGCAGAACGCCATGATACGTGGCTCGATATGGTCGAGTTCTACGTTCACGATGCAGTTCTTGACATGGCGGACAGTTACTTCAACGCCATGAACTATGCCCCAGGTCACAGGCCCGCAAAGTTCGATCCGAAGGCACTGGCAACGGCCGTCGTTTCCGTGATGTCGGGTTCGAAGACAACTGCTCTCATCAAGAAGGCTCCGAAGACGCTGACTGAGGTCGTCAATGCTGTGCGTGAGGCCATACGCCTCAAGGGGACGAAGGTCACCTGTTCGCCCATGCCGGATGCAAAGACGTTGAAGACGAAGTGCAGTATGATGGTTCCGCCCGAGCAGTGCATGAAAGTGTCAATATATCTTGATGAGGTCATGATAAAGCTTGGATTTGAGTCCTCGATCGAGGATCCTGCTGCGATCCTAGCAGACACTTCCGATGAGGGTTTGTTTGCCGACTACACCAGCCCGTCAATTCGTGGTGTCTTGGATGCTGACCCTGTCCGGGGTACCATCTTTTTGTCGCTAAACACGACCCGTTGAACTAAGGACTCTGTGAGGCATATAATGACCTCATGAGAGTTTTGATTACGGGTGCCGCGGGTTTTATAGGTTCGAACCTGACGAAGGCGTGTCTAGATGCTGGGTGGCACGTCACCTGCGTCGATGACCTGAGCAACGGTCACCGCGAATTCTTGCCATCGCCCATCGCAGTGCGCTTTCAACCCAACGACTTTGCGAACTCCACGGTCCTCGATCGGATCAGGCGTCAGGAGTTTGACACGGTCATTCACCTGGCGGCGGTCCCGCGGGTCTCTTACTCAGTCCTCTATCCCTTGAGAACGCATGAGGTCAACGTCGACAAGACATTGCTCCTCCTGGAGGCTTGCAAGGGCAATGTCAATCACGTCGTCTTCGCCTCCAGCTCATCTGTGTACGGAGGCGCTGATGTGCTGCCGACCCCTGAGACTTTTCCACGGAATCCCAAGTCGCCTTATGCTCTGCAGAAGGCGATCATTGAGGACTATCTGCGGTTGTACAGCGAGCTTTACGGTCTCGACTCAGCCTGCATGCGGTTCTTCAACGTCTTCGGACCCAATCAACTCGGCGATTCACCGTACGCTACTGCGGTTTCTGCGTGGTTGACGGCGATCAAGAAAGGCGTGCCTATGCGCTCCGACGGTGACGGCTCACAGTCCCGTGACATGTGTTACGTGGACAACGTGGTGTCAGCCTGCATGAAGGCAGCCACGTATTCTGGAAAGCTTGGAGCCGAAACATTCAACGTGGCGTGCGGTGATCGAACGACGAACAAAGAGATCCTTGAGGAGCTCAAGCGTCGTTATCCGGGCGCTTCCTATGTCGATGCCCCTTGGCGCCCGGGTGATGTGATGCACACGCAGGCCGACGTTTCGAAAGCTGAGCGTGTACTCGGGTACATCCCCGTGGTACGATTCTGGGACGGCTTGGACCGCACCATCAAGTGGTACGAGGACAACTGGTCGTGGACCAAGGTATTGAAGCTGCACACATGAAAATCATCGAAACAACACACGCTGTTACAAGCAGTAATGATCTACGCACTGCTCTAAGAGAACATGTCGACACTGCGAAGTTTGCTGGGTTTCTACCTTCCCAACAAGAACCGGTGCTCTTGGAGCTTGTGAGTCTAAAGAATGGATCGCTGGTAATCAAAACATCGAGAAGCGTGGAGGAATAGTTGATTCAAATTCAATACAAGGTTGCCGATGTTCGCTCCTTGTTTAAGGACCTCAAGGAACGCCAGGAACACGTTACTGACAAGTCTGGTTGCAAGATGATCGAGGTCGTCGGTGCTACGTTCATCGCTAACGAAACATCGATCTTCGGAACGGTCAATCAGGACTACGTGGCTCGTGAGATTGAATGGTATCGCTCCATGTCACGGAACGTCAATGACATCCCCGGTGGAGCACCAGCGGTCTGGAAGGCTTGTTCATCGAAGAGAGGCGAGATCAACTCCAATTATGGTTACCTCATCTGGAGCGAGGACAACTACAAGCAATATGACCACGTGCTAGCAGAGCTGAAGCGTGCTCCGGAGAGCCGGCGTGCCGAGATGATCTATACGCGGCCCTCAATCTGGAAGGAATATAACCGCGATGGGATGAGTGATTTCATCTGCACGGACTCAGTTCAGTATTTCATTCGCAACGGTCAAGTCATTGCTGACGTTCGCATGAGGTCGAACGACGTCGTCTTTGGATACAAGAACGACAAAGCCTGGCAGGATTATGTTCACCAGCAGTTGGCGGCAGATTTGGGTCTACCCGTGGGTCCAATGATCTGGCACGCTGGGTCACTTCATGTCTATGAACGACATTGGAATCTCATTGATTGATCACGATCGATTAGTACGATACGTCTTGCCTTCAAGCGATAATCATCGCTTGGCAGCCATTTATTGAATCTATGATGACTTGTGCATGCATCAGGGTGACGATGGTTACGTCGGCATTGCATACAAGCATCGTTTCGCTTCAAGAATCATCGTACACGATGTGCACATAACATTGTATGTCCACATTGCTCATTAACGTGAAGAGGACCTACGATGTTGCGATACCACTTGATAAATTGCAAAAGTACCGTGAACTCTACCAGGATTCTACATACGGCAAATGAAGCGCAAGCCCGTACCTAACATTGAGGACCTCTTCGTGGCGGCGATTCAATCGTCGCTTGAGGCAGCGCACCTCCTCAAGTTGTCGCACGACCAGTTCATGGCCCTTGTGGAAGGTGCTTGGCAGGTCGATGCGGAACGTATGTCGAAAGAAACCCAAGAAGGCAAGGAGAAATAGCAATGACCTGTATCATTGGTTTGGTGGACGGTAAGAACGTGTGGCTCGGCGGCGATCGTGCCGCGACGGGCGGCAATCTAGGTCGCACCCTCATCAAGCATCCCAAGATCTTCACGAAGAGCGGTATTGGCATCGGCGTCAGCGGCTCGTCCAAGGTCATGGATGCCATCCAACACGCCATCGAGTTCCCGAAGCACGAGGAAGGCGTGGCGACTAAGACGTTCCTCGTTAATGATCTGATCCCGGCCTTCCGCGAGGGTCTGAAGAAGCTCGACTGCCTCGTTGAACACCACGGGCAGTGGTATTTTCACGGTGCCTTGTTGATCGGGTACAGAGGCGAACTGCACATGGTCGAGGGCAACTTCCAGCTCATTGAGAGTGCACGGGAGTTTGACGCGATCGGCAGCGGCGCCGAGCCAGCACTGGGTAGCCTCCGTGCCACGCGAAATGAGGGGCCGAAGAAGAGGATCCTCGAGGCGCTCAAGGTTTCTGCAGAAAACAATGCCGGCGTCGCACCACCGTTTGACACCCTGATGGTGAAAGGTTGAACCATGACCTGCATTGTCGCACTGGAACACGAGGGTACTGTCTGGGTCGGTGGTGACTCTGCAGGCATCGATGGTTTGAGCATCTGCAACCGGGCCGATGAGAAGGTCTTTATCAACGAGAACCTCATCATGGGGTTCTGCGGGTCCTTCCGCATCGGTCAGTTGCTACGCTACTCGCTCGAGGTCCCCGAGCAATCGGTGAAGCAGACCGACGACATGGAGTACCTGGTCAATGACTTTGTTGATGCTGTCAGAGAACTCCTGAATGAGAAGGGCGCGGCGAAGAAGGAGAACGAGCTGGAAGAGCATGAGTCGTCCTTCATCGTTGGCTTCAAGGGTAAGATTTACGTGGTTGAAGAGGACTACCAGGTGGGTCGACCCCGTGAGAACTACGCGGCCGTGGGCTGCGGCGCCCAGATCGCTCTGGGCGCCCTGTACGCTACGAGGAACAGCAACATGCAACCCCAAGATCGTCTCCGCGTGGCCCTCGAGGCCGCAGCAGAGTACAGCGCGGGCGTTCGAGGACCCTTCGCCTTTTTGAGCCTCTGACACAGGAGAGAGATGCAGAACCCTTCCTTCACCGTTTTCTGCGGTCCGATGTTCTCGTCAAAAACATCGCGACTGTTGATGGAACTGGAGCGTTGCAAGTTCCAGCACAAGTCCGTCGCGGTCTTCAAGCCGCAGATCGACACTCGTTATGCAGTCGGTGACATTGTCAGTCACAGCGGCTGGCGAGCGCAGGCTGTGACGGTGAAGGAAGGCGCCGACCTGTTGCAGCACATCCTCGACAGCGACACCGACTACAAGGTCATCGCTGTCGACGAGGCCTTCATGATTCACGGGATCGCTGAAGTGCTAATTTTCTTGTATCGCTCGGGTTTCTCGATCATCGTCTCCACGTTGGACATGGCCGCCAATGGGAAGCCATTCCCGGAAGTCACCCAACTGTTGCCTTGGGCGACCGAGGTCATCAAGTGTACCGCTGTCTGCACTGTTTGCGGCCGTGATGCTCATTATACGCATAAGAAGGTCACGGGCGGTGATGAACACACCGTCGAGGTGGGCGGCGACGAGCTCTACGAGCCGCGGTGTTGGGAGCACCACTTGCTGATCAACAACAAGCACAAGATGCCTTGACAAATACATCATCAGATGACGCTAAAATCACTCATTACCGAGGCGGTACGGGCGCACCTGTTTGAACAGGTCCGCAAGAAGTTCAACATGCACCTGCCCGATGATCTCAGGCAGTTGGCGACCCTCTTCAAGAGCGCTGGACACCAGCTCTACGTTGTCGGCGGTTCAGTCCGCGATGCTTTGCTGGGCAAGGAGCCCAAGGATTACGACGTTGCGACTGAGGCGACTCCTGACCAGGTTATTTCGCTCCTGGAGACTGATCCCGGCCTCAAGATCCTGCCCATCGGCAAGTCATTCGGCGTCGTCAAGGTGATCACTCCCGAGGGCGGTGAATATGAGATCGCCACCTTCCGCAAGGAGACGTATGCTTCTAATACTAGGGATGACTTTGTGAAGTTTATCCGCGCAAAGGGACCAGAGTATGAGAAAAGGCTTCGTCTGTTCATTGATCGATCCGATCACGCCTAAAATTCGTTACGTTGGTATAACTGTAGGACCGTGGAATAAAGGTGTTCTGGCAACTCAAGAACACAAACGTAAATTGGGTGTTCCCAAGCCCCTAGAACAAAAGAACATTCAGAACGTATTGCTCAATCAAAACGTGAAATGTGGGCAAAAGGATTGACCGGTCGACTTACTACAACTTCTAAGAAAGACGTAACAGATGACGTGGCAAAAGATAGCAAAGGAAATATTTCCTGAAGAATTCAAGCAATTTGAAAGACTTAATGGTCGTCGGCCCGACGCGGTCGAGTTCACTGACATTGCTTCGGACGTGCAGCGCCGCGATCTGACGATCAACGCCTTGTTCTACGACATCGACAAAGGGGAGATCGTCGACTTCGTCGGCGGAATCGACGACATCCAGAACGGGATCGTCAAGGCAGTTGGAGACCCAGGTGCGCGATTTGCAGAAGACAGGTTGCGCATCCTGCGGGCCCTGCGATTTGCGACACGCATGGGGTCACAACTTGACCCTGCGACGGCTCAGGCCATCAAAAATGACAATAAGTTGAGCGGGGTTTCCCCTGAACGAATTAGAGACGAGTTTTTGAAGGGCATTCTAGCGACCCGATCTGTGCCGTCGTTCCTTGACATGATGGAGGAGTACGACCTCTGGCCACAGGTGTTCCCGGGTCTTAACGTTGCGCGGGTTCCGATCGACACGAAGAACGTGCCGGTGGTTCTCGCCCGATTGTTGTGGGGTAACGCTCCCGATCTTGTGGCAAAGCGCCTTAATGCGTTGAAGTACTCTGCCGACGAGGTAGCGCAGGTGACGTTTCTCCTGCGATTCAAGGACTTGACTCCCGAGAATGCCTTCAGGCTACGCAAGGCTTACCTGATCAGCAAGCTGTCGGACAAGGACTTGATTGAGTTCGCTGCAATGAAGAGCACGCCTGAACCGCGCTTGGTTCGAGCCTTCCTGAAGTACAGGCCCACCATCACAGGTGATGAGCTAATGGCACAAGGATTCACGGGCGCTCAGTTGGGCAAGGAGATGGAGCGCCGTGAGACGGAGCTCTTCAAGGAGTTACTGTGATGACCCACAATAGCGAAGAACTGCGGCCCACCTGGCCTTCGATCTGGATGGCAGTCGCCAAGACGATTGCCTTGCGTTCTTACGATCCCAGGCTAAAGGTGGGCGCCATCGTCGTCTCATACGACAATACCCAGATGTTGTCGATCGGGTACAACGGCAACTACAAAGGCGGGCCACACGAGCACGAGTCGAAGGAACCTGGCAAGTCAGGCTTTATTCACGCCGAGGTCAATGCGCTGGTCAAGTGTGACTTCAACTTTCCCAAGAAGAAACACCTGTACGTGACTCACAGCCCGTGCAAGGACTGCGCCAAGTTGATCATCAATGCTGAGATTGCCCGAGTTGTTTATGAGATTCCCTACCGCGATCCGGCAGGGCTAAATCTCCTGCGGTCCGTCGGTATTGAAGTGCTATCGCTAGAGGATGCGATTATCAACTCAAGATTGGCCCGTTGACTTTTACGTCAAAAGCATCAATACGTACATTCAGTACGACAGCGAATATTGGCACGGTCTTGACCGCTCCATCGACGTCATGATGGCATCACAAATCCACGTGACAAAGGAATCTATCGCAACTGGCTTTCAGATCGTGCAAAGGATGAGTGGTTTACCGCTCAAAACATGACTCTATCGATAGTTGTACATGGAAGAACGAAAGCCAATCGTGATGACCTGCGTCTCAAGCTGGAGAGAATACTTACCGCCAGGGCCCGATGAAGACACTGACTGAGGCTGATGTCCTTCGCATTATGCGTGAGGAATGGGATAACAAGGTCAATCAACTCGCTGAGACCATCGACGTCGCACTGACGGCGAAACTGGGCAAAGGTGATGAGAAGATCGTCATCTCTCCCGAGCTAAAGGTACTGCACAAGAAGAGCGGCATCCGCTACACGGTTGACTCCGTCGGGCCCCGCGATTGCATTCTCCGAACGCCGGAAGGTGAGACCTTCCTTGTTGACGCTACAACCTTGGAGCAAGAATATGAGCTTGACTGACAAAGACACGGGCCTCGACGTCGACGGCCTTCTAAGGAAGTCCGTGAAGGAGACGATGGGCGCGGCACGCGAGCCTCTCAAGGAAGCGTACGTGGCCGAGCAGAAGCCCTTCAAACAGGTCTCCGAGCTCATCTCACAGAAGACCAAGGACGCTCACACCGCCCTCTACAAGGACTACATTGAGCAAGTGAATCAGGTCTCGTCGGAGCTCGACACCGCAGATCGTTCGGGTGCCAATTCGAAGCACAGCGACTTCAGATCGTTGAAGCTAGACGAGGCATACAACCTCAATGCCGTCTGGCTGCACGAGTTGTACTTTGCCAACTGTTTCGATCCTCACAGCGAGATCGTGATGGATTCGATCTCGTACCTGAAGCTACAGCGTGACTTCGGGACCTTCGAGGACTGGCAACGTGACTTCATTGCCTGCGGCATGGCGGCGGGCAACGGTTGGGTGGTGTGCGGTTATCACGCCTTCTTGAAGCGCTATGTCAATGTCATCATCAGCAATCACAGCCAGGACGTCATGGTTGGGTTGTACCCTATCATCGTGGTCGACATGCATGAACATGCCTACTACCGCGACTACCTGTCCGACAAGAAAAGCTATCTCATCTCGCAGATGCGCGAGTTCAACTGGACCGTGATCGAAGACCGCTTCAAGCGCGGTGAGGCGATTGCAGTGGCGGTGAAGTGATGGACAGAAAGATCAGGATCAAGGTCGGCGATCTGAAGCGAATCCTCCGCGAGGAATTTCTACGTGAGGCCGGCGGCAATGATCCCACGGCCGGTAAGGAACCTGAGCGTGAGGACGGCGAGGACTCTGTCGACGCGCAGATCGATCGTTACCTCGGAGAATACGAGAGCGAAGCCAAGTCCGCCAAGACCGAAGGCAAGGACTGGCGTCGCGCGGTCCGGCGCATTGTCGAGGCCGGCGATGACGAGGGTGACAATGAAGGTGGCGATGATGAGTTCGGCCTCGGCGACGAAGGCAGCGACGCGCCCTCGAAGCCCGGCGTCGATTCCATCGACATGGACTCTTATGCCAATTCTGTGATGCGCCTGATCGACAACGCCGCGTCACTGTTGGAGTTGCGCAACACATTGCTCCGTCGAGCGGCCAACTTCCTGGGCAAGAACTATGCCCCAGAAGTCGTAGAGGCGTTCAAGGAGAACCTGCGTTCTGAGCACGGCATCGAGATCGGTAAGTCGCCTGAAGAGGCAGCCGACGATGAGTTCCCGGCTCCCGCCGCCGCCCGAGCTGGGGGTGGTGCCGGAGGCGCTCCCGCATGAGACATGACATCTTCCAGTCACGAAAATGCATCCACGTCAAGCTGACGAAGGAAGTTCACGCAGCCCTGCGGGCGCGGCTCTTCCAACACGGCATTTCGATGCAGGATGTCTTTGACGAGTTTGCTCGTCAAGTGGCGGAAGGCTCGCCTCGGGCAATTGCCATCGTCGACGGCCTCGTCAATCGCAAGTTGCGTGAGGTGATCGACGGCAAGCCCAAAAAGCGTCGCATCGAAGGTTTCGGTGAACTGGACTCAGAGGCGTTGTACAGTTTGATCAACAGGGACGAACAAGATGGAACTCAAGATGGAAAGCCCGACGCCAAAGAAGAGCTTGCTTAACAAGCTAATCGACAAGGCCATTGATACTTCAGCGAAGGTCATGGACTTGAAGAACGACATCCTTGACCTGGCACACAACGTCAACATATTGACCAAGTCAGTCGTCGGAGTCGCGCAGGCGGTTCAGTCGCATCATCAGGCGATTTCGGAGCTGTACGCCATCCAGGCGCAGATTCTTAAGGTCATGAATGGCAACTCTCTTGATTCCAAGCTCTCCGAAGGCAAGAAGAAGGAGGGGCGTGACAAGCCTAACTGAATATGACGTGGTTGCTAACAACTTGGGCATTCGTCAAGAAGTACTGGCAGATCGGCCTCCTAGTCCTTGGAGTCATCGTCGGATTCATCCTGTTTCGCGGGCAGGGTAGTGACTACGCTAAGCGCCTGAAGGAGATTCAGGACGCTCACGATGATGAAATCAAGCAAATCAACGCCGCTCGCGCTGAAGAAGAGCGCCAACATGATCTCGATGTCAAGCGCCTGCAGGATGCTCTGAGCGCAGTTCAGGCACAGTATGATGCTGCCAAGAAGGACCTCGACGACAAGAAGAAGAAGGAGATCGAGGACATCGTCAAGCAGTACGGTTCGAATCCTAACGAGCTCGCCAAGCAGTTGAGCGCGGCGACTGGCTTTCAGATCGTCCTACCTGCGTGATGTAGTATGAGGGCATGTGGAAAAGACTCTTCTCCCTTATCCTCTGTTTCACATTGATCTTTAGCTATGTTCGCCCGGCGTTGGCCGACGACAACGGCGTGACGTTGCCTGACATCACCGTCCCTGACGGTGAAAAAGACCTAGGCGCAGTCATTTCGCCGATGAAGAAGGGCGACAAGGCGCCCTTCACTGGCATCCTCCTGTCCCCTAAGGCTGTGGCGACGGTGATCGCTCAGCTACACGCTGCCAACGATCAGATCAAGATCGAGGTAGATCGCGCGAGGGGCGAGGACAAGGCCCAGTGCGATTTCAAGCTTTTTGAAGCCAAAGCGAAGTCAGACGCAGACCAGAAGGTGTTGCAGGCTCAGATTGACGCCAAGCAGAAGGAGCTCAATGCGGCCGAAGAGCAACTCAAGAAGGCGCAGTCGTCAAACTCTTGGATGCCCGTCTACGTGGGTCTGGGCGCCGCAGGCGGGATTGGCCTCACGTTGTTGACTGTCTACACGGTGTCGAAGGTGACCAGCAAATAACGCGAGCGTCCTATTTAGACCGTGCCGGACACTTCGGAGGCTCCCATGGCAGACGATAACACAACTCCTGACCCGACTGAGGTCAAACCAGCGTGGTACTGGATCAAGGACACAAAAGGCTATGGCTCTGTCACTGTGACGATGGTTTTCGTCGCCTTTTGGGTGACGACCTTGGCCTACATTGTCTCGTTGGTCGAGAAGATCGGCGGCGTGACGATCAGACCGTTTGACGTGGCAGCATGCTCTGCTTACTTTATTCCGATCTTGACGCTGTACTTTGGCCGCAAGTTCACTGACGCCAAGTTCGGAACTGCCTCGACACCCGGTCCCAAGGACTGAGCATGAGCAAGGTCACAGTCACCGAGGAGGCCATCCGTGAGATGGTCCGCGAGGTCCTTGACAACAAGGACCTTGGCCGCGTTCTGGTGCCTGAGGGCACCGGCAAAACCGATGAACCAATCAAGGTCAATGACGTGGTCGATCCTTCGGCCGCCGTGACCAATCCCGGCAACCCAGATTTTCGGCCACACAGCCGAGCAGAGCTCAAGGTTGCTGTCGATGCGCTTAGCGCAGATCTGCCCGATGAAAAGGTGCCCGATGTCTACGAGAAGTTGGTCGGTGCCCTTGAGGTTTCACAAGAAAAGGATGATGGGGACAAGATGAAGAAGGACACGAAGACCGAGGCTGTGATCCGTGCTGCGGTCAGGCAGCATCTGCGTGATAACCTCGACCTGACCGAGGCCTTTCCGAAGAAACAGAAGGAGTTTGGTCCAGTCGTCGGACCTCTGCCCCCTGTCACGAAGGTCCCGACGGGCGTTCACGGTGCTGAGTACATGCGCAAGGCCGAGAAGTACCGCAAGGACCTCAGGTCGGCACTGAAGGGTCCTTTGGAGGAACCAGAAGCTGACGAGGTCGAGGCGATGGCTGACGATGACGCTCGCAAGTTCAAAACTGTCTCTGACGTGGGCGGCGCCTCCTTCCAGGACATCGCTGCCGAGCTTGGCTTTTCAGTTGCGGGCGCCAAGCAGGCCGTCGACAAGGCGATGGCGAAGGCCCAATGGTTGGGTCAGCTCGAGGAGGAATCTCCCGAGGAACTCGAAATCCTCGTTCTGTCAGCCATAAATGACTACATCAAGCTGTTGACCAAGTCGGGCGAACTGACGGCTGCCGACGTGCAGCTGATGAAGGATCATCCAGACATCGTCCGCGAGCTCGACGGCTTCCGCGAGTTCCTCGACAAGTCGATTCGCAAGGCCCGCAAGACTAATCAGGCTATCATCAATCCTATCAGCGACGAGGGCGGCGAGGCTCCCAAAGTCACCGCCTCCGCGGCCGCATCTGCAGCGCCACCCGCGACGGCTCCCGCTGCCAAGGCCGGTAAGGACACGTACAAGGTCTACAAGGGTGGACCGAAGTACGGTGGCGCCTCCGTGGTGACGCGGTACAAGGGTAAGGTCTACGGCAAGTCGGGCGCCTCGGAGTTCAAACCGGGTGAGACAGGTCGGGTCTCGATGGATGGCGACAAGCTAAAGGTCAAGAAGACGGGCTCTGATCACACTCAAATTTGGGATCCGGTCGGCGAGTCGAAGGTCATCAAGAAGGTGATCAAGAAGGGCAACGTCACCATCGTCCTCGAGGCCGGTGCCCGCATGGTCGGCACCGGCGACCAGGTGACTTGCAAGTTCTGTGGGCAGCCAGTTGAGGTGATGATCGCAATTCCGGGTGGCGAGAAGTACCTCGACGACCACGGCCCGTGTCACGGGTCAAAATCGCGAGTCGCAGCAGCTACCTGAGGTGATGCATGGACTTCGGGCAACCTAACGCAGTAATTGTTGCAGCAGTTCAGTTCGAGCCTAAGCTGTTCGACGTGAGGCAGAACCTCGCGACAGCGCAGCAGTTGGCCTTCGAGGCTGCTGCAAAGGGCGCTCGCGTGATCGTGTTGCCCGAGCTCTGCACCTCCGGCTATGTCTTCCGCAATCCCCGCGAGGCGATGGAGTGCGCTCAGACCCGTGATGGGTACCAAACAGAAGCGTTCCTGCCGATCGCTCGACGGTTCAACTGTCACATCGTCTTCGGTTATCCAGAGCTCCGCGAAGGCATGCTGTACAACTCAGCGGCTACCGTGGGCCCTGGAGGCCTCGTAGGAAATTCGCAGAAACACAACCTATGGGGCAATGACAATCTTTGGGCGCAGCCTTCAGATGTTCAACATGAGGTCCTGGTAACTCCGGTCGGTCGCCTGGGTGTGCTGATCTGTCGGGATGCCATGAACAAGTACCGGGAATCGTACCAGTTCTTCAAGCCCGGTCACAAGTTCTATCCCAAAGGCTCAGTCGACACCATTGCACTGTTGACCAACTGGGGCGCTGCCTTCGGTTATCCTGACTCGGCCTGGGTCGAGCTGGTCGAGGACACTCGAGCCAACTTGATCGTCAGCAACCGCGTGGGTGAAGAACGTGACCTGAAGTGGAAGGGCGGTTCCTGCATCATTGACCGCGATCGTCGGATCTGGACCAATGGCTCTTCCTTCACAGAGTCGGCCGTCGTCGGTGGAGTGGTGTTGCTGTGAAGTTGACGGACCTACACGAGGAGTTCATCAACGTGGCGCGAAGACCGATGCAATTCGGTCGCCTGCCCGTCAATACCCGTAGGGTTGAACTGCCCGTGGTGCCGATGGATCGTTGGGTCAAGGAAGGCTCGCCAGCCCATCTGACGAAGACGTATAAGTTTCGCAGGCAGTCTGATCGCAATCCCTTTGTGTTGGCCTTGATGGAATACGAGGAACAGGTTGGACACCACGCGCGGTTGACCCTAGATGAGGATACCGTGAAGGTGGAGCTGCTGACGAGGGACATCGAGCAGGTCACAGAACTCGACAAGGAATTTGCTAAGTACGCTGACGACGTCTACAAGGACCTCGCCATGCGGCCCGATTGATGTAAGATTGGGAGATGGAAGCAAAGGCTGACACTAGCAGAGTCCTGATGAGCGAGATCCTCGAGGGTCACCTCGATGATGCGGAAAAGTCACAGCAACCCCTAGGCTTCATTATTGCCGTTATCGGAGTCCAGGTGGGCGCTGGCATCGAGACCGTCGTCGGCTCGGTCAAATCGTATCGTGCTGAAAAGGCCGTGGTCGAGGTTCACGATCTCGAGGCAAGAGTGACGATCGAGGATGGTTACGGCCTAGTTCAAGCCGGGACTTCATTGAAGATTGCGGGCTTTGAGCTACACTTTGGCGAGGAAATCCACCGCGTCGAGGGGCCGATGATCATTCAAGGCCTCGGTCTGCAGGATCTCGATCCACAAAGAGGGATGTGCACTGTGTCCATGCAGCTGCGCCGCGAGTGACCTATTTACGACCTGAGGACGTTCTTGCCATGAAAAGCCATTGTTGCAGCTATGATTCGGGATGCTACGCTCCTAGCGCCGACTACAACTATGAAGACGTGGATTGTGACTGCAGTTGCGAGCGCTGCGCCGAGAGCGAGCTCTACCGTGAGCCACTGGCACCGGAAGGCGCTCCTCCGTGCGGTGAATGTGGAGCGCTAGAAAACGAGCCACACGCCCCAGGCTGCCCCGCCGAGCCCGCCACGGGCCTCGCTGAATCAGCCCGTCGTCGATCGACGAGCGATCAGATCATCGGTTCGTTCGACAAGTTCATGGACGCCACCTTGATCAAGGAGGCCGCATCGCGCACCGTCGTGGCCAAGGACACGCCACAGCGCATCTACAACAAGAAGTACCGCGAGACGCCTGCAAACCGCACCCGCGTCGGAGGCAAGTGATGACACAGAAACTGAAGACAGGTAAGAGCCTCGGCGTCTTCTTCGACACGCTCGTTGAGGAGGCAGTGAAGCAGGCGCTGTACCAGCGTTCGCTGCAGGAAAAAGAAAAGCAGGATTCGTTGTCATCGTCAATGACGTCGACAGACCCTGATGAGGCGCCCGACAAGGCTCCTGACGTTGATCACTCGTCAAAGACAGGTGATGACGATGAGGAGGCGATGGAATCGGGCAAGGTCAGTGCTGACGATGTCATCGAAAAGCTCAACGCGATTCGTTCAGGCCACTCCTTCCGCGACGAGAAGGTCAAAGGCAACATGCAGCAGTACGTGGAGTCCCTGTCAGACGCAGAGAAGACCGCGCTGTTGGCCTTCCTGAAGGGCATCTCGCAGATTGTGACAGGCGAGATTGCGGCGCAGCAGGCCTCTGACCCGAGCGAGAAGCCCGCAGACGTCAAGATGAAAAAGGGCCCGGAGCCAGCGCAGGTCAAGCACATCAAGCCCAACGTCATCAAGTCGCAGCAGCCCAAGACGAGCAAGAAGCCGGGCGCTGAGGACACCTCAGGACCGGTCCCGATCACTCCCAAGAAGAAGTGATCAATCTGACAATCTCAGTTTAGGGTACACGCATGCAACCAATCATTGAAACAAGGGTGATCTCTCTGCCAAGGGGCGGCGAACTCGAGGTCGGAATGACCCAAGGGCTGATCGACAGGATCAGGTATCAGTTCGGCCTGTCACCTGACCAGAAGATCGAAGACGATCACGTGAGGATGTTCGTCTGGGGTTCAGTCAATTCGGCCGTCGACAAGGCTGAACTGGAGATGGCACATGGCTGAGAAGGAAACGTTGGTCGAGTACATCCAGTTGGTGGCTGAGGCCCGGATGCGTGAGGCCGACGTTTCCGATGGCACGAGGGTTCCACACGGATCAACGAAGCACATCAAGGACCTCGAGGCCCGCATTGCTGATCTGACGCGGTGGCGTGACAAGCAACGTAAAGGTTCTGAGGCACGAGCCAACTATGCCCGCGTGGTCGCTCGCCTGAAGGCAGAGTTGAAGTCAGCGAGGCGCGCCGCAGAAAAGGCGAAGAAGAAATGATCCTGAATGAAGGCGGTGCTGCAGGTCACCTGCAACACCTGTACGAAAATCTGGAGCTAACCTTTGGCGAGATCAAAGAGGTCATCACCAATGCCTCGGAGGGCAAACTGGAGAAGGCTTCTGAGAAGCTCGATGGCATGAACCTCGTCTTCACCTACGACGTGTCGGAGGGTCGCCTGAAGGTCGCCCGCACCGGCAGTGACATCAAGGGAGGAGGCATGGACGCGGCGGGCCTGGCGAAGAAGTTCTTCGGACGCGGAAATGTGGAGGTCGCCTTCAATTCGGCCTTTAAGGTCCTAAATGATGCCCTAGGATCGCTCGGCAAGCAGGACGCAATCAAGGTCTTTGGCGAGACGGGCACGCGGTGGTACTCAATGGAGATCATCTACTCCCCAGAGCCCAATACCATCATCTACGATTCCAACAGCATCATTTTTCACGGGTGGCCTATCTTTCAGGTCAACAAGGACGGCAGCGTCGACCAGACCGACGATGACACCGGTGTTGAGCTGCTTTCAAGGCGCGTTGACCAGATGCAGAAGGCGATCTCGCTCCGCGACTGGCGAGTCCGCGGGCCCTCTCTGCTCAACTTGAAGCGATTGTCGGATGGCAGCGTGGCAGCCAAGGCCATCTCGCGGATTGATGCGGCAATGGCCACTGCGGGCGTCGATGATTCCAACACGGTCTATGACTACCTGCGTGTCCTGATGTCGCAGGAGGTCGCAGAGCTCGGGCTGCCCAAGTCTGCCGCCGCCGCCGTTGTTGAGAGGTCGATCACGGCGCCCGGAGCTCCAGGCGTGCCGGAGATCAAGAAGATGCTGCCTAAGGAACAGCAAGCTGTCGCTGCTGACTTCGTCAAGCGTTCCGAAGACCTTCTGAAGCGTATGGTCCAGCCCATCGAACAGGCGATCACGGATTTTGCAATTGAGGTGCTCCGTGGTGTTGACTCGACGTTGATCTCCAAGTCTGACGAGGAGGTCGCCCGTCTCCGTGCGCAGTTGCAGAAGGCGATCAGGGCAATCGAGGCCTCAGGTAACGCAGCAGCGATGGACGTCCTGCAGAAGGAAATGTCTCGCCTGGGCCGCGTTGAAAATATCAGTGCGGCGATGGAAGGCATGGTCTTCTTCTACAAGGGCAAGGCCTACAAGTTTACGGGCGCATTTGCGCCAGCTCACCAGATCTTGTCATTGTTCAAGTACGGACGCAAGGGCATCCCGAAAATGGACATTGGCGAGGCACGTCTACGCGCCGCTATTAGCCGCCTCCTCCGTGAGGGCGGCCATGCCTTTGACAACGTGGGCCCAATCTCACTGCAGGACTTTCGTTCTGTTTGGCCTCAGTTGAAGGCCGACCTGATGGCACTGGGCTGCACCAAGGTCGAATTTATTGGCACCACGGGCAAGAAGCAGCTGATGGGCGACATCGACCTGGCGGCAGAATATCCTGGGACCCGCGATGAACTCTACGCTGCCGCCGTCGACATGTTTGGCAAGTCTTCAGTCGAGAAGATCGGATCGAACATCGTCTCTATCAGCTATCTGGTTCCCTCGTCTGGGACTCACGTGCAGGTTGACGTGATGATGGGCAAGGTCGGCTACATGACCTGGTCCCGCTTCGGAACCTCACCTGATCCGGGCCACGTGGACTACTCGCCCGTCAAGGGCGTCGGTCGCAATGTGTTGCTCAACGTCATCAATAGGTTCGCGGCGGCTCAGCAGTTCCCAGGCCAGCAGACCGACCTTGATCGCACGCGTTACAGTGTTGACTTCGACAAAGGCCTGTTCAAGGTCGTCCAGACCAAGCGTAACAAAACGCCCGGCAAGCCACCACTCAAGGACTGGCGCACGGTGGAGCGTGAGCTGGTCAGCGACGATCCCAACAAGATTGCCTCTGTGATGTTCGGCAAGGGCGTCAAGGCTGACGATCTCCGCCGCATCGAAGACGTGGCCGCAGCGCTCAGGCGCTCGCCGCTGCTCAATAGGCTCGCACCTGAGATTCTTGCCACGTTTGCTCAGGAAATGAGGGAGTTGGTGGCTAAGACGCCCCACATGCTGGGAGATGACCCTGATAGTGCACTCCGCTATATCGATATGATAGCTAGTGGCAAGGAGACTTAGACTATGCCGACGATCATCCAGAAGAAGATTCCTGAGGTGCTGCGGCACATTATTCGACAGATGCTGGTCGAGAAGCTCATCGTTGAGGCTGACGATGAGTCACAGTCCTTGCCCACCTCAACGTTCAAGGCCGGCGAGGAATTTGACGCCCTCGAGAAGGCTGCCAAGGAGCGCTACGAGGCCGCGCAGGCTGAGCTCAAGGCCTGGGATGAAAACGAAAAGCGACGCGTCAACTTTCCGGCCGCTGTCGATGCCCTTAGGGCCTCCAAGAAGATCAGCAAGGACAATGCGCGCAAGGAGTTGATGAGCAACCCCGCGACGCGGTACGATGTCAAGCTGGCGCAGACCAAACGGCCGACGCTTGAGAAGCAGCTCGCCAAGGCCGAGACGGAATACGCTGAGTACAATCCTGAACTTCGCGGTTACGTCCGGGCTCGGTCCGGCGGTGCCAAAACTGCGGCCGATAAGGTGATGCCCCCGAATGGGAAGGCAGTCCGCCTGTCAATCGACAGCGTCAAGCCACTGAGGTGGTACGCCTGGCCCCCGATAGGATCGTCAAAGTTGATCTACCATGATGCCAATGACAAGAACGTGGGCCCAGGCGAGCAGTGGCTGGCCTGGCTGTTTGGCGGCCAGGTCCAGGGCGGCGGCGTTCCATTCGACGTTGTCACTCCTGACGGTCGCATTTGGGAGGTCAAGGAGCTCAAGAAATCCTCAGACACCATTCGCCCGGGCACTGAAGGTCGCAAGGCATTCAAGCGCGCCAAGAAGCGCCTCGAGGGCATCGTCCAGCAACTGCGTAACTTTTCGATCCTGGCCCGGCGCTCGGGGTTCCTGCAACCCGGCGAGCTAGATGAGACTGACAAGCGGATCGTCGACTACGTCAACGTCTTCGTGGAAGACGACTATGAGATGATCGTCGGCAAGGGTGAGATCTCGCGGGACAGATTCATTGCCCTCCGCGGCGTGCTCAAGGCACTGCAGCAGTTCCGTCAGAAGCACGGCAACCAAACGTCAATGGAGGACCAACCTGACACGCGGGTTGCCTTGAACGACAAGGAAGTCAAGGTCGACAAGCCAACGTTCATCGACGTGGCCAAAAAGGTAGAGAAGTCCACCGGCACCAAGAACATCCTGGCCGACTTTGAGAAGATTGATCTGCTACTGTCGACGCTAAAGGACCCTGCCTTCGAGAACCCAGCTGAGTTCTTCAATGAGTGGTTCCTTTCGGTCGACGTCAACGAGGTCTTCTCGGAGACCGACGGCGTCATCGTTGTCAACCCACGTGGGTTCATGATGATACCCAAGTCGATGTTGAAGAAGGCCCTGCGGTTCGACAAGGTCACGCAGATGCAGCCCAGGTTTGCCCTAACGCTGCCTCACAACTGACGTCAGCCTTTTAGGTACCGAGACACGAAGTCGCGGATCAAGGCCTCGCCCCTGACCTTTTTGCTTGTGAGCTTCTTCGCTGCAGGCTTTTTGGCAGGGGCTGCCGGGGCCTTGGGCGCCGACAAGATGTTCCAGACGGCCTCGCGGTCGATTTCTTTTGGCAGGTTGGCAATGAAGCCCTTCTTGTCTCCCGTGGACAGGAACTGTCGCATCTTGGTGCCGCTAACGTTAACCGTCTGGGTCCTCTCGATCGGCTTCAGAATAATCTGCCCATTGTGGAATAGGTTTCCAGCATACTTGTCGAGCGATTTTTCCGGGAAGTTTTGTGCAAGGTCCTCGGGATCAGCGTAGATGGTGAAGATGTCCTCGGTGTCGCCGGCCTCATTGGCCTCGCCAATGTCTTCATAGACGTTTCGGACAGGCGAACCGCCGTACGTCACGCGGACGTTGCCTGGCAGCGAGGGCTCAATGAACCTCTTCCAGATCTGCTCCATGTCGGAGCCAAGGATGGGCAGCTCACCAGGCCGCATGCGATCGCTGAGGCTTACGTATAGGTGGACTTCATCATTTTCCTTGGCTGCCCACCGCACCAGGCCATCGTGACCTGCGTGAAATGGTTTCGCCGACATCGCGATCAGACCGATAGTTGCCATGTCAAAATCTCCGGATCCAGTGTAGGATAACTAGCATGGGAGCAAAGAACAAGGAGCACAAGGAGCGCCGAAAGACCATCTCTTGTGGCACGCTGGTGTACAGGTTTGGAGAAACCTGGGATGACACGTGTATTTTGCTGGTGAAGCAGTTCGCTCACAAGGACTCGTGGGGCATTCCCAAGGGTCACATGCACGAAGGCGAGACACCGGAACAGTGCGCGACCCGTGAGACCCGTGAAGAAGCAGGAATTGACGTCATCCTAGAGGATCGTCTGCCTGACGCGTATGCCGGCTACAAGCATGAAGACAAGACCGTGGTCTCGTACCTGGCACAGCAATCGTGCTCACGGGTGCCTGATGCCAGCGATCCAGATTCTGAGGTCGCCGACGCGCGTTGGTTCAGGGTCGGCGAGCTGCCGATCATTCACGCCTACCAACGTGCGTTGATTGCAGAGGCCGTCAATCGCCTGCATGAGGCCTTTCATAAGGAGGAAGGGTGAAGGCCAATCCACCGTCAGTCGATGAGGATTTCTATATCGAAATCAAGTACCCAGTGTCGGGTAGTGTTGACCAAGTGCAGGACGCCGCAGACATTGAGTTCCTTCGACAGAACCTGTATCGAGCTCTCAAGATCCTGTCGGAGTTGCTGAATGGACCCGAAAATAGTCGAGGCCCTTGCTGATGTCTTTACGTATGCCGCTCACGTGGATGAGTGGAAGGTCATCAATCGTGAATTGTTGAAGACGTTGCCGGCACCCCTGCGCAAGGAAGTCAACATCAACCGTTACGAACTAGCGCGACGTTGGTCTGAAATGTCGGGGCGCCCGGTGGTATTTAGTCGAGATGAAGCGCCTCAAGGAACATCAGGTCCTACGTGAGTACGTCAGAACAGTCCTGAAAGAGGGGGACGACGTTGCCTCTGTGATGAGTGCTGCCTACGCGATGACGCCGTATGGCGTTCACTACACGTCGGGCGATATGCTCTACAAGGCGTTTGTTAAGCCTTTCGTTGACGTGGTCGACGTCGCCGTTGGCAAGACCAAGGAGATGAGCCAGCGCGTTCAGACCCTGGCCAAGGTCGGCTTTGAGGCAGTGGCGACGAGCCTGCTGCCTTTCTTGACGTCTGATTACAAGGAGATCTTCGACAAGGAAAAGGAAGAGCTCGACAAGATCCGCAACGAGTACAGTGAGGTCTATGCAGCGACCTGGGACGCCTTCAAGCAGACCGATGTGGCGCTGACGGCGTTCTTCTGTTATCCTGGTGCCGTCCTGACGGGCGTCATGGCCAAGAAGGCCCCTGATGTTGCGCTAAGAATGTTGGGCATCCTGTCGGGCGGCACGCTGGACTCGTGGATCGAAAAGGTCCGTAAGGCAATCGGCGGGGGCTTTGGTACTGGCAAAAGCAGCAAGGATCACTTCGAATCACCAGCGGGCGGCTATGGAGGTGGCGGCACGATGGGCATGGACTATATGTACGGATTCGATTATGGCGGGGGCGGAGGTTACGGTGGCACTCACGAGAGCGTCATCCGTGAGGACGATCAAAAGAAAAACAAGAAGCAGAAGGTGGTCGACCTGATCACCTCTGAAAAAGTCGTCAAGAAGGCGCTCAGTTCGCCGGAGGCTCAGCGTATGCAGAAGAAAGCGCGGGCGGCAGTGCACAATACCTTGAAGACAGTGTTGGAACATGCTCAGGCCGTCTGCACCGCCAAGTCGGTGGAAGAGCTACAGAAGAAGATCGGCAAGCCGTTGAAGGGACTCGATAAACTACAGCAAGCCAAGCCCGAGGAACGCCAGGCTGCAGAGCAGCAGATGCTAGCAACGGTCAAGAAATCCATGAAGGAGTTCTATGTGAAGTCGTTGGAAGGCAACGTCAAGCAGGTCCTCGAGGCCGGCATTCCCAAGAACAGCGGCTATGTTCGAGACTACGAGAGCGTTATTCAGAAGATCAAAAGCTTCTGAACACTGAGTTCACGTGTAGTATCTTTCAGAACATGGCAAAGCGAAGCAAGGGTCCTGAGAAACAGTATAACATCGGCGAGATGATGCCGGATGAGGTTAACGCCCTACGCGCCCTCGTCAAGGAGTTCATCGGCAAGATCAACAATGTCGACAACGAGATCGACCTCCTCAAGGAGGACCGCAAGGAAATCATCGAGGAGTACGCAGAAAAGCTCGACATGAAGACGCTGACGGCTGCCCTCCGTGTCGTCCAGATTCAGCGTGGCGTGGCGCACAAAGATACGTTCGACTTGTTCATCGAGGCATTGACTGATCCTGCTCAGTGATGTAGGATTGTTACATGGACGATCGAGCGTTTGCTGATGAAGTGATCGAGCGTCTCAATGACATTGTCGTTGACCCTGACGTTGCCCAGGATGTTGGACGTCTCATCCTGTACGGAAAGACGCCTATCTCCTCGAAGGCCACGCTAAATCACAAATCAATCCAGTGCCCAACTGGTCTTTTGGGATTTCTTGGCCAGTTGAATGGTATCGTGGGAACAATCGATTCTGGCCCTCGTGAGAGTTGGGGCTTCATTGTTGCAAGATTTGAAGGCAATCGTCTGATCAAGTTCGAGAGAACCAAGGAGCAGCCGTGACTGACAAACCTGAGATCAAGCGTCGCAAGACGCATCCAATCAGATTTACTCGATTCGAGCTGCTACACCTCCGCGACTTGATGTCTGTGACGTTGCCCCCGGACGGGAAGCAGACGCTGTCGCAGGCACTGGCAGCACTTGAGGGTCGACCCATGATCGAGACGTACCTGTGGCGAAAGATTAGCGAGGCCTGCGAAGAAGCTGGGCTGCCTCTCGGAGAAGAGGCACCCGACTACATTGTGGCCCCGTCAGCGCCGCCCCCGATGGGCGTCTTCCAGTTGGCTCACGAGCCGATGCCTGTTGCTGAGCCTGAAGGCCCATGTCCAGAGTGCGGAACGCATCACAGGCCGCATTGTGAGCCCGAAGATCCTGATCGCATCTTTGGCGGGAAGGATTCCGAGGCATGAACCTCAAGGTTGGACAAATCCTGTACGTGGTCCCATCCCAACAGGCCATCATTTATCCAATGCAGGTCGTTGAAGAGTTGACCAAAAAGACGCTAAACGGCACGGAGGTCGATTACGTTCTCCGCGCTGGCAGTGCGACTGAGAGCAAGACGATCAAGCTCAAGGAAATCAAAGGCGAGATCTACGAAAGTGCTGTCCGTGCCAAGACAGTGCTGACCGACCGTGCCATCAAGTCCGTTGCTCGACTCGTTGAGTCAGCGACGAAGAAGGCGGAAGAATGGTACCCGGGTGCATTCGAAGGCAGCTCAGATGATAACATCATCGATGCGTTGAAGAAGCCCTCGGCCCACGAGGCTGTCGGTCAAGACACACCACGGCCGGCGTCTGCTGATCCCGCGATTGACCTCGGCGATGGTATCGTTGCTCGAGTGAAGCTGCCTGATGTCCTGAAGGATTGATACTTACTCGGATGAAGCTGTCATTGTCGAGGCTGCGCAGCCTGATCCGCGAGGCGATCTCTGCCTCTGAGGACTACATGAAAAAGGAGCGTATTCGCGAGGACTTGCAGGACCGCGTCATCGAGGCAGTGATGAAGGGTGACATCAAGGATGAAAAAGACCTTGTTGAATACTTCAAGACCGTCGATATGGCCGTCAAGGCACTGAAGATGATCCCTTATGATGTCTTCGTGAAATTGGCAAAGCAGAAGTAGTGAACCTCTGCCTACTCACAAGGTAGACTCGAGGCATGGAACGGGAACGCACCAAGCCAGGCGATCCTGAGTTCGGCGTTTACGCCGAGGTCGTCAAGTGGAACAACACCATTTTGTGCCTCCCAACCTGGGAAGAGATCCTGGAGTACGAGTACGTCCGTCAACGTGGTGAAATCAACATGTTGACCGAGGACGTGCAGCGTTACGCGTTCGATCATGGACTGTATGCGTTGGTCACCTGGTGGCAGCGCTGCAAGGAAGCTCGGATTTCGCCCTGGAAGATGTACGAAGTTGGTATAGTGCAGTACGAGGCCGAAAATGGCTCCAGGGAATCCTGGATCACTGACGAAATGCGAGAGAATGTGCTGCTCCGCGAGCTTGAGCGTAAGGAACAGTAAGCCGCCGACGATCTTCGTAAGGTTCGGCGTAAACTTAATGCTCCGCGTAAGCAAAACAAGAAGTGATAATCAACGCCAGACACGCTTGCGATCGCGGTACGTGCTCGGCGAACGATAATCCTCACGCCACGAGCTCGTCTTGCCACTGGGCTTGTGCGTCGTCATTCCACCGCTGCGGTAGTAGGGATCACCTGAGTTTGCGTCTGGGTCATTTCCGTGAATGAACCTCGACGACAAGTCGGCATACTCCGCCGCCAATGATTCCGCCTCTGTAAGAGTAGTCTGACTGTGGAAAAAGTCATAGAGGCTGTGTGCCCTTGCGCTAGTCCAAGATTGACCCTTGGCCTTGACAAAGGTGAAGAAAAACTGATTGTAACCATTGCGAGTCGCCCGCATCTTCGCAAGTGCGGCATCATCAATGCCGACTTCATTGCAAGCTTCCACAACTGATTTCAATGAGGCAGCGCCCTGATTCTTCAAAGCCTCGAGGCGTTCCCAGTCACTCTCGGCGTCTGAGACTTCATCAATTGTCTCACGAATGATATTGCGCAACTGTTTAGCGGTAAGCTTCATGCGAAGTAAGTATTCCGCGCTGGTGCAAACCATGACCCTAACGTGGTACTCATAGAACATGAACATCCGCACCCGCTCTCGGGGCTCTTCGTCATCCGAGGCGCTCATCGTCGCCTGCATCATTGACGGCGTGGCGAAGGGCTGCAATGATCACAATTCGCAAAGAACGAGTCAGGAGAAAATCAATGAAGAACAAACGGGGACACGCTCTCGTCGAGCTCATGATCTTGGTCGCCGTGGTCGCCATCGTCCTCGCGATTATCGTTGCGATGGTCGGCAGGGGCTGCACTGACGTCACTGGCATGGATCACAAGAAAGCGGTCAACGAGGCCGGCAAGTGGGGCCAAGAGATGGGCCTCGACGTCAAGGGCGTCTCATGTGTCAACGTCGATTCCAACGTTGACGGGTACGTTTCCTGTTCGCTGAGCACGGCGGGCAAGGACGGTACGATCTCAATCGTGCCCATCGAATGTGCAGCCTCGCTGACCATTAACTCGGGCTGCCGCGTGGCTCGCGTTATCCCGGTGGGAGGCCGTTGATGTACGACATCGAAAATTGCTACTACACGGTCAACAATGCTCGCAAGGACGTGGCGTGTATGAACTGTCCGGTGAAGTGATGGATATAACACAACACACGCAGCTCGAGCGCCTGACTGATCTCGATTATCGAGCTCAAATCATCCTTGATGCAGTCGATGATGAGTTGGCTGCCTGGTTGCTGCGCAACGATCGCCAAGGCGTCACCGTTTGGCAACACCTAGGCATGACTCCCGAGGAGTACGGCGTCTTTCTGTTCAACCCGTTGGCCTGGGCTCGAAACTACGTCAAGCTTCTTCATGGGAAGTGAATCGGCTTTTAGTTACCGAAAGGGCCATGGAGACGCCGAAGGAAGAGGCGGCGTACCCCCACTGGAATTCACGATGAGGTCATGGACGTCATCAAGGTCCTCAAGATCCAGATTTACTCGATCGTCGTTTGCAAGGTCACTGGTTGCACCTGGAACACGGGAAACATTTCTTTGGCCCAACTCGAGAAGGAAGACCTCGAGAAGAAGGGATAGATCAACTGATGCTAACGTTCTTTTTTGTTGCGTTGATGATGTTCGTTACGATGGTGTTCGGTCACGTGCTTCACTGGGCCATTCACCAGCGTTGGTCGGGTAGGCTCTACCGCGGGCACATGACGCACCACGTCAAGTTGTATCCACCCGAGGATTACATGTCGGACGTCTACCGCGATCCCGGCAAGGATTCGACGGTCTTTCCGTTCCTAGTTTTGGGCAGCCCGCTCGTGCTCGCGCCCCTGGCGCTCACGTTCCTTTCTCTGGTGGCCTGGCCCACTGCGTTGGCGATGGTGGGCGCCTCGTTGCTGATTGGATTTTTGAACGACTACATTCACGATTCGTTCCACGTGCGTAACCATTGGCTCGCCCGCGTCTTGCCGGGATACAAGCGCATGAACGAACTGCACTACGTGCACCACTGCTACATGCAGACTAACTTCGGTATCTTCACCTTCGTCTGTGACAGGGCCTTCAGGACATTCCGCGGTACCTTGTGAACCCTGACAGCCCATCAGGGTATGGGTTGGTTTATAAATTTTCTGCGGTCCCCTTTATGCAATCACGCAACTTCGCGTGATGTGGATGGGCCCGTGGCACGGTGAAAAGTTCACGCTCGAGTCAGATCACAGATTGCAACATGTCTAAGATGAACTTTCTCAAAGGTCAACTGGTCACCTGTAAGACCAAAGGCGCCATCTACGAGGTACTCGAGGTCAAGAAACGGACGATGATCATCGGCCTCCGCGTTGCCCTGGCACCTTCACATCGGCGGAAGTCCGTTCGCAAGGTCCTGATCAGCCAGTGTCAGCTGGCGGTCCTAAATGACCTCCGTGAGACGGCGAGGACCCTTGAAGCGCTGTGCGCCCGAATGTTGAATGGACAGTGATGTGACGATTGAATGCGTATCATCATGAAAGATGATCGTAGAGTCACAATTCCATGCGATGAGTGTGGTCAACCTAACACAGTGTGGTTGAATACGTACGAAGGGAATGTATGACGTAACGGACACTATCGATGTTGTACGTGTCGACCTCATAACAACTCAGCGCATTGGTCAGATCAAGCCATCAAAGATAAACACAGTCAATCGATGCGTTCGTCAGAAGCGTACTACGAAGCGATCAAACGTCGTAATATGTTTGGCGCCAAGAATGGCATGTTGGATAGAGCGCACAGTGTTGAAACTCGTGAGAGAGGATATTACGGTCACGAACTGGTAAGTTGGGCCCAAGTGCCACAGCGTGGAAGGGCAGTAGGAGTTCTGTCACACGACGAGTAAAAGTTGTGTCAGATAAGGCATCACTGGTTTTCACGTGTGCTTGAGCGAGACAATTTGAAGTGTGTCAAATGTATGGTGACGACACGTTTAGATGCTCATCACATTGAGCAAATCGTGAAAATCATTGCCAGAATCACGAAAGACATGCAATTTAATTGCCAGAACTCAAGATCGAATTTTGTGCATCTCATTCGGAGTACATCAAGCGTTACCTGTCAACTGAGGAATGAACATGCAGATCGTCTATGCAGCCGAAGAGGCGCCGGCTTCGTTTGAGAAGTCCATCTTTTTGGCGGGGCCTTCTCCCCGTTCTGATGCGCATTTGAATTGGCGACCGGATGCCCTTAAGCTCCTCGAAGAGATGGGCTATGATGGCGTCGTCTTCGTGCCGCTGCCCCGCGATGGTAAGTGGAACTGCGGCTTCGATCATCAGGTCGAATGGGAAAAGAAACACCTCGACATGAGCGACGTGGTCGTCTTCTGGGTTCCTCGCGACATGCAGGTGGCACCTGCCCTGACGACGAACGTCGAGTTCGGTATGTACTATGATGCCGGAAAGACGGTCCTGGGTTACCCGCCCGAGGCCTATAACATGCGCTACCTGGCGCACCGTGCTCGTCTCGAGGGCGTCCCAGTAGAGAGCACGCTCCAGAACACGCTGCTGCAGGCACTCGAGAGGACGAAGCACAAGGCACTTCGATTCGGCGGGGAACGTTCAGTTCCACTGCATATCTGGCACCAGCCTGCGTTCCGCTCGTGGCACGCGGCCCAGAGGGCTGTTGGTAATCGTTTAGACGGCGCACAGTTGCTGTGGTCGTTCCGCATTGGGCCCAACAAAGCAGTGACCTTCTGCTATGCCTTGAAGGTTGATGTCTATGTGGCGGCCGAGAAACGCAACAAGACCAACGAGTTCATCTTCTCGCGGCCGGACGTCTTCGTCGTGGTGGCGTATCACAGGCCGGACTCCGATGTCCTTGGGACGAGGGTCGCCCTTGTCAAGGAGTTCCGCAGCTCTGTTCGCAACAATGCAGGCTTCGTATATGAGGCTCCTGGTGGTAGTTCGCTGAAGTTGAGTCAGGATGCCCGCGTGGTGGCGGCCCACGAGTTGGAAGAAGAGATGGGCATCAATATTGATCCCACGCGGCTACGTTACGTGGGCTCGCGGCAGATGTGTGCTGCCCTGTCGACCCATCATGGCGTGGTCTACGCTGTTGAGTTGACAGCACTTGAAATGAATCGCCTGGAGGACGAACACAGTTCCGGCGTCACTCACGGGATCGCCAACGATACTGAGTTGACTTACGTGGAGGTGTACGACCTCGATGACCTCGTCGCCGGCAAAGTCTTTATCGATTGGTCGATGCTCGGCATCATCTTGGCCGCCACCAGTGGCTCGGGCTGATTCCTGTGGCCCAAACTCGGCCCCCGCGTGACCCACGTGAGTGCCTGCACGGCCCAAGAAGGGGAAACCACCTCCTCTTTTTGGGTCATTCTCGTGATCCGTGGGCTCATTTGGGCCACAGCGCAATCTTTGACCCTTGATAGGTAGACTGAGACCATGGCACAAGAACGGATTTTCGATAAGGTGGCCGACATTATCGAAGATCACTACGACGCCGGTCTACGAGGGACTTGAGCTATTGCTGTGAAATTCACCTGTCAGAGTGGTAGAGTCAATCATGGGCAATCCAAAGATTCTTTGCATTGACGGCATGAACTTCCTCCACCGCGCTCGGAGCGGTTGGCAGTTGGGGTCCGCACCCGTCATCTTCAACTTCATGCGAAACTTTCGGGCACAGGTCGAACTCCATAAGCCGACCCGTGTCTACTTCGTCCTGGAGGGTCATCCGCAACAGCGTAAGGACATCCTACCGGAGTACAAGGCCAACCGCGTGGTAGAGCCCGGGACTCCCGAGCACGATGAGCTTGTGAAGTTCTTCGAGCAAGTCCACGTGATCGTGGATCACCTGAGCCAGCACTTTCCGGTCTCTGTGGTGCGCCACCCACACTACGAGTGCGACGATACCATCTACAATCTCATCAAGCGCTCTAGCTCTGCGGTCCCGTGGGTCGTGGCATCTAATGATTCGGATTTCACGCAGTTGTTGAACGAGTTCCCGAACGTTAGCCTCTATAACCCAATGAAAAAGGAGTTCGTTGAGGTACCCGACTACGATTACGTCACCTGGAAGGCTTTGCGCGGCGACCCCAGCGATAACATCCCGGGCATCATCACTGACGGGGCCGCTGATCGCATCGTCAATGACCCTGAGGCGCTGTCTGACCTACTGCTGTGCGATTCGGTTATAGGTGATACGTTCTCAAGGAACTACGAACTCATCAAGTTCATCACCTGGTCCGATGATGAGGCCCTTGAGATGTCGTGCTCGCATCCGACCAAGGATTGGGAGCCACTGCGAAAGTTGTTCGAACAACACGATTTCAAGTCGCTGCTCAAGGACAAGACGTGGGACAAGTTCGTGGCGACGTTTGAACCGCTGTGGGGAGAAGGCTGATGGCAAAGGGTGGCGAGACGGGTTACGCAGTCAACAAGACGTAGTGGTGGTTTGAGGAGGTGGTGATCCCCAATGTCATCAGCGATGACATGAGCGAACTTGCAGCAGAGATGGCTGACGAGATGGACCAACACGGGTGGGATCCCGCTGACGTCAACTGGGCTGTCGTTGAAGAAGGTCTCCGGCACAGGCCGGTGTCATCGTCAACTCACTGAAGAAGATCTCGCAGGGCTGAACGACCGGGCCTACCTATCCGTGAAGGGTAGGTGGCTCATGTCGAAATTCTTCAAGGTCTTGGGTTACATCTGGTCGGCACCGGTGACGGTGTTCGGCCTTGTGTACGCTCTGCTGTTCAACCTGTTGGGCTGGTACGCTTGGTGCGGCGTCTTTGGTGATGCTCTAGTCTGGGTCGTCAAGACCGACAAGGCTCCCACGTGGCTGTTGAACCTGTGGAAGAAGTGGGCGGGTCACACCATTGGCAATGTCGTGGTGTTGAAGCAGACGCCTGCCGCAAGGCCCGTCATCCTGACCCACGAGCAGAAGCACGTTGACCAGTGCATGCGTCTTGGTGTCTTTCAGCCGCTGGTCTATGCACTGAGCTACCTAGCGCTCAAGTTTGGGTGCACGGGCAGCGATCCTTACTACTCGAACCCCTTCGAGATCGACGCCCGACGTGCGGCTGGGCAGATCGTCGACGTCGAGGGGAGGCTCAAGCGAATTGTTGAGCAGAACAAGAAGGCCTGAACATCGCCTAGTTATCGATCATGGCGACAGGCATTGATGTGTCCTACGCCCAAGGCAAGCCTGCCTGGGCAAAGGTCAAGGCGACGGGCAAGATTGACTTCGTATATGCAAAGGCGAGCGGCGGTGATAAGACCGTCGATTCCTCCTTTGCATATAACTGGGCCGAGCTACCCAAAGCGGGTCTACCGCGTGGGGCGTATCACTTCTACATCGCCTCGATTGATCCGATCATACAGGCTGAACACTTCTTCAAGACGGTGGGCCCGCTCAACGACAGCGACCTACCTCCCATGCTCGACGTTGAGCAGACGAGGCCCGCCAGCAAGACAGGCGACCAGTATGCCAAGGACGTGTTGGCCTGCATCGAACATCTAGAAAAGTTGTTCGAGCGCCGCGTGGTCGTCTACACGGGCCTCTCCATCATCATTGCAGAGATGAAGGGTGCTGCACCTGAGACCCTGGCCGCCCTCGCCACCCGCGATCTTTGGTTGGCCGCCTACGTTAATGATCCAACGAAGTGGGTTCCACCGTGTTGGCAATCAAAAGGCTGGGTCATCTGGCAGAAGAGCGGAGACGTGGCGGCCGACGGCAAGCCTGGCTTCCGAATCGACGGCATCGGCAGCGTCGTTGACCTCGATGTTACTCAGGGCGCAGCCAACGACCTGGTCGACTGGATCGAAGCGTCCAAGTTGAAGAAGCCAGAGTCGGTACCCATGGTGCCCGCACCTGAGCCACCTCCGTCACCAGTTCCTCAGGAAGAACAACCCGTGCCTCCCACGCCTGAACCAGTCGCTCCGTCTCCCGATCCTCCAAAGCCCGTGCCTTCCGCACCTATCGTGCCTGGCAATCCGACGGGTTTCTTGGCAACGTTCTTCGCATTCATCAGGGCGATCTTCATGTTTCTGACGGGCCGAAAGGGTTCCTAAATGTACACTCCTAAATTGGGCGGATGGCGCCCCGATAACACAGCTCCCGGCCACGACGCCAGCCAGGACTATCAGTTCCATGAGAACCTCGACAAGTTCTCGCCTGCATCCACCGAGGTCGACGGCGTCCTGGACCTACGTAAGTGGTGTTCGCCTGTCGAGGACCAGGGTCACCTAGGTTCATGCGTGGGCAATGGTACAGTCGGCGCCCTCGAGTTTCTGCAGATCCGTAATGGCCAGCAGCTGACGGATCTCAGCCGCCTCTTCATCTACTACAACTCAAGGTTGATGACGCAGGAACAGGACCAGGACAACGGCACCTACATTCACCTGGCCTTTGGCACCTTGTCGTCTTTGGGAACCTGCACTGAAGCCAAGTGGCCTTATGATGTCTCCAAGGTTTTCATTCGACCCTCATGGAGCTCGTATCGTGAAGCCTACCCAAATAAGATCGACAGTTACTACTCGATTGGCGGCTCGGGTCAGACGAGGATTGACTTCATCAAGCGAGCATTGCAGGCCAACCATGTGGTCGTCTTCGGCATGACGGTCGATCAGGAATACATGGACTACCGTGGGGGCATCATGCCGATGCCCAAATCCACGCGGGTCAATTCGGGCGGTCACTGTCAGGTCATCGTTGGCTACGACGAAAACAAACAATGCTGGATCGTCCGCAACTCTTGGGGTACCTGGTGGGGTGACAAGGGCTATGCCTACGTTCCCTATGCGTACTTGGACGCCTCGAACGCCAACGACTTCTGGGTTCCTTACTTGCCTGGAACGCCGGCGCCTGATGCACAGGTCTGAGGCTGAACATGAGGCTGCTCGAGGAATACGTTAGATCCGTGTTGGTTGAACTGCGTGTGGATCGCAATTTTGTCAAACGACTTCGACGTGGAAGCGGACCGTCGCTGTCGTCGAAGGCCCGCCTCGTCGCCGATGCCTGGATTGCGGACTACGAGCGTGGCGGGCGACTGTTGCCAGGAAAGACAAAGAACGACATCAGGTCGTTCGCGGTTGCACAGTATTCCGCGCTCGTCTTCAAGACGGGCGACGATTCAAGGGCCCGCGCTGAGCTCAACCGGCTCATCGACAGCAGGTTCTCTGCGTTTACAGGTGGCCTTGCCGGAAGGGACAAGAAATGACGAAAAAGTTGAGTGCTGCGGCCATGGTCCTCCTGGCCGCGATTTTTGTGGGGTGTCCCAAGAGCCTCGGCGTAACCTCGCAGCCGCCAGTTGTGACCGACCAGGACCAGTGCGTGCCGGCGTGTGCCAAGCTCAAGGAGTTGCACTGTGCTGACGGCGAGCCGATCGACATGAAGAAATCGTGTGTCATCCAGGCTGAATGCGGCCCGGGCCAGACGTGTTCTGGGGGCACGTGCCACGCCTCATGCGAGCAGTTTTGTCGCGATACAGAGGACCAAGGTGTCTGGCTGGATCCCATCTGCGTTTCTCAGATCACCAGCTGCGACCAGGTTGACAGTTGTCCAACCCCACAACCGAAGAAATGAGCAAGTTTCTGCCATTGAAGGTCGGTCCTTGGCGAGCTGGCAACGTCCGCCTGTCCAAGACGTGGACGTTTGAGCAGTCACAGGATCACTGGTCGAGGCTACGCAAGGTGCTCGCCAAGTGGAATGCCACGCAAGAACCCTGGCGTCAGTCGTCGGGGGCCTATGACATGGCTGACACTGAGCGCTTTATCTTCGTGGAGATGACTCCCGAAGAGCGTGGTCGGTTCATCACCGACCTCGACGCAGCAGGCTTTGACGTTCAGGACGATCAATCCGCAGAGTCACCCGATATGGGTCCCTACAGGACGCCGGCCCGAGAGTCTCACGAGCTGCTAAAGGTCTTCGTCAACGAAGTGTTGACGGGCTTCAAGTCGTTGAACACTGCAGGCCGCGACGGCGTCGCCGGCAACTTGCGCTACGGGGACGCCACGTTGGCTCAGAAGAATCGTAACATCCTGGACGATGAGGCTGACGTGGACGCCAAGGTCCAACAGGACGCCGCCGCACTGCCTCGTGCGGCTTGTGTGTTGGTGATGAATCGCGCTGGCAAGATCCTCGCAGTCTCCGGGAAGAATGACCCAAGCGACTTTGGCCTGCCCGGTGGCAAGATCGACCCAGGCGAGGACGCAGCGACTGCAGCGGCCCGTGAGCTGGAAGAAGAGACGGGCCTTCACATCACTGACTTGAATCAAGTCTTTGAAGACGTCGACGAGGGAGGTTACCACGTTATCACGTTTACCGGCCGCGTTGAGGGCCAAATCGACACCGAAGAATCGGGCGTTGTCCGCTGGGTCGACCCTAGCGTCCTGCTCGCGGGTTCGTTTGGCGGTTACAACAAGCGATTGCTGCGTGCTGTTGGTCGAATGAAGTAACCACCGCATCTGGTGTAGGATGGCGGCATGTAAGACGAAAAGTGTTGGATGATGCAGTCGACTTCACGATAGAAGTCTACGACATCAATGGCGTGGTGTGCTCAACGGTCAAGGACGGCCATATCATCATGATTCGTAAGAGCATGCTGCCGAAGTTGATCGAGGCCGCCAAGAACAAGAAGGATGTGGTCCTCTACAACAAGCGACCAGTTAAGAACTGTTGAACATCTTCATCCTTAGCACCGATCCCAAGCTGGCTGTGCAGATGCAGTGCAACAAGCGTGTGATCAAGACGATCGTTGAAAGCGACCAGCTCTTGAGCGCGGCGCATTCACGCGTCCGAAGAATATGTGTTGTGATGCCTGCAAAACATTTCGGCGTTGCCCAACGCCGCCAATCGACCTGCTCAATGGGCCTGTGACCCGCGGACCCGTGAGCTGGTGACGATCGGCAATTGGTTGGATTCAGAGATGCGATCCTTGGGCCTCGACGACCTCGGCAGCATCACTTAGAATGGACAGTTCAATCGACGTTCAAGGTCCGAGGAAGACATGTTGGGAATCGCGGTCGAGATCATGAATCAAGTCTTGGTCGACAAAATCGACAGGTTCCGCAGGCCGCACAGGAGGTGGGTGTAATGTTGGGCTGGATGCGCAGAAACCGCAAGGATCGGCAACGCCGCGAACGATTTCATCGTTGGTGGCTGACGCTCAACAAAGACCAGAAGCGGGCGTACCGCAAGGCCGACGCAGAGTTTCAGCGCAAGTTCAATTCAGGCGTGATGGTCATTGCTATCATCTGCGCATTCACGATGCTGGTCATTTGGTGGCTTTCATAAGAGAAATAACATGAGATACCGCAACGACAACATGCTGCTGCACATCGCTTTGGGCGATGCCTACGCTGCCGGGTTCGAGTACATCAAGTTCCATCCCGATGAGCCGGAGTTCAAGGAAATCCGCGCCTTCCAGGGCTACATGCAGCACCCGGGTCACCAAGGCCTGCGTCCTGGCATGTACACTGACGATACGCAGATGTCGATCGCGGTGGCTGAGACCCTGATCAACAAGGGAACGTCCGCTAGCTACAACGACTGGGTCGCCGCCTGGTTCGACACCTTCAAGCGTGATCCACGCGATGGGTATTCCCGTGGGTTCCAGGCGATCCTAGAGTCGGTGAAGTCAGCTGACGAGCTCCGCGCCACATTGCGGCCCAATTCGACGAAGAATGGCGCGGCCATGCGTGCCGTGCCCTTGGGCGTCATCAAAGACGTTGACAAGTTGCTGACAGTCGCAGCGTTTCAGGCGACCACCACGCACGCCTCTTACGAGGGCGTGCAGTCGGCGATGGCAATCGCCCTGATGTCGCATTACGCGCTCTACGATCATCGCAAACTTTCTGCAATGCAGGGGTGGTTGGAACCCCGCTTACCCTTGTTCGAAAAATTCCGTGTGCCTTGGGAGGGCCCGGTTCAAGGCAATGTCAAGCACTCGCCGTACGACGTGGGCATCAACACGGCCTGGGCCGTCAACACCTTGTTGATTCACAAGCGCTCTCTCCGTGAGATCATGGACCAGGTCATCGAGTGGGGCGGCGACACGGACTCTGTCGCGGCCATCGCATGGGGAATCGCGGGCGCCCGTCACCAGGACGAAGTGCTGCCTGAGTTCTTGGTCCACGATCTCGAGGCGAAAGGCAACTTGAAGTATGGTGTGCCCTTCCTCCAGGACTTGGGCAAGCGCTTGATGGAGTTGAAGATCTGATGTGTACTTTGATTGTGATGTACCTGGTACATCACAAGTACCCTCTAGTCGTCGCGGCAAACCACGATGAGCGTTACGATCGTCCATCGGCCTTTTCGCCGTGGGCATAGTCCAATGATCGTGGCGTCCCGCGATGAGAGATCGGGCGACAAGTATCGTCTCAAGACGAACCACGCCATGGCGTTGGCCTCGCATATGGAGCCTGACGATTCCGAAGAGGTCATCGTGGTCAAGTTGCACTCCGTGCTTAGCAACCACGATAACTGTAAACACGACCCATATCAGGCCCTGTGCGTGCACGCCACTGGGATAATTGGGGACCAGATTGTCCGCAGTCGTCCTTTTCGAGAATGAATGCAATCTCACGTGGTTTCACGGTGAGGGTCATCCTTGTAAATCGCTAGGCCTGGATATGACAATAGACCTGCTGTCGCTTGACCTAAGCGACCTGACAGAAGCTTCCCTCGGCGACGAGGACATCGAAGTCATCGACTAGCAACACTATCAGGAGAATCGGATGCGTAAGAAGAGCCGTGTCCCGGCGAGTGATCCCAGCCTCGAGAAAGAAAGGACGCTCGTGGAGGAATTGAAGGCCGCGTTCAACATCAGCAAGGTCAAGAAGACGATCGCCTTGGGAACCGAGGTGTTCACCGCTGTCGCGCCCTTCCTCGAGAAGCCCAATTGGTGGAACGGCGTCAAGGCTGCCTTCGCCATCGGCAAGGTGTTTGTTGACGAGGTTGAGCTGTGGAGCGAGGACTACTTCGCAGGTGACGAGTGGAACCTGCCCTACTCGCGGGACTTCAACCAGACGATCATCAAGGTGATCACCGGGTATCCGTATGAGACAATTCGAACGTCAGACGAGAACAACATCATCCGCATCGTCGATGTCGAAGGCATCAAGTGTGGGTACATCATGAACACCAAGTTGTCGGCCATCGACAACATCTACGTCGAGACCGCGCGGTTGCAGGACGCTCGCAACGTTATCAAGCGCCTGCTTTGGGAACAGTTCAAGGACGCTAACCTGGTGATGCGCCAGAACAAGCGTCTGGTGCTGCATGACGATGAATCCCGAGTGTTGTTCGAATTGGACGATGCTTTCCACTCGATGCCCTCGAGGCGGGCCTCAAACTACGCGGCCTATCTGAAGCGCTGCATCGATGCCAACGTCTCGCGGTCTGTCATGTTGTACGGGCCGCCGGGAACCGGCAAGTCGACGATGGCGCGAACCATCGTCACCGAGCTGAAGATGCGCTCTTTCCGCATCCGCGTGGAAGATGTGGCGGGCCTGGAGAGCTCGACGTTGTTCGAGGCCATCAGCATCTTCGAACCAGACGCGATCATCTTGGATGACTTCGATCGGGCTCACGCTCAGGCGCAGCTCCTGGAGACGCTGGAGTTCTTCCAACGTCACGTGAAGTTGGTCATCGCGACGGTCAACGACCGCAACTCGCTGGACGAGGCGATTCTGCGCCCCGGTCGCTTCGATGAGCTGTTGTTGATCAACGAGATGGAGCCTGAGGTCATCGAGGCCGTGCTGGGTCCCGAACTGAAGGACGCCATGAAAAGTGTCAAGGATTGGCCCATCGCCTTCATCCAGGAGTACGTCAAGCGCCGACGTTTCATGAGCGCCGAAGAGGCCGAGGCCTCAACCAAGGAGTTGGCCGACCGCGTCAAGCGTCTCGAGAAGTACAAGGATGTCGATGAGGTCGAGCGGATGCATCGCCTGACCCGCAAGCACCTCAAGATGACGAAGGTCGAAATTGAAGAGGATGACGAGGAAGACGGGCCTGACACCGACCCGCCCGATCCCAACTACAACCTCGACAAGGATGTCGAAATCGTGAAGGTCTCGCACGATGAGGTCGAAGAGGTTGAGCGCTCTTTCGATCGAAAGTGAAGTTCGACAAGGTGCACGCTGATCACAATGGCAAGCCCCCGTTCAGGACAATGCAACATTTGAGGCGCCTTCATGGCATGCAGAAAAAGCTCATGCCGCCGAAGCGTTGTCTCGTAGACACGTACTTATGTACGATGGTCTCGAGAAGTCATGTTTGCCACACACCGCCGACGCCTAGGGTCAAGAACCCGCTCAACACAGGGTGAACAAGTAACTGTGTCTTGCAGTGTCGTCTGCGAATCAATCAGCCCGGTGCCGTCTTTCGGCACCGGGCTGATTTGCATTTCAGGCCCTGCGTCGACACGGGCGCGTGATAAGCTACACCGTGAGGATCACGGACAGGCGAATATTCGTGCACTCTGGACACGGGCACTCATAGAAGTCGACAATATCGCCATTGCGAATGTGGATAAACTGAGCGCGAGACAAAAAGGGAGGTGACAAGTAATTATGAATGCTAGCATGGCGACTCGTAATCCCGGTGGCACAAAGGTGGACGTTGAAGGCACGGAGTTTCACCTCCACAAGTCTCAGCAGTCAATCTTTGCAGGGATCATGCACAAGGTGATTGACTACACCGAACACCGGCTGCTCCGCTATGCCGACAAAGTCAAGGACCCGCAACAGAAGGCAACCCTGAAGGAGTTGATCACCAACTACAAGAAGGGCCTCGTCGCCATCGCCTGGCGCAAGGGACAGCCTGTCTGGTTGCCCGTCACAAAGGACGGTTGATGTGTACAGAGCCCTACCCACGCGGTAGAATGGCTGTATGTTTCAAGACGTCGACACTCCCGCAGTCACCAAGGTTGTTTTCAAGGACGAGGCCCGCCGTAAGCTTTACAACGGTCTCGAGATCGCCGCGGAGGCCGTCAGCTGCACGCTGGGCCCGAAGGGCAAAACGGTACTGATCCAGCGCAAGGGCGAGGCGCCGGTTGTCACCAAGGATGGCGTCACGGTCTCCAAGTCTGTCAAGCTGAAGGACCCCATCGCGAGGATGGGCGCAGAGCTGATCCGGGAGGCCGCATCGCAGACCAACGAGGTCGCCGGTGACGGCACGACAACAGCAACGGTGTTGACCCACGCCATGGTCAGGGAAGGCCTGAAACTGCTGGAGGCTGGCTTCTCGGCGAAGGAACTATGTGAAGGCATCGAGCTGGCACGGGCCACTGTCGATGAGGAGCTGATCCGCGCTGCGAAGCAGCTAACGACGGCGGAAGAGATCGCCCAGGTTGGCACTATCTCCGCGAACGGTGACGAGAAAATCGGGCAACTGATCGCTCAGGCCATGAGCAAGGTCGGTAAGGACGGTATTATCACTGTTGAGGACGCCAAAGGCATGACGACCAGCCTCGACGTCGTCGAAGGTATGCAGTTCGACCGCGGCTACCTATCGCCGTACTTCGTCACCAATCCCGACAGGATGTTGGCGACCTACGAGGGCGCCCGAGTCCTGGTCACTGACAAGAAGATCAGCGTGTTGAAGGACCTAGTGCCAATCCTAGAGAAGGTTCTCCAGACGCGGACGCCACTGCTGATCATCGCAGAAGACGTGGAAGGTGAGGCGCTGCACGGCCTGGTTCTCAACCGTGTCCAGGGCAACCTGCCGATTGTGGCCGTTAAGGCACCGGGCTATGGGCAGCACCGCGACGAGCTACTGCAGGACATCGCCACCCTGACGGGCGCAAAGCTCGTCTCTGCATCGCAGGGATTGAAGCTCGAGACACTGACGTTGGCTGACCTCGGCACCATCAAGCGTGTCACGGTCGACGCCAAGTCCACGACGCTGGTCGGCACCGGTACCACGAAGCCCGAGGTCGACGCTCACGTGGCCAACCTGCGATCGCAGGTGGAAGACGTCACCAAGACGCAGGATGAGGTCACCAAGCTGAAGATGCGAATCGCCAAGTTGGCGAGCGGCGTCGCCATCATCCGCGTCGGTGGCGCGACGGAAGTCGAGATGGTGGAACGCAAGTACCGCATTGAAGACGCTCTCAATGCCACGAAGGCTGCCGCAGAAGAGGGCATCGTTCCCGGCGGCGGCATGGCACTGGCGGCTGCGAGCCAGCAGATTCCAGTCTCCACGTTCGGCGCCGGTGCCAAGGTGGTGCAGGCTGCATGTGTTGCGCCCCTGCGGCGCATCGTCACCAACGCGGGCGTCTCTCCCGACGTGGTCATCAATGAGCTGCACAAGTTGCACCTCAATGACGTCACCCTGGGCTACAACGCAGCTAAGGAGACCTACGAGGACCTAATCGCCGCTGGCGTCGTGGATCCCGTCAAGGTGACTCGCACCGCCCTGAAGAACGCCGTCTCCGTCGCGGTGACGTTCCTGTCGCTCGATGCGGTTGTGGTCGAGGAAGAGGAGAAGAAGGAATGAAGGTGGAAGAGGCCAAGGAACAACTCGCGAAGAAGCTGGAAAACGTTGATTGGGAGACGGTCAGCGACAAGCAGAAGATCAACTTCACGTTGCAGATGATCGTCCTCGAGAAGGCAGCGATGGCCTGGGTGACCGCAGCTAGCGCCAGCAACAGCCGAGTTTCCATGCTGGTCTTCACCATGGTCTTGGCGCTGGTCCTAGCGCTATTCCACGTGGCCGCGGGTACTATCCTGGTCTGCACCGCGGGCCTGCAGTTGTTTATGTCAGCAATCACAGCGCTGGCGAGCTCGGGTTCCAAGCTGTTGCACGATCGGGCCGTCAAGGACACAATGGAGATGGTGACGACGTTCAAGCAACGCATGCCCGCAGACGATCATTGAATCAAGACGATATTTATATTTGTGGGTAGCGGCCTGCAATCGGGCGAGCTAGTGGTGCGTAGGATACGCTGGGGCGTTGACGCTCAACAGTTCGGTCTGGTTATCGGTCAAATCAGGGAAGGCGAGTGGCTTGTGATGTGGCACGAGGATGATCGCGTCGGTTTCAAGGTCCACCTTGCCGATGCGCTCCTCGTCGTCAATGATCACAACGCTAAGCAGGTGGAGGGTCGATGGCACCTCGCCACCTGATCGGCGAATTGGTCATCTGTGATCCGTTCGCGGGGCGCCCCAAGTTCGGTCTGGTCATCTGCGCCACCAAGGCGAACCGAGACCCACTGGCAGCGGGATCAGCACGGTCTGACCGCTACCCGTGGGTTTACTACGTCTTGACGTGCAGCGGCATTAGTGGACCACTTTTTTCATCCGAGCTCAGTCATGTCTCAGACGCTCCTGCCTGGTGATTTGGTCGCGACCAAAGGCCAAGTCTTGATCGAACAGCTGGGAGGCTACTGCGAGATGTGGCACGAGGGGATCGGCCTGCTCATCGCTCACCACTATCGCTGCAATGAACTCGGCGAACAACTATCATTGGTCCTGTTAGAAGGGTCACTCTGGTGGATCGCTGCCTTGGATTTGGAGTCCATAGAGTGACTCAGGATTATTCGAGACAATCACCTGGTGGAGTCATTGGCCCTGGTCAGTTGGTTCAAGTGAACCCGCAGCAGCTTGTTGACCCTTGAGAACATCACGGTGACTGTGTTATCGTGAGTGTTAGACGCAGAAACGTCGCTCCCGACCGAGACGACCAGGCCAGCGTCGCCGGGGTGCAGTTCATACCAGTTGATGAGGCCCAGCTCGGTCGGCGCCGCTGAGGGCGCCAAGTACGAGGACCAGAACGTGAATGTGACGAGGTCACCTGGACGAATTGGAGGGGTGGACACACTTTAAGTAGCCAACTTCATTCAGCATTTTGAACAACCGTCCAATTGAGCCGCACGTGTTCCAGCCGACAGGAAAACATCGACATGGTCCCCCTGGCGATCAATCTGAGCCGCACGTTGGCACCTACCATCCACGATTGGACGACCAGACAGACATCACCTGGATCGACCTGGATCCCAACGGGACGACGCTCGCTGTCAGAGAACCACGCCGCCATCGTTTTGCGAGCGATGACCATGTCACCCGGGCGCGGGATCAGCTGCCTCATGAGGTCAAGGTTTTCCACGTTCTATCGAATGTGTTGGCTTCGACGCTGTTTCGCAGCAGGCCCGAGGGTCCAATCGTGGTGAAGTTGAGCTGAATCCAGCCGATGGGCAGCGTTTGCACCTCGCAAGTGATCACCATCACCACCTCGCCGGAAGGCCTCGCCAATAATGTGCCCGGGGTCAGGCGCTGCAGCCACTCGTCAGGCATCACAATAGCTTGAAGGACTTGATCACATCACCACAGGCCTCGGCGACCTTCTTGTACTCGTGAGCCTCGCCGCCGCACGCCAGCATGATTCCGCGGGCTCCCTTGCCGACCGCCAGCTGAGCGATGGCAACGTTGCCATCGGCAAGGACGACAGTCAATGTGCCCGGGTAGGCGCCTAGTTTGATTTCCTTCATTCCCAACGGTATGATATCTTCCTGTGACAGCAGGGCGCCCATGGCAGTCAACCCGTACTTCTCGGGTGGCAGGTCCTTGTCGAGGTCAGCGACGGTAACGGTGACGATGATGGGCCCGCGGCCGACCGGCTCCTTCTGCTTCGTCATTGCCAACAGTTCACGGTTGCCTTCAGCCACCTTGACGGAACGCGCCGGAACAGACTTAATGATATAGGAATCTGGCAACGTCAACGACCATCCCGTTCCCTTGATCTCATGTGACGTCTGCAGTTCCTCGTGGCAGCCCCCTGACGGGCACGAGCCACCCGGGACGGGTTCCTTGACGACATGAGCGCAGCCGGTGATCATCAGCGCGGCGAACAAACCAACGAAGAACTTCTTGAACACGGTCGACCTCTGTGCCATTGTATCATAGTTCAGAGCAAACGTGCCACGTCAGACCTCTGTCACGTTCCCATAGAAGCCAAGTCACCGAGCGACCGTCTTCCAAGACGCCGGCCTCAAAGCATAGCTCGTCCCGCGAGAAGTGATGAGGCCGATCTGCTTGTGTCTTCCTACCTGGACCACGTAGGACCCTGGCTTCAACTCAGGGCTTGGGATCCGTGGAGTGTACGTGTGCTCGAAGCTTGAAACCACATTCAGGGCACGCAAAAACAGTCCAAAACCCTTCCGGCCCATCGTGGTTTGCAGCTTCAGGATGGACACTGTGGCACTCAGGGCAGCGTCCACGCTCCATATCACGTAGGTCTTGAACGAAGGGGTGGGTATCACGCGTCTTAGCTTGTTCTGCCAACTGAGCGATGATCAAGCCCATCCCGAACAACATCAGGATGGGCGCGAGTAGTCCCGGGTCCGACATGGCTTGGCCGACTCGTAACTATGGTTCTCAAGAGGTCGTAGGTGCCACCCTCGGGACCCACAGAGATCCCAGGTTTATTCACGTGATGGACCATGGTTGGTACTGTCTTGCAATATTTGTCAATTGTCGACGACAGCGACCGAGTTCGACTGAGACCCATGATTCCGTTGTACAGCATCGTGTGACGGATTACATCCTAGTGGTGGACATGAGGTTGGAGCTCAACGGTAGTTCAGATCCCATCACGGTCGATGGCGACTATGAAATTGTTGTTCCTGAGCACTTCAACGTCCTCAGTGACCGCGAGATGGTCGAGGTCAATGATGCCCCTCAGCGATCCAAGATGATCTTGGCGTGTGGTCGCGTGACGAGAAGGGCTGACATTGACTTCATCACGGGTGACGGCACGATGATGTCCGCGCCCGCCAAGTATTTTCCTCCCGGTCAGGCCTGGCCCATCGACCACGGGCACACGGTGCAGCTCGATGCTTCTGGCAGCCCGCAGGGTCGTTATGAGATTGCCGCAGACTGGTTGATCAGTATCTCGACGGTGATCGTCAAGGCATAGTTAGATGGATGAGGATCACCATCCGCGAACTGCGCGCTCTAATTCGAGAAGAAGTCGAGCGCAACATGCGCTGGAGCGCAGGAATCTTTAGCGGCGGACAAGAGGGTGGCTACAATGGCGGCAATGGTGCCGCACCCCCGCCCGAACTCGGTGACGACGAGACACAAGACGATGGCAAAGAAGAACAAGAAGAACTGGAGCAACTCGGCGCAAGAGCAGCCCGAGCGCGAGGACTCGATCGAACTTCAGGGCATGATCGACGAAGCGTTGCCGGGAACCCTGTTTAGGGTCATCTGTGACAATGGCATCAAGGTGCTGTGCACCCTGTCGGGCAAGCTGCGGCTCCACCACATTCGCCTGCTGCCCGGCGATCGAGTGACGATTGAAGTCTCGCCTTACGACCTGACGCGGGGCCGTGTTGCCTGGCGCTCAAAGTGACGAACGCAGAGATGCTGTTCACGTGGTGTAGTCACTACGAGATCATGATGTTCTTCTTGGCGTTGGCGGTGATTAACGTCTGCTACGCGGCCTTCAAGGCGTTGAGCGCCTGGTCAGACGAAGTGACCTCGGCGGTCCAGGTTACTGGTGGGCCAGCGGTCTCTAGGATGGAAAGTCCTGCATTTGCGGTGACATGCATCGCCTAGAGAGCGACCAACGTGATGCCAAGTACCTGTAGTAGTACGCTGAACACGTCGGAATACCCGTCAAACGGGTCAAAATACTTGACAAGTTCTTTGAGAGCCTCTATCGTTTTGAACAAAAGAGTTAGGCCCCGCGAGTGGAGTTGATTGTGGCAATGAATCGTTGTCGCAATATCAACGTGTCTTCTTGTCGGCAGCGAGGACCTTCTGCGCGTGCATTGTAACAACCTTGTAACGGCCAGCCAGGACCTTCTTGATGTCGTTGACCTCGGCGTGCCACTGTTGCAGCAGGTCGTCCATGCCGTTCTCCTCAAGTTCAGCCGCGACTGACCCCTGAACCTCATCGATACGCGCGGCGATTGCGGGCCAACTTACTGTCATGAACTCCTTGGCTGCGACCTTGAGGTCAGCGTACTGATAGACTGACCCGGCTGCCTCGCCATAGCCGAAGTCAGGGTCCAACATTGTGTTCAGCTCACCAGCCTTGTCGTTGAAGCCAGGTCCCTTGCGACCACCCCGTGCACGGTACTTGAACGATGAACCCGGGTCGATACGGGTGACTGAGCCGTCGTCCGACGATATCAGGTTGCCGGCGCCAGTACCGATGACGTCGTAATTGGCCAGGAAAATGTCGACGTAGACGCCTGCCTCGAGCTGCTTCGCCAGCGCCTGAGGCTTGATGCGACCGAGCGCCATCTTGCCTTTGACAGCAGCCGTGGCAATACCGACCCGTGAGTTGTTAGGATCATAGACCAACTCAATACGGCTGGGAATCTTGACGCCCGGGTAGAGGGCATACAGCTTGTAGGCGAGGTACTCGCTCATGCACTGCATGCTAGGATCGGGGTCGCCTTCGTTCCAAAGGTCCTCTGCGATGTCAGAGAACTTGACGAAGAACTTCTCCTCCGAGCCCACCAATTTGGCCACGTTCATCTCATGGGTGGAGCCCAAGGTGCCCTTCATGCCCTTGAGCTTATCGATACCGACTTCGGTAACGAGTGCCTCGCGGATGGTGCGGCGTAGGTCTTTTACCTTTATCTTCATAGTGCGTTTATCACTTCTTTTTCGTGGATTTATTGACGAGCTTCTTGGCGGCCACAGGTTTCTTCTTGGCGATCGGTTTCTTAGCCACTGACTTATTGGTCGCCACCTTCTTCTTTTTCTTCAACGTCTTGTGGCCAACACCGCCCTTTGGCAGGCCCGGCGTCGACTTGGTGATGGAGTTGATTGACCAGAAGACCTTTGAGACATTGATCTCGCCCAAGGCAATGACCTCGTCTTCAGTCTCGTACTCATCGAAGCCCTGAACGTTGTAGAGAGCGCCCGGTCCCATGCAGAACTTGTTTGGATTCTTCTTGACAGAGGCGACCATGATGATGGCGTAAGAACCGTAACCTCCATCGTTTGAAAACTTGACAGCACCTTGCGACGTTGATGACCAGCTAGTGGCCCCGCGACCTGACAACGGCGTGAACGTGAATGATGCGGCCTTGTTTCCCTTCGGTGGCAGATCATCTCCGGGCTTTAGCTTCAAGGCCTTGCGCAGATAATCTGCAGGAACGTTCATGCCACGGAGGACGTACGCCTGCTTAGGCTCGCGGAAGACGCTAGCGTATTGACCCTTTTGCAGGAAGGACTGGATCAGCTTAGCGTGAGCGGGTGAGATCGGATCGTTGTTGACGAAGTGGGCATACAGGTCATTGTACAACTTCTGCTCTTCCTTCGAGTTTGCCTCATACGGAACCTTTCCCTTGCGCTGGTCGGCAAAGGCCCACTGCTGTAGGGGCGCTGAGGGCTCTGCTTCAGGAGGCGCCTTCTTCAACAGCTCGGCGTTCTTCGCCTTCGTCTTTTTGATCCAACTGCTGGCGATCTTCTTGGCGCGCTGCAGCAGTTTTGGCCTGTCACCTTCTGAGGTCAGTGCCCATGCTTTCAGGGCGCGTTTGAGATCATTGGGCTGTTTGGTGAAGTCATCACCTTTGGAGCGCATTGTCGAAATGATGCTGCCCCAAAAGTAGGTCTCGTTCGATGACTTCTCGGGTCCAAGCGTTTCAAACGTATCCACGATGTCATCATCGGGCATCGATCTGATGGTGTCCGACAACTTGATCAGGCCATCGATCAACGCAATGAATTGAGGATCGTCCTTTGCCTTGAGCTGTTCCTTGACCTGAGCGAGATCGTCTCTCAGGTTCTTGATGTATTCATGCAACTCAGAGGAGTTGATGATCTGCGAGTAGGCCATGACAGCTCGCAAGCGTGTCATTGACTTAGGTCCGACCTCGGGATCGATCTTGGTGATCTTGTCGATTTTGTCAGTAAAGTCGTTGGGAAAGTTCCAAATGCTCTTGCCGAAGTAGTCCCTTGAAACTTTGGCGCCGCCCAACTTGTGAGTGAAGCGAGCGTAATCCGCGAGCGTCTGCAGGTCCTGCAGCTGTTCCTCGGTCAGTTCACCCTTCAGGGTCTGCACGTACCTGGCGGCTTTGGGAGTCTCGCGCTCGAGCATTGCCTTGATCTGCGTGATGACCTTGCGCGCTAGCCTGCTCGAGCGTTCTGCAATCCTTGCGTACTCTTCGAGAAACTCGTTTTCATCCTCGTTAAGATACGCATTGAACGTGTTGATGGAATTGTAGTCCGACATACCAATGTGGTAGTCGTATGAGATTACGGTCTCATAGTAGGGCTTTAGGTCGCTCGGAACCTTCTCCTTCAGAAGGTCGAGCAATTCGCGGCCTGCGTCGACCACGTCCCAGGCGGCCTCGGCCTTCTTGGCCTCAAACCCAGCGATGATCTTGTCGAGCTTGTCGATCTCGGACTCAGCGTCCTCGCTGTCCAGTTGTTCCAACCAGCGCGTGAAGTAACCTTTGGACGACTGCAACCTGAAGTGCTTTTCAGTCGGGTTGCTTTCAATCACTGCGCCCAGGGCGTAATTCAAGAAGTCACGAGCCGTGGCGTGGTTCTTGACGTTAAGCTGCAGGTCCTGCAGGTCTTCCCTGAGGTCACGCAGGATCGGAATTGGGATGTGTGACAGTCGCTTCAGGATCGAGTTGAACGCAATGTCCTGAATGCTCTTGTCAGCGTGGCTTGGGACCGCCTCAAAGTTTGTGATCTTTGAAAAGAGATCATCGAGCTGATCGTCTGACAGACTGCCCAAAGCAGCCTTCAGCTTAGTGAAGAGAACTTCACTGTAGTAACCGCTGTTGCTCAGCCCGCCAGAATCCACCCAGGCATCGAATGCGTCATGTAGCTTGGCCTTGAGGCCTGGGGGCGCATCGTCTAGCGAGTCGATGGCCTTGACGATAGCTGTCGCCTTGATCTGCTTGGCAAGCTGCTTAAAGCGATCAACGAAACCGTTGAAACTGATCTCCAACAGCAGTGCGACTTCTTGTACCTTCGCCCTCATCGAGGGTAAATAGGCGCGCGAGGGTCAACTGAAGGTGCCAACGTTACCGCGGACAAGGAATAGCTTGATGTGCCCACCGCGGATGATTTCCTCCTCGGTCTGGCGACCTCGATGTCATTTGCCGTAATCGTGGACGCCTTTGACGGTGACGATGCGGTCGGACTCATCTCCCAACACGAGAGCGTGAAGGTCATGACCGAACACTGCGCCGCCATCGATGCCCGCATGGACGCACACCACGTTATGGTCTGATACCTTGATGAGCAGAGGCAGTGAACGAAACCACTCGTAATGCTCTGACTGCAGCTGCGCTCGAGTCTTCACGTGACTGTCGGGCATGCTGGGCACGCGACCGATGCATTGAACGTGGTCCTCGTGATTTCCCAGCACGCCGGCGGGTGAATCCTGGACCTGCTCACGCTCGCGGACGAGATCGCAGCACTTGGCATTGTCGGGCCTGCGATTGACGTAGTCGCCCGGGAAGATTACTTGATCTGAGGTCGATGGCCTCTCTCTAACATCCGTGAAGGTCGCCGATGACGATCGTCCTACTCATTTGTGATTCCACACGTGGACGTAGAACATGTCTTCCTTCTTCCAGGCGTCCTCAACTTCGAAGATATACCCATTGATCAACAGTAAGGCGTCCCACTTGCGACCGCGCGTGCCGAAGCCCGTCTCGCGGATGGCAATCACCAACGCTGTTGTGGCCCGTGGCGCGGTCGAGCTGCGGCTAAAGCCAAGAATGCTGTTGACGTACTCCTTACGGAGGTGCAAGAACGTGCCGGGGGACCACATGAGACACCATCACTGCTGCATCAACCTCGCATTGATGTAACAACGCAGGCTGAACTGATGGAGGCCGACCTTCCACAGGATGTCAGACAGGATCATCAGAATCTTGGGCTTCATTGGCGAACGATCCTTCCCGAACCGAGTCTTTCGTAGTTGTCGTCAAAGACGATGAACGTCCTGCCGATGACGTTGGGAATAAAGTTGGGCGGAATGTTGACGTCCACGATGTTGGAACTCGGAAACGTCGCCCGCAACGGGGGCGGCAACGTCAAGGCGATGATCATCGTCACCGTCTCGTCAGGTGCGGGCTGTCGGGCCCAAGTGACTTCAACTGCCAGTGTCGTCATGCGTCTATCCTAACCCCTGCTACGGCCTGAGTACTCGCCTACTTATTGTGTGCGGATAAAGCTAGGTGAACTAAGGCACATCATCAGGACAATCCTGATTGAGACCGGCGGTGGTTGGGCCTCACCGCCGCAGCCCGCGGCACGCAATGCCATGTCGCCCGACATCAACAACCGTGAGCAGCTAGGAAAGTTGCAGAGCGGCACGCCCATTGACGACGAGCTACCTGAACACCTAAGAGATCCACAGGAAGATCCCGAAGATTGCTGGGGTCCTGTGCCGCCGACGACTCCGGAACCCTATGTGTCTCAGGACCCGTTTGTTCGCGATTTCTCTCCGTTGCCGACGCCGCCAATCAGGCGGTGACTTCGCTGGAACGCCGACGGACCAGCTCCTGGATGATGATGTCGATCTGAGCCCGCGAGGAACCCAACGTGACAAGGTCGATCAGTTCAATCTCACTATAGTGAACCCACTTGGCCTTGAGGATCGACGGGCCAGTGACGGTGAAGATCGGGTCGATTCGAACCTTGGAACCCTTGTGTGCCAAAACTTGCCAAATGACGCCCTCTCGGGCGCCGTTCCAGTGAACGTGGGTGACGAACTCGCCAATTTCAGGCTTGACCTTCACAGTTCGGCGCCTCCCTTACGGAGCAGGAACTTCATCAGTTCGCCCAGTTCCACGTATTTGGCACCCAGGTCAGCAACCTCGACCTTCTTCAACTGTGAAACACCATGGCCGTAGTAGACCATGATGGTCTCACCCGCTCCCTTGGGCTTCTTGCCTCGAGGCGTCGGATAGAAGGTGAACAGCGGCTTGATACGAACGTAGCCGGCGACGTCGCAAGGCTTGATCTTGCGACCTTGTTCGTCCCACCTGCCGTGTTCGACGTGTTCGTACGTCTCAGTTTCTTGAGATTTGCTATTGTCCCGCCAGTTGAACTTTGTTCGAGTTCGTGTGGTCGTGCGCCGCGTGGTGTGCGGCGCTATGGGCGTCTGGTCGAAGACGATCTGATAGATACACCCACCGGTGTTATCGTTCTCAGACGCAAACGTAACGATGTCACCGACGTTCAGTCCGAAGTCCACAATGCTCCTACGCGTGTTAGGCTGCATGGTTCATGGTAACCCGGAAGAGCCTGAGTTTGCACCGTACTTGTAGTCGAGGTAGAAGACGAGGTCACTTGGCTGCGACATCGGTTGAACGGAAACGAGCTTCTTGATCAACGATGGCTGAAATGTCTGTCGAATGATGGGGGACACCATCGAAGAGAAGTCGTTTTCCTTGACGTACTTCGTCCACAGGACAGAGGCCCGCTTCTTGTCGTTGGCGATGATGATGCCGAACCAACCTTCAACATCACGACGAATCACCAGCGTCCCGGGCGTGGCCCACTTGTAACCCAGAAACTTCTTTGATGAACGCTCGGGCGGCCGGTCGGCAGGCCAGAGTTCGCTGATTGGAAGGTCGCTGATCATGACTTGTTCGCAATCATCAAGTCCCGCAAGATTTCTGCATCAATGCCGTCAGCGACGTCCTTTAACATCATCTGGATCATCTTTTCCACCTTCATCCGTGAACGATCTGGATCGACCGTCCACAGGACCGAGGCGGCGTTTCCCTTGATGGCGACGACCATGCCGTTGGACTTGATGTCGTTCTTGTGCCTGACCACGTCGCCGGGATAACGAATGGTCAGCTCGGAGCGCTGCGAGGCAAAGGGCTCGCGGAGTTCCAGGTCATCAAGGAGAAATTCGCTGATCATTGGAAGGTCTTCCTTCGCCAGGGATCTTCGTACATCCAGAACCTGCCTGAGTCGTCCTCACGGTACCTGACGATCTCGATCTGAGACTCGAGATCGCGGTCGATCGTGACCGAGATGTCACTGACATTGGGGAAATCGTGAGCGATCTCCTCGTTTCCATCATCAGGAAATTACGCTAAGCGTCAATCTCGTGATGGGCCTTGATGTCCTGTGCCAGCTCGGGCGACCACCGAACCTTGAGTTTACGTGTTTGAGCCTGGATCTGGGTCGACGTTACTTGGACCTGAGGCCTGATTGGACACTTGCTCCACAGGACTGTGACGAACTTTGAATACGTCTCAACAGAGATGATCAGACCTTCGCCACCGCCAGTCTGCAGCAGCCCCTTGACCATGTCACCGGGACGTGGCATGAACTGTTTGCTAAAGTCGCACCTGCACTGTGTGCTGTCAAACGCTTTGCCATCGCGGATGACGAGCGTCAGGTTAGTCCAAAGTTCATTTGTCAACATGGTCGTCCCTCGTAATCATCCAGCGTGGGCGTCTCCTCGACGGTCGACAATTCCCAGTCCTCCAACGAATTATTGTCGAGAACCAAGGCCTGCCACCGCCTGGGCTTATGCAGTTGTCCGTTTCGATTGTAGCCGGGCGCAGTCGAATACCAGCCGATCAACAACACGATGACTTGAGCCTGGCGACGAAGGCACCAGTAGGTCATCATGGTCCCGGGCGGGTACTTTCTCTGTATTTCCCTGCGACTCATCTCTCCTCATTCGCCCTGCAACCTCCTCAACTCTTGGTTGATGAAGAGCTGGAATGATGCGAACTGCGTGGCCATCGCCATCAAGTCGATCTTCTTGACCTGTCGCTTGATCTTGCTGTAGGAGATCAACTTGCGCCCGGCCTTGGCGCCCGTCGGATAGGCCATGAAGGAAAAGACCGGCATGACCTCAATACAACCCCTGAGCCGCGTCGGGTTGATGAGATAGCCTTTGGCATCGACCCAACCATCGCGGCGCTTCTCTTTTCGGGATTTCCGCGACCATCGCGGAGAATAGTCGGTGTACTGACCCCAGCGAGCATCGCTGCGAGGTGGGCTGTCCTTCAAGATGCGATAGATGTTACCTCCTGAGTTCAGGCCATGGCCCTCGACAGTCACAAGGTCGCCTTCAGCCAGACCGAAGTCGCTGAGTTTAACTGCCATAGACTCGCGCCAGTTGGGTAGATCAGTGATCAGTGTACCGATTTCGGTCATGGTATCATCATACACAGCGCTAGATCATAAGTTCAGTCACCGATGTCGCACAGCATCTTACGCATGATGGCCTGCGCCGACAAGCCGCGCAAGTAACGCCGTATTGAGGGCACATCGTGGTTCATCTCCATTGTAAGACCCATGTGACGGGCGCTCTTGAACTATGTAGACCGAGCGAGCCGTTGGCAAATGTCTCAGTCCACTTCGACACTCGCTCCATCCCTGATCCTTATCGTCAGCAGTATCCCATGATGGGTCAACAGGTAGTAGACGTAGAGCCTACCATCCTCACGGTATTTTGAAACGATGACCGACAGTACCAGGAAGGGCGACCTGGTCAACGTGTAGCTGTATGAATCGCCGTTCTCGAAGAATTTGAAGGCAATGGTACCCGGGGCAACGCCCAAGTCTCCCGGCAGGACGTCGTCGTAGTCCCAGCCCAGGCCCTCAAACGAGTGAAACTTCGGTTGTCTCTCCATCGAGATGTGGTATCAGCTGCGACACGTGCCTACGTTCAGGAGCGATCTACGTTTCTATGTAGACATGAAACAGGTCCAGCGATTAACTCAACAGAAACGTCAGGTAGCGTGCACGGTTCCCCATGCGTTTCTCTTCGAGAGTGTGGCTAATCACCAGCATAAATAAGTTGGAAATCCTATATCAGCGCCCTGAAGGAAAACTTGACGGTCGTCTAAGGTGTGACACACGGTGTTGTGTCTAACGTAGACCAGGTCTCCAGGCCTCAACCTGGCCCAGGAAAATCCTGCGTCAATAGCGGTAATGACACCCTTCACCCATTGTCGGAAGTAAGCCTGAAGCCCTCGTAGCGCCTCAATTCTTCATTGAAGATGATATCAATCCGCGTTCGAGCAAGGCCCAGGGTGACCGCGTCCACGTGAGTCCACCCGGGTTCAGGTTGAATGACCAGACCACGCGGGTCATTTTCGATGACGCTGGCCGACCAGACATCGAGGACGGGCGCCAACGTGATGTTGATTGACTCATGGTCCATCATCTCCCAAGAGTCGATCTGCGTGATGCGGTAGACCAGGTGAGAGATGGGCCGTGAGCTGTACATGCTGCTCATTGCCCTGTAGAGATCACCAACGATCCAGGATACGTTTGCTCTTTCGACCGCCTGCAACTTTCTGATTTTGTTAGGAAAGGGTACAGCAGGTGCTATGATCTCATGTTTGATAGTGTCTTGGGTCATGATAATATGGTCGTTAGGCCCGGGCCTGACGTAGGTCATTAGATGACCTCGTAGATTTTCCCAGCGCCCCACGCGAAGGCGCCATTCTCGCTGGACGTGATGAAATAGTGACGATCATCGTTCTTCAACAGAAAGATACCGGACGTGTGGTAATAGCGTTGAAAATCCTCGTAGGGTTCACGAAGTTCCTTCTTGACGATGACCTCGAGGCGAGCCTCAACCGCCGTGTGGAAGGCTGCCTGGAATATCCAGAAACGACGGCGCCAGGCGTTGGTTCGTTCCGAGAGATGGTGGAACATATCAGCAGCCTCACCATTGATGAGGACGCCCTTGTAGACTGGATCATTGACGCCAAACTTGACGATCTCCTCCACCGATCGAGTGCTAATGGAGATGATGTTCTCGGCATAGATGACATCCACGTGTGCAGGATCGTCTGGACGAACAATCCAGGCCTCACGGCCGCGCGCTTCCTTTACGCGCTTAACAATGTTCCTGATGTAATCCCACCATGTCGTCTCAAACTGCTTGAGGCGCACGCTCAGGCGATACATGGTTCGTTCCAGAGAGCGCCAATCGTAGAGGCTGCTGAGCTTGATTCCCGGCGTGCTATTGTTGTAGCCACGACGAGTTCTGGGCTCTAGTCTCCGTGAGCCTGCATCCTTCGATGTCCGATTCCACTCTCGCTGTTCTGCGATTTCGCGGTCAAACTTCACGGGTCTGACGTCGTCAATGTCCAATTGCTGAATCGGGTTCATGACTCCATCGTACCATTACGAGAGGCTTAAATGCACAGCGGGGACCCCATTGGGATCCCCGTTGATGCTTACTTCAACTTAGTTCAGGCCGACCGCGAGCTCGTCGAGCTTTTGTTGCTGCCGTTGGTGACGGGCTCCAGCTGCTTCGCCAGCGTAGTGCCGGCGAGGAGCTTCTTCAGCACATCGACGGCGGAATCGCCGCCAAGGATGCTGAGCGGCGCCATCGACTGCGCCACCTTCTCCACCATTGCTCGCTCGCCAAAGGTGGACAGGGCGGCGATGAGGTCGGGGGACACGGCCTTGGCCTTGTCGACGACTGCCTGGACATGTGCCTCGAGTTCCTTGAGCTTGAGGGCCTGAGCCTTCTCGTCCAAGGCGATCTCGGCCTCGCGGGCCGCAGTACGTTCCGCCAGGGCCAGGGCCTTAATCTCGCCACGGGCCCGCGTCGCCGCCAGTTCCTGAGCGATGCGCTCAGATTCCGACTTGGAATTGGCCTCGATAACCGCGAGGTCGAGCTCAAGCTTGCGCTTGGTGTTCTCCACCTGCAGCTCCATCGTGCGCCGTTGCGTCTCGGTCTTGGTTTCTTCCGCGAGGCGCTTCAGCTCTTCCGACTCCTGGATGTAGGAGAGCTTGCGGCGCTCGCCGGCCAGGAAGATCGTGTTCTGAATGACGTTGCGCTGAGCCTCCATCAGGAGGATCTCGACGTCAGGGTTCAGCATCTGGGTGCCGAGGACCTCAACGTCGTAGATGCGCATGCCGTTCTCCTCGAACAGGGTGCCAGCCCGCGGAGTGCTATCGGGCGACGCCTTGCCCAGGACCACGTCACGGATGACGTCGGTCGAGCGGTTGTAGAACTCCTCGACGCCGAGCTTTTTCACCGCATTGCGGATCCGAGAGCGCATGTGGTCCGTCAAGAACTTGACGTAGTTGTCGACGTTGAACCACAAGTTCGAGTCGCCCTCGAAGTTAACGCGGTAGCTCAGCTTGACGTTGAGCTTGACGAAGTCCAGCGTCTCGACCTCGACGATGTCGGACACCATGTTGGCGGTCGTCTTGAGGAAGACCGTCCGCAGTGGGTTGTCCATGTTCTTCGGCTTGCCCGTCGACAGCGTCAGCACCTGCGGGCTCTCGTCGTACTCGAGCATGAAGGTGCCCGGACCCTGGACTACGCGGCGCTCGCCGTTCTTGCGGACCAGCAGCATGGCGTAGCCCGTCCAGATCGTGGTCTGGACCGCACCGTCGTACTTGGTGTTGAGGATCACGCTGCGTGGAGCCGTGAACTTGTCCTTGCGATTGAAGGCCTCACCCGGCAGCGACTTGCTTGCGGCCTTGATCAGCACTCGGCGACCGGCGTCCGGCGTGGCCACTGCCGCGACGGCACCATAGTTCTCCATCTCGCCATTGTAGCTGGAGTTGAGGAACGCGGCGTTGGCGCCCGCGGCACCCATGAAGTCCTGATCTTCGACCCCTAGACGGGCCGCGTTGACCTCGAGGGCTTCCGCGTTGCCCGGGTAGAGCAGTTCACAGAGCTTCATAGGCAGAGCGCGCTGAGCGATGACCTGCGTGCGGGGATCCGGGAGGAAGATCTGCGGACCCTTGACGATGCTGATGACGCCCGACAGGCGGTCCAGCACGTAGCGGGCCTCACCTTCCGGGATGGCGATCCCGTAATGGACGTCCTGCTCACCGTACTTGATGATGGCGTGCTCTTCACGGGGGAAGTACACTGGCTGCTCGTTGCCGGTGACAAAGAGCTCGTCGCCCGCCTTGCGTTTGGTGCCGTCTGCCTCGACATAGTCCGTGATGACGCGGATGTGGAGACCGCTCTTGGGCGTCAGCTCCTGCGCCCGGAACTTCTTAGCCTTGACCTTGTCGGGGTTCGACTTGATCGGAGCCTCAACGAACTTCTCCGTCGGCCGCGGGAAGACGACGTCCGGGCCGCGGACGTAGCGCTTGTTGCCGTTCTGGTCGAGGAGGAGGCAGTACTCGAGGCGCTCGAGGGAGACAGCCTCACGGACGTAGCGCTCTTCACCATTGACCTTCTCGGTCACAACCTCAACGCCAGTGGGCGGGATGTAGAAGGACACCTCGGTGCCGCGGATGATGAACTGCTTGCCCATCGACAGCTCCTTCTCGGAAGGAATGTCGGAGCTTGTGGAGATGGCGTTGCCTTCCGCGTCCGTCGTCTGGGTCTTGATGACGGCCTTGCTCCAGTTGGCACGTGCGGCCTCCTCGTCGTAGACGCGGACCAACAGGTACTCGTTGGAACGCAGCGAGTGACCCTGAACGACCTTGGCCATCTGACCCGGCCAGAGCGCGAAGCTCGCGGGGCCCGAGATGTTGACCTTCTTACCGACGCGGAGGTTCGGCGTTGACAGCTTGCCATTGCCGGACGGGACCTTGTCGTTTTCCGCCGGGTTCTTCAGGACAATGTACCAGCCCTCGGGAGCCGTCATGAACGTCTGCGTGCCAGAGGCCAGATCGGTGGACCGGAAACGCTTCGACTTGAGGTCGAAGGTAACGCAGCGGTCGGTGCCTGCCAGGCTCTGCTTGTTGGGGCCGACGAAGACGTTGACCTCACCCTTCGTCTCGTCAGAGATGAAGGCGTACTCGTTGGGGGCCAGAATCATGTCACGCTCGCGGCGGTCGCTCTCATTCGCCATGTGATGTCCTCTTCCTTATGTGAAAGGACCCAGCGGTTACTGTAACCACTCTCGGGTCTTGAAACCAGTGTCTCAATTGTCCTCTATCAAGCCATCCTTGTATAAGCGTGCAGAAACAAGTTTGAGGCCCTCAGGGTGACCCACGAATATCTCGTGAAAAAAGTGTTGGTGCCTCACCATCACACGTGAGGGCATAAAACCGTCACGGGAACAGCAACCACAAACGGGATTCATAAAGGATCCCAAGTCGCAGGTCGGGCAACAGGATGGTGACGTCACCATGTCGCCTGGGTAGATGGGTCACGCGTTTTCCATGCGTCAGACCTGCCTCAGATAGTTCTGCGTACACCAACCCATGTTCCCAGCGGGAGTCAGCAACAACACGTCCCAGCGATCATCCAAATGCCATTTTGGCTCATGACGATAGACGACGGCCCACGCGAAGACATCTGTCTGAGCACTTAATGACGGGCCCAGACAGGAAGTCAAAGCCAGTGCGGATCCCCCTGGGTTCATTAACGTGACGGAGAAAAATCGAGTGATTCTCGTTGAGCGAGTTCTTGGGAGGTAGCAACTGCACCAAGTCCCCAGGCTGCAGCGTAGATTCCTGCAATTTCTCGTTGAACTTCTTGATCATGGGGCGTTCTTGGTATTGCCCACCGTCATGTGAAACCCACCCAAGGCATCCTGGGGCGTGAACCGCGTGGGCTTCAGGCCCAACTCAATGCGAACCTGCTTCAGGAAGTCGCAGGAGACCGAGAGCCACCAGTAGGTCTCATCGTTGTAGACCCAAGGATCATACAGAAAGTCGACGCGCTTTCCCTCGTAGCGCTTCCAGGCGTCCATGCGCGGACGCTCGTGACGAACGACAGTCACGTGAGGCGCATACTTCTGCGGCCTCACGGGGTAGTATTTCGGGATCAAGGCCCGAGTGACCATGGCGATGCCCCAGTCGCACTCGAGGACGAGGCGCGGACCTTGGGTTCCCTGCGAGTATCGGAGGATCCCGTATGATTCCCTGCAGTAGTTACCGGCATTAAGGTTGTTGCTATAGGGCGTCATGGGTCTTCAGAGCGGGTGCCATAGGGCATCGCAGCCGGCAGAGGTCTTCAAATTCGAACCTGACCTTCTTGTCAGAAGAGTTTCTACAGGTTCGCGGTACAGAATCCCGTCGATGCAACCAGCGTACTCGCGGGTGATGCTCCAATGCGAAGGAGCAGATCCATGAGCTTATCTTAACACGGGAGGCCGTGAAGATTCACCGACCTAAAAAGCACACCATCGCCTCGGGGACCCATGTGACTTCGACGGGTTTGCAGCTCACGGTCAGGAAGCGGGTGCGGCAATTGCCACCTGTTCGATTGTGTCAGGCACGGTGGACAATCTCCCACTCAGAATCAAGAAAATAGTCGCCTTGTTTAGGCTCCACGTGCCCGTCAGTCACCACAGTCTAATGACTATGTGAAAACACCAGACCTTCACAATGGGTCAGACCGTCTGAGCAACATCATCTGGAACCAGAAGTTGGTGCTCATCGGCATGAGCATTGGGCATGCCCTTCATCAGGCTACCGCTCTTGATCTTCAAGAGCCATAACACAGAACTGCGTCTCGGATTCAAAGTCACCCGAGATCATCTGAATGCTACCATCAGTGTATATCGTCATCAGATGAACCGTGACGACTTCTTCGGGCTCCACGGGCATGCCATACTGGTCTACTTCGCCAACTACTCCTTTGATCCAAGGTTCAGACCGTGAGATGACGATGCGCGAGGACCACCTACGATTGTGGGGAAGCTCGCAGAACTCGTTCTTGTCCCAAGGGCGGGACGGGATGATCATGTCACCCGGCATCAACTTTGAGGCTGCGACCATCTGCTTGAAATTCGAAACTGACTCGGCCACCCGCGGGTCAGCGGTGGGCTCGGAAAGCTTGGATTCCTTCATCATAGGGCGCACCGTTTAACTATTATCCACCGTGGACCACTTGTATCACTCACAGGATTTCTTGTTATTCAGCTGCTCTGAGTTCTGGGCGCGGACAAAATCTCAATATCGAGAAATGATCTTGGCCTTGTCAGTCAGGAACCCGCGCTTGATCCTGACATCATAGTTGCTGATGCAGACTCAACAGGTGACTGGCATGTTCACACTCAACAGGGACACAGGTCAGTAAATGAACTGAACGAAACCTGTTGGGCAGCTTTAATCTTGAGGAAGCAGATCACCAGTGATGATCACTGAATTGCACTCTCGCCGCGCGCCTCGGCCCGCGTGCCTGCACTCGCGGGCATGAGGGGGACTAATATGTGGCAGTGTCACTGGCGAAGTGGACATTTGGTATGGACTTTGGGCCCAAGGATAAGGAAATCCCGCGGGAACAAAGGCTGTCCTGTGAGATGGTGCGACATTTGTCTAAGAAGAATAGATCGGGCCTTAGCTCCAGTCGCGGAGGGCACTTTTTGCTGCTGGTGCACACCACATGATAAATCTGGGCCGCGTAAATCACTGATGATGCAGCAGTTCCCAGACGTGCATGATCTGGCGCATCCCCTGAGCGTCTTCCACCAGCACCATCTGCCCCTCCACTACTACCACCACCAGTGGCTCGCGAGCTGGCTGCCAGATGGGCGTAACGCGATCGCCTGGCGAAAAACTGGGTAGCAGCTGCTCCTCCGGGGCAGGGACCTGTTGATTTTGGCTCCCGCCCCGGAGGCTCCTGATCAGATCGCGGATGCGCTTGATCACTTCTTCACCCGGCGCTTCCGCGAGGCCCTGGCCTGGCGCTCCTGCTGCAGGCGAGCCTTCTCGGCCTTGATGACGTCCTTGGGCCGGTTCTTGCTGCCCTTCGGGCGACCCCGGCCACGCTTCTCACCGGGCTTGACCTCGGGCTTGGGAGCACCAAGAGGGTGCTTCCGCGGGCGGCCACGCTTCTTCTTGCCGATGCTGCCCTTGGCGGGGGCCAGCTTGAAGACGTCGCCCCTCGCGGGGCCCTTGATGAAGTTGGACATGGCGAACTGCTTGAGATCCGGGTTCCACAGGCGGAGATCGCCCGTCTCATCGTCGATGGACTGGACTTCGTAGGTCTGCGTATCGAGCCACGGGGACCCCTGCAGCATGCGGCAGTAGCGCTCGATGACGATCCGGTCGCCCACGTTGAAGAGGGGGACCTTCATGCCCTCGGCCTCGACCACTGCGTCTTCCAGCCACGTGATATCGGGCTTGCGAGCATCACGGGCCGCCTGCGCAGCCATGGGATCGGTCAGCGCAGCCTGCAGCTCCAGGTCCTCGTCCGAGAGTCCCGGGGGTGCCTGCAGCTCCGACGTGATGCCAGGGTTATCTTCCGCGGGTCCCGTGAGGCTCGTGGGGACCAGCTCAGGAGACTTATCTGCGGTTGCCTTCTTGCCCATGTTCAGATTCTATCCCTTCCCAAGCGAGCTTTGCACTCAGAACATTTGCATAAATGCCGGCAAAGAGATGGGGTTGCCGCGGGGTTGGAAGCTTTTTCTTGGGCCCGTGCCCGCATCCCCGTGTGGAACTTCGACTATGAACTCTACCTGTGAGTTGCGGAATTGGGCCCTCTCATGGGTATCAACTGTGCAATGAGTTGCACACCCGCGAGCGCGGGCTGCCTACTTAGACCCATGAGTGCAGCACTGTTGAAGGAGTTCATCAAGGAGACGTTGGATCTCCTCGACGAGAAGAAGCGCCACGCCAAGCCCGGCGGGCCGCGCACCGACATCGGGGCAGTGCGCCAGCTCAACCCTGAGAAGTTCCGCAACAGGGTCCGCGCCGCCGTAAACGGTCACGGGGGCGATGCTGCCAAGGCAGCCAGCGAGCTGGGCGTTGCCAAGCGTACCCTCTATTACTATCTCGATGATGAGAAGTCCCTGCACACCGTCAAGACCTCAGACGAGCGTGCCGAGGAAAAAGAAAAGAAGGACAAGGAGAAGGCGGAACGCCTCCGCAAGTCTCAGGCTAAGAAGCCGTAAAAACCCCGGTGTTGAGATGGGGTTGACCGGGGAGCAGAGACTTTCTCTTCCTCTCCCTGTCATTGTTAAACATGCATCTGTCTTACGAGATCTACGGTCAACTTATAGAACGTAGATGTTGGCTGACATTTCTCCCGCAAAGGAGAAGAATCACGAGCTAACATCGTCATTGAAAGAGAGAAACGACCTCTTTTGACTTGATCTGGCAGGTTCTTGCAATGCTACGTAGATCCAGTCTTGTCAAGGCATCTGTCAACTGACGACTTCGACTAGTTGTTCCTTTACCTCCCGGCACGTGGTGTTGCCCTTGTCAGTATATCCGTCTCTCGTGGAGCGCCCCGGAATCGAACCGGGTTCGGCGCTATTGGTCTCCCGTTGGCCGCGTGAGCTTGGGTCCCTAAGGACCCGTGCCCCCGTCTCTCCCGAGAATTGCGCCCCCAGATCGCGGGTTCAGCGCTCGTTCATGCCGAAGCTGCCCTTCTCGAAGAGCCCCTTCTCCTGGAAGCCGAGGACGTAGGCGCGGCCCGAGCAACCGAAGCGGTTCTTGGTGACCTCGAAGATGCGCTCCCCGTAGGTCTCGCTGTTCTTCTCCTGGTCGATGTAGAGCGACCCGCGGACGTCGATCGCGTGGAGGATCCCGTTCTTGCCGGCGAATTCGCCGCTCTTGTTGACCTGTCCGATGAAGATGACGATGCCGTAGGTGCTCTTCGCCCAGTCGGTCAGCATCTCGACGCAGCGCAGCGGCGTGGCGCCATTGGTACCGTTGGAGTACTTGCCGTCGTCCAGGGTCTGCAGCGAGTCCTGCAGAATGAAGACCTGCTTCTTCGGGTTGGCCTTGCGCAGCGCGTCCGCGTGCTTCAGCAGGTCGGGCACCATGATGTCCTGGCCACAGATGAAGCCGTGCTTCAACTTCAGGCGCTCGGTCACCATGCGCACCTGGTAGAGCGACTCCTCGCCGGTGTTGTAGAGGCAGATGTTCCCCTGCCCGGTGATGGCGTCCGCCAGCTGCAGCAGCATCGTGGTCTTGCCGGCGCCAGGCGTACCGGTCAGCATCATGACGGAGCTGGGCACGAAACCCTGGCCACCAACCGCGTCATCGAACCAGGTGATGCCGGTCTTGATGCGCTGCTTCAGCTTCTCAGGCACCTCAACATCCATGATGTTGGTGCCCTGCTTCAGGCCCTTGATTCCGACGTTGAGGTTCATGCTCGCCATATATCTTACCCCGTGGTGGTGGAGGTCTACAGTCTATCACGCCCAGGCGCTGATTTTCACCCAGTGCAATGGGTTGCACACTCGCGAGCGCGATCAGCCAACGCTGAAAGTCTAGGTGACCATGATGCAGTCATCCCAGCCCGTGTTGCAGAGCTGGTAACCCGTCTGCTGGGCAAGCCGCAGCAGCTCCGACAGGTGAGTCAGGTCAAGATCGAACCCGAGAGGTGCCGCGTGGACACCCGGTCCGCGAGATGCCTGTATCGTGCTGCCTGACGAAGTTCTAGAAGGCGTTGCTCATGGTCTTATAGTACCCTGGGCCCATGAGCTCTTACACTTCTCGGGCCCATGAGCAACCAAAACTGTGCCCACAGGGGACCCACGGGAGGGCTTTCATGGGCCCGACGGGGTATCTTATGGCTTGATTCTACGAATATTCTGTGCTCGCAGTGCAAACTTTGGGTTCGCTGAGTTAAACTAGAACCATGGCAAGCGCCCCTTGACCGACGCGGACATCGAGATCCTAACGGACAACGTCCGGGCACAGTCCTCGCGTCCTCTCTCAAAAGAGTTCCGCAAGGAGATTGCGTGCACAGTCGAGGAACTATGGCGTGAGGTCAAGCGCCTGTGGCGCGCAGTGAATCTTCAACGCTGAACCTGGTAGGATAGTCTCATGGTCAATCCAAGCCGCATTTCTCCCACGATCCGCGATATCCTGTTCACCCTCGTCCGCAACAAGACGGCAACGGTGAAAGATTTCGCAGTGATCCAACAGAAGCGACGAGCGCTCCAGAGCCCGACGTGGGGGCACTCCCTCGTCACCTCCGGACGAGACGGGTACGGCTGGCGAGCGTCCCTGGTGCACCGAGGCTTCATCGAGGTCGTCGGCAAGACGAAGTCAGGTGCTCACGTGTTTGCACTGACGGAGCCCGGACTGGAGCTGGCGATCTCGCTGGCGCTGCTGTGAACCTTCATCTCTGATCCTGGTAGGATAGACTCATGAACGCCATGCAACAGCCCCTCATCATCGACCGCGCTCACAAGGCCATCGACCTCATCCTTGCCAGCGAGATCGCGCAGAAGTACCTGTCCCCGCACACCATGCAGTCGCTCCGCGAGCAGCGCAAGTCGGGCTCCGCGGGCAACGTGTCCGTGATGTTCCGCGATACCACGGAGCAGATCGACACGAGCTGTGACCTCTACGTGCGGTTCGATACGATCGACTGGACCCGCGACCTGAAGCCCCGTGAGGACGGGTCGATCTGGCGGAACTACAAGTTCCGCGTCGAGGTCAACTGGCCCAGCCACGGAGACACGCGGCCCGCCCTCGCCAAGGCGCGCCTGGAGTTCTACACCAGGGTCGTCGAGCTCACGGAGGCGATCAACGCGGAAATCGGCGACGGGATCGCGGTCTGCATCCGCACCGCGGAGGAGCAGGCGGCGTTCATGGCCGAGCAGGAACGCAAGGCCGAGGAAGCCCGCATCGAGCGTGTTCTCCACGAGGCCGCCGACATGGTCCGCAAGGGTATGCGCGTGGGTCAGGATCGCAACATCCCCTCCTCGCTGCTGCCGGGCATCAAGACGGGCGTCTACCCCGTCTCGCGGGACGATTACAACGGCAAGGTCGAGCGCAAGTACACCATCACCGTCGACGAGCGGCGGCCGAACACCTCGCACCTCCACCGCGTCTCCTGAGTGTAAAGCCGGGACTCGCTAAGTTAGGATAGAGACACCACCACATGGCAACTCCCAACTCCATGGCGATCCATACCCTTGTGGACGTCTCTCCCAAGCTCCCCGCCTTCATCTCCGTCCTGCTGCGCGGTCCTCACGGGATCGGCAAGTCGCAGCTGGCTCGCCAGGTCGCCCGCATCATCGCTCACGCGGAGCAGATCAAGGACTTCGAGTTCATCGACCAGCGCCTGTCGCAGAAGACGGAAGGCGATCTCATCGGCCTCCCCAGCACCGACGGCGAGGTCACGCGCTTCAATCCGCCCGACTGGTACAAGCGTGCCTGCGTCCGGCCCTGCTTCCTCCTGCTGGACGAGCTGAACCGCGCGACCCAGGAGGTCATGCAGGCAGCGTTCCAGATCGTGCTCGACCGTGAGCTCAACGGCTGGAAGCTGCACCCCCAGACCCGCGTCTGGTCGGCCATCAACTCCTCACAGGAGTACACGGTCAACGAGATGGATCCGGCGCTCCTCGATCGCTTCTGGGTCGTCGACCTCAAGCCGGACGTCAAGGACTGGCTCGCCTGGGCAAAGGGCGAGGGTGACATTCACCCGACCCTGATCGACTTCCACGCTGCCAACGGCGAGAAGTGGCTCGACCCGCCCAAGGGCGCCGAGGCCGGCAGCGTTCATTCCTCGCGGCGTAGCTGGGAGCGTATGGACCGCTCGCACAAGCACGCCGGGGTCGCGGATGATCCCAGCAACCCGCTGTTCTACCACATAGCCGTGGGCTTCGTCGGTGTCGAGGCGGCGATCGCCTTCCACGATTTCGCGGTCACCGTCGACACCCGCGTCTCGGGCAAAGACGTGATCGACGGGTACGACAAGGTCCAGCACAAGGTCAAGAAGTTCACGGCCGACCGCATCAACGATCTGGTCGATAAGGTCTCGGACCACGTGACCAAGAACCTCAACAGTCTGACCGAGAAGCAAGGCACCAACCTGAAGCAGTTTCTCAAGGACCTGCCGGGTGAGCAGCGCGTCAACTGCTGGTCCAAGCTGACCCTGCCTGGCACCGACAAAATGGAGCTGGCACGCAGCATCCACAAGTACTGCGCGGCCGCAGTCCTGGACGTCTTCGGCGTCCCGATGGGCGAGGCTGGCATCGGCATCGTTCCTGACATCCCCGGCATCTTCAAGTCGCCCGGGGCGGGAGGGAAGAAGAAGTGACCTAGTTACCTGCATGGCGGCCTTCGATCTCGAGCTGTGGAATGCACGTGCCTGGGATCGCTTTCAAAAAGCGATCCAAGCGGGCAAGAACGCAGACCGGGCCACCAAGCGGTGGACGGAAGATCGCCACTACGTTTCGGCACTCCGCGTGGTGGTGGAGTGGTGTGAGGCCCGGTCGCTGACAGTGACCTTCTGCAAGCGCAGCGGTGGTATCTACTACACGGCTGACAAGGAGATCAAGGTCAGCGGCCGGGCTTCGCCGAAGCACCAGCTGCACATCCTCCTGCATGAGTGTGGGCACCACCTGATCGGCAGCAAGGACAAATATGAGCGCTACGGGATGGGCTACGGCAACCAGGATCCCGACGTTAAGCGTTCATTTCATCATCGAATTGACATCGTTGATGAAGAGTTCGAGGCCTGGCACCGTGGTTGGAAGCTAGCGCGGCGCCTGGGTGCGTTGACCAAGAAAGACAAGGCAGCCTTCGACAGGACGCGGGTCGCCATGCTGCGGACATACCTGCTCTGGGCGACGAAGGCGCCTGGATACGAGAAATACGATGACCCAGCAGAAGCAGATGACGATGCGACTGTGGCTTGATGATGAGCGGCCTGCGCCCTCAGGTTGGATCCACGCCAAGACAGCGGCGGGCGCGCAGCGCCTGTTGGAGACGGGCCGCGTGGTGGAGCTAAGCCTCGACCACGATCTGGGACCTCTGAGCGCAGGCACCGGCTACGATGTTGTCTGCTGGTTGGAAGAGCAGTGCGCCCGTCAGGACTTCATCCCGCCTGAGATCATCAGCGTTCATTCGGCCAATCCCGTCGGTGCACAACGGATGCACCAGGCGATAGAATCGATTCGACGAGTCTGGCAGCAGAAGGTCGGAGGCAGCTGATGCGCAACAACAAGCTCAACGACGCCACGCGAATCTTCATCCATACGGCAATGTTCCAAGAGGGCATCGTCCCGATGGAAGACCCGACGATGGACGTCCGCCGTGCGTTGAAAGGCCTGCAGCAGGAAGATGCCCGACGCTTGAAGCGGAAGTTTCGCAAGCTGTGGCGTAAGCAGATGAAGAAGCAGCTGGTGAAGCTGCCCGAGGAGCGAAAGAAGCTCGTCAAGAACAAATACGTTGCCGTCCCAAAGAAAGGCAAGCCGACGCGACCTTCACGGAGGCAGAGGCTGGCGCGCAAGCAGGCTGTCTACGATGAAGTCATGAAGACCAAGGTTGAGCCGATGGTCAAGCAGCTCAAGACCATCAAGCGAGAGGAGGAGTCAAGCGATGGGAAGAAAGAGGGATAGTCCGTAGGGACTTCCCATCAACCAGCGTCGCTCGGGGGTCGGGTATGGCATGGTGCATGCCCTGAGCAAATATATTTTATAAGCAGGTGAAAGGGCGAACCGACGTAGTCCCTGTAACCTAGGCCTCGAAAATGAGGTTCGCCCCCGGACTCCACAGAGTTTCGGGGGCGAAAGTCGTTTAAGCGCGGCGGAGCTTTTCGGGTGTGTCTATGTCGCCGAACCAGCAACGGACCCAGCGCGATTCTGAGTTGGGCAGTAGCAGGTAGCCCTGTGCCCAGTCGACCTCGCGGGGGCAGACGTTGAAGAGGTCCTCCCGTGTCTTGCTGTCAGCACCCCAGCGCCAGCAGCCGATGACCATCGCTAAGCGGTCGGGCTCGTCCTTCCGGGACGGGTGTTCGTTGTAGATGACGAGTTCGCCCAACGCTAGGCGGGCCAGCTGCCGTGGAGAACGCTTCTTCTCAGTCATCAATCGGCCTGACCCAGTTGAGATCTGTGATGATGTAGCGCCCGCCGCCGACGATGAAGGTGTGGCGGACCACGCGGAGCGTGCCCTGCTTGCCCTGCTCATCCACGCGGACGGAGTCAACGTAGAGAGCGATGGCCTTGGCGCGGGCAACGGTCGACTTGTTGGGATCGTAGGTCGGATCCCAGGTGCGAGGTATGTGGACCTGCAGCAGTGGAAAGGGCGGCTGCACCACGTTGGGACCGAGCTTGACCAGCTCGAGGTCCTTCATCACCTCCCACATCGCGCCCGGGACCATGTGGGCGGCGTATAGTTCTTGCTTCTCGAGTGGGACGTCTTCCTCGTGGGTATGACGCCGAATCTTGCCAACCGGCACCGCGAAGGTCTCTGCGTCCTTCTTCCAGTTGATCGGTCCCCTACCACGTGATGAGGGTCGCTTGCCCCAGGTCATGGATTTATCCTACCACACCTGTCGGTGCCTTTGCAACGAGTTGCACACCCGCGAGCGAGGATCAGGCGATGATCTTGAGGCAGGTCGACGGGCAGTAGAAGCGCTGCTTCGTCATATCCTCACGGACCCAGCAGTTGACCCGCATCACCTTCTCGATGACGCCGGTGCAGGGAAACCCGCCACGGGCCGTGAAGCTGACGCGCTGTCCGACGCGGAACTGGGCGATCGCGGTCTCCTTCGTCGCGGTACGCTGCCGTTTGATGTTGGCGTTCCAGGCCTTGGCCAGCTGCTGCGTCTCCGTGGGGGTGAGCTGGCACGTGGCGAGGTAGTTTAGCACATCAGCGAACTTGAGGTTGGTTGCCATGGTTCTAGTGTATCACGATCGCGGGATAAAATGCACACGGGGCCCGAGCGATTGCCCGAGCCCCGTGTGCGCTAGTTGTGGTGTGAACTCAGCGGGCGCCGAACGCCCGGAGCTCGCGGACGAGCTGGGCCTCGATCTCGGCCTGGGACATACCGAGATTGATCCCGTGGCGTTGGCAGAGGGAAGACAGGAGACTCCCGAGCTCGCGGGCACTGGACTCGATGGGCGTCAGCTCACGGTAGACGGGCTCGACGGCGAATTTCTGGTGATCTTCCTCGGGGAAGGCATCGAGGAAGGCCGCGAGGCGTCGGAAGGCATCGCCGCGCGAGATGGGCGTCGGCTCACGGGAGGTCTGGAAGTTGCCGGACCCAGAGAAGCTAGGGTTATGGTCGACGAAGACCTGGTCACGGGTGTTGACGACGCGGTAGCCGATGATTTCGTTGGTGGTGTTGGCCATGATTAG